TTTTTGCGGAGGCAGAGGGACTCGAACCCCCAAGCCGCTCATCACGACCAACGATTTTCAAGACCGCCCGACTACCAATTATCACATACCTCCAAAATTAAAATGATATGCAAAAGCTTAACTGAGTTTCACAGTCGATTACTGAAGCGTCCTGAAGTCGTTACCTTCACCTTGGGGTCCCTTCAAACCTGTTAACAACATATAATCATTTATTAGAATATCATATGCTTATAGGACTTTCTGAGTATCATTCGGATTTCCCGACTCATTTCTCGCATAGGATGTCAATACCCATGATGCTTTTACTATGCCTTTCTATACATCCCGAACCTTAGTCTTACGAAATTTTTTCTTAAACTTGATTCGACATATCATTTTATTAAAATAACTTCCTACATCTGTCATAGAGCAATTAACCAAACTCCTTGAACATTAAATTCAAAAATACGGTGCAGATTCTCACTGCTTTTCCCTTTCACAGTCTCCATTTGGTTGCTTTACCAATCGCGCTGACCTCAATCACGTGTTTGCCACTACAAGGTCTTCCAACTGTCAATTCAGTATGCCCATTGAAGAATTAATCTTCGCCCTCGGAAGTTATATTTGAAAATAAATCTCATAAACCCGTTACGACTGCTCAGTAGCTGGCACTTGACGCATCTGTTATGTTTCAACAGCGTTCTGAGAGTTTATGACTTACAACCTGTACCCCTCTGTACCTTAGAATCGTTGACCAGTACAGGTAATTTATATATTTTTTGTTGTACCAATATGTCAAAGATCAATTCTTTGATAACCTCAATTCTTTTGAATTGAATATGTCAAAGATCAATGTTTTGATTCATTTCTGAATACTTGATTCTCAATCTTGTAAAGTACTGCGTAGGGGATTCGAACCCCTGTGCCGGCTTCACACCAGCTACCACATTGAAAGTGTGGTGACCTAAGCCACTAGTCGAACGCAGCATTATTTCAAAGAACTATTATTTATTGTTTTATGTATTATTAATATAGTTTCATTTTAGAAAAATTCAATCTTTTATATAAAAAAATCTCCAAAACTTTTTATTAAGCTCTGGAGATTCATTCTATATATAGTTTAGTTTTTGTATTATTATATATAACTTATACTTCCATATCTCCAGAATATATATTCAAGCATCTAATAGACCACATGCCGCATCCTTCAAAACTTGGTCGTTCTGAAAAACTAATTTGGCTGTTATGTGAAAATAGATTCTTCATATTCTTTTGATTTTTATGTTTTCTTTTTCTATATAATAATAAATATTTTTAATTAAGAGAATTACTAATAAGAGACAAAAATACTGGATCTATTAATACTATACAATTGTTATTTACGATGTAACTCTTATTATGACTACTTAATTTTTTAGTTGCGGCCCCTGGAATCGAACCAGGACTTGCATTTTCTGTCTCAAGGTTATGAGCCTTGCATCTTACCATTAGACTAGACCGCGATATTTGTTTTATATTTGATTAATAATAATTATAAATTAGTAATTTGGCTATTAAAAATTCACAATTCTTTCATATTTTTTCACATTAATAGTAAATTTTCTTTTGATAGTGAATTTGAAAAATTATTTTTAATTATATAATATATATAGAAAAAGTTTAATAAGATGTTAAAACCACTATTAAGGGTTATACCAAGTCTATCAGGAAACATGAAGTTATCTTGTTTTTGTGATGACTACAAGATGGAAAGCAACAACATATATAATTGTAGTATACAAAGAGCAAAATTGATAAGTTTGACAGATTCTCTATATGACAATAATATTGATGTGAATCTTAAAAATAATGCTTTTGAATATGATGTAAAGAATTTTTATAGATATTATTCAGATACATTCTATAATACATGTTTCAACTATTCCAAGGTAAATATCCCTATTCTTGATTATGCAAATCCTATAAATGACACAAACAATGATTTTCTCTATGGTTGTAAAAGAATATCTTATATCCGATATGGTAAGCAAGTAGAGTTCTTTGCGCCTATCTATATTGATGATGCAAAAGATCTGAATGATTTGTATTTTGAAATAACATGTATATTCAAGAAAAACAATCTTATAAAAGAGAAGAAGCTTAAGATATATTTAGATGATACAATAAAAGAAAACTATCTTCATGATTATGTCTATAGATATGTCAATAAGATTGATGATAAAGTGATCTATCTTTCAAGTTCATATAAAAACATATATTATGGAATCAATTTACTTAGAGGAGGATTTTTAAAGATAGAAGACAATATTAGTGCGTTAATATATAATAAGTATCTCCCAATAAATGACTTTGATGCTTTATTGAATAATGGGTTCAAAAGAAACAGAATTATGATGAAGCAGATTCTTGCATTAAGTTTTATGTTTAACCCATATGAATTGTTGAATAGTTATGAGTTGCAAGCATATAGTGTAGGATCAATCATGATATCTGGAAAATGGTTCATGAATGGTGAAGAACTACCTTTCTATAGTTTTTCAGACAACTATAATTCTTATTATGAAAAAATATATAGAATGAATATATTCGGAAATATTGACTATTATGATACTGACATAAACATTATGAATGTCGGTTTTCCAGCGTTCAATGAATCACAACTCACTAATTTCAAATTCATAAATACTGTCAACAAGAACTATAACAGATGGAAACTAAAGTATTCTGATGATGACAATCCATATATCATAAATGCTAATTTTGCATTCTCTAAGAATCAGAATTCTCTCTATATGTATAAAGACTTTCCATTAATGTATACTCCAATATACAATATATGTGAAAATGTAAACAATAATAATCTTTCTAACGGATATGATCTAAAATTTGACTTTGTTGAAAGATATAATAATATAAATGTTCTGATAAGTCAAACAGAAAAATACAAGAAGCTTTATAGTAACAATCATATATCTTCATTCTTCAATATATTAAACAAAAATGAAGACATATTTGCTCATGATGAATACTGGGCAGATGTAAATGAAGACAACAAGTTATACTATAAAGGCATTCTATATGATTTCAATAAGATATATAATAATGAAAAGGACTATCCAAGAATAGATAAGTTCTCATTGTTTGTACTTCCAGAATTTAGTTATATATCTTCAGCTGATTATCTTAGTACTTTCAAGACATGCAAATATGTATATAATAAAGATATTGATAAAAATGAACAATTAAGCTTTAATGATACAAACATCAGGAATATAGATTTCTATAAATTCTATAATGACAATTCTGAATTCATAACAAATAATGAGACAATACAATTGACAGATCAGAAATATCCTAATGTTAAGCAATACTTATCAAATGAATATTATGACTTTAATGATATCTATGTATTGTCACATCTATATAATGTCTCAAATAGTCTGTATGACCAGTATGACAAAGAGATCATTGATGGATATAGAGTATTAAATATATATAATAAAGACAACATATTGAATGAAGTCTATAAAGACTTAGCAGAATTATATTATTTGACAGACAAATCTAATGATTCTGGCATGTTCTTTAGAGAAAGAAGAGTAATGTCAATTGAATCATTATATTGGGCAAAGGATCTATTGTTCTTTTCAATATATCCAAACAAAACATTATATAATCTAATAGACAACTATAATCTATTATATAATACAACACAATTAAAAGTAAATGTTTATCTCAAATCAAAATTTGTTCAAGGAAAAGATTTCTTAGATTTCTTGAGAAAAACAAAACAATCATTAGATAATCCCCAATCAAATGCGGATGTTGCTCTAAGTGATTTCATCAAATTGTTCTTTGCAAATTCTAATGAAGAAAGCCCATCCTTTGAATTCCATAAATATTATTATAGTAGTGGTCTATATAATACTGAAGACAATATCATCTATACTATTCCAGTATTCAATGAAATAAATGACTTAACATGCAATTATGGAGACAACTATGATGGAGATGACAATATAATTTGGGTAGATCCATATAATATCAAATATGTATATAGAAAATATTATGGGCAACAGTTGACCGATGATGACATTAGTATAATTAGTAGTAAATCTAAAGAATTCTATTGTAAGTTCTTGAATCTTACTCATCTCTATTTATATTTCAAAAAACTATATAAGACTAATATAAACACAACAATTAGTCTCGAAAATGAAAGACAAATTCTGAATACTATCTATATAAATATATTGACAGCACATAATATTGTTGTAGACAGATCAAATAACACTAACTTCAATAATTCACTAATAGTATTGAACAAATATATAAATATAACAGATCTTGGAATAATATCATTTAATGATCTTATCAATTATATAGAATATAATGACAATGGTTATTTCTCATTATCAAAGAAATATTTTATTGACATGATTCCAATATATGATACAATTGTATATAATCAAGCTGGTTATTCAGAAAATGTAAAATATAATGCAACAATAACAGATTCATATATAAAATTAATAAATAAAAACAATAATGAAGTCTATTATATTACTCCAAACATAGAAATAGGAGTAAAGATAAAAGATGATGAAAACAATTATAATTATATAAAGTATAATTTATATACAGATAGTGAGTTATTAAAACCAACTGGTAAGAAAATACAAATAACTAATACTATAGATGTTGATACAATCTTAGATTTTGATCTATGTTTCAAGAAAAAAATGATGAGATTGAATAAAGAACTATATGGATTAATACTAGCAATAAACAAGTATAATTATAAAGATCTTTATCTATATCATTTGTCTAACTATGATTCAGTAAATCATGAACTATATTATAATACTATCTATTTTGAAGATGAATCATCTGCTTGGATTCCAATATATGAAGACGAGGCTGAGGTAACAAGATCTATTACAGCATTATTAAATGATAGACATCTAGAACTTCCTCTTGAACCTTATTTTAATGATGTTTGGGAAGAAGAACAAATCAATACAAGAATATATTCTGACTATTTCTTGAATAATATTACAGAGATACAAACAAGTGATAGTGATATTAGTCATATAAGTCATGTCTACAGATATAATAATCATAATATAGACTTTTTCATTAATAATGATGATGTAAAAATTGCATCTAATATAAATACAGATATTATTCTTAACTATGATAATGTAGATGATATTGTTACTGATAAAAACAAGCTATATCAGTCTAATACAAATATGCTTTGTTATACTTATAATGGGACAAACTATGGATTCTATATAATTAAATCATCATTTGACAATACTAAACATACATTAAACATTAAGAATGATTTATATCAAAATATAAATTGTGTTGATTATATAGATAGTATTCCTGTTGAAGATATCTATAATGATACTAGTTATGAGCTTCTCAATAAAGTCTATCCTCATATCATTCCTTATCTTAAGACAAGTAATATAGTAAAGACAGCTTTAGACAATATTGAGGTGATTATACAACCAAACAATTATAAGATGACCAATCATCATAGACAATATGAGACAAATAGCACTTATACATTATATTATCTTAATGATACAAATAATATTGAATTAATAAGATACTTTGATAATATTACTCCTTATTTATACAAGACAAATTATCTTATAACATATAATTTATACTTTAAGAATACGGAAAGAATCATTGAACCAGAATTATCTCAAAAGAATATATCATATATTATTCCAGATAATCCAAGTATGATGTATTTGTCAATATTTAATGGAATATCATATTTTGACATTAATCATAATACACATAAATTTATTCCTACAGAATATAAATATCTTAATGATAATATATATTATAACATACCAAATGAAATTGAAGTAAGATGCTCTCAAACATTCCATTCTGAAAAGGAGTTAGCCGAATGGCAAAATAATGAAAAGAATGTCTTCAATATATTCTTTAACTACATTTATTTAAGAAATAGTAATCTTAATGATTATTCTGAAAATGAAAGAAATAATAAAATATTATTTTTATATAATAAATACAAAATAGAATATTACTCCCAAAGGGAATTGAAACTACATACTTATACATTAAGAATCAAATATAAATTATTATAACTATTATGGCTATAAAGAATATCAATGGATTGACAGATCAAGAAGTTTTATCTTATCTAGAAAATTCAAATTATATTACAAAATACTATAATGAAGCTTTAGCTAATCTTGGACAAAGAAATACAAGAGAAGAATTAGTAAAGTTTTCATCATTTACATTAAGAGAAATTTTTACAGAACTAGCAGCTTATATTGAACCAGAATTTGTTGCTTACAATAATATATTAAATGAAATCACTGATAATAGGATGGTAAATATAAGATGTAAGTCAATTTCTAATGGTATTAAGTTTGTCATTAATGAAGATAACTATAATGATAATGCTCCGTTGTTTGCAAGTTCAATTTTGAACAATAAAATAGATAATGCTTCTGTCATATTAAAGAAAAAAATAGCAATAGTAGAAAACTTATTAAAAGAGATATATAATAATGAATTTAGTCAAATAGCTAAAAATGTTAATGATAATGAAACAATATTTGATTCTTATATTTATCTTGATTTTAGAATATCTTTTATTCAAAACGGTATTAATGATACTCTAATATATGGTTCTAATGATCCAATATTTGTCTATTATCAGTTAATGACAAATTCTGGTGAAATTCCATCATATGATGAAAATTGTGTTAATGTAGTATGGCAACATAATAATTATGTAAAGTTTTCTGCCTATAGTTTTGAAATTGATAATAATGATGAGATTAGCTTTACAAAGTATTCTTTACCTTATATTACAAATAGCAGTAATAATACGGAAAATAAAGTATGGTGGATTAATGATATAGATAGTGGTATAAGTGCAGAAGCGAAGAATGCCATTAATCTTAATATTGTTGTTGCATTACAAACTAATGATAGTCAACAAGTTAAAATACTATCTGGTCTTAATGATTATACTAATAAAGAAGTTACAAGTTCAACTCATACTGCTTTCATTAAATGGATAGACAATAATGGGTATAGCTGTCAATTTAAGTTACCTTATATATCACCAAATAATATTGCAATAGATGAAGCAGCATTACTTAAGAATTCATTGATAATGCTTATTAGTAATGTTACTCAAATCGGATTACCTGACAATATATTACTTAATACATTATCAAATGGTCAAATTATAACATTATGGAAATGGAATGGATCAAATACCGATAAACCTTATGATCCATTAATGATTGATGACACATATGCATTAGTATTTAATAATCTCTCAACATTAAATGATATTATTCAATACCAATTATCATTAATCAATCAAATAGAACCTGATAACTTCTTGTTCACTTATTTGATATTTGATCAGATCTTAAAAGGAAATAAGCATGATGAGAATTCTCAACACCTATATCCAGTATTACAAAACATAAGTGGTTCTGATTATGATAATAGATATATCAACAATCTTAATTTCTCTTTAAGATATGTAAATAGTTTTACTGGAACTGCTGGTAAAGAAATTAAACAAGTACATAATACTTCATCTTCACAATTTCTACAAATAAATAATAATGAATCAAACGGAATTAATACTATAACTAATTCTATTTATAAATATGTAGAAAACAACAGAACAAACTATTATAATGAATATATTCCTAATTATAATGTTCCTGTTTTTGATATGAGTGAATTCCTCCAGAGAGATTCAAATATTATAAACAGACAAAATATTCTTTCTTTTGATAATTATGGAGTAACATATTATGGTTATATTGGAACATCATTTGATAATTTTGATAAATCTACATTTCATATAGGAACTGGCACTCATAATATTAACTTAGGAGAATATTCATTAACAAATGCTAAAGGCAAGACACAACTTAAACGTCATGATAAACTAAGTCTTGATTTTAATGTAACAGATGTTGTTGGTAGATTAAATGCTAAACAAGAACTAAATGTATCTGGCATGTCATATTTCCATAATCTTAAATGGGATATTAGAACTTTAAGTGATGGAAATATATATTATTCAACTTCATTCAATCCTCAATTCAAATATTTTGAAGTAACAGCAAATAATAATAATACTAGTGCATTATTTTCAGTTATTAATCTTGAAACTATTGAACAAGATATGCGTAAATTAGTTCGTAGTATAACAAATGAGAGTTCTACCAATATTGATGGATTAAATATGTATTGTAATATTATATTATCAACAAGATTTGATAATGTTGTATATTATTATAAATACAATGATTTAATTATACTTAGTAAGCTATTGAAATATTTAGGAATATCATCATCTAGAAATGTTGAAATTTATTCAAATACTAATGATATTATTACTGTTAATGATACACCAATGTTTCTTGTTTCAAACGGAAATGCATTATCAAAATTTATAACAATTGCAAGTACATCAGAAACTGAAACAGGTATACGAGTAGAAACAAAATTAAAATTATTTATGGGCAATAAACTTGACATTAATATAGCTGGTGATTTAGCATCATCTTCAGATAAATTGACAATTACAATTAATGAATGTTGTGCAGATACACTCAGATCAATTTGGAAATTACCTACAAATATCACAATAATATAATATATATAAAAAATATTAGAATATATAAGTAAATGATAAAGTTTTTAATTGTTGGAGCATCAAACATTGATAAATATGAAATAGTAAATACATTATTAGTCAATAAAGACTTATTTACAATAGCAAAGATATTCACTACAAAAAAGGAAACTGTATATGATGACTATCATTATTTCCTGTCAAATGAAGAATTGAATATTTGCTATAAGAACAATGCTTTATTATATGTAAATACTGATGACTATATTAGTGAAGGAATTACATTAGAATCTTTCTATAATAATAATGTTATGTTTATGAATACAGAAAATTTCAATAACATATCTAATAAAGTATTTAATCAAAACAATGATGATCTTATTATAATATGGGTTGATACTAAAAACCATAAAAACAATCCAAATATCAATAAAGAAATAAAAGAGACAAATTACTTTGTTGAAAAACTTGAATCAGAAAAACTAAAATACTTATATTTTCTAGACAAATCTCCAATTGAAATAATGGATGTTATTGTAGAATATTTGATAAATAGTGAAAAAAGAGGTGAACTAATTGAAATTTATTCTTAATTAAACTATTTTTTAATATAAAAACATTTTTTAATATTTTATATTATGAATAATACTGGTGGTGGAACCATGATACAACCAGGAAAATGGTTTAATAAGAATACAGGAGAAGAAGTATTTGTTAGAGATTCTGTCATAGATGGTGATCGAATGTTAGTATTGACTGATAAAGGTCAACTAGATATGAAAGAATTTTCCCAATATATACAGGCAGAAGAATTTGAAGGAGTACCTGATATATCTCAATTATACGGAAATAATGGTGGTCCTAATCCAAGTCTTATAAGCATGATCAATCAGGGCATTGACAAAGAAGACCAAATCAAGATTGATACATCTAGTAATAATAAAAATACTATTTCTGATGATAAGAATGTTATATTGACTAGAGGGCTTGGAAACAATTCATCAATAAAAATTGTTACAGACAACACAGAAGAAAAACCAGAAGAAAATAAAAACTATAGTTTAATAAAGAAAGTATTTGATAAATATCCAATTGACAGAACAATTAATTTTGAAATAGTTGAAGAAGAATGGCCATTCAAAGAGTTTAATATGTTAGTCAATATATTAGACGTGCCGATTAAAGATATATGTGACTATATTATTGATAATTATTTAGACAAAGAATCATTATCTAATAAATTAGTAGAATACTTAAAAGTCCATATATCTTAAATTTAGTGTTTAAATATATTATGTCTAACCTTTAATTTATGAATACCTATGAATATAAATTTGCAAAGAATATTGTTGATTTAGATAAGAAGATAACTGAAGCAATGTTTTATATTAAAGATAACTTTGGTATAATATCGGAATATGATGAAGACAATGGACAATTAAATCTATTAGTTGAAAACATCAATGAAAATGAACAGTTATCAGAAGTAAAAAAGTATATAGAAAATACCTTTGATTTAGATTACATATCAACAAATATATAAGAGTAACTTATGTTACTCTTTTTTATTTTTAATAAAATATTATATATATAACTTAACATGGATAATTCTTTATCAAAAAACTTAGTCATTAATATCTCTAAAATTGGTGATGAACCTACTTCATTATTAATGGGAGACATTAATGGAATTTTTTGTAAATATGTTAATAGCAAAAAGAATGTACTTATAGACAATATATTGAAACAATATATAAATAGTATTGTATACAATAATGCTGATAATATTAGTCTATATAAATTAGAAAACTTGAATACTGATATGAGTTTTATGGTATTATATGAACTTATAACAAATTTGTCAGTTTTACCAGAACAAGCTTTTGCGAATGCTGTAACATTAAATAGTATTAAATTACCAGCTAACATTAAAGAAATTGGTAATAGTGCTTTCAATAATTGTTCTGAACTATCAAGTATCTATTTCCCATCAGTTACAAAATTAGGATCTTATGTATTTGATGGTTGTCATAAATTAACAGGGATTAGTCTTAGTAATATATTAAATTTCTCAGAGTATGCATTAGCAAATTGTGGAATAAAAGCAGTTTCATTAAATAATTCATTGATTGGATTACCAAAGGGACTATTTAGTAATTGTAAGAATTTATATGAATTTGTAAATGAAAACATCACATATTTGTCTGATGAAACGTTTGCTGGTTGTTCATCATTAAGAAAAGTAAAAGTATCTCCATCATTATCAAATTCTCCATCAAATTATAAGATAAATGATGGTATTGATGATGATGTACCAAGTGGTGGTGGTGAAGAAGAACCAATTATAAAACAAAATGTTTTGTTAGAGAATAATTACTCAAATAATGATATTTCAGAGGTAACTCTATTTTATAATGAAGAAGGTGAATTCTCATTAGAAAACATTATAAATGATGATAGACTTTCTGAATCTTATGAGGAAAATGAATGGCAAATATGCTATATACTAAAAGAGGATCTACAGGTTGTTATCAACTTTAAAAATACTAATGAGCAATATAAGTCTTATACAACATTTAATGCATTTGAAAAAAATCGTGGTTATATGAATAATGACATTCAAGCAAATCAAAATGAAATTGTTGCTGTATATGATATTGAGAACCCATGCTCTGAAGAATATACTTTTGAAAGAATAGAAGGTGAAGATACTGATGCTATTAAGATAATAACAGAGCTAAACTATTATCTTGTTAGAGCAAATAGTCAAAATAACAATAAAATATTATATTATCTAGAGCCATCAGTCCTTGAAACAATAAAAACAAATAATAGTGATCCTGAAAATACAAAAAGAAATCTTTCTATTGAGTTGTTAGATGGAACAGAAGTATCGCTTAATGATTTTGATTTAAGTAATTCAGATAATATTAAGTTCATTATTGATAATGACTTTGTAAATGAAAACACTGGAGGAACAATGTATTATACTGTATACAATATTGATTTTTCTGTTGTTGGTTATGAAGATACTGGAGATCATACTTGGAAAAATACAGCTTCAGAAGCGGATGTAACTAGTCTTCAAAGTAGATGGTATAAATGTAAATCTATAGCAGACAATACATTGAAATTCTATGTTAAACCGCAAGAAACATTTGGAGCAAAGAATACAAAATCATCAAAGAAAGGAAATATGTTGTTTGGTGCTGGTAGTGCAAACTATATAATGCCTAATAATTTATTCAATGGATGTTATAATCTTACAGATGTTTCATTTATGAATAACATATCTCAGGTAAGTGTTGGATCATTCTGTAATTGTACTGCATTAACTGATGTACCAGAAAATCTTACTTCTGTTCTTAAGTTTGGATTCAAGAATTGTGAAAAGATAACATCTATTAATCTTTCAAATTGTACAAATATTGGTTCTTATTCATTTGAAAATTGCTTTAAGTTAGTTTCTGTAAATCTACCAAGTAGTATAACTGATCTTTCAAATAGAACAGGTATATTTATGAATTGTGAAAATCTTAGAACATTAGGAAGAATATCATCAGCTAATAATATAGTAGATACAGACATTGCATTAACAAAGGTTGGTGATTACATGTTCTATAATTGTTCAAAACTTGAATATAACAAAATTAATTTATTGGAAGAAATTGGTAACTATAGTTTTGTTGGTTGTAAGAACTTACCTGAAGTAATTAATGCAGCTAATTTCAAGAAAATCGGTAAATATGCTTTCAATAATTGTGCATCAATATCAGAATTCAAAATAAGTAATACAACTAATGGTCATTATGCTTTACCAGAAGATTGTACAATAGATGAAGGCGCATTCAGTAATTGTTCATCATTAACGCAAATAAAAATCAATACAGCATTTACAGAAAAGATTCCTGATAAACTCTTCAGTAATTGTACATCTCTTCAATCAATAGAATTTACAAAACCAATAAATATAGAATTTACTGTTGATGAAAATGAAAACTATGAATTCAATCTATCTGCATTCAATAACTGTCCTAAATTAAGTAATATTATATTAACAGAAGGTAATGATTTCAAATCAGTAAATGATAATTGTATTGTATATACTGGTAATGAAGAATATGATATTATTGTTTATGTAGCTAAAAACATTTCAAGATTCACAATTGACAATACATTTGGAAGTAAAGAATTAAGAATAACAGACAATGCTTTTGATGGTTGTAAAATAGCTGTTATTGAAATGAATAGAACAATTACAGAAGATAATGTTGCAAAATATTCAGCCCCAATGATCAACAAGTATACTTTCAATAATATATATAATTATGATTGGCATATTCTTATTAAAGCAGTTGACTTGAATTACAAATATTATTCAAAGTTAATTAATAAGAAGCATCTATGGGTAACTAATCTATAATATATAAATATATAACAAACAAAAAGGAAGATCTAAGATCTTCCTTTTTTATTCTATATACTTTCTAGTATGTTATCAATATTTGTAGTTTTTGCAGTATAATAAGACAATACTGGTTGAATGTTATTGTTTACATAGTAATCTGTATAACTGTTCATGCTATTCAATACATCATCAGGATAGTTGTTCTTATCTAATACTACTAGTTTATAGTTATACTTAAAATGCTCAAAGATATTCTCTTCACTTTTCTTTACTTTATCTGCATATTTCTTTGATGACATAACATTATGAATATATTCTCGTATATCATGATCATCTTTTATATTAAGATTGAAATCAATATCTTTCATAGCAACCCTAAACTTTTTCTTTGATTCTGGATTACTTGCATTCTTTAATATAATTGGAAAAATATTATCACCAGCATCTCCCCTAATGATCTTGTCTATAAGAATCTCCTGTGGATTGATTTCATTGACCTTCTTACATTTGTCATAGATGTTTCTAAAAATCCTGTTATTATATTCTTTTGTTATATCATTAAAGAAAAATTGTAAAGGATCCTCTTCCTCTTTATTTAGTACTGGGCAAGTCAATCCCATCTTAGATTCCCAACATACTGTAAATACTGAATCTTGACTATTGATATTTACTAATTGTGTAAGATCTTTGTCCATTGACCAGATAATACAGTTTGTACCTTCTTGATTAAGTTTGTTTGACCAATACCAGCACCAGTCATCACCTTCTATGTTTGGTAATCTGCATGTTGTTATACCATTTTCATTAAGTTTTTCCATCAGTTCTTCATAATATTGGAATATCATTTTCCAGTTGAATTCATCTGATAGATGTCTTTGTCCTTTGTAAGTAGCTGGTTGGCCTTCTTCAAGCTCATCATATATGAATTGTGGTATATCAACATTTGATCGCCAAGAACCTCCATCTGATATGAATATTATATTATCTATATCTGGAAATGTTCTTAATACCAGACTAATTGATTTCAACATTAATAACTGAATTTGTTCACATAATTCTTTATCATCTTTATATTGATTTGATAATACTGCGAAACGTGACATTAAAAGCCAATTTCCATCAATTATTAATGTGAGCTTTGATTGCTTCATCATATTAATAATCTACTATATATTTATATATAATAATATAGTTAAATTTTGACAAAATGATAAAAAATAACGATAAAAATGACATCAAAAAATATGCTAGAAATCTTAAGATTTCTAGCATTACACTCACATTAAAGTCTTAATACTAAACGATTATTCTGCGCAAACTGAATCAATAGCAACCGAATCAACACTAACAGTGTCAACAAGCTCAATTGAATCAACTAAAGTACTATCAACTTCAGCACCTGTAGTAGCTACTTTAGAATCACATGAAGCAATAAAGCTACCAAGGATCATTGCGAACATAATACTAAAAATTGTCTTTTTCATTTGTTCTTTTAAGTTAAATATATTTGTTTAATTTATCTTCTTCCTCCGAAGCGGCCGCCACCTGAATTTCCGGAACTTGGTCTTGAAGCAGGAGCAGAAGGTCGAACACCAACAGATCCCATTCTAGACTGAGTGTTTGGTCTAGCTTGTGGCTGAGGTCTTGTTTGTGTATTTGGCCTTGCTACTGGTCTGTTCTCAACAGGTCTAGAAACTCTGTTATCAGGACGACGTGTTCTATCATTTGGCCTTACGTCTGGTCTATGATTAGTAGAATGTTGTCTACCACCTACTCTATTGTCTGGTCTATGTCCTCCTACAGGTCTATCAAAACCACGATGAACACCAGGAGCAAATCTATGATCATGACGATTAGGTCTGAAATAAGGTCTATGATAAAGATGATTAAATGGACGTCTATATACTCTTACATACCAATAGTTATCATAGTAAAATGGGTAATAATAAAGTCCATTATAGATATAATATAAAAGATCACCGTTATAGTAATATGGAGTACCATATCTTATAACTACACCAAAATCTACATTTGTGTATACAACATCTGCTTCAGCTTCAACATAAATATCATCTTGAGTTGTTGCATATGTTCCTACTACACATGATTGGAAAGAAAACATAAGCATCATTCCAATAAAAAACATTAAGATCTTTTTCATTTCACTTCATATATATATTTATAAGTAACCTCTACTTTCTAATTCACTTGCTATTATAGTGGCATATTTTACTGCCTTACGACATATTTCTTTAGCCTTCTTATCATTTTCAATATATTGTGCTGCAAATAACGTTAATGCTGCTTGTCTTATAAATGCAATTCGGTCTTTTGCAATTGTGGTACCTAAGGCAACATCACCACCTTCACCAGGCCATTGTTTTATTACGCCATCAAATGAACTTTGTTGTTGAGGTACAATATCTGTATCTGGCATATTTGCTCTTTATAAATATATTTGTTATTTGTTGATTATCTTGAACATTTTAATTACAAGATTATTTACATCATAACCAATATTGTATATGTGTAAGAACTTATTTATATTTGAGTTATATAATAATAAACCATAAAACCCATGTTGAGGCAAAATTGTATGATATAAAAACATCTTATTATATTGACAATTACTATCAATATCAAAGATCATACAGTTAGTCTTAGATCTTGTAAATGAATCTAATTCCGTAATAACAGGATGCCAATGCGGTACATCATCTTCACTAAAATTAATGTTTCCATAGCCTGAGAACTTAAGCATGTCTCCAATTCTTGCTCCCTTAATGATATTTCGCAGAACAACGGTATCTTTTTCTTTGAAATTTGAACAATTGATATAAGGGATAGCAAACTTAAAATCTGTATATTCCATAATTATTCTTTATTTTTTAAAATGTTTGTTAATGTATCTATTATATAGTTTTCATTTTCTTCATTCAATTTTTCTTTCTTACTTATTTCAGATCTTACCCAATTGATTAATGTATTTTTCAACAGTCTTTCTTTATATTTATTTTTGATTTCATCATAGATATCAATAATGATGTCTTCATTGAATACATTTAATTTCTCATAAGACTTACCATTGAATGCTTTTGAATAAAGATCATACAAATGATTGATAATTATTTTCAAAACAATTGAATATGATTCAAAACTGTTTAATGAAATGTAATCACTTAACAAGACAGAATTATCAACATATTGTTCATTATTGTCTTCATCATAACAAAAATAGAAATAAGACATCTTCATATTGCAATAAATATCAATATTATTTATCTTACTAATATAGTTGTCTTTGAATTGCTTGTCATTTAATATGCATTGTAAAAGATCTCCATCACCATTCCAATAGTAAAGTATTGGTGTTTCTTTATTATTATAAAGTTCTTTGGTGTCTTTATTATATATATTTATTGCTACTAAAGAATCATTTTCCATGAATATTCTTTATTACATATTTTTCTATAATTAAAATAGTATCTTACTTAAAACATTTCAATAGTCTTCAGTATTATCTGGATTGAACTTATGCTTTCCTTTACGTGAATACTCTGTTTTTGCTGTTGAATGCTTGGGCTTACGATTCTTCTTTGTCTCAGCCTCCTTGTAGTTCATTTTCATAATTATTTAATATAAAATAAAATTTTGTTAACTATTCATATCAAAGTTCTTTCCAATCATTCTTTTACCTGTCATATAGGGATTAAGTGAAAGACCTAAGCACCAATTCCAGTCTTTATATCCAAGATAGAAAATAGTGTTTGTGGGAACATGCAAGACTTTCATGGCAATCTTATTGTCTCTTAATCTCTTCCCCAATAATGTCTCCAAATCATCAATGAGTGCATCAAAAAGATCTTTGACGTCTTCATTAAGACCTGGAGCACCCTCGTGGAATCCTTCATCCCATTCTACAATTCTATTTACTACAGCAGTTGGATAGTGGTAGAAATCCAAAACCTTGAAATCTGAAGGATTGTGTAAAATATTCATATTATATGTATTTGTTGTTATTAATATACAATAATAATATAGTAAAATATCAGAAAAATTCAATATAAACTAAGTAAAATATGTTAATAAAATCATTGAATTTTTAAACATTCTTTAACTATTTTATAATTATCAAAAAAATATACTAAAAAAGACACTTAATGAGACAACTTTTAATTGGTGATTGTCATTTTGGTACAGGTTCAAATTCTGTAACATGGTTAGAAAATCAATTAAGATTTTTCAATACACAAATTGTAGAAGTATTGGAAACTAAAGATATTGATAGAGTTGTGTTTCTTGGAGATTTGACAGACATAAGATACTCAGTTAATCAACAAGTTGGAATTGAACTTAAGAATCTAATACGAAAGCTATCTGATCAATTCAATAATATTCAATTTTTCTTTTTAGCAGGTAATCATGATTATTATAGTCCATTGGAAGAGTTTCATACCTATAATTCTTATGAACTTATTTTTGGAGAAGAATTTGTAAAATGTCATCCAAATGTAAGATTCATTAATAATGAGCCATATTTTGAAAATGGTGACTTATATCTTCCATGGTATTATACTGAGAATTTTCAGAATTTTTCGGATATATTCTACCAAATAGATGATCCAATAAAAAATATTTTTTGTCATGATGATCTCAGTAAATGGGATTATTCTAGACAAGTGATGCTTAAAGATACAAAGGTGTGGTCAGGACATATTCATTTCATTAATGCTCAACCTAATAAGAATCTTTATAATCTTGGGGCAGCATTTGCGTTCAATTTCAATGATGTAAATTCAAAACGATATGTCTATATATTAGATGACAATAATGTGGTAGAAAAAATTGAAAACATAACTACTCCCAAATTCAAAAGATATTTCAATGAATCTATATTTGATTTGGGTGAGGAAGATTTCAAGAATGCTTATGTTCAGTTATGCATATTCAATACTAATATAAACAAAGCAAAATATATTGAAAGAATAAAAGAGATCAAATCTAAATATGCAGAATATAATATAAGAATACAAATCATTGATAATTCACAGGGAGAGACATTGGAGCTTAGTTATTTCAATGCTAATATTGATAAGTATATTGAAGAGAATGTACCTGAATATTTGACAAATAAATATACAATCATAAAAGACAAAATAAATATAAAGGAAATAAAAGATGAATAGAAACAGTAGTTGTAATATGAATTGCCCATTAATGGTAAATAAAATTTATTGTATTAATGGGTATGAGAATAAAGAATATCAAAATAAATAATTTTAGAAGTATATACGGAGAACAGTTTTTTAATTTTGAGGATCTAGAAGGACTTATTAAACTATCTGGTATTATAGGTAGTGGTAAGACAACTGTTGGTGAAGCAATCTTATGGGGTCTATATGGCAAAGTAAAAGAGCATCGTAATGGGGATTTAGTTGCTTGGCATACAAAGTCTAATACTTGTGGTGTTGAGCTTAATCTCATATCTAAAAACAAAGAAATCCATATAAATAGATCAATGACAGCTCCATTAGAAGTTACAGTAAATGGAAAACAAATTGCAGCATCTAACAAAAGAGATACTCAAGAAATATTGGAAGAAGAATTCTATGATGTACCAAGATTGGCTGTAGAGAAAATGTGTATCATATCATTTAATGCATTCAAAAACAGTTTAGCAGCAATGAATCCGGGAGAGACTCGACAATTCTTAGATGATATTTTTGGATTTAAGACTTTCACGGAATATAATAATCAAATTGTTATTGAAAGAAAAAATCAAATAAATGAAAATGCCCAATTGAATGCTATATTAAATGAAAATCTTAATCAAATAGAAAATCTTAAGTCTAAGAAACTCACACAAACATTACAATTGGAAACATCAATAGACATCAATGGAATAAAAAACAAAAGAGAGAAATTGATAGAAGAAGGAGTAAATCTAAAGAACCAGAAGAATAATGATATTCAGAAAAGAGATGAGAAAGTAAAAGAATTTGATACTAATATAAAGAACTTACAAAAGAAGATGATTGAAGTTGCTACACTTGGTAAACAAGCAAAAGACAATTTCAATACATTCAAATTTGGTAAATGCCCTACATGCGGTCATGACATAGATCCTAACCAGATCAATACTTATAAAGATACTATGAACCAATTGGCAGATGACTATAGAAAATATGAAGCAGACAAAAAGGAAATAGAATCCCAGAAATCAACTTTTCTTAATGAATCCAATACTCAAATAGAACATTATGATGAACAAATGGACAGTCTTAGAAAAGAAATATCTAATATTGATGCAAGTATAAAGTCATATAATGATTCTGTACAGTTATTGCAAGACAACTATGATGAACTAATAAAAGAATATGAAGAGAAAAATATCGTATTACAAGATAAGATTAGAGTATCGGACAAAGATATTGGGGAATGGAATGATATGAATGAATTGTTTAGCAAGACTTTGAGATATTCATTATTAGACACATTGATACCACACATCAACAAATCAATCAAATATTATATGAACAAACTTAATCAGCTATATAATGTTGAATATGATCAGGAGTTTAAACCTCATATCTATTTTGATGGTAATCCTAAAGAAATAAGTTATTCAGATCTTTCTACAGGACAAAAGAAATCATTGGATATCGGAATTATCTTTGGAATTATTGCTAATGTCATATCAAATGTCGAATTCAATATATTCTTCTTAGATGAATTGTTTTCTAATATGGATAGTGAAAGCCGTAATATAATGCTTGATCTATTGAAGAATAATCTTAAAGATAATCGTACTATTTTTGTAGTAAATCATGCAGAAATGTCAGATGATTTCTTTGATCATAAGATAAGAGTCAAACTTGAAACTAAGAAACTTACACAAAAAGATGAACCTATCATTATTTATTCATCAAAATATGAAAAAATCTTTTAGAAATTACTCAAAAATCACAATAAAATAATATTATTAAATAAATAAAGATGTTAATTAGAAAAACACATAATAATTATATATTAAATTTTAATTATGATAGAGAATGAAAATAATTTAGAACAACAACTACAAGGACAAATTCCTGAATATGTTGAAGAAGCTCCAGAAGCTCCAGAAGCTCCTAAGCCAGCTGAAGAACAAAAACCAAAGAAAATACATGTTGATGATATTCATTTGCCAAGTATGGGCCCACGGATTGATAAGGATGCCGAAGACAAGTTCAATCAAGAACATCATATATCAAGACTTGGTGAGTCAATATTCAAGAATGCAGAAATTCGTGACGGCTGGATGGATGTAGATAGACAATACTTAGGTGAAAGAGATGTATTCTATCCTGAGGACTGGCAGTTTAAGATTCGTCCTGCAACTGTAGAAGCTATACGTAATTGGTCTACAATTGATGATGAGAACGCAAATTCTGTTGATAGAGTATTTAATGAGATCTTAAAGAGCTGTTTTGCTATACAAACAAGTACAGGACCACTCCCATGGTACAATATTAATGCTTGGGATAGATTCTTCTTTATCTTATTGATTAGAGAATATACATTTATCAATGGTGATAGTAAGATTGAATATAGTGAAGATTGTCCTAACTGTGATAATCCAGTAACATTTACATTGACTTCTGGTAATCTGTTGTTTGATATGCCTGATCCTGATGTAATGCCTATGTATAATAGAAGCAAACGTATATGGGAAATTGATCCTGAAGAGTATGGATTACCAATGCAAGGCGTAATTACTCTATGGTTACCAACACTTGAAAAGGATATCAATATTAGACAATGGTTAGCAACTAGATATCAAGAAAAACCAGATCGTAATTTTGATCCAGTATTGATAAGATTCTTGCCATGGTTCTTACCAAAGATATCTAAGGATGATACAATAGCTCAAAGACAAATAAGAGAATTCAAACGTAAATTTGATTCATGGGATATTGATACATTTAAATTTATGGATGATGTCATTACAAATATTATTGTAACACCTGATACAAAGCTTATACAAAAATGTCCAACTTGTGGTGAGGAAGTAACTTCACTTATCCGATTTCCAGATGGACCAAGCTCTTTATTTGCTATGGAGAGTAAATTTAAGAAATTTGGTAAAAAATAAACTATACATATCTAGAGATTGGCATATAGCGCCATCAGAAATAGATAGACTGGTTTATTTTGAATATGAACAAATGCTGGAAGATATCAATGAGTTCAATAAAGAACAAGAAAAGAAGAGTAAGGAAGAAAGAGAGCAATATGATAATATGATGAGTAAATCAAAAATGAATACAAACTTCAATAGTATGTATAAGAATGCTCAAAGCTCATTACCTAAGGTATCTATTCCAAAGCTATAAATAAAATATAAGAGAAGTACTTATTATATGAGTATTTCTCTTTATTTTTAATTATATATTAAATATAATTTGTACATTTTTATATGTCTACAAAAGTAACTGATAAAATATTTGCATATTCATATAATCCACCAACAAATCCTATTGGAGATGAATTTGAAAATTCATTAATTATAGTTGGAAAAGAACAACAAATTTGGCAGCCATTGACAAATTCATATGTTGGGATTGGGTTATCAAGATTTAATAGTGTTGCTGATAGTATCAATAATATACCTAATCTATTGACAAGTACTCATATTTGGGGACAACAATTTTCTTATGACAGTCTAACTGGCAAGTTTAATGACATACAGGGTAATATTGATGTTCAAGGTAATATATCAAATGTCTACAATATAATACCAAAAACATCTAATAACTATAATATTGGAAATAGTCTTAATTATTTTGCTGAAGGCTATATAACATATCTTAAAGGATATACGTATAATGTCATATTGACTAATTTCAAGTCAAATTCATTTCTACAACCATTAACCCAGAATGACAAAAATAAAATGTATATGATATTTGGGTTACCTAATGGAAAACTATGTTATTGTCCAGAGTTTAAGATAACAAATTTAGGAACATCTGACTCTAATAATGTCATTTTATTGTCTCGCTCATCTAATAGTATAGGCCTAAATACACTTAATACTTATATTCCAATATTATATGCAGATGGAAATACTTATGTAAATGGAAATAGTTATATAAATGGAACTTCTTATGCTCAAACAACATACACTATTCAATCATCACATGCAAATAAATTCATTAAACATGGAGGTACAAACATTCAAATATTATTAGCAAATGGTGAGGTATTTGATAGATCTAATCTTGTTGAATATGCAACAGCATATTGGGCTAATATGCGTCTATCAGAAACTGCCAATACTAGTGCAACACCCCAATTTAGAAGTGTTTCATTAAACTGTGCGATGGATAGTGATTCATATACCTTAAAAGTAAATGGAACATCATATTTGAATGGAAAACTGACAGTTGCTAATAATTTAGATGTAAATGCTATTAATGCAAATGGATCAGTTACAACATCACAAAAATTTATTTCAACAAATGGTGGTCTTCAAATTGCTAATTTAGCAAATAGTGAAAACTATATATTGAAAGCAGATGGAACATATGTATTACTTTCTTCTATAAATAATGATGATCATAAGGTTGAAATCAAATCATTCAATAGTGGATCTAATGCTACAGCATATTTAATGCTTACGGGCTCTAATCCAAATGATCTATCTTATGGTTATATCCTTCAAAATAAATTACAATATGATACACAAGCAGGTATTTTAGAAGTCCAAGATGGTGTAAGAATTCTATCTATAGATAATAATAGATCTACTTATTTATTGAATGCTGATGGTGGTATCACATTTAATGATTTCCTACATACACCATCTACTGCTATTGGATCTAAATATCAAGGTGCTTATTGGAATGGGTCATCATTTGCTGCATGTCAATATGCTACATATGCTTATACTTATGCTGGTACTAAATATCATTTAACTTACTATAAAGAAAACAATACTATAGCAGCATATGAAACAACAATTGGATCAACAACAAAGGGAATGTATCTTAATGCCGGTGTTCCAACTGTAATGACATATGAACTTAAATCTCATGTTAATACAGGACAAACTGATCATTTTGCTTTCTATACAAATGATAATATTATAGGTACATATACTGGTTCAGCTGGATCTGCTACTAAAGGTATATATTTTAATAATGGTGTTCCAACTATAATGACATATGAACTTAAATCTAATGTTAATACAGGACAAGCTAGCCGATTATCATTTTATACATCTAAAGATACAATTACAAATACATCAATTTCAACTGATGGTAATTATCTTGCTAATATTAATTATCTTACAATAAATGGTAATAATCAAACAAATTATAGATTAAAGGTAACAGGAAAATCATATGTTGAAGGATCAAGTTATGTTAGTGAAAATATTGTAGCTACTGGATATGCATATGCTAATTCATTTATAAAGAAAGGAGGAACTGGAAATAATGTTCTTCTTGATAATGGAACTACAAAAGCTATAGATACATTTAATGGTGATCATAAGGTTGAAATCAAATCATTCAATGGTGGATCTAATGCTACAGCATATTTAATGCTTACAGGTTCTAATCCAAATGATCTATCTTATGGTTATATCCTTCAAAATAAATTACAATATGATACAGTATCAGGTATTTTGGAAGTCCAAGATGGTGTAAGAATTCTATCTGCTAACAATTCAAGTTATTTATTAACAACGGATGGCACATATGCTTATATAAAATCAGGTAATGGTATTTCTATATCAAAATCAAATAACAATATTGAAATTTCTACAGATGAAAACTATGAAAAAATTACTGTTACTACAACATTAACAATAGAAACTAATTGGAAAGATGCATACACATTTAATAATACATTTACAACAGGATTATATTCTGCTCTATTATATTCTACAACTTGTGGTTATTATTCTGGAACAATGACAATAAATCCAAATCTATCTGGTAATTATACAGATGAAATAATGTTGCATGGTGGTAATGGTACAAATAGATTATATTTAAGAACAATCGGAAATAAATTACAAATTGCATGTGAAACTAATAGTATATCAAATACATCATGTACATTCACATTCAAGAAAATCATATAATCAAAAAAGGAAGAACTTAAGTTCTTCCTTTTATTTGTTATATCATTTATCTTCGAATATTCCACATTGATGTAGAAGGAGAACCTACCATGACATCAATATTAGCTCCAGACTTGTTGTTGATTGTTTCAATCCATTTAAGTTGAATGAAGTCCTGAGGATTAAGATTCATTTCCTGCATATATGCTTTATCTGCTTTTGCTCTCTGACGTTCAGCTTTCTCTCTTGCCATCTGTACTTCTGCTTCTCGCTCCTGTGTTTGTTTTGCTTGTACTGCTTTTGCCGTTCTGTTCATTTCTGCTAACTGTTCCGTATTAGGCAAAGCTTTACCAATTGTTACCTGTTTGATCACTACAGGGAATTTTTTATTCTTTGACAACTCAGCAACAAAATCCTGCATCTGTTTCAATACCTTTGCATCAATATCATTCAAGATCTGTCTATTGCTCATCAAATCAAATGGGCTATGTTGTGAAATATGATCTCGCACAATATTACAGTAATAATTATACAAGTTTGTCATAAACCATTGCTTACCATAGTTTTTCAAAAGAACAGGTGACTTTCCTGCTTCAATCTGAGTGATAATAACAGTATGAAAATCCAAAGGAGTATTATCATCACTAACAAGATCCTCCATATTCACTTGCCATTTTACTGGGATGATCTTAAAGGTATCGGCATAAGTTGTGATTGCACACCAAGTAAGACCAGATTCTACAGGAGTCATATCAATACCACCATGCCCAAAGAACCATGGCTTATACGTTAATACGCATTCCTCACCAACATTGGGAGCAACCTTCCTACAAGAAGTCATACTCATAACAAACATACACAAAATCAAAAAACTAAAAATCTTCTTCATAACTTAATATTTTTTTAGATTAAACTTTATTATAATTCTTTTATGATAATTCCTTTATGTCTTTATATAAGTATATCATTATTTCCACAATAGTTTTAAATAGTAATATTACTAAAGCTATTGGCCATAATATACATGCTAAAGTATTTATTGTCACTCTTTGACGTTTACTTAGACGTTTACGAAAATTTTCAAATTCTCCATTAAATATTATAAATATATAATATCCTATGACTAAATAGCTAAATAAACATACCAATATAACAGCAAGTATATTCAATAAAGATGTTAGATTATTCATATTTCATAATTTTATTTTATTTTCCAACCAATTTGCATAATCCGCATGTGAGACAAAAATATCTGAACAATGATCATCAATATAAACCATATTTCCAGACAAATCTCCAAAATATTCATCTTTAACAGTGACTTTACCAAGAGGCTTGACTTTTACAACCTCCTCTAAATATTTCTCAATGTATTTCATACTTTTTATGTTTCATATTCTGGGTTATATTTCTTATAATAGCATCTACTTAGTTTCCGATAGACATCTTTATTACAATAAGGAAGTATTGTATCTGAAGTAAAGTCAGGATAGAAATTCATAATAAATGATCCTACAGCTTGACTTCTGCTCTTACCTGCTCTACAATGAATGATGAAGTTTTTGTCAATGTTTTTCTCAATGAACTTGAAAAGCTTCTCAGCCTGATTCATTGTCAATCCTGTAAAAATATGTCCATTATACTCCATCTCATCTGTGGATATATCATCAAACTCAAGATTGATTACATTTTCATGGTCACTTGAGAAATAATGACAAGTATCACCTTCATCAAGATAGTAGTTAAGACACTCAGAAGTACCTATAATTGATATATATGCATAGTCTTTGTTGTCTTCAATATTTGAATCATTAAGACCAATATATGCACAATAAATATCAAATAGCTTCTGAGATAATACTTTTATAGTCTTCATAAAATCAATATTTATGTGGCATACATATCCACATTATCAAATAAACCAATAGCCCAGGAAATGTTGTTGCACAAGTCAAAACTAGATATATAATCCTGACTAATACGATATCCATATTGAAGTATTCTGCAAGCCCAGAACATACTCCGCCAAATACCTTGTCATCTCCTAATGTTAATTTTTTACTCATATTTATATATAATTTATTTTATGATTCTTTCTTTAATGGATTTGAGCCAATTTACAAATTCATTTCTCAATTCGGATCTTATATTACCACCTGACTTGATTACCGATATTAAAGTTTTCGTTCTGAATGAATCCTCTTCACTCCAAGCAGGTTCTGTTGAAGTAAACTTTTCATCAAGAGAATTAAGCCACCCAATTCGTTCATCCTTTCCTTCTTTACTAATATAAGACATTTGGTCTACATCCCGCATTAAAGTAAAAGCCATTGTTCTATCATTATCAGTCCATTTGGCTTTCTTCTCACCTTGTTTTTCAAGCCAAGATACCATATCTTTTACTGAAACTCCGCCAATTGCAACTCCTAATCCAACACTACCTCTAAAGTAATCTATTATTTTTTTCCTTATCTTCTCATCCTCAGATTCTGTGAGTTCAGGGAAGATTCTTTCCAATGTTGCTTTAAGATGTCGGTCTTCATCTTTATAAGCAACCATTGCTATTTCAAGAGCTTCTTTATATTTATTTTCATATGTGTCCATAATTTTCTATTTTTTATTTTAATCTGTTTCAATATCATATCCCAGATAATCTTGCCAATCATAATGATGACCACATGCAATTCTCAGTTTTTCCCATTGATGTTTGAACCAATAGAAATTCAATACATAGATTTTAACCCATAGCCAAAATGGGCAAGTCATAAAATTAAAAACTCTACGGAATTTCTTTGTAAATTCATAACAATCTTCTTTATAATCCCAAGGCATTCCAGTAGATGGACTTTCTTTAAGACATCCTCCCCATAGTAGAAGATTGACAATTGTCTCACCTAAGCACTTAATAAAATGCTTCTGAGTATTACGAAAATAACAACTCTCTTTATCAAGCAACTTGCAAATAAGCTTCAATTCAGAATAAGAAAAATACTTAAAGAATTTCATATTGCATTAATTATTATTTGATTACTTAGACTCAACAAATGTTACAGATCCTTGCATTACACCGAACAAAGAGCTTTCTTTGAATTTCTTTGTCTTAGGAACATAATCAGAATCCATAGGTTCAACAAGATACCATAAGTTAGCATCATCTTTCCATGTAGCTTCTACAAGTTTTTCGCCAGGCTGTAGCTTAATAGTTACATTTCCACCAGCTACGCGACTGACATACTGCTCACATGAAGCTAAACAAAATACTGCAAATAAACAAAATAAAATCTTTTTCATATTTATATATTAATTTCTAAATGATATTTACCAATTGTTAGCATACATATAAGCATAGGACAAAACTTCTGAATATGGTTGCTTATGTACCTCAATAAATCGTATGTCATAATCATTTATCTTCTCACCATCAATATTGTAGTTCAGTGAATGCTTAAGACTTTCAACTGTCTGGCCACCTTTACCAATCCAAAGACCAGGACGGAATGTTACAATGTAGATATTATTATCAACCACAAACAAATCATTCAAATGACCCAATAAATTAGTCTCATCTGTGTCATACATCCATCGAGCCACACCAGCACAAACATCATCCATCTGTTTCTCATTCTTCCCTATATCTGCTAGCCAACGCAAAAAATAATAGTTCTTCGGATGAACGTTCAGATGCTTTTTCAAATACTTCTTAATCCAATTCTTCAAAATCTTTTTCATATTTCTAATTATTATAATTATTACATATATAATATAGTAAAAAATCTTGAAAATTCAATTTTCAAATTATTTTTATTACATTGGACTTATATCTTCATAATAATCATTAATAATATCTTCAAAACCTTCTAATAGATCATCTTCTTCAATTAATGGGTGACCTTCATATTTCTCATAGATCTTATCAATCTCTTCTCTGATTCTTGATATGATTTTTTCAGCGGTCATATATGTTGGCTTCATAGTTATTATATATATTAAAATAATGATGCATAATAGAATTCAACCAACTTACGTTTCCATTTTTTAGGAGCATATTTCTCAATTGTCTTACGATGGTTGAATGCCCATTTATAATTGTCTAATTCATCAATAGGAATCCATTTTACAGAATCAACTTCATTTTCTTCTCCACCTGTCTTATTGACATATTCTGGTTTGATCTTTCCAAGGAATGCGGTATGTCTGATTGTTACATTTCCATTATTGCATTCCTCAGGTTCTGTCTCTACATGTTTGATCTTCAGGTCTTTTGTATCAATAATAAAGCCACATTCCTCAAAGATCTCTCGTTGAATACCTTGTTTAGAATTTTCAAATCGTTCAAGATAACCACAAGGGGCATTCCAATAGCCTTGATAGTCTGGAGTACCTTGACCACGAAGATTAGCTAAGATAGAATATTTACCATCTACAACTGCAAAAATGAATCCTGATACTGCAACAAATCTTCCATCATAAATAGTCTTTGGAGTTCCTTTACAGAGATATTTTACATAATCATTTTGAGAAGCAGTTGCATCTGTTACATTTTCTGGAAGCCATGCTTTATATGGTCTATTGTTTCTATATTTTCCGGCTCTTTCGGTTATAGATAATAGAAGATCAATTCGTTTGTTAATTAATTCTTTTTGCATTGTTTCTAAGATTTATGTTATGATTGTTTTCCGGATTTTAAAAGCTCAAGTTTTAATCTGTGGATTTCAGTAGCTAAAATTTTAATCTCTTCATTCTTAGATTCAATAATTTTTCTAAAATTTGCTTTCTCATTAGCAAAATCTTGCTGGACATTATTAAATGTTTCTTGAAGCTTTATGAAAGCCGCATCTGATTTTCTATTGATAATATAAGCATAGATCTCTATTGATACATGTACAATCATTACAATCAATAACAGAACAGCCAAAATATAAATTAATGTTGTCATAGTTTTTATATAATTATTTATTTTTTAGATTCTCTTCCGCAATACAATGAGCATGCTCGCTCTACAAGCTTATTAAGATTCTCCATGTCAAGTTCTGCAACCATTCTTTCGGCGGACCCCATAGTTCCATAATTCTTACAGTTATATAACCATTTCTCCCACATATGATGACCAAGAGAGTACTCCCATTTATCGGTATTGGTGTTATCATACCCATTGAATACGATTGCTGCTTCGGTCATTGACCACCGGTTCCACATGTAAATCATGAAACTCAAAACTTCTTTACGCTCATTCATAATCTTTAAGTTTTAATTATTAATTACATATATAATATAGAAAAAAATCCAGAAAATTCAATTTCTGGATTACTTATTTTCATATTTCAATGTATATTTAAGATCAAATAATTTTGTGAGCTCCTTAAGAAGATTCTTCCAAATTTCTATGCATAGTTTTCTTGTTTCATTAGAAGAAGATGTTTCAAGATTTACTCTTATTGCTTCAATCAAATTATATATATGTTTATTGATGTCATAATAATAGATCTTTGAAATTTCTTCATTTTTTACAAGTCTTGCAATTTCATATGTCAAGTTATCTGACCGCGGTCTAAGATTTGAATAACCAGTTGAATTATGATCCTTTTCATTTACAATGCAATCATAAATCAAATTCATAAAATTCAAAACCTGAAACTTTGATTCAGTAACAGTTCTTGAACCTATGACAACATCTGGATAATCTGGAACAATCTTAATCATTTTCTTCATGCTTATTTTTTCTTGTTAATTTCCACTGATTTATAAACTGTAGTTGATATGGTAATAATTTAATTGATTCTTCTTTTCCTGTTTCTTTATTCTTTATCTTTACATAATTCTCTATGAATTCTTTTATTGTACACATTATTTATAATTATTATGTTTTTATTCACATATTGCTTCTCTTAATTTATCATCATCATACATTGCTTCATTTACTTTAATCTTCTTTAATTCTTTCTTCTCATCATCCCATTCATATCCTGCTTCATGCATTTTTTGGAACAAGAAAATACATTGTTCTTTAGTAGCTGGATGAATATTTTCTATATCATGTCCTTGTTCACTTTTATAGAAATTTCCATCAAATCCGATAAAACAACGTGAATTAAAGAAGTCTAAACCACGCTCTTTGTAAATAGCAACAAATGGAGTTATAAAGTTTTTATCTTCAACCGCAAGTATATCACCATCCTTTGCATCTTGAATAGTCCAGTTATGACTATTACTATCAACTAATGAAATATCTGATTTTCTACCATTTTCAAACAAATAGTTTTCATCTTCTAAATCTATTCCAATTATTTTGTCAACATCAATCCCATTAGTAATCCAATCTCCAATATTGAAATTTGGTTTATCAATATCATCTTTTCCATAATTTACTAATTCTTTCTTCTCAAAGTCAAAAGTATATCCAGTATTAGACATTGCCTTCATTAGAGTATCATATTGCTCTTTGGTTGCGGGATAAATATTATTATTGGTAAATGGCAGTCTTCTATCATAAAATTCAAATCTATGTTTTGTAAATCCACAATAAGCAAAAGGATATTTACCATCTTTAACTGTACCATCAAAAATACAAATATTACCATCATCTGTAGCAAGTACATCACCATCCTTTGCATCTTTGATAATGTCCCATAACCTCCACTCATCTTCAAACATTTTTGAAGAATAGCCATTTGTATGCTTATATATACCATCCTTGTAGGATAAGATTTGTTGAATGGTTCCATTCTTATCTACTACCCAATCACCAACCTTAAACTTTGACTTTAGTTCATCCTTATCAATAAGTTTCTGCTCGTTTTGCATTGCTCTTAAATAGTATTCGCTTTCATGCCAATGATTTTGAATATAATTAAGCTGGGTATCATATTCTGTTGATATAGAACTACCTGTAAGTTCTTTCCATTCATTGCCTAAATCCCATATAGCAAGAATAATTTCCTTTGAAGGAATATTATAAATGGGCAACTCACCTTGCCTTTCAAGCCAAGCAATCCAAGATTGAATTTGAGGACATTTATTTCCTGTTTGAATATATGGTTTAGCTAGAATCTTACAATGTTCCAAAAGCTCTTTCCTTATCATCTCATCCTCTGACTCTTTGAGTTCTGGGAAAAGAGTTTCAATTATAACATTACAGCCGCTCATAGGCTCTGATGCTTTGTATAATGCTGCTGCTTTTCTAATAGCCTCATCATAGGCTCTTGCCTTTTTTTCCAATGTTTTCATAAAGCTTTAAATATTTGGTTTATAATTTCTTGTGCTATTAATTTTTCTTGTGATGGCAAAACATTATGCCCAATTCCGTCACAAATTTCTTGAGTCATATTAACAGATGCTTTGCTAAATACAATTTTCCATTCTTCTCTTGTCATAACTTTATTATTTCCATTTTTTAATAATTCCTAAAGCATTCACAAAATACCAAGAATTACACCAATCACAACACCTATGATTACCTACTTTTCTAAGTTTATTACCACATTTTGGACAATAGATATCACGTTCTAACCAATATATCCAAATAATACATAAAATAAATATAATACTAAATATCAATACCATAATTATTTTCCTCCTAATCTTTCTTTAATGGATTTGAGCCAATTCATACATTCTCTAACTTCAGTAATATCAGCATAATACTTCTTGCCTTCATCCAAATACTTACATATTCTTTGTACCTTAAATGTATCTTCTTCACTCCACGCAGAACTTACTTTTTCATCATTCATCATTTTAGTGAAACAATAGTCCATTTCAGGTTTGCCTTCATCAATAACATGAAACTTCTTCAACTCCTTCTTTTCACCATCCCACTCATATCCTGCTTCCTTCATCTTTTTAAATAAAAGATCACGCTGTTCTTTGGTGGCTGGATGCAGATCTTCTGTCCACTCATTATTTCCTGTACTTCTTATAAATGTGTTATCACTTAATATGCCACAATAACCATAACTTTTACTCATAAAAATGAAAGTTCCATAACTCCCAACAAGAACATCACCATCATTTACATCCTGAATAGTCCAAAGTCTAAAATCCCGGTCTGCATAATCATAGCTATCTGTTCTTCTTTGTCCATTTATTTCAACAGATTCATAAAAATCTTTATTATTTATAATCTGCATGATAATAGCGTTGGTTCTATTGATAACCCAATCACCAATCTCAAACTTAGGTTTAACTGTATCAACAGATTTCTGCTTGTCTTGCTTTTCAAATTTTGCATCAACTTGTTCACATAACCAAGTTATTTCTCCAAAATTATGACGGTTTCCTTGTGAATCAGTAAGTTGAAGGTATCGAATTCCTTTTTTCTCGGATTCTACATTAACAAGAAAATAACAATCTTGTCCAATACAATTCTTTGTAATATTATCAACACGGAATACTGCCTGGCCATCTGAGATAATATCTCCTATATTGAATTTATGTTTCTTCTCACTTTGCTTTTCAAGTTTGACACATAATTCATTATTTTTCTGTATAAGTTTATCAATCCGTTCATGTGCATTATCTAATCCTTTTGATAAAGAATTAACTAATTCATCTTGCTTTTCAAACCAAGTAAGCCATCGTTTATAATCACTGTTGCTGCCCGCTGGTTCATAACCTTCAGCACCTTCCTTTAGGTGTTTAATAAGTTCTTCCTTTATCATCTCATTCTCATCTTTTTTAAGCTCAGGAAATATAGTCTCTGCTAAATGTATGGCTATTACATCATTCTTCATGCCATCTTTAGACATTTCCATTTTTGCTCTGTCAAGAGCCTCGTTGTATTTCTTTTCGTAGTTCATATCACTTATCTTTTAATTATTTAAATAAGTTTACTCATTAGTCATTTCCATAATTACCGGATTATTTTTGAACATCTTCTGAAGATAGCTGATTCCGGAAATCTTGTAAATCATTTTACTTGAGATGTTCTTTGAGAAATAAAGCGCAACCAGATCAAAGAAAATTGCTGTCAGCATCCACAATGAAAGAGGATTACTGATAGCAATAAGATTCATTACCAACAAAAAATAGAAACCGAAAGAAAATACTAATGACTTCATATCTTTAAAATTTTAATATTAATTACAATAATAATATAGTAAAGATATGAAAAAATTCAATAATAATATGTTAAAATATTAGACTTTAATAAATTGTTTGCCATTAGTAATTATCCAAGAACTACCTGTATCTACACAAGCAAACTTTCTATCATAGTCAATATATAAGTTATCTGGATCATTTTTAGACCAACGTGAATGACCGAATACTTGCCATATTCCTGAAATTTCAGCTCCATTATAAAACCATTCTGATAAGTCTGCCCATATACAACTTCCATCTGAATAATCACCACCACGTGAATAAGATGCCATCCAAAGATTTGCTTCACCTTGGAAATTACCTTTTAGTTTGTTCAACTTGTCTGCATCAGGTGTCATGTCTCTAAGCATTTCACAAAAAGGAATTTGAGACTCTTTCATCTTTCCAAAATTAGTTTCTAAGCCCATCTTACCATGAAACTGAAGATGATTCAACCAATATTGTGTGACACCAGCATGAGTATATAAGAACTTTTCATCATCAATTATTTCTTCATATGCAACATTGAACATATCAAAATTATCCAAGAATATCTTTTTGATAATATCATAGTTCTTATTATCTACCCTACATTTATAAGGAGCATCATACCAATAATGCATATCATGATTTCCAAAAAGAAGATGCACTCTATTGTCAGCTTTGGCTACATCTATGATTTCTTTGAAATTGTCAATTGCTGATTCTTTATCAATCCCTTCAAATGAATAAGGATCAACATAATCACCAAGAAAGACTATAACAATATCTGGATAGTCTTCCTTAGTATATTTTTCAAAAACTGTTTTCCAAAATGTTCTACCATGAACATCAGGAATTACTATTGTATGTATGTTATCCATAATTTACCAGTGAGAATAATCAGTTATATTTTCAGATTCATCACAAATAAAGCATTTTACCGTTTTAGCACAACCAAGACCTGTTAATGAAAACTCAACAGATATATGTCCACCTATTGCACCAGAATAATGTCTATGTTTCTTTTCAAATTCTACTGCCCTTTGATATTCAGTATCATTCAACTCAAATTTCTTAATCATAATATCTAAAGTTTACCCCAATAAATTTTTACATAATATTCCTTTGTGTCAACATCACTTTTAGTGTTCGTTTTCATCTCAATTTCTAAATATTGTTTTTGAAAAAAGTCTCTAAAATATTTAACATCATCATTTTTTAATATAACATATCCTTCCCAACTATTTAAACCTTTTTTAGCATTACATTTTAAACCAGCTATTGTGTAGTTTATAAGTTTAGCATGAGATTTTTCCCATTCCTTTTCAATGTTTCTATAATAAATATCAGTTAAATTAGATAATTCAGTATCTAATGATAATGTATTATCTATATCTAACTTTTGATCCTTTTTATAGATTATCTTTCCGCATTTTGTGCATTGCCATATAGAACGATTTCCATTATGTTCATTAATTTCATCCCCATAAATATTTTGTCTAAAAACATAATTATGAGAGCAAAATATCTGTTTTATAAAATTAAATATATTCATAATTATTCTCTGTATTTAAGATTATCTAACCATTCCATTTCCTCACTATATGAAATAAGATGTTCTTTTTCAAGTTGTAGAAGAGCAATCTTAATTTCTTCAACCTTTCCATGATCTGATGCTGTCCAACTTTTCATAATAATATTTTGTTTAAATGACGTTTTTACATACTTCTAATCTACTTTCGATTTCTATTGAATGATTATAAGGATTCTGAATAATTTCTGTTGTAATAAGATTATTCTTTTCAATTTCATCAAATAATTGCCTATGACTAGACTTTACAAGATGATCCATATATATATCTTTATTATAACCATTATGCAACAAATCAAATTCAGAAACATAACTTCTATTTTTTAGTTGTATAGGTTCTATATGTTGTTCATATATCTTAACATTCATAGGAGAAAAATCTAATGGATAATATGGAATGTATTTTACAAATTGATTCCCATATTGATGTAATTTGCCACCTAACCAATCTTGCCACTTAGGCTTAAGATCTGGTCCATCAAGACAACAACAAATTGTATATAATATAAATATACTTAATAATATATAAATCATAGGCTTTTTCCAATTTCTAATCCAGTTTGATATGCTTTCTCAGGACTCACTTCAAATGGTTTGTCTCCAAATATTGGATGTGAAGTACCATAAGTTTTATAAATAATATCGCATACATCTTGATTATAATATCCTGCAAAATACCCAAAGTTTCTCTGAGCAATTTCTGTAGCTTCATCTATTGAACAATTATTACATGTAACAATATACTTAATATACTCTTTGAAGAATTCTTGTGCTTCCTCATTATTTTCCTTAGCGAGTTTCAACCCCAAATTAAATACTTCGCCAAATGTATTATATGTTTTTCCTTTATAAATCATAATGTATTAAAAATTATATTTATTATATTTAATTAAATTCTTGCCCAGTTAATAACTTAAAACATGTTTTGAATCCTTCTTGATAAGCATCCATAATAATATTTGTCATTTCCACAACTTTGGGTTGTACCTTTGCAAATCCTTCTTGCATTTGTTTTCTTACATCTTCTTCAGTCATAATTTATTATTTTAATATTATTTTATATGCTTCTTCTTTTGTGTCATAGATATTATCTTCATTTATCCATTTTGTTTTTCCACAATAGCGAATCTTATACTTTACTGAAACTACTATAGAATCTTTATCATAAGATGTTGCATTTGCTTGTACCTCATTCAAATATACTCGTAATGGAACCAACTTATTATCTTGTTTTCTTTTTACTATAATATATTTGAAACTTCCTATTTGATGATGACATCTTATTAATAGATCTTTATGTGACATAGGCATTATATTTTAATATCTGTCCATTCCGTAACTTTATGTACTCCTGCAGCTGTTGCGTTAAAACAATCTATCCAAGTTTTTGTAGCAAAACTATAGTGAGAATATCCAAGAATAGATACACCATCCTTTTCTCCACAACGTACTAAATATAAAGGGCTTATTGCATAATTATTTGCCCAATGTTTTGTCGGAATCTCAGTTATCGGTTTCCAAGAAAAATTGATTGTTTCCATATTAATTAGTTATTAAATTATTTGACATTCACTTATTTAATATTATATTATCCGAAATGAACGTAAAAATTATTGTCTCCAATTGCCCCATAATATTCTCGTAATTTCTTTTCAAGCTTTGGTGTCAATTCATTTTCACTAACATATTCACCAAGTTCATAATCATAATAACTTAGATATCTTGATTTCTTTACTTCTTCAATAAGACTATCTACAGTATAAAACTCATTTTCTGAATCTCTTTGGTTTCTCCACCATTCAAATTTTATATTAACATATATATCCCCATGACGTTCAATAACATAAAAATCACGACTATATCCATAGTTCATCAAATGTGGTTTTGATGGTTGTTTTTTGTCTTTTGTTTTTTCAAGCATCTCTCTGAATGTCATCTTACCATCAAGAACCATTTGATAATATTTTACATATTCCTCGCATTTTTCAATTCTTTTCTTCAACTCTTCAGTAAGGTATTCTTCAGTCATTTTTTCTTCAGGAACACCACATATATTAACAAAATAATCATATTCCTCTTTATGCATATCAAGCCAATCTTTCAATTCATAATCCCACCCATACTTTTTATAGTTTTCATAATAAATACCACCACAATGTTTGATAGCATCATTCAATAAGTTTTCAATAGCCGTCTTTGATAAATATTCAGGCTTAATAAATGTCCATGTCCAAGTACTCATAATTATTTGTTTTAATTATATATATTAATATTAGTTATTATTGAAATCAGATTCATAGACAAACACACCATTAATTGATGCTCCATTATCTTCCCAAATCATAATACAAGGATAAGACTTTGGCTCATAAGAAATATATCGTTCACCAAAATAAGTATCTCTTTTTATTCCTTCATTTATATAAGTGTATTGGGATCCATAGTTTGATGGAATGTTCAATATCTCATATTTCTTACAATATTCAAGATATTCTTCTTTTGTTTCAAATTTCTTTTTATTCATACTCTCTACCTGTCAATAGTTTATTATAATTAGTCATTAATTCCTAAAAGTTCATTAAAAACACCAGCTCTGAACAATTTGAATATGTTATGACCAAATTTCAGATCTTTACAGGGTTCACCAATTCCTGATAAATCCATGTGAGGTTCAATTTTTACTTTTTTATCTCTATAGCAAAGATATATGTCATATCCAAGATTAATGAGATCAAAAGATAAATGAGCCATAGAATATGTTACAATTATTGGCATATTATTCTTAATAGCATATTCAGTATCTTCATAATTAGTAGCATCCCAAATACCTTCTAAAGGAAAATAATATTTGCTAAAATAATCAACACAAAAATATATTTCTTTCTTATCCATAGTTACAATAAATTTAATTCATGTAATTTAAATATCATTTCATAGCAAGCATCAACAATATTATCTGATTTAACAGATTTATATATAAGATATAAAGGAGGATTGGAATATTCAATAATGTTCTTTTTGATATTTAACTTGAAAGCAATTCCGTCATTACTTGTTATAGTATCAGGCAAAACACCAAGCAGTGCTGCAAGACTCCAACAAGGAACCACTTTTGGTTCAAATTCATCAATATCAACATAGTTATCTTTAGTATAATCAGGTTCATAACATTTTTTTTGAAGTTGATAAATATCATCCGCTTTACCCCATACAGGATTCCATACCTTATTTACAAAAGTCAGACACATATCTGCACTTTTAAGTGACAAAAACTCTGCCAACTTTTTGCTTTGTTCTAAATTTGTATAACCTTTCATATCTGATTTTTTTCTTTTAATTTCAATATCATTTCAACACATGCATCAACCGGTTCCTTCATTTCTATATCAGGTAATTCCCTATTGACTCCATACCCAATTTCATCATACCATATAGCAAAAGTACTTTCACCTATATCAATTCTCAATACATTAAAATCTTTTATTTTCTTAGGAATGACATTAAGCAATGCTGCAAGACTCCAAGCTGAAATTGTATCATGTTGATTAATTGAAAAATCTTTTGGAAAACAAAACCATTGTAGTTGTCCATTATCTTCTTCAATATATTGCCAATGCATATCCGCACTTTCAAACGGCAGAATCTCTGCCAACTTCTTACTTTGTTCTAAATTTGTATAACCTTTCATATTACTAATAAATAATGTTGTTCAAGACAATAATACTCATCAATTCTCTGTTCTAATTTTTGTTTCTTAATATTGTAACTTGCTTCATCCATCCATCCAAGATAATGCATCAAGTTCAGTTCATCTTTAGAAAACTGATACGCGGGCTTATCATCATAATATCCTTCTTCTGCTCTTTTGTATAATCTATTTAGTAGTTCTTCTGTATCAATCATAACTTATCATTTTCTTTTAACCAACAAATCATTTGGAATACAGCATCAATTAACTCTTCTCTTTCACCACTATTAACCATATCGACCCATATATTACTCCCATCTTTAAACCAACGATAATTACCATACGCAATCTGATAAATATCTACATCATCGGTTAATGCATATTTACGAATGTCTATTTTATATGTAGTTTCAGAATATTCACCTTTTTCTGTAAATTCACTTGGCAATAGATTCATTAATGCAGCAAGACTCCAACAAGGAATATACTTAATATTTTTATATTGTTCTATAGCATCACTTGACAAAGTATATGGATAGACATATGCTGTTTCTCCTTGTGCAATATAATGATAATCTGCGCTTTCAATCGCCAGTATCTCTGCCAACTTCTTACTTTGATCTAAATCAGTATAACTTTTCATAACTTATTCTCCTTTTACTTTGATGGTTAAAACTAACGTATCCCCAATGTTAAAATTAGCAGTGTCTATATAATGATAATTATACAGTGTATCTTCTCCTTCTTTAATAAGATGATAAGTATAGTAATAATCATCTACCTTTTTCTTCTTTGATGTAACTATGTATTTAGTCCCATTTGTCACATTTAATCGTCCCATTGTTACATCACACCCGGTAAATGCTAAGAGTATAAATACAAACAAAATTATTTTCTTTCCCATATTCAAATCAAATTTTGAAAAAACTTTGTCAACTTCTTGCTATGTTCTATATCTATATAACTTTTAATTGTTGCCATAACTTATCCTTATATTTTTAAATCAAATTTTTAAGACAATGTTTTAGTGCTGCTTCAACGGTTTCTTCATATTTATTTGATGATATACCCCTAACCAAGCATTTAGGAAGATCTTCAATTGTCATAATGAATGCTTCTACAATGTTTTTATAGCACCTAATTTCAATGTTAATATTATGCACTTCTCTCAACCATTTCATTGCTACTTGATGAGTTATTCTAAAATACCAGTTTTCAGCATACATACCCCAATGAATATTTCCATTTTCATCATACATACAACATATCCAATCTTTACTATTAAGTGGCATATTAAGTCCTTTCTCTTTTAGCAACTGAGCCACTTCGAAAGATACAAAATCTTCTTTAATCATAATTTTGTCTCCTCTTCAATATTTTCTAATTCCTTTTCTAAATCCTTCTTTAACTGTTTTCTGACTTTTGATTGGCCCATCTTACGAACATGTCTGACATTACGTTTCTTTGTTCCTCCATAAGGCTTCTCTTCAGTCTCTAAATAGTGTGTAGGATATAGACATCCTTGCTTATAATTGTGAGGCATTGATTCCTCTAATAGTCTTCTACCTGTTGCCATAGTTATTCAAATCAAATTTTCAAGTGTATATTTAAGTGCAACTTCAACAGCTTCTTCATATTTCATCGGAATATTAATTCTCCATTTAACCACCCAATCCATATCATAATCAAGTTGATGAACATAAGGGCAATATCCTCTTTTTGTAACGTCAAATTCAATAATGATTGATGTTCTTTTTTCTTCTCTCAGCCATTTCATTGCCATTTGATGAGTTGGAGCAACTACAAAATCTATTTTATCTTGAATTAAACTATCATACCATTTGTTAAGATTATGAGATAAACCAATATTATCGTAAAATGACAAATTTTGAATCATTCTCAAATCTACATCTTTAAAAAACCCTTTCTCTTTGAGCAGCTTAGCCACTTCAAAAGATACATAATCTTCAGTAATCATATAATTATTTTTTCTTATAACTATTAAATGGGCATTTCAAACAAGGATAAGGCACCTTTTCATTCATATTTGCAGATAAGCCATCCCTTTTATCAAGAATTTCACAATGAGATACAACATATTCCAATGGGTATGGAAAATCTTTCCAATAATGTTCACATGTCTTACACAGATCTTTATCTTCTTGTGCCATAATCTATTCTCCTATTTTTTAAATCAAATTTTCAAGTGAATATTTAATAGCAGCTTCAATAGCTTGCTCTGGTTCTTTTCTTGGCATAGGAGCATAAGCACATTCATATATACCTTCTTCTTCATTCCAAGTCCAAACTTCTACAAGATATACAAGTTTTCCATTTTCTTGTGCTGGAAGGGGAAATAATAATATGTTATGTTCCTTCCTCAACCACTTCATTGCCATTTGAAGTGTTGGTGCTGCACAATCTTTTGTATTACGATTTCCATCACTATTTCGTTTATAGCTTAATTCCCATTTCCAATCATGAAGTTCTTTATCAGAACTCCAATAATTTTTCAAGCAATATTCATCAAACCCTTTCTCTTTAAGTAATTTGGCTACTTCAAATGATACATAGTCTTCTTTAATCATAATTAAATATGTTAATATTACATATTATAATATAGAAAAAAATCCAGAAAATTCAATTTCTGGATTAATTATATCTTAATTTTGTCATACCAACCTTCTAAGAATATTTGAATAGTTTTTGCAACTTCTTCATTGGTTTCCTGATTAAATACAATATTCAATTCAAACATATCTTTTATTGCTTTATAGTTTTCTTCATCAGATCTGTTTTCATCATAGAAATTCTCTACTAGTCTTGGAAAATTCTCTTTAGCAAAATTACCTGCGCCGATCCTGAGCATTGTATAGCATATGTTGACAAAACTATCAATTTCTTTAAGTATTTTCTCTTTCATATCAATCATTCTATAAATTTGTTCTTGTTGGTTTGTCTTTATAGAAAACGGTGAAGATTCTATCAGATTCAGTAATATGAATATTTTGTGGTAAAACTCCCTTGTTTTCTAATTCATCCAAAAATCTAATAACACTTTCTGGGTAACAAAATGTCTTATATTTCCTCATAATTCAATAATTCATTTTCTATATTTTTGATCTGTTCTTTTAACTTATTCAATTCATTGATTTTTTCTTCTTTTTTCTTTAGATTATTTCTCAATTCTATATATAGATGATCTGCTTCATGTGCAAGTCTCTTGTAATACTCTTCATCGGTTTCTTCATCATCATGCTTATATGCAACAAAATAATTATCTTCATAACCAGACCATTCTTCTCCAATTGAATCATATCCTTTTTCTTTCAAATCTTTTAGATATTCAATAATATTATCAATAGTGTCATTGACCAAATAGTTCTTTTCTAATGTGAACTCATGAACTATTTTGTGACGATTTGTATTAATTTTACGAAGTATTTTTACTAAGTCTGTATATGAAATGTTATTATAACACCAGTTATGCACACCTTCTAATAGATCTTTATTCATATCATAATCTACTGAAATTTTGTGTAGTTTGTTCTTGGTACTCATATATATATTAATTATTATTGTCTATTAAAAAATCTAATACAATTTTCTTTTCAATCTTAAGAAGCCTTAATAAATGTTGAAGTTCATGAACGTATTCTATTGTTATTATTACATCATTTGCATCAGTTCCTTCTTCTGTATATATAATAACAAATAATTTTGTTGGATAATCTACAGAACGCCAAGATATTATATCATCACTAAAATTCTTATTAAAGATATCTTCAGTAAGTGGAATCGGATAGACTTCAAAAGCAAACTCAAATGTTCCATCATTAGGTTTTGAATAATTATCAAGATGAATATTAGAATCAAATATCTGAGATATTGAATGTACTTTACATATCTCATTCTTTTCATTATATACCCAATCTCCCAATTCTAAATCTTTGGCAGTCAATATTTCATTATCTTTTAAACTAAAGTCTTTAACCTCCATTAATGTAATTTTTATGTATTTTTATTATCGGGGTGTATTTCTCCATTTATCTGTTATATAATAATCTGCACACCAATTCTCATAAGACTCAATAATTTCATTTGAATCTTTATCTACAAGTCTTACATTTCCATTCTCAACAAATGTATACCTATATTCTATTTGTGTTGAAATATTCTTACAAACCATAACTTGTTATTTATATTATAAATATAAAATAGAAACAAATACAGAAAAATTAAATCAAATTTTCAAGACAATATTTCAATGCAGCTTCAACAGCTTCTTCATAAGAATCTTCAAAGATATGACTACCATAAATCCCAAAAGATTGTAGTATAATTTCTACATCATCTTTAATGTTGTAAAGAACCGCTTCATATCTGTTTCCTTTATCAGGATATATGGAGATGCAGATGTTGTGCTTTTCTCTCAACCACTTCATAGCAGCCTGATGAGTACAAACAATTACTGCTTCACTTGTTCCATCATTATTGTTTTTTTGTACATAATGTTTGAAATAAGATTTATCCATCCCCTTTTCTTTGAGTAGCTTAGCTACATCAACAGATACATAATCTTCGGTAATCATAATTTTCTTCCTCCTTTAGTTTCTTTAATTGTTTAAGTTATTTTAATATAAAGTCTTCACAAGGTTTACCATTTTCTCTATCACGACATATATGCCACATCTTACACCAAGTATTACATCTTGCTATGATACTTGCAGTAAGAATTGTTGAATGCCCACATACTACTATTTCTGTATTTGGTGATATGTATTTCTTCATAGTTACTCCTCCTTTAGTTTCTTTAAATCATTAAGTAATGATACAAGAGTAGTTTCTTCTCTCGTTCCGTGGTTTATTCCACCTCTTATTGCAAGGTCAAGTATTCTCATCTGCTCATCACTTGGCTTCCAATGGTTCTGAGGTCTGAGGGATTTGAGCCAATCAATAACATCTTCTTTATTTACACCATTGCAAGCAAATTCATCAGTACTATTCATAGCAAATAAAATAGCGGCATTCAATATTTCTTTATCTATTTCATCAAATGTATATGAATGTTTATTAATATATTTGAGGGATTTGAGCCAATTAATACAAGCATCTAATTCTTCCGTACTTGCATAATGTTTCTTAGCTGTTTCAAGGAAATAAACAATATCTTTAATCCTATGTTCATCCTCTTCACCCCAAATAGGATTCTGCTCTACAAGATACCATTTATTTCCGTTTTCAATAGTAGTATGGCCCATGTTGTTGGCAAATATATATTCATCATTTTCTATTTTTTCAATAGTCATAATAGTCCCACAATCTTTTAAGTGTTGTATTTTATCACCAACATTAAATATAGGTTTAACTTTATCAACAGACGCCTGCTCAATTTTTTTCAACTTTTTATTCATATCATCCCATTCATATCCTGCTTCATGCATTTTTTCAAATAAAAGAACACACTGTTCTCTGGTAGTTGGAACAAGTAATGTAGAATCCCATCCACTTTCTTCTATATTTATAAAATTATCATTTACAAGTCTGCAATAACTTCCTGTATCATAATCAGTAGGAGATTTACAAATAATTATACCACATATATCATTCTTAAATGAAAGCACATCACCATCCTTTGCATCTTTGGTAATATCCCAAAGTCTAAGACTTTCATCATGTAGTACACATACTCTAAATGTTCCACCATGTGTATGTCTAAGAATATAATACCCATCTTCTATTTTTTCTACTTGATAAGTAGATTGATGTTTATTATTAAACACTACCCAATCATGAACCTTAAACTTTAGTTCAACATTATCAGGGGGATTCTGTTCATCTTGGTTTCCATTTATTATTGGAGCATCTACCGGACTTGAAGGAAACATATTCTCATAACTAACTCCATTAAAGAATTCCCTTTTTAAGTCTTGATATAATTTTGTAATCGCTTCATCTTTTTTGTCATCCATTTTATTGGTTATATATGCCAATCCATATAAAGCATCCATTTCATCTTTAGATGGTTTCCATTTATTATTCTCAGCTTGCTTTTCAAGCCAAGCAAGAATATGACTCTTTTTAAGTTCCCCATAATAATCTTTAGGATAAGCATTAAAATATTCAATTAATGTTTTCTTTACCCTCTCATCCTCGGACTCTTTGAGTTCTGGGAAAAGTTTTTCAAGTACATATCTTTGATCTGCATTAGCTGTTTTATAAAGTCTTTTTGCTTCTTCAAAACAACCTTTGTTAAATTCTTCGTAGTTCATAATCTTATAGTTTAATTTTTATTTTCCATAAACAATTTTACAAAGGAGATAATAAATGTTTTCTTGCGCTTTAGTATGAGGATAATTATTAATATGCTCACCTAAATTTCTTATAATTTCTTTCATATTGATATAACTTTTCATATCAGTATAAATCACTTATAAATAATTATTTTGTAATTCTAAACTCATAAGTTTCTGGAATATATCTTCCAGTTGCTCTTACAATAGTTCCAACAGGAAGTTTCCATTTAAGCATCAATCTTTTCAATGCTTTAACGGTATGACAATGCGCAGTTGAACTAGACCAATCAGCAATAACAAACTCATCACAGAAATCCCATGAATTATACTCAGAATGATACCACATATAACCCAAATCTTTAGGAGGATCAATATCAATCCACCAGTTCTTAATACCAAACGGAGTATTATATTTGATATATGGATGCCTAATACATTTGAAATGCTTACCAACAACATATTCTTTATTAGTTGTTGGCTTATTATATAGCTTGCCTTCTTTGATTAATTGATAGTCGGAAACTTCAAGATTAGGCATAGTAATAACACCATCAACAATGACAAAATCATCAGGAGTAAGCCAACTATAGAAATCTTTATTTTCTTCCGTACGATGCATTACACAATTATAAGCATCATCAATTTTTTCCTGAGACCAATGCCCATAATTGACCATTAGCTCTTTCTGAATAAAATCAAATGGACAATTCTTGATTAGATAAGCATCAAGATAATAAGGGCCCATAAAGGCAACACCACCATCCCAATCTTCATTATGCTTATAGACATAATCAATAAGCCTTGTAGTCTTTCCATACTTATCAGTAAATGTTGGCTGTTTCTCACACCATTCTTTAAACTGAAGATACTGGTCTCTGGTTTTTACATAAATCTTGTCAATTGCTGCCATAATAGAAATTATTTTGTGACTTCCTCTAACTTATACCACTCTACATCAGGCTCATCAAGCCCAAAAAACTTAATGCAGTCCTTTTCATCATAATTGCCAACCAATTCAGGAGTCAAAATATGATTATTTCCACGTTCTTTAATCTGTACTTTCCAATGTCTCATATATAAATATTTTATTATAAATTTATAAATTTAATTTGCAATAATTACAATTATAATATAGTTATTTATAAGAAAAATTCAATATTATTTGAAAAATGTAACTTCATATCTTGGATAAAATGTTTCAATAACCTTCACTTTATCTCCTTTATTAATTATATCACCATTATGATAAGTTGAAGTTCTACCATAACCAAATTTATCATCTTCATATGTATATGTTCTGTTGTCATATGAAATAATAACTTTAATATCTGTTTCCCAGTGACCACCTTTTCCAGGAATGCCAATTATATGTTCATTAATATCTATGTCTGCGACATATCCATCATAATAAATTGGCTTATGAAACTTATGAATAGCAGAATCAAATCCCCATGTAGTGTACTGCATATAATACAAATAGTTTCCGTCTTCTCTGATAAGCTTATCAGATGGCGTCATAATAGCATAACTTCCAAAACCTAAGATAACTAATAGACCAATACTGCATAAAATTTTTTCAAACTTGCTCATAATTTTATTTTAATTACAATATTAATATAGTTATGTTTGCAAAAAATTCAATTATTAATACCAGACAGTATGATCCTTTAAATACTTTTCTCTTGCTTTTTTATATTCTTCTCTTTCTTTATCGCTAATATCATCAAGATACTTAAAAAATTGTCCAATTGTTGGAAAATTAATTTTGAATGATTCAAGATCTAATTGTTTATATATGAATATTGGATGAGGATCAACTTCAGATTCAGGATAGCGATAAGCTGTTGCATAATTTAAAAATCGCCATGCTTTATTCCAATTAGTATCATATTTCTTCTTTATTCTAAATGTGAAGAACTTAAGAAAAGAATATTCATTATAATATGTCAAGTCTTGGTCTGGACTAATCCTATATTCTAATACATGCTCAGATGCATAAGGAACGGCCCTGAATTCAATTTTCAAATCATCTTTGTATTTCATATGTTTAATATTTTGTTAAATAAAGTATATCACCGACATTATATTGTCCGAGTTTATCATAGAAAATATATATGTCTTTTTTCCATGAATAGAAAGAATTCTGGATTGTATATTTTGCAATCTTTGTAGTATATCCATGTTCATTAGTCTTCAACCTATCTATTTTATGTTTCTCACATGCTTCTTCAACTTTTACTACCTTAAATTCGGGTCCTAGAAAACCATCAGGTTTTACAATTAAATCAGCATTGATATTGAATTTAGTCATACCCATCTGTCCAATCTTATTACCAAGTAAAAGGCCAATTACCAAGATAACAAAGGCACCACAAATAATAAAATGTAAAGGAATTGTCATAATCATAATTTTTTAATATTAATATAATCTAATTTCAATGTTCTTCTCTCTTGCTTTCTTCATCTTGCCTGTATTACTATCCATAGAATTGGTAAATACAATCTGTACCTCTTTCCATGATCCTGTATTTCTATATTGTGGGTTAAGCTTCAAGAACTCTCCCTTTGACTTATAGTTGACAGGTTCACCAGTAAGAATGACTGGAATCTGATTGGATGATTCTTTGACAGCTTCTTGATGTTGGAACTTGAAGTCATCAAAATTCTTTCCAAGATGATTCAGAATCTTCATAACATTTTGATATTGCCATGAATTAGTATCATATACCCAAAGATATCCTTCTGTTGCAAGATGAGCCCAATTAGGAATTTCACCAAGAAGATGATTTACAACCTGTTCTGCAACTTTTGGACCACAGAATGGAAAATTACATGATTTGACAATGTCATTAAGAGTGAGATTATCAAGAATGTTCTTAAATGCTTTCTTGGCATTTTCTCCAAGTTTTCCACAACCAGCGCCAAAATAAACTTCCTCAGGTGAGCAAAGCAGAATATTGAATGGCATTTCTTTTTTCTCCACTTCAAAAAACTCCATAGTTTGTTCATCAGTATTGTCTAAATATTCCCATATTTCTTTTGCAGTTTGATTACCAATTGTTGGGATATTAAGTGATGTTACTGAAGACAAGAATTGCATTCTGATTCTGTCTTTCATCTCCATAAGTGCCATCAGGTGGATGTCATCCTCATAATAACCATAAGTAGTTGGCATTGGGATTTCTCCATCAGGATTTTCTTGAGTCACCTTGTACATAAATGGAATAATGTCACCAGCCAAACTCATAATAATCTTTGCACCAACAGTAATTCCTTTTTGACGAAGATAACCAAGATTATGACCTGAACACTTCTGTACCATTCGGCCATCCATCTCTACAGGTTTTACCCAAATAATAGGAATGAATTCATGAGTCTTACCGAGGTTCCAGGTGATATTCACGACTTCTGTTTCCTGAAGCATGGGAATGAATTTAATTGCTACACAATCCTTAGGACGATGTTCAGTAAGATTATTTCTACGATTCTTAACAATAGGTTTGATTACAATTCCATCCAAAGCATATTCACAGGTCTTTCGATAATCAGCATATGCATTATATACTTTCTCAAGAGCATCAGATTCATAAATTGAAGCATCTCTATTATAATAAGAAGGAAGAACATTATTATAAGGAAGCTCAGTAAACTCATGATCAATCCAAGTCCCATAACGCTCAGATCTATAGTCATAAATAACAATTGAAAGATCATTAAGCATTTCAAGAAATTCTTTATCTAATCCACTATAATCTCGGTTCAAAACACCAGAAACAAACGAACGGGGATTAGTAAACTTCTCTGCATATTTCTGTTCAAATATTGACTTCTTCACCAATACCTCTCCACGAAGTACATAATGGCCCTCTAAATGTACATATTCACTTGGAATGAAATTGATTAGATGATTCATTAAGTCTTTACCCCATTTGCCATCTCCTCTTGAAGAAATTGACTGGATCTTGTCATTGTTGATTTCACATTCAAATGAGCAACCATCAAATTTAGGAGTAATGATAACATGAAAAGAATTCTCCATATCAATATAGTTAGCAACCTGCTCATTGTATTTTTTCCAGTCAATGTTGCCATCCTTGTCTTTATGGATCTGTACTTTTGAAAGAGAACCCATAATGAATGGATGCTTGACGGTATAAGAAGGATTATGCTTAGAACCGACATTTGATTTGTTCTCAAGACCAAGCTCCTTCTCCAATTGGTCAAACTCATAGTCAGTCATAATCTCCTGACCATTGTAATAAGCCTCTTTTGCTTTATTGTAAAGCTCCAGTTTTTCCTTTTGAGTCATATTAATATATATAAATTAGAAAAGTTTGTCAATAGAAGCATTAAGACCTGCCTCCTTAAGAATTTCTACAATCTTTTTAGTCTCTTCTGCTGTATGTGTTCCGATATGATAGTAGAGAGGCTTAGTTTCTGAGACATAACCATCTTTCCAGTCATATACTGTGAAGACTGTACCATCATCAGTAACCCTCATCCACTCTCTCCATACCTTGTCTTTATCTCCAGTAAAATATGTTCCCAAGACATTTGAGATCTCTTCGGCAGTATTATAGATGACGCCATAATGGAATGAAGTACCAATAACATTGTTAAAATCTACTTCTGCAAAATTCTTGTTCATATCTTTAATATAATTAAGTTAAACAATCAATATTATTACATTAATAATATAGTTACATTTTTGAAAAATTCAATTATTGTTTAATTTAATTGAATATAAAGACAAAAAAATCTGGAAACTTGCATTTCCAGATTTATATATTTTATATGTGAATTTTGAGTTAGCATCCTCCATAATTATTTCTAGAATAGCCACATCCTCCATATCCCCATACTGGTGGAGTCCATCTAGCATTATCTGCCGCAGCTCTTCGTTCTGATCTTGCTTTTGCTGCTTTCTTTGCAGCTTCACTTTTTTTCTGCTTAGTGGTAACTTCTTTTAATGATTTATTATCATCCTTTAATAATTTCAATTCATCTTGCATTGATTTGATTGTTGCTTCAAGTTCAGCAATTCTTTTATCACGAAGATCCTCAAGTTCTTCCTCATTTATTTCATATATTTCATTATCATTAGTTACATATGCATATTTAGAAGAAAAATGCTCAGATAATTTTGTAATTAAGTCTTTCATTATATGTTCAAATATATTTTTTTCTATTTCTTATATATAAAAATAAAAAACTATTTAGATAACCAATATGGATATATTGAACCATCTTCATATATGACACCAAAGAAATGTTTCTTACTAAATAATGGACGTGTCATAGACTTAATCATATCCCATATATTTGCTTTACGATGCTTATCCCTCAGGAAACATGACATATTCATTATGACTTTGCCATCAAATCCTGGAATGAATTGTGAAAAATCAACTTCTTGCTTGCAGCCCCACCCAAATAATGGCTTAATCTTTACACCAAGAGTCTTTGGGATATCAACAAACATATCTGGGTGATCTTTGATTTCAACCAATCTATAGTTCTTATATCCCATATAATAAAAGAACTTGATATTATCTATGATGTCTTGTTTAGTCTTTATATATGGGGCACATGCATTCACATTCAATATGATCTTGTCTTTGTTTGGAATTGATCTTAGAAATTCATTATGACTAAACTTAGATTTGCTACCTCTTATTTCATCTGCTATTTTTTCATCATAATGCTGAGTAGTTATCTGAAAGTTGTCAACATGATTTACAATATACATGAACTTATCAGGATTCTTGTAACAGGTGTATGGAATTGAAGTTACAATATATATTTCAAGTTGCATGTTTGCTCTTATCCAATCAATAAGTTCAATGACTTCATCAAGAAATAGCAAAGGTTCACCACCACCAATTGTTACATACGGAGATTTTCCTTCATATTTTTTAAGCGTTTCACATATAGCTTTTATATTTGGCTTTATATATCCTTTGTCATCATATTTAGCAGCAATACAAAATGGGCATTTGTTTTCACATGATTTTGTCAAATGCACAATAAACTCACTAAATCCATGATCACAAGGGTTTACATTATATCTTAATTTACCGAACATTATATAAAGTAAATATTTTTATTCATATGAAGATGAAATCATATCATAAAGCTCTTTCATTTCTTTATCATTATTAATATATGCTTTATATTCACGTGATATATAATTCAAATGCTTTTTGACTTCATGTTGTGGGTGTTCTTTGTTTTTTAATGCATCTGCAACAAACATCATATTTTGTGCTAATGTTCGCATACATTGAAGACCCTCATAATCCAATTCAACATCTTCTTGGGTGTCACCATGAACTTCATTCCAATATTGAGATCCAACAAGAATACATGAATGCATTAAGAATGGAAGATTGAATTCTGATAAAGCTGTTGTACTACCTGCACGTCTTGATGAAACAACAGTTGCTATTGGCTTGAGCATTAATGCTTTTGGATTTGAAAAGAACAGTCTGGTCAGAAATGCTTTCATCTGACTTGTTATTCCTCCATAATAGACAGGTGACCCAAATATTATCCCATCAGCAGTTTCAGATTCTTCCATAAAATTGTCAATTATATTTGCGTCTTTCAGTGGGCATGGCAATCCATTCTTACAGTTTCTACAGTTTCTACAATCTTCAAATACATGAATATAGAAACTTGTCACTGTATGCCCATTTGACTTAAGAACATTCTTTATTTCATCAAATGCTCGTTCAACACAGGAATCTTCATTCTTTGGAGAGCTATTTACAAATATGAATTTCATTTTTCTTCCATTGATAATAATGCATTTCCACAAGTAATGCGATCTTCATCTTCTTCCTTAGATGGTATGAATACAATTACTTGCCAACCTTCTGCCAAAAGTGGCTGCTCAAATTGTCTATATACATCATACTTATAATATCCTTCTGGAGTTCCGATTCCATTTTCATTAGCTTCATTAGTCTCATGAATTGGAGTAATCTTTACAATGAACTTGTCTTTATCAAACAATCTGCTTAACTCCTTAGGATCTAATATTATTGTATCTGTAACTGGGAAGTTTAATGTATATTTTCTACCTTTTGGCATTGGAAGCTCTTTAGCAATATCGGAAATTTCTTGAAGTGTTAATGAACAACCCCTGAATAACTGATTTCTTTGAGCTTCATCGGTTGAATTAATAGATAACTGCAGTCCAGCTTCTCCATTATAATCATCATTCTTAATAGAACAGAATTCTTGAAGAATACTTGCCAACTTTTCTTTTCCGATTCCTTTTGGACACATTGTCGTAAATACTGGATGAATAGTGTCTGCCTTCATCATATTATTTACTAAACCACGAAGGTCATACTTTAAGAAATCAAGAACATTTCTAGCATTAAAAGAAGGCTCTCCCATTCTTGCTAAATGAAGATTAAATCTTCTTGTGTACTTACAACCACTAAAAGCAATAGCCTGAGTAACCTCTTCTGCAAGTTCTACTCTAGAGATATTACCTCCAAATTTTACTTTGGGACAGTCACAGAACATACATTTCATTGGACAGCCTTTCTGTGTTGAGATTGTGACAACCATCTTATCTTTTAGGTCTACTTTATGATGGGGAACAGAGTTGATTTCCTTCTTGAATCCAAGAAAATCAGCCTTAATATTATTTTCCTGACCATAATCTCCAACATAAAGATACTCCATAGTCTTATCAGTATCACAATAAATTGCCCCAGTACGAGTTTTAAATTCTTTAATCATATTATATATTATTTAAGTTATGTATTAAAAATTATATATATTTAATATAGTAAAATAATTCTGAAATTCAATCAAATATTAAAACAAAAAAGGGAAGTCTTTAAGATTTCCCTTATGATTTTACTAGCCAGTCAGCTACTGTAGTAACCAATGGTGCTAATGTTTTGTATCTCACTTCATAGCCCATTCCCTCAATCCAGCCTCTTGCTGCCTGATATACTTCATTTGACTTATATTTTGGATTTGGGTTTATGTCTATATCAATATACTTTGGCTTTGGACATCCGTATTTAACAAGACTTTCGGCAATGTTTAAGCTTTCTTCTACCTCTTTCAAAAGTCTTGTATTACGGATTCTCTCTTTTGGAGTTCTCCATCTCTTGAATATGCAATGAGCGCCATGTCCTGGTGTATACATTGCTATTACTGTTGAATATGTAGTATAGCTTCTCTTGTTCTGTGAGTCTGTTCCAACAAGAATCTCAATATTGTCATTCTTATGCTCCTCACAATAGTTCTTTACATATTCCTCTACGTTCTCTAGCTTCTCTCCAGTAAACTTCTTAAATGTTAATGTTCCAATCATCTTTCTTTTAATTTTAATAAATTATTAATTTCTAATTATTGTTTTCTTCATATTGTTATTTATATATTATAATGATAAAAAATAGTAAATATGTTTGTAGAATTCAATATGAAAGTTTTATTATTAAAAAATAAATATATAAAACTAAATATTATGATAGAATTATTTAAGTCATATTGGTTTAACATTCTTATTGCAGTATTGACCGCTTTCTTCGGTATCATGCAAGAAGTATGGGACGGCAATAGTGGTGTCGGATTCTGGAATCTATTTGGATTAGGTGCATGTGCAGGAATCTGTATGTCAGCAGCAGCTGAAGGCTTCAAATGCTTGATGATAGACTTCAATTTCAATTGGAAGAATGTTCTATATGGTGGCGTTGCTGCAGTAGTATTTGCATTATTGCTTCTATTTATTATATAGAAACTAAGTATTTTTGAAAACTATGAAAACACTAATAAAAACCCTTGATAGCGTACTATCAAGGGTTTATTGTTATGAAAAACATTGATTTAATCTTTTCAAACTTGTCAATTACTGAATCATAATGCTTCTGTAAATATGTTGATTCAATAATTGGAATAAATTTCAATATATCTTTCTTTACTTTGTCAGGAACAAAAAGACTGAACAAATTACTGTTTATTATGTCTATGAGATCATCTTTATATACTCCCATAATATACTTTATGTCTTTAGCAGTATAATATCCTCTCATCTTATCATAGATCATATTATACTTCTTCATTTGTCTTAATCCATAATCATATCTTTTCAATAACTCTTGATAGATAGAAATGTTAAAAGTATTAATTGCATTCTGAGACATTCTGATGAACTCTACTAAACTGTTTTTCTAAGGATATATAATTTTATTACTCTTTATATTGAGATGAGTCTGGGTCATTCTGCGGCCATCTGTGTGAATTATTCCTGTATACTTGACTTCTACTTTTCAGGTTTACTCTGAAGTGTTAATTGAGCACCGTCATTTATACCTTTGATGTAAAGATTCTTTAAGACAATCATAAGTGATTTCTCAAGATCTCCAAACTTTGATTCCTTCAATTGACTTATAGCTTCTTTTGCATTAGCTTCAGCTGTATCAAGTATAAGCTTGTTTAATTGTTCTTTAATATTCATATTCTTCGTATTCATCGTCATATTGTACATCAAATTCTTCTTCTAATTCATGACATAGATTCTCAAGCTCATCATCACTCATATATTCAATAAGAAAATCACAAATATTCTGGGAATCTATATAGTCTCTAATTCTTTGAAATTTCTCAACTGGTTTCATTAAGTCTATTTATTATATATATTTGTTATAAAATAATAAAACATTTTCATATAAATAGTTTTCTTTTATTACAAATAAATATATATAAAAGAACATTGACTACATATCATCATAGAAAGAGGCTTCATGATCATGCAACCACCTGTATAGATAATATTTAAAACCTTCTCTATGAGTGTTCTTGATACATTTATATTCTAATTCGTGATGATTATAGTCACTTTCAATTATCTGATGAGTTGTCATAACAAAGAACTCATCAGATATAAGTACTCTCCATAATGCTTTAAGACGATTCATAACTTATGCTTTAATTGATATATTTATGTCTTTTTGTATTCAATCAAGTTTTCAAAGACAAATGAACGCCATCCTTCAGAATTCAAGTCATAATATCTTACAACATTCTCCGGATATTCTTTTCCACCTCCCTTAGGCTCATTCTCTTTTCCCATTACATCAATAGACAATGTACCACGAGCATCCCTAACTTCTCCATTCTTCTTTGTATATTTGAATTCCACAATACCTGAATGAAGCAGTTTCTTGAACTCATTGATCTTATCTGTCTGACTATTTTCTACTTTTACTGTCTCCATATTCTATACTTTAATTGATTTATGGTCTAACACACATACTTGGAGCTGATGAAGTGAATACTACATATGTTCTTCCATTGTAATAGACACTTTGAACATCTACACTATATCTTTGTACATTATTGACTGCTGGTACTGGATCTGGAGATTTGACTGCTTTTACTGAATTTGTAAATACGCCAATCATAAACCCAATAACAAAAACCATAATAATTGTTATAATACCAAATTTCTTTTTCATAATACTTATTCTTTTTTATTGATTATTATACCGATAATTTGCCCAGAATGCTTCACAGTTCTTGCAATCACATCCACAAGTCTGTTCTGACCTTTCACAAATTCTATCTAACTCTTCATCTGAAATCACATAAGCCATAATTCAAAAATTTTAATTATCTTCTTAAATATTATTCATATTTTTTTCTGCCAACTACAATAGGAAGTTTCTTACGTTTGTATTCTGTAGATTTTATTCTTCTGATAATACCATCTACTGTTTCTGGTGTATATGTATCATATAATGTCTGCATGCTTGCCTGAAATACCTCAGGATGACTCTGAATGCCATAAAGATATGTCCTGATAATATTGTCTACCTTTTCATAAGCATCCATATTCTTACAATAAGCAAATTCAGGAGCAATCTGTCCCATGTCTCCAAGATCATTTACTCCGTTTCCATCTGTAGGAGTGATCTTCAAAGCATGTTCTAAAGCCAAATGTCTTTCTCCATCAGGACCAAACGGAGCATCATAATAATCTGTATAAAGATACTCTGCAAGATAATATACTTCATGCTTCCAAAGGCCACCGATTGGATTGAAGTCACAAACATCTCCATGAATTGTGAAGAATCCAAGATAATGCTCTGTAAGATTGTCAGTGTCCATTACAAGACCGTTGAAATAATTAGCTTCATTATAAAGATATGTCATACGAAGACGAGCCTTGATATTTCCCTGACCAATTGTTGTCATAAGATGTCTTTGTGAACAAGTAGCTCGCATAAGCATATATTCCTTCTGAAGATTCTCTGTCCACCATTGTCCTGACTTACAAAATGCCTTCATGCAAATTTTTGCGGAATCATTTTCTTCTTCAGAATTTGAGGAACATGGAAGAGAAATACCAATAAACTTGAGCTCTGGATTTCGTTTCTCAACCTCATGACAAATTGCAGCTGTAACTGTTGAGTCTAATCCGCCAGAAATACCCAAAATCATTGCTTGAAGATTATTTGACTCAAGATATTTCTGTGTCTCATTAACCATTGTTTCAAAAACTTTTGCGTAGTCCATAACTATCTATTTTTACAATGTTTATTTATAATATTAAGAAATCTATTACTAATGTGAATTGGTTTATAATCATTTTCCTGCCATGCTATAGCAGCATCTTGAAACAGTTTTTGATAATCAATTTCCATTATATTATTTTTTTTCTGGTAATCTTAAATGTTCTGGGACCTTGTGAAATTTCAACATTCATAAGCTTAAACATTTCAATGGGAAATGTATATTTATAAACAATATAATGCTTATTGTGACGATGCTTTCCACGTTTATAAACCTCAATATTATATCCATAAACATATTTTGAATTCATCCACCCATTTCCTATAGATGAATAACTAAAACACTGATTTACTGAACTTCTAACTCTTTCCTTTGCGGCCTTTGTTGTTCCATATCCCGTTAGAATAGTAGGCTTAATTCCAATTGTAAACTTCATATTCAAAAATTTAATTATTACCTAAATTAATCCATTAGACTCCATAAGATCTTCTACTGAATCATAGTCTCCAGCAGACTCTTCATAAAGCTGCTCAAGCTCATCCATTCCCATTTCTAACAATTCTGCTCTTGTATACATAATATATTCAATTTTTAATTATTACAATTATAATATAGAACAATCTTCAGAAAATTCAATTGATTCTTATAGATTATTTGTCTATACTGAAATAATTGTCAAACTCATCATTGAACCAATATTGGATGTTATCAATAAGCCCCTTAAGACTTTCATCAAGTTCATCCTTTTTAAGGACACTTGTTGTCCTAAGCCAGAAGCACCCATAAGGCATTGTGTCTGTTATATCAATGACAATCTCCCAATTGCCGTCAGAATAGTTTCTTGAAACAGCCCTTCCTAATCTTGATAATACACCAATATTAAAGCATCTGAAGAACATCATATATACTTCTCTTTCATGCCCACAACAAGATTCAAATGTATGTGTGTCAGGCAGACTATTCAAAAGATAATATAATTCTATACATTGCTTATCCATATCAGGAGGACAAGGTAATTCAGTCTTAATGTTTTCATTAATTTTCATAGTTTTCTAAATTTTCTTTTTGATGTTTTTATGAATGTAAGTTCAGCATTATTGAAAGATGTACGTCTTTCAATTATTATTCCAACAGTTTTGTCATTATGAAGTATATAGATTATCTCGTCATCAGAACGATGAATGTCTTCATGAAAATCCCCGTTAAGCCCAATTCCTCTATATTGTATCTCTACTTCTTCACCATTCTTATATGCTTCTTTTAATTTAAAATCTTCAATTATTTCGTCAATAAACTCATTAATTGAAGATGCAACTTCTTCAAGACATACTCGTATTTGCTTAACTGTATTGTTTTTCATAAGGATTATTATCTTTTGTTACCTCAATGGCAAGACCTTTTGGAATTAATTCCTGATAGTCAAAGTGATGTACATTGAGCCAGTCAATTTGTTGAAGACTTAATACCGCATAATGCTTATTTACAAATTTTATAATACTATCTGTAAGATTTATAAATTCAATAGTCTCTTCCTCAGTCATACTTGACATTGAGCGGAGATATGGTTTTATTTTCTCAATATTAAATACTTCTGACCAATATTCAGAATCATTAGCAACGCTTAATTCAACTAATTGAGAGGTATTTATAGCATAGACATAGCCAATGCCTTTTGTTGTTTTAACATACGTTTTGTATGGCAACCTTGTTGAAAGGTCTTGGATCAATAGTTGTTTTTCTTCTTGTGTCATAACTTTATTTTTTATAAGGATTATTTTCTTCAGTAACAGCAATAGCAAGACCCTTTTCAATAAGTCCACGATAATCAAAATGATGAGCATTAAGCCAGTCTTGACATCTAAAGTACATACCATAAGGATATTCAATATTTCCTTCACAACCAATCTCAAATAATTCTTTTTTCTCTTCATCAGTCATTGAAGACATTGGACGGAGATATGGCTTGCAATATTCAATAGATTCCCATTCATCACAATCAAAATAATATACTGATGAATCTTCTGTATCAATTGCTGTTGCTTTAACATTATTACTATGTAAGCATTTACAGATTATTCCATACATCAACCTTGCACTAAGGTCCTTCAACAGTAATTGTTTTTCTTCTTGTATCATAACTTTATTCTTTATAAGGATTATTTTCTTCTGTAACAGCAATAGCAAGACCCTTTTCAATAAGTCCCCTATAATCAAAATGATGAGCATTAAGCCAATCAATCATCTTTACGAATTCAACATTAGTGATAGTTGGAATTCCTTTAATCTGTTTGGCAAACTCATAATTATAATGTGCGGGAATTCTCCAAGTATTACAAGTGAATTCAAAACCAATCTCTTTAAATAATTCTTTAGTTTCTTTCTTCGTCATACTTGATATTGGGCAAAGATAAGGTTTGATGTCGCATTCATTATCATTAAAGTTGTCTCTTTTTGTGGCTTCAATATTCACCCCATATTCATTTCCAAATATGGTTTGATTGATTGTACAAAGATGACCATTACCTTTAGGGGTACTTACAATTACACCATACGACAGCCTTGCACTAAGATCTTGCAATAATAGTTTTTTATCCTCTTGTGTCATAATTCATTAAATATTAGTTGATTTTATTATATAATTCTATTAATGCTTCTTCTCCTAATATAACATCATCACCACATAATCTAATGGGTTTTAGCTTATATATTGGTTCATTTGCATCATAAGATATTTCATATATTTCTATAGGTATTGTATCTCGTGTATGTTTTTTAGTGAATATGTCACCAAGTTTAAATTTGCTTTCCATTATTTCTTATTTTATTATTTTAGATTTTTATTTTTCTTCAATTGAATTAAAAAATATTTCAATAAACTTCTCAACACTCTCACATTTATATTGAGTTTCAACATATGTTCCAGTCCAATCCGTATGGGTATGCAAATTAGTCTTCAAAAACTTTGTTATTTTTTCTTTATCCTCTTGTGTCATAACTTTACTTTATAATTAAAATAGACATTGTTATCTTCCAAAAATCTCATGTAATTTGAATTCATCCATTTGTCTAACCTTATAAGTTGTAAAGGGATCTGGATGTGTGTCTCTACTAAGTGTATTTGCTTCTGTATAGAACTTTCCTCCATAAAATTTGTCTGCATAGTCGCAAATCATTTTGATCTGAATATCTGTGGGCTTATATGCATAAGGAAAATCTGGTGTTCTGTTTTCAGGATTTCTTTCACCAATGAATGCTCCGTAACAATCATTATGATGGATCTTAACCCAGCCATCCTTTTCGAGCCAATAGTCAGGTGAATTACTTCCACTCCAAATAGATACACCATCTTTTGCCATTCTATTAGCATATATATTATTTCCCTTGAAGATCTGTTCAGCAATATTCATATGAATCATAGCGGAAGTTGGACCATTACCTCCATAGAATTCACCATCTGGAGACAGCCAACCAGCATCATAACCATCCATAATATTCTTCTTTATGATTCCATTCTGTAGATATTCCTTTCCCCAAGATGTCTTAAGAATTTCATCATAGATAGTCTCTTTAAGATCTGTAATCTTTTCGTCGCACATTGGATGATAATATCCTGTATTTGGATTACAAAATTCTTTAATGATGTCTAATACATTTTCAATATCTGATTCAACTAATGGAATACGCTTGATAAACATCTTATCTAAAAGCCATATATAAGATTTTTCAAACTTGACATAATCCTTATACATTGATCTGATAAGATTGACATACTTTACAATGAAATACAGTGCATATTGATAAGGTTTAGCATCACCACTTTCAACATCTCCTTCTAAATGAGACCAGACATTAGAACCATTTGAATAAAGATTCCATGCAAAATCATCTCCTCCAATAAGTTTTGCAGCAATATTATGAATACCAACATCAGACATGTTTTCCTCTCCATAATATCGCTTTACAATTTCTGTAATATTTGCATCATAGATAGCATAATTTGAATGCTTATTAAACTGTTTTACAATTTCATGATAACTTTCAACATAACCTTGTAAATCTTTGATCTTGTCATTCATAAGTTTTTGCCAATCATAGATGTATTCAGCATTCTGGAATCTTACGTTTTTATCATTTGTAAGATTGATGTTTACACCATCTTCACAAGTCTCAATGACAAAATTGTTCCTAAGAATTTGCAATGCATAGGATTCATTCATACCATTAAAACTTTTTACGTATGTTTCAATAGCCTCTTGAGGTTCTCCATTCAAAATATGTTCTTGAGCAATATCAAGAAGAACTTTGCCAAGATTTTCTCCGATTGAAAAATGTACATATGTACCCATATATTGATAAATTTTAATTACGTTATAAATATAGTAATTAACCCATAAAAATTCACAATAAAATACAGTAATTATATATTATCATTTTAATATGTATTCATAATCATTACGTGGCCAGAACTTTTCTATTACAATTACTTTATTGCCTTCATTAAACATATCATAATAATTTCTGCCATATAATCTATGTGTAGTATTATTGAACTGAACATCAACATTATAATGATATACAAAAACACCACCCTTACCGGGTAATCCAGTCCAAGATCCATATTTATACTTTCTTGTCACAATACCATCATACTTTATTGGCTGATGATATTTATAAACTGTAGAATCCCTATTATATAATGCATATTTCTTTACATAAATGTAGTCTTTTGTTTCTTTCACAACAACTGGACGAGAACTGAAAATAAGTCCACCCAATAGATAAATTATTATACCTGATAATATGCATGCTAAACTAATAAAAAACAGTTTTTCTTTCATATCAATAGACGTCTTTAGATGTTAGTTTGACAACATAACTGACAGTTTCATACTTATTATATAGAACTGTTCCCAAGTCTTCAGATGGTCTAACAATTTCCTCTTCATGATCCATAAAATTATTTCTAAGATTATTAATGACAGAATTATATTCATTAACAGCTCTAGAATAGTCACTAAATAGTTTTAGATCATCATCGAGATCTACAGCCATTGCATATTCAATTCCATTCTCTTTGAAAAATACCTGAGTTGATACAATATAAACTTTCATAATTATCTTTCATTTATATTTGTAGTATTGTCTGAATCCATATCAAGAATTTGTCCAGTAGACCAATCTGTCTTTATACAATGCTTAAAATACTCAGTATGCATTGTTGACAGACTGAATAGTGCTTGACCAACTTCTTTATTATATTCATCATCACTAAACCAAGGTTCATTAATTTCAAATTCAATATATCTGAAATTATAATCACCATGTGCTCCTGAAGTCTGATATTCATTTTCAATCAGTTCTTCAATGACAACTTTCATATGCTCTTTAGTGGAAAAGATTCCAACTAGCATGCCAGTACCTCTAATTAATGCAAACATATTAATATATAATTTAAGAAAAATTCAACCTCATTGTAATATAACCAATAATTCCCCAGTAGTTTTCCTTAAGATAAGTTTCATCTTTATCATTAAGAATTTCTATACAATGCAAGAATTCTAGAATAACGTTTTCTGGATAGTCAACTAATTTCTTAAGTTCATCCATTACTTTTGTCTGATTGTCTTTATTTTCACTAATTTTAGCAAAAATATCAACCATCTTTTGAACATCTGATGATTTATACTTTAACATATTCTTATATTTTTAATTACAGTTATAATATAGTAAATCCCAGAAATAATTCAATATTTCTGGGATAAAACTTATATATTATTTATAATTTAAATAACAATGTTCAATTCATAGCATGCATGTTCAAATTCTTTATTATTTCCCATATGCTTTCCAAAATCATCAGAAATCTTAATTGCCGGATGCCATAAACTATGTTCATTCATTCTACATTGAGACATCTTCATTACGATATTTTCATGTGGATAATTTTCACCATTTTTATCATATACATCGCATGTAAGATTTGTGCCGATTCCAAATGAACATTTAATATTTCTATTATCACAATATGTCTTAATTTTTACTGCTTTAGGAAAATCAAGAGCATTAGAGAATACAATTGTTTTGTTACTATAATCAATTCCCTTTCCCTTGTAGAATTCAATAGTCTTTTTGATAAATTCAATTTCATCTCCTGAATCTTGACGAACCCCATCAAAAAGCTTAGCCTGTTTTAATGAGAAGTTATTGAAGAACACATCTGATGTATATGTATCAGAAAGAGCAATACCAAGATCTCCATCATACACATTTACCCAATTCTCAAGAGCAATATAATTAGCCTGCTTATATCCATACTGTGCTCCATGGAACATAAACCATTCATGTGGATGTGTACCAATTGGCTTCATTCCATACTTAAGAGCGAAATATACGTTTGATGTTCCTACACAAGTCTTTGCATATTGTTTTAAAATACAGCAAACCTGATCTTGAACTTCTTGACTGAATCTACGACGTGTACCAAACTCAGAGAACAGCATTCCATTTTCATTAGCTAAATCAATTTTTTCTCTGAGTTTATTCATTGTTAGTTCCCAATCAATAACTTTGTCTTCATTATTGACCTCTGAAATAAGGAACATACAAGGAATCTCATATAAGGTACATTTATAGCATTTATCAGTTACCTCCATACAAAGTACATCATCTTCATTAAGATATACTTTGATCTTGCCATAATCAAATCGGAATGAATACAACCACTCCCAATAATATGTTGGAATGAAATCACTACGATGAGATTCTTTAAGCAAATAATATTCAGTAGATGTAAGACAAGCATTCTCACAGAACTCTTTAAGCTTTGCTTTGAATCTTTTAAGAAACTGTGGAGTACGTTTTACATTGTTCCTGTCTTTGAAAGTGAAAGTACATTCAGCATTTGGAAACAATTTCATATAAGCATAACTTGTAGTGAACTTATACAGATCTGTGTCAAGAATAGAATAAATCATTGTAAATATTTTTTATATTAAACTTATTAAATAATAGTTATTATATGATACTTTATGATATAAAAAGTGCCTTAAAGTTTACTATATGATACTTTAGATCACTTTCAAATTTTTATCTTCAATAAGTTCCATCAAAGAAGTACCATCATCAATAGAAGCAATACCATCCATAAAGACCTCAATCTTGAAGTTTTTCCAGTGCTTAATAAGATTCTTAATTGTCTCTTTTACACAATAGTCACCAGCAACTCCACATACAACTACATCTTCATTGACAATTCTTGTTCCTGAAGAAGACTCATAGTTAGCAAAATAGCAATTGCTTACAGTTGGAGTACTATTAGGATAAAGATGATGGAAAGTTCCACAGTGTTCAAACGCTCCATATTCTTCATGATTGAATGTTGTTCCCTTATTGACAATCTTTACAGGAATTCTTGTCTGAATCAATGCGTCATACAATTCCTTATTGATGTTAGCACCTTCAGTATTCTGTACACAATGAACAGGCCAGATACCACCATTTTTCTTGAATGACTCATCTTTGTTCAAATGCCAGTCTCTTGTAAAAATGATCTGATCAATAGTTGCCTTGTTCTTCTTTACATAATCAATAATAGGCTTGACAATGTTTTCTGCGCCTTTTACATACAATGCTCCATCAGGATTACAGAAATCATTCTGAGCATCAACAATAACAAGTGTTTTCTTCACTGAATTTGTGATCTTATTCTTCTTACTCATATTTATATATATTTTAATTTATATAAACAATATAGTTAAAATCTGTCAAAATTCAATAGAAAGTAATATTAAAATAAACTCATTTGTATTGCTCCAGTTGGATTAGCATCTGGTATTTGCATTACCTCCAAGAACCTGTTGATTGGATCAATGACTGTTTTCTTCCATTGTACTAGTTTGTCCATAGGAGGAGCCCAATCAGGCAGTTCACCAGCTTGATATCCGAAATACCCAGTTGTCTTGTCATTGATTCTTATATTATAATATTTGATCTTTCCTGAATAGAACTTCTTGTTGTCCTCACCATTTTGATGAGCCATAAAATTGAATCTTGCTACTGACTGGACAGATACAGGACATTGTTTACCGAGAATAAGAGCATCTTCATCTTCAACTACATATTTCTTATAGTCACCAACACCAACAGATTGTGATATGTCTTCAATAGGAGCATTATAGAACTGTTTTCTGTAGTTAGCTAACTTTTGATTGAAATTAATCATATATAGATCTTTCTCATTCTCATTATACTCAAACATAAGACTATTCATAAGATCTGTCAATATAGTCCTGCATAGCTTTGGTGTAGTTGACTTAATGATCTCAATACCTGTTCCAGACACCTTTGGTACATCATAGAACTTACCCTTCACATAAGCATAGCCCTTAAGGTATTTCTTTTTCTTCAAACATATCTGAGCCCTTACAATTGTCTCCAATTCAAACTCATGTACATTCTTTCCATGTCTTGGTTCATAGATGTCTCTACACCATTGATTGTTCTGGCCATCCAAGAACTCTTTATTGAATTTAAGAATCCAGTCAACCTTAGAACGATCTTCTTTATATTTCTCTTTATATTCTGGCATCATGCATTTGAATAAATTTCCATAAGTAGAATAGACTGAGTCAGTGTCAGAATATACGCTTACTGGAGTTGTCCTATACCATTCATGCATGCTTTCATCAAGAGCAAAATCAAACTTCTCCCAAAGATCTTTACGTTTCCATATTGTCTCATGGAAGAACTCTTCCAAATTATGCCACATAGTCTTTGTAAGATGTCTGCATTCTCCCGTGATGTCTGCCGCAAGTGAAGCATTAAAGAAGAAAAAGTATTGATTAGCACAAGCACCATACAATCCATTACCCAAAACCTTATGAGCTAACTCAAGCAAAGTATATTCATGTCTGAGATCAACAACTTCAACTCTAAACTTCTTCAACTCTTCAGTTTCCATTTCATATAGATCATCCATTGTCTTATGAAACTTCAACTTCATAAGGTCTAATACATCATCAGATACTTTTGTATGCTTTTTCTTATTGTTTATTATATTATCAATCTCTACTAATAGTTCTGAATCTATTCTTTGTCCAGTATACTTATATTTGTCTCGTAAGCCCTTTAATTTAGCCTGAATACGACGGAATGCATAGTCTTTATCATTCTTATATACATTACCCATTACTGATACAAAATAGTCTGGGTTATGACGGAATTCTTCAAGCTCCTGCTCTGACCATTTCTGAATTGTATATCTACCAAAGCTATCTGGCCCAACTCTCTTCTCATGGAAATTCTCAAATGACAGATTGCAAGTACGAACTTGAGAAGGATAAAGCGAAGCAAAATCATCACAAACACAAAACTCATAACGTCCTGGAACACAAGCACAAAATGCTCCCTCATACGGTACTTTTGTTCTTTCTATAGCATCATAGTCCCATACAACTTTCTTTCCTTGTGAATAGAACTCTTCAAATACATTAGCTGTTCCTAAGGCTACTTGTCCAAAAGCTGAAAGAAGAGGAACCAATGTTACTGAAGATACTGCACATGGTGATTCAACAGCTTTCAACTTATAATGAATAAGCTCTCCAATACAACTATCAATAGCATTATAGAAATAATACCACTCAGGATCTTTCTCATATAGATCTTGCAATGTTCCCTCATATTTGATCTTATGAGCTTTTACTGCAGCATTACCTACCCAATCCAAAGAATATGATTCATAAGGTCTCAAAATATAATCATAGTCTTTAACAATCTGCATATAGTCCAAGATAATAGAATGACATGGGCCTGGGCATTTCTTCTTTACACCACCAACATCTTCCCAACTATACTGTCTTGTCTCTCCTGTTGGGGATGCTTTCCTTATCATATTCCAAGCAACATTCTTACCAAATCTTCTAATGATTCTATTTACAAGATACTGCCAGTCAAATCCGTATGAATTCCAACCAGCTAAACAACCAATCTTAGGAATGATAATAGTAAAGAAATGCTTAAGCATATCATCTTCATTAATGAAATGCTGATATAAGACTTTAGGTTTCCATCCATTACTTTCAACAAGATTCTTTGCAAACTCATTATTCTCAATCCAATCAAGATAACGTTTTTTGAATAATGCAATCTGATCTTCATTCAACTGGTGAAGACCATAGACAATACAACTTAGATCTGGCCCAACTAATGAAATAGCTGTAACTTTTTGTTCTGCTAATTCTGGATCAGGAAACTCATCACTTACCTCAGTCTCAATATCAAAGAAATATAATTTTGGAAAATATTGAGCATGCATTTCAGTATTTAGATCTTCTGGTAACTCATACATGAATTCAAGAATGTCAAATTCATTTGGAGTATAATTCATAGTATCCTTAAATACCTTGTTTGCTCTTTTTCCGTTCCATGTTTCAAATTCGCCATTTGCGTCATATTCATAAGACTTAATATGATGTAAATGTCTTGAATAAAATTTTCTATTTCCCATCTTATCAATATAAGAAATAGTCAATTTTTGGTCTTTCTTATTCCATGTTCTATCAAGTATCATAATTAAAAATTAAATAAATTATTAAATCTGAAAATATCAGATATAGGATCAACTCCTATTTTTATATATATTATTAAATTGTCAACTTTATATATTAATATAGTTAAATTTCATCAGTAATTTCATAAAGTCTTTGTTTTCTAATACTAGATATCTTTTGTCTGTTTGCTTCTATTTGTTTCAATAGCTCACAATTCTTCTTACTTAATTCTAGATTTTCTTCCTCTATACCCATACAATATTCATCTATTAATTCATCTCTGTCAAAAGAAACAATATATGAATACATCTTATAGTCATCAGATTGCCATGTTTTATGATTACTTAAAGTTTTCTGTATTGGATGTCGTAAATCATCACCTTCAGCATTAACATATCTTTGTACTAATGGCAAATATAATTTGTCTCCATTTTCTGATACTAGATTCAATATTACACTATCACCAACAAACTGGTTATGGGTCTTTTCTACTTTATCAATAATGAATTGCTCTACTTTTGGTGATTGATTATCAAGAGATATTCCATATATGATAGTAAAATTATCAATATAGTCAAAATGATTATACATAACTTAAATACACATTTATATTTATATATAAAAATAGTAAATTTTACAGAAAAATATACAACAAAAAAGAAGAGATATTGCTATCCCTTCTTTCTATATAAAATATATAATCTATACTTATTTATTATCAATGTTTATAAAATGGGAGTCCCTATGATTCTTACTTAATATATTACCACCCATTAACATATCTGCTTGCTTTAGATTAGGATCATCTTCTTTAATAGTTTTGTCTGTATCTTCCTTATCAATAGTATTTTCATTTACTTGTCTATCTATTACAGCAGGATCATTGTCTAAACTACTTTCTTCTTCCTTTATCTTGTTCTCTATGCCAGTTAATCCAGTTTCATTATCATGAGCGTGTTCTATTGCTTCATCTACAGAATCATATTTAGGCTCTTCTTTTTTCTCTTCTGGTAATTTTTCTGTTTCATAGAACTCTTTTACCTGTTCAGGTTCTAACATGATAGGTGGTTGTTCTGGTCCCTTTTCAGGTATTTTTCCAAAAAATGTTTCCTCTTCTTGCTCAGGTTGTTCTTCTATAAATGTGGTTTCTGGTGCTTTTTCAATGACCTCTTGAAGTTTCTCTTCATTTTGTTCATCAATTAGCTTCTTATTTTCCAATTTAGCTTCTTCTTCATCTGTCAAATAGTTAGTTATCATAGATGTCAATAAAAGAGCAGCAATAGGGAGAATAGCTCCAACTACATAGGTTATGATGACTGTAGCCTGATCATCAGGTAATTGTGTCCAAATGAATATTGGTTCTTTGAAATATCTTAGATCAGCTACTGAATTTGATATGATGTATTTATATGAACTATATACATTACCAATAACCTGTACTAAAGTAAACATTGTCATCAATGCCCATGGGATGACTCTATTTCGGTCCTTCTTAGATGTCAACAATGAAAACAATACTGCAGCTTGTCCAACCTCAAATGCAAAAGCAAGAATAATACTCATGACTGTATTGTTCGCTAAGCCAAAGAAAGCTATAGCATGCCAGAATGAACTACCTGCAACAATAAGATAAAGTATAGAAAACAATAATATATACCAAAATTTCTTTGTCTTCAACATGTCTTTCTTCTTTTATTCATTAAATATATTTCATTTCATCCTCATTAAGTACTAATTTCAATGGGAATTTGTTTGTTGTATTTGTTTCACATGTCTTGAATATGTCTACTAAGATGTCTTTTGTATCATTCACATCTTCACATTTATATTCAAACACATCAAACTTAATTACATATTGCATCTTTTCAACTCTTATATAAGCATATTTCTCATCATTTGATTTGGAATCATAAGATGTCATAAACTCAAATGTATCATCACTTGTTGATTCATCATCCTTTTCATATTTGTCATAAACAAAATATACATCAAAAATGTTTTTTCTGTTCTTTCCAAAGAAATGCTCAGCAAGTTTTGGATCACCTGGGAGTTGAGATAGAAATACGTCTTGAACATAGATCTGGAAACTGTCTTCATTATATGTTTCCGGTACTTGAAATTCTAGAAATTTCTGTTCTGGATTACAATCAAAAACAACTTCAAGATTCTTTACTCCATAAAGTTCAAATTCTTCTTTTATATAATTATTAAATGATTTCATTTATAGACTTCTCATATTATATATATTTGGCATACTATGAGCTTCAGAATACTGATCTTCTTCATTATATTTTTCTTGTCTAGACTCACCAACAATATTCAATATTTCATTGAATGCCATCCATAATGTCTTGTCATTCTTGATGAATTTGATAACTTTCATCTTGATAGCTGTAATTGATGATTCTGCAATACCATTGTCTTTAGCCAGTTTCTTAGCTTTAACCTGTGCATAACCGTTAAGACCAAATAATGAATAGAAGATCTTAAGGTCTCTTTCACTAAAGTTGTCATTCAACTTACTGTAGACTGTTTTCCATAGCATATTGAGATCTTCCTGATCAATACCTTTGTTGCCATTTTCTCCATTGTCAATGAAATCAAATAATGTCTTTCCCTTTCCATCTTTGTCATGCACAACATACTGAGATCCAGATACCGCATATGACTTAGTGTTATGTCCCTTCTGATCTCTTTCTTTTTTCTGCTGTGATGCAGGAACTCTTACAAGATGTGACTTATGCTTGATCTCATCCTTGATACCATTATTGATACAATAAGCAGCATACTGAGTAAATGAATAGTTTGCTGACTTACTGTTCTCTTCCTTTTCTGCTTCAACCCATTTTCCATTAGCATCACGTACTTTACGTTTACCAAATGAATTCATAGCATAAGTAAGGGCTTCATAAGCCACAGAAATAAGATCGTCATAACCAAGAGATGACTTGTTGAACCACTGTCTGATGATCTTATGGATCAATGGCTCATACTGCTTGGCAATTTTGTTTCTGCCTGCTTCTGACTTCAAATCAAGAAGAATCTCATCTGGTGAAATCTTCTTTGTAATAATTGATTCAAATTGTTCCTTTGTCTGAAATACTGGGATTTCTAACAAACGTTCATTTCTACTAATACGAGTAATTGCCTGATAAAGTTCTTTCAAATGTGGATCTGATGGTAGACCCTTGTTGTAGAAATATTCTAATGCATTGTCTGCTTGCAACTGTGGATCCAAATCTTGAAGATATGTTTCATTATTGATAATCAACCAGTTGATAACTTCTTTAGCATCATCAGAAATGAATTTGGATGCAATCTCCAAATATTTCTTCAAATCATCTGCAGAAATATAGTTAATTGTGTCTTTCTGTACATTCAAAGATTTAGAATCCTTTGCTTCATTAAAATTAGAAAAATTTTTCATATTCGCTTTATATTTATTTTATACATTTTATTTTAACATCCAACAATTGTCTAACTGAATAGACTTTATGTTTCAATATAAAAATAGAAAAAATTCTAAAAAATTCAATAAAATTATATAAAAAATTTAAAAATTTTGTTATTTTTTAATTGAATAGGAATTGTATCTTTTTCTATTTTATATTATATAAAAATAAATTTATGTATTTATTTTGATGAAGCTTATAAAGAAAATATTATCAAATTTTTTGATATTCAAGATATTAGCATTTTTGGAATCTATCTATTACTATGCAAAGGACTATAATTTGATAAGTGAGGCATTCTATTCAAATGAATTCAAAGATCTTATTAAAAAATATATCAAATGTGATTTGTCTAAAGATTGGATTGGACGATTATATGGAATTATCAATCCAATAATAGACATCAATGGTAAAGTAGACATTTCATCAATGATCATTGAATTAGATGATGATAAGACAAATGACATTGAATATATAAAGAACTGGATCTACAGACAAATGTCACTTTTGAATTCATTGTTCAAAATAAATAATCTGTATGAATATATTACATTAGACATTACTCATGTAGGACCGGAAAATTATGACAATTACCTCATAGTATTTGATATGATATCTAGAAAATATATGAGCAGATGTTTCAAGAAAATGATGATTCACCTTGGAATATATTTAGTAATTGCATTAATCATAATAGGAATAATTTTGTTATAAATATATATAGACTATAAAAATTTATGGATCAATTAGCAAAACAAAAAGAATTAGAAGAATATAAGAAATTAATTGATTCTAAATCTTTGAAAGAGGTTTTAGAAATTGAAAAGGGCGTTATAGATGAAGCCAATGAACTTAATACAAAGATTGCAAAGCATCAATTCAAATTACCAACAAAAGGATATAAAGAAGTTGCTGAGGCTATCAGATATTTTTTGAATAAGCAAGCAGTTACTTGGCAATATACTGTTGGTTTGATTACTATGTATGACTTCTGGGATCCTAAGACACGTCCAGCGACTGTATTATATCCAATGTTTGATGGAACATTAAGAACACTTGGTGAAATGAAGTTTGAAGGATATGACGAATGGAAGAAGGTTGTCGCAATCAACAAGTTTTTTGAAGATTTAAGAGATGAATATTCAGTATTGACAGAACAAATCTGGGATAATGCGTCAAAACATAATATCATCCTTGATAGACTACAGATTTTGGATCCTGCTTCAGCTAACCAAAATGGTGTTGCTCCAGTTGAGGTACGATCTGAGTAATGGCGAATATATCTCTAGCGGGTAAATCATTGGGAGTGTTAATATGTTCTATTAAGCTTGCTTTGGTTTATCCGCATTTTTATAAATATAATTTTTAATAAATATACTATACTATTATGGAGAATTTTCAAAGACTATATGAAATAGATTTTACTAATGGAGTAATAACAGACTTGGCTGGCATGTATCAAATATTGGCTAGTAAGAACAAACAGTCAGAAATAAGATTAGCAATTGTTGGCAGTAGATCTATTACTGATGAGAAACTTGTTGAAAGAATATTCAATGTATTCAAATATATGTTTGGTGCTCCAAAAGAAATAGTCTCTGGTGGAGCAAAAGGTCCTGATTCATTTGGAGAGAATTGGGCAAAGAAAAACAATATTCCAGTAAAGATCTTCAAAGCAGAATGGGAAAAATATGGGAAATCTGCAGGATTTAGACGTAATGAGGACATCATAGCAAATTGTGATGTTTGTCTTGCTATATGGGATGGCAAATCTCATGGAACAAAAAATGATTTTGAATGGTGCAAGAAATATAAGAAAGAAGTATTAGTATTCAATACAACAGAATATATGACAAATGAATTCTCAGGATTCTATTATGCATCATTTGAAGAAGACAATAATACACAAGAGACACTTATAGAAGAAAAACCTGAACCAACTCCTAATCCAACACCACATAAGAAATACACAAAAAATAACAGATGGCTTCCACAGTCAGGTGTTATTGAGATCTAATTGTGGCTCAACGAATAAAGAAAGCAGATCTAAAACCAAAATCAAAATTAGGTATAGACAAAAAATTCAAAATTTGTTGGAACTGTATGTTCTGGAATAAAGAGAATGGTAGATGCCCATGGATTCCAGATAAGTTTTCTAGACCACCAACAAATTATTCAAATTTCCCATATAATCATAATTGCCCAAATAGTAGATTGTTCAGATATAGTATAGAGTATTTAGAAGAAGACTATGATACATATTCATACAAACAAAGAGGATAGTTGTCTACCCTCTTTTATTTTGTGATATTTGTTATTCTATTCCGCTCCTGTAATATCAAAAATCTTTTTCCAACATGTTGGGCATACACCAGAGATAAGCATTTCTCGGTCTGCTAATGAAAGATATGGAAAAGCATTTTGTACTAAATCTCCATTCTTATAGTTCTCATAGTCATGCTCATTAACATGAATTTCGTTTTCCTTGCCACACTGCGGGCATTTTGTAATTAATGTAATCATATTATATATATTATTTATATGTTGATTATTAGAATGATGGATCTCTGTAGTTTTCTGCATGACCAACATGAATTGAAGAAGTACCCCACATGTCCTGTCCCTTTGGCATCCATCGGCCATTCTTACGAAGTGTATAAGTTGTACCGGTACGATATCCCCAATAACCCCACTTGTCAGGATGATCCTCAGAAAGATATTCATTGATCACTTCATTTGGAAGATACTGAATTCCATCAACTGTGGTGATCTTTTCCATGTCTTCATCCTTGATATGAGCCACCCGAATAGTCTTGTTTGAAGTAACCTTTGTAACTACCATTGCATACCTGTCAGTTCCACAAAACATTGTTGCACACATACCAGCAGTAAGATTATTCTTTTCGGACCTGTGGCAGTTCATTGCCTCATTTAACTCGTTGAAATGTATCCAGTTTCTCATAACTATAAAGTTTAAAAATTAATAATTACATATTTAATATAGTCATTCATCAGAAAAATTCAATAGATCATAGACTATTTATCAGTAAATCTAAACAAATAGCCACAATGTTCACACTTAAATACTTCACCATTTTCATCAAGAGCATCATTAATGATAACTGGTGTATCTTTCTTACACTTTGGACATCTAATAAACATAGTATTTCCTCCTAATATATTTTAATTATTGATTATTTTCTTCAAACTCATTCTCCAAATCATATGCAGCAATTAAAGATTCAGTGAATTTATCAATCTCACCTGCAGGAAAATAATTTGCAACTTCCTGAAGAACTTTATCTTTATCAAGAAGTTCAATAACCTTTTCAAACTTTTCGTACCATTCCATATTCTTCACTAATTAATGATATATAATATTTGTTGACAATATTAATATAGTTCATTATACAGAATATTCAATGCTAATCTATAGTTTCTTGAACATATTTACTATAATAATACGAATAGTTCTTTAATATGTCATTATATTTGACTTCAGTTATATTCAAGATATCTATGATCTGCCATTTGTCAGTTATGATATTATATTTTCCTGAATTCTGAAGACATACAAACTGTAGAAATATTTCTTTTGTTATCATATGAAAGATATATATATTTTAATTAAAAATATACAAAAAATGGAAGACTTAACAGTCTTCCATTATAAAGAAATTATATGAATTATACAATCAATTAAACTACTAGTTCAAATACTGGGCGACAGTTGCATTTTACAACATTACCCTGTTTGTTCATAATGAATGGATCCTTACCATCCTGTACTTCAAACTCCTTGATAGTGACTCTTACATGATCACCAGGCTTGTAGTTGAGAGTATCAAATGAATCAACTGGCATAAGACCAGTAATATATTGTCCATCCAATTCTACGAATGCACCAGTCTTCTTTGATGAATTGATAATACCAGTTACAGTACCATCAAATATCTGGGATTCTACACTAACATTCTTTCCAGATTCCTTAAGCTTATTAAGCATCTCAAAGTTATTATAGATGTCATATAAGTTCTTCATACCAGTAACCTGAAGTACCAGCTTACGAGATCCAACCAAAGACTTCTCAATCAACTTATTAGGACCATACCCAACAGTCTTAAAGTCTACAAACTTCTGAGGAATGATGTCTACTTCCTCTCCAATCCACTTCTCAAAGTCATGCTCAATGTTCAATACAATATGTGAACCGGGAATGAATACTGAATGAGTATAGTTACGACCAGTAAGTTCATTCAACTCATCAATATTGGTATGACAAATATAACCACCCTTTACAAGATCATCAATATATACATGAATTGACTGCATCTTCTCAATAGACTTCAAAATACGATGTGTCCAGATCCTATAATATCCCTGAATAACGGATACATAATACTTATTGTCCTTCTTCTCCCTTACCTCAAAGGCAAGCATATTGTTATGTGTAGCAAGATAAGCATTAATGCTATCAAAGCATGTGGTGAAGTTCTCATTAGAATAAAGCTCGTTCTTTACTCCAGGAATTGAGAATGTCATTGAGGTCTTATTGAAAGATACAACATTGCCAACATAGACTTGACCAAGCTCAATATTGATGACATTATTGACAACAGATGAATGCTTAGTATCCTGTGCAATAGGAGTATTATAAAAAGTTGCGAATGCTTTAGCGATATTCATATTAGCATAATTTCTAGAGATGTACTTAATTCTCTCTTTGTCATTCTTAAAACCACTAAATACATCACCTTCAATATCACTAAATGTAATAAGTTTATTGGTGTTAATTTCCTTTCTCATTGATTCTAAATTTTTAAAAGGGTTAAACAAAAATTATTATTTATTAAAAAGTTTTAATATATATTAAATATAGATAAATACAATAAATAAATTCAAACAGAAAGTGAAAAATATTTATTCAAATCTATATTTTTTTCACCACAATATGCGAAAATTGATTTCAACAACTTGACAAACAGATAGTCATCATCATTTGTAAAGTTTTCTTTTCCAATTATACCAATTTTTTCCATAGTATCAAACATATCATTCAAAATGTCTTCTTCACAGTTTTGATAGATTTTATTTGAAAACTCTTTACAAACGTGATCTAAATTTATACGTGTATTGCTTTCCATATATTATATATCTTTTATTTAAGTTTAATAGGTAGATTGAAATAGTTATTAAGATCCATATTGTTTATATAGCATAATGCTAATATGAGAATCAATTGTACAAATCCACCTGTTTCATCAAACTTGTAGTCTATCTTTTGAACATGCCCATCTTTATATTCTAATATCTGATTCAAAAGATAGTCTCCAAGTTTATTATATATTATTTCATTGTCTTTTGTAAGATCTTCTTCAGTCAATTCATCTTTAGGGATATCTGGAACAACTTTCAATCTAATCAATTCATTATAAGATGCCAGTCCCATATAATTCAAATCTGTTTCAAACATATGTCTATGCTCCTTTTACTAAGTTATCTGCTTCATCTGGCTTTTTAGGATTGCCTAATCTGTCTAATGCTTTCAAACATATACCGGAATCATCCCATTCATAATCAAGTAATGTGTCATTCCATTTTACTTTGCCTGTTATAATATTTGGAACTTCATCATAATTGACCTTTTCAATAATTGCTGGACGCCCATCTTTAGTCATTACTGGTTTATCATCATTAATCCATTGTTCATCAATAGGATCACCTTTCGTTTCCATTATAAAATTTGTAAATCTTCTCATTATTAAATTAAACTAATATTTAATTAAAAATAATTAAGGTTTTTCAAGAATAAATAGAATATCCTGATTAGTAATCTTCCAATCCCTTATATTCCACCCATCAGCAATAAACTTATCAATGACTTTATTAGTCCAATATTTGGATTCACCAACGGATTCTTTGATCCATTCTTCACCAGCTAATTCTACATCTATTACTTTAATCATAACTCTTTAATTTATTGATTTTATCTATTATATCCTTTGAAGCCTGTCTATGATCAATATTGATATGCAAGCCACAAGAAGGGCAAATTAATGTTTTTTCATCATCCATTAAATCTTCTACCGTAAATTGTACAAAACTATTACAGCTTGGGCAATGAAAATAATGTTGTAACAGTTCTTTATCTCTTGCTTTCATATATGACTTTGTCTTTTATGTCTTCATATAACATATAATTGATTTGTGCTGTTGATAGAGGCAAGGCAACCCATAGATCATCTTTATATAGATAATGATATATCTTATTTAATAGATCTCCTTCTTCAGTTGTACAATTAGCTATCCATGGGCCGCAAACATCATCACCTCTTGTCTTACTAAACCATTGCGCATAGCCTTGACAAGCCTTCCTACAAATATTCCTCCACAACATATATTCAATATCTGTCAAGACATACTTCCCTAAGATATTCTTATAATATATGTTTCTAATTGCCTTTAATATATTCATAATCTAAACTTACTATCAAATACTTCCATTAACTTATTGAATTGTTCAACGGTATCAATATCTGCACTACCTATAGTTTCACAACTATCATTATCTATATGTAAATGCCAAAGCGTTCCTCTATTGTTCCATCCATTATCTATGTCTAATTTAATGGGATGATAATCATTAGTCCATATTCTAAATACCTTATAGTTATTTATTCCAAAAGCTTCTTTTTGATATCCAGCCATCAAATCAGTTTCATGTACAAGATGTTCAAATCCTGCATTCAATAGAATTTCTTCAGTAATGGTATTATTCATAAATCATTCTTCTACATCCTTTTTATCTGCTTTATCAACTATAACATCAGACTTAAGAGCATCAAATTTCTTTCTTAATTCTTCAAGTTCTGCTTGTTTTTTAGCCTTCTGCTCTTCCCATTTCTTATCAAATACTTCTTTCCAGTTCTCCCCATACTCACTTGTCATGACTTCATCGATTTCATCTCCATAGTAATCATACTCCCAGAAAAGCAATGGATTTCTCTCTTCAATCTCAATGTCCACATCATAATGATCTTTCCACCACTTCTTAACGGTCTCAGCGCTTGATGTAGGAGATGCACCCATAGCCAAAGTATTTCTGAATTTCATCTCATCACGATTGAATGAATAGAAGTTCTTGCAAGTAGAAATAAGTTCCATCACCTTATCAGTAACCTTCTGAGCAATCTCATTCTGAGTCTTCTCATAACCTACATAATAAGGAGCAACAATATCCTTGATATGATTCTTCAAAGGAGCAACTTTTTCATAGCCACGATAAGCAGGATGATAGCCATTTTCATCTTCATATGATTCAAAATATTTATCCTTTGAACCACCCTTTGTAAGATACTCTTCCAATATCTCAATATCTTCTCTCCATTCAGACTTGATACGATAAGCATCCAAATACTTATTCAATATATAAGTATACTCATCTTGTGAAAGATAATGACGATCATATACTGGGCCATCTTTCTTTTCATCAATCTTACCATCTTTATATTCTTGAATAAGGTTGTCCCAATCTGCTTCAGGCTGAGCCTTAGCAAACATTTCACGGTAGCAATCTTCCATTGCTTGAATCAAAACATCTTCTCTTTCTAACATAGTTGTAAAATTTAAGTTTATATATAATTATATTATAATATAGAACAGATTTTCAATAATATAAAGATATATCTGTTAATAAAAGTTAATTACTAAGTAAAAAGTATAGAGAACCTAAACATCCCAATAATACAATAAACAACATAATAGCTGTTACATGAGTCTTAATCTTATCTTTCATATTATTAAAGTTTTATTAGATTATGATAATTTCGTGGATATATAAATGTTCTTATCTGATCAATTGCTGACCAATATCCTCCTTTAAGGAGAGCATATCCTCCTTCTTTTATAATTTTTACTTTTATATGAGTTTGAAAAGGCTTTTTAATAATACTAACTATTTCACCATGACAAATTACAGCATTAGAAGTACTAGTAGTTTCTCCCCATGCAACATGATCACCAACATTAAGTGATTTTCCTTGAATATCTTCTATTTCTGTAATCATAGATCTTTATTTTAGAATGTTCTTTACACAATCAGCAACAGTCTTACCATCTGCTCCAAGAAGCTTTTCTTTAACTTCTTTAATAACAACACCCATCATTTTCTTCTCAATACCATCTGAGTAGTTCTCATTAAGATAGTTGACAATATCCTCTTGTGTAGGCAATGCTGGCAAGAGTTCTTGAAGCACCTTAGCTTGAGCATATTCTGCATCTGCCAAGTCTTGCCGGTTGTTCTGCTTATAGATATCTGCAGAATTGTTTCTATCAGCAATCATCTTATTGATCAAATTGATCTCCTCAGCATCATTATACTCTCTTGCATTCTTTGCTGTCTTGAACTCAAGAATCTTTGCCTTAAGCAGCTTATATGTTTCTGATGCTACCTTATCATGGGCTTTCATAGCTTCCATAATTTTCTTATTGATGTCTATCATGATTTTTTTTATTTTAGAATTTTTAATTAATTTTATTTTTTATGAAGGGTTCCTGTTACAAGTTGTGTATGAACAGAAACACATTTATTATGATCTGTTGATTCTGTAATTATCAAACTATACTTTGCTCCATTCTCCCCATATAAATATTTGATAGTTACTGTTTGAGTCATTGGCTGTTGATGATCATATATTCCACCATTAATTGAGCTTTGTAGCATTAACATACCAAAACAAAAAAACATACCTAATAAAAAAGTTTTTAAATTTTTCATAATTCTAATCTTTTAAAATGTTAAAAAAACTATTTTCATAATCAAATTCCTTTATCTAAATACACTGCCTTATCTATTAAAATTATACAATATATAGCAACTATAGCACATAATAACCAAATAAATATATATAATGTTGTTGCAAGATATGGATATTTCGTTTCATTTAGTGTTATTTGTAAATTATACCACCATAATAATGATATAAAAAATAACATACCAATAAAAAATAATGTAACTAATACTATTGTCATTATTTTAGGTATTATAAAAAACAGAATGAAAAAGACAAAACATCCAATTCCAAATAGAGTTTCTCCCAAATTATTTTTAAAATATTCTTTTAGCTCTTTACCAATATTAGAAAAATAATTTACTAATGCATCTCGTATCTTTCTAAATATATTCATCATACACAAAACCATTTATGACAATACCCACATGTTATAGTATTTTCTAATTCATTATATCTAAGCTGCCTCCTCTGTATATCTAAATTTGTATATTCAAGAGTAGCTCCACACATTGGACATACTATTTGCTTAGTCCAATTAACTTTAGGTTTCTGTGGTTCTTTTATTACTTTCATACTATTAGAATTCTATCACCTTTTATAAATGTAATTTTAACATCTTCATCATTCATAATGCATTCAAGAGCTTTATCATAAGTGTCAAAACGAAGCGGATATGAAAAACTAAACTCTATTGAAGTATAACCCTTAAGATATTTCCACCTAAATAAGGTCTTCTTTTGAGGCATGAAATATACTTCTTTATCCCGTATCTCTTTAATAATTCTATATTTTTTCATAATGGCATCACAAATTAAACTATTCAAATTTTCTTATTAATATCAATCATCTTCTTCAGTTACCTTAACATAGTTAATTATAAATTGAAATATAGAATAGAGCAATAAAGGTATCATGAATAGACAATATTCTTTCTTAAATATGATCTGTTCTTTTACTGGTATGATCAACATTAGTATGAAATATGCAGAAAGATTTATCATACTACCAACTGTTAGCCAAAAATAAAGTGTTCTATTTTTCTCCATATTATAGCTCATGTAATCTATCTTTTATCTTATATGCAAAATCTGCGCTATATACAATTGAATTCTCAAATCCTCTAATGAACATATCCTTGATTATGTCTTTAACAATATCTTGATAGTTTTCACCAATATATTTAATGATCTTTTCTTGAATGTCTTTATATAATGGTTGGAAATCTATCTTTCTTGCAGCTTCTTCCAATAATGGAGTTGGACGTGCATACCCATAAGTTTTATTTACAAATAGATAATCAAACCGTTCAGGATCACTCATATATTTTAAAAGAGCTGTCTGACATATCTTATGTAGTTCTTCTTTTGTAAAAGCATCAAGTTCTTTAGATAGTACTTCATTGAACTTGCTATCATTTTCAATATTAATCGTTATTTCCATTGTCTTTATAATAATTATTTGTTCAAATCATATTTGTTGATAAGATATGTATGTAGATTAAGACCTGAATAAGCAATAATATACATAAATATTCCAACTACAATATTTATATTCATAGTGGCAATTGTTGCAAATGTAAACAACAAACCAGGGATCAAATCAACTAAAACTTTAAGTAATACTGTAACAAAAAAATCCTTCATAATTCTAATCTTTTAAAATGTTAAACTCAATATAATTTTATCTTTGCATATTACTACTCAATCTTTCTTACATTATAAACCCACATGATATCTGCAAAATCAATATAAAGCTGAGAATTTCCGTTCTTTTCAATTCTAAACCTAATTGTTCCTTTATCACCGTCTTGGTCTATGAAATTGAATCTTACCTGACGGCCACCAGATTCATCAGTATAACTGTCTGAATGACTAACAATAACATACTTCTGAGGCATTTGCGAATAGATATTGATAACGTCATCATCATAATTGATAGTAATAAGAAGATTTGAATCCTCCCATTTTGACCAATTAGTCCAATGGCCATTATCTAACAACTGCTTATAAGAAAACTGAAATGACCTATAAGTATAAGTCTGTGCATTTGACTCAATAGATGTTCCAAACAACATTGTAAACATCAATAAAAATGTAAATAAATATTTTCTCATATATTTAATAATTAAATGTGATTATATATATAATTAAATGTATTTCTTTATAAAGTTCTTTGTTGATTTCGAAAAATTACAATTATCAGATATTGCCCAGTTAAGATAGTTCTTATCTATAGTCTGTACAAATCCAATACTAAGATTCTTATATTTACCAACATTAAAGCATGGGCAAAGTTCATTATTGAATTCTTGCATTGATATGACATTGTCTTCTCCAAAGATCTGTTCAGGATTATATGAGTTATTTCGTTGCTGAGCCACAAATACTGAATATGTTGCTTTAACATCTGACAATGCATCATGAGCAGTTAGACCAGCTTCCTCCATTGATTTTCCCTTATATCTTCTATATGTATCTTCCAATGTATTTCCATTTCGTCTTTTCTCTTCCAAAAATGCATCATAACAATCTATATTAAGAACTGAAAAAGTCATACCACATTTCTTGAACTCATTTACTAAAAAAGGTATGTCAAATGATGTCCCATTATAAGTGATGATATCTGAATCTGCAAAGAATTCAAAGATCTCTTTAGCGACATCCTTGAAATGTGGTTTGTCATTCAACATCTTTGCTGTTATTCTATGCTTAAAGAAAGACTGATATGGAATATGATAATCACCAATTGGCTGTATATATATGTTCTTTTGATCAATAATCTTATTTGTAGCTTTATTAATCTTAATACCAGCAAATTGAATGATCTGATCCTTTTCTCTATCAAGTCCGGTTGTTTCTAAGTCAAAAATTACAAAATTATTCATATCTATAGATAATATATTTTCTTATAATATATAAAATAGACATAGCTAATATTAATATTCAATTCAATAAATGTTAAAAAGAATTAATTTGTTTCATATATATAATTTTTAAGATAAATTATTATGATTAGAAAATAGTTTTAACGATGAAATTTTTCAATCAAAAGAACAACAAAGTTAATCATCATTATTATTTTTAATTATAAAAAATAAGTATAGATTATAATATTATATTATACCATGAAGAGAAAGACAAATATTTTCTATGAACAGAATAGTGATTCACATTTTTTGACTTTTGATAACTATACAGAAGCTTTAACTGGAGACATATTAGCAATCAATCAAAAACTGTTTCCATCAAGATTCTTATGTGTATATCTTCAAGCATTAGATAAAGATAAAGTTACAACTGATGAATATAATGCAAATAAGGCAGATCTTATAAAAAACTATCTATCAGCTTATTATGAAAACAAATTAGCATTCTTAAGAGACAACTTACCAAAGAATGGAGATATAGAACTACGTCATCCATTAAGTTATCTTATAATGCTATTATATCATTATGCTTTTAACAAGGCAGGAATTGAATCAATTAATAATACTAATATTACTGATATTAATACATTAGAATCAAATTTTACTACTGATTTAGTAACTAATTATCAAGAGATCATTGATTTCCCTCATTTGGGAGATGTTGTTGAATATGACTATAATGGTACATTTGCTGATATTATTTGTACTATATCTCCATCAAAGCGAGTAAAGCCAAAATTCACTATTAATACAATATCAGATCAAGATAGACATGATATGTATGAGTATAAAGATGCTAATGGTGATGATTATTCAAATACTTGTCTTTATGGATGGAATATTGATGAATTGACCGCAAATACTGCTATTAATGACTATGTAAATATTCCTCCTGTATGGGACAATAATACAGATAAAATATACAATACACAAAGTAGTATTACAGGAATTACAATATCTGCTAATCATGATAGTATAAAATTCAATGTAATTATTCCTCTTTTTGATTCACTTGAAATCAATAATATAATAACAAATGATATAGATGAATCTAATAATGAAACATCATCAACAATTGTTTTGAATGATACTTCAGAGCAATTAGACAAGGGATATACTCAAAAGAACATACCATTGGGAATATATTTCTCTGACAATACTATTACACTTGAATCTGAAGAAACTGGAAAATATTCGTCAAACTGGTCATTACTTATAAGCACACAGTTCAAACCATTCCCTTATTCACTTAAGATTCAAAATGATGAATATAGCCCAGATGCAATAAAAGATGCCTATATAACTTTTGCAGAAATATTGTCAAAACAGACAAAATATGTAGACATGCTTAATAAATATAATGAGCTTATAATATCATTACAAAGTAAGATCATTCGTCTTGAAAACACTATCAATAACATGGGTACAATCCAAAACATAGATGAGTTATGGAGTAAGACTTCAGATCTAGATAGTAAGATAGACAATAGATATAATGAATTGAAAACTAGAATAGATGAACTGGAAGAGTTCTTAGATCAATCTAGAATAAAATGGAAAATAAAAAATAGTTAAATCATCATATAATGGAAACTAACAATACAATAAAAGAATATTATGTAAAGATTTTTGACTTATATACAAATTGTGTCAATATGCTAACTGCATTGAATCAAAGTTTGTCAAGTAGTTCACCACAAATTGTAGTTGATATGGTAAATAATGACGGAGAACATAGTACTGTATCAATACCATCTTTTCTTTATTTGGAAAACAAGTTAGATACTATAGAAAATAGTCTTACAAACTTGATTAATATACCAAAAAGTGGAGATGCATGGTTTGAGAACAAATCAAATATGTATAAGTTCCATCTCATAAAATCAAATTCAGCTCCACAAAAGCCGAATATTGATAGCAAAGACATAGTAGCATCTTATACAGACAATAACTATTTCAAAGATCTTGTAACACCAAAGCTTTATTTGAAGATGAATATAAAGAATCTTACAAATAACATTGAAAAGATGTTTGTAAGAAAATATACTTTATCTGCATCTATATTCAATACTGTTAGTTCTTCCAATATAAAGACAAATGATGAACTTTTAGCACATCTCTATACTTATGTAAGAGGAAATGATTATGACTATTATGATTCTATTATTGATCTACCAATAAGAAAAGAGACATACAATTCTCAATTCAATATTATGGACATTCCTACAATGTTGTCAGGAAACCCATGGTCAGAAATTAATGACAATAATAAAGAGAATCTTAACTATAAGATAACATTAGACACTATTGAATACAAGCACCAAGAAGACTCATCCATTCGTTTCAAGATTAAGATAGGTGACTATCTTGCATTGAACAATACTAATAATATCTATCTTGTAAAAAGTGTCAATCCATCAACAAATGAAATCATTATAGAAGAATACATAGGGCACGCTCATATTCAAACATTTGCTGAAAATCAGAACATGTTCTTCACAATATATGAGAATGATTTTTCTGAATATAACTATCTTCAAATACCACTTGAGGAAGATCAATATATTGCAATATTTGTTGGTACTATCTATAATAACGTAAGAAGTATTCTATCAGATGCTCAATTCATCAATCTTAATAATATAAACATGACTGATGAATTTGGAAATATATTATATGATTCTAATGGAAACAAGATTGACTACATATCATACTATAATGAATATGCAAAGAACATTGGAGACATCTTGTATGGATTAAGTAATATATCAAACCCATTACTTCAAGAATATTCATTCAATACTATAGATCTATTGCAGACATCAGATGTCATTCAGGATCTTGTATCTTTGACAATTGATCCAACAAACATCAAGGTCATCCCTATAAACAAGCATATCATTGATGACAAGTCAACTCAAGAGATCATAAACTTGCATAATCAGAAGGGAGAACTAAACAACAAACTATCTTCAATCAATGCAAACATAGATACTTTATATAATACATTGACAAATACTGACTGGTCGCAAGAGATCTCAATATCTCAGATATCAGTACAAAAGAAACTTGAAGAATATTATACAGAAAGAACACAGGTAACAACACAATTAAATGATGTTGTAGATCAGTTGAATGCAAGATCAGTATTGAAGCATACAGAAGATCTAAAGTTCCGTATTCGTGGTATTCTATCAACAGATCAACTTGAAGAATATTTTGCTACATTGAACGTACCAAGTGAAGTAAAGATCATTGGTATAGATCTTCAATATAAATACAAATCATTATATACAGATACTACATCGTTATCTTCAATAAATGATGTAACATTCACAAACTGGAACAAATATAATTCTCAAGACAAAGAAAGAATAACAACATTGAATGAATCAGGTTCTAAGATGAATATTATTTGGGAAGAACAAAATGTTTCAGACAATATTATCAAATGGAACCAATTAGACATTCCTATAAATGAAGATGAAGATGTGATCATCAAGGTAAGATTCAAATATAATGTAGGCCAGCCATTTATCAATCTTTACACACCATGGTCTAGAGAAATGACATTTGAATTCCCAGAAGAATATAAGGAACTAAGACAGATTGCTGATATTCTTGCTCAGAACAGAGATGATTCAGTTGTTTCATCATTCAATAAGACATTGATTAATGATGGTTATGCAGAGCATATAAACAATAAAGTGATTGCCAACAATCAGATATTCTTCCACATGCCAGAAAATATTTATTCTGGATTCAATACCAGTGAAAACAATCTATTGTCATTGAAAGACAAACTTACTTCTATGTCTAATGATATTGACAAATATAGAGATCTGATAGAGCAATCAATTAATGCTAAGTATTCAGTATATCTTGAATTTGATAATGAAACATTGGAATTGTTCTCAGGATCTATCAATAGAATAAATATTAATGACAGTAATATTGCCGATTCCTTTGTAAAGAAGAATATGAGAATCATCATTAAGAATACTGGTAAATATCCTGTCAAACTATATTCACAATTCCCAGGAAATTCAGACATAGCATTATTAGAAGACAATAGAGATGCTTATAATAGAACAATTGGAAACTATGAACGAGTACCATTACTTATAAATGAGACAATGGCTCCACAGCATCTTGGTCAATGGATCTATTTCCGTCAGAATAATCCATATACAAAACAAGACATCTATCTTAATGAAGAAAATCAGAAGATTCAAGACAAGTCTAATTCTAATGCATCATTGATATGGGATCAAAACTACAATAACTATATAAGAAATGATAACTGCCAGATACTATATCCATATAAAGAGCATGGTGTATCAAGTTCGGCAGTATATAATAAGAACATCTGGAATGGATTGGAATTCAATATTACAACTAATGAATTCAAAATATATAATGTTTCTACTTCAATAACAAATGATGGTACTTATTCATATGACAACAAGAACATGGCTAACTTCTATAACTATTCAAATGTTAGCCCAGGAACAAATGTATATCTTATGAGATTTGAAGACATCTGTTATGTAGAGAAGACAGGAAACATAATATTCTTGACAGATACAGACAATATCTCAGAATTCAATAAGCAAGGAAAAGAATACCTGAACAATACAATGATAGATTATAATGGTGCATTCTTATATCCAAATATTATGCATAAGAACAATATAATCATAGACAATACAGATGTTGTTCCAACAAATTATGTTATTATTGAACCCGGTAAAGAACTTACTGTACCTGTAGTATTTGAATATTGTCTTGGTAACTTAACAAATAATATTACTGATCCAATAACATCAATAAAGAAATCATTATACTTTGATTTGAAAGACTCATTATATCTAGATCCAAAGAACTATATGATTGAAATATCAGTAAATTCTGACTATTCATCATTAAACAACTATCTTGATAAACTAAGAGTTGCAACAGCAGAAAACAATGAATAAAAATATAATAGAAATCAAAAATGCCATTATCTAATATAACTAATTCAACATATTTTCAGTCATATATAACAAATTCACATCCTGAATTAATTCAAACTGTTGGAGCAATAACTATTGTTGATAACACAAACAATACCATTCCCAATCTTCCGGATGCATATAGTCTTTTCATTGATGATACTTTCATAGCAACAGGTTATGGAGCAACTACATATGAAGACTATTCTCATATATCATATGTCATATCATCATATAATCATGTATTTAGTTATTTTGATGATGAGATAAATAATATATATGATAAATACTTAAACATTAATTATGATGACAACATAATATTAAGTAAAGAACTAAATGAATATAATTTTGTTACTTCATATACAGTGTTGAATATTGATCATACAATTAATAATAGAAATATTATAGATGGCTATGTAAATGATTATCAATTCAATAAAGCAACAATAGGATGTAAGTATTTAGATGATGTTATGTTTGAGTATGACTTAACTAATTCAGATAGTAATACATGTTTTATTAACATGTCTTATACATATATAACTGGTGGAAGTAATACATCAATTAATAATGACATTGAATTGAGAATTATACCAAAATATAATACAACAACAATTACATTAGGTGATGGAGAAAGTAAAATTTATCCTATGATTGAATTTAGTACCAATAGTGGTATTGCATCATTTGGATTTAATAGTACTGAAAATAGAATTATGGAAGATTTGGCTTTCCAATTTGTTAAGAATAATAAAGTCATATATTCATATACATATAAGAACCTGTTGAAATGGCCAACAGTATGTTATACATTCCCAGAAGTATCAAGTAGTATGATAGGATGTTTGAATACATTGAATACATTTAATTTTAGAAATACTAATATATCTGATGATATTAAATCTACAATTGCAACTAATACAGAACAAATTATACAAACATTATCATCACAAAATATTGAAGAAAATGAGTTAACAGTAACATTTATAAATAATAGTCCGTCATATGATTATATTGTTATATTCAAAGAATTCATATTAAATAACAATATTGAATTTTTCTTTAATGGAATAAGATCAAATAATTGGCGTTGCATTAATGTTGATGATAATATGTATGTATGGCAATCACCGCAAAAATATATTGGATCACATGATTGGACAATAAGATTTAAGTAATAGTATGGGAAACATTAGTTCATATAATATCGAAGCAATAAAATCAATATATAAAGATGATATCCCAAATGATTCAAACAATAATTATATAGAGGATAACTATCTTAATAATCATATATATTTTAATGCTTTTCAAGTTCCAGATAAAATTGTGGGACTTAATGGTGTTCATACGTTTTCAAGAAATAGATCAAATGGTGAAATCGGTTCTCATTCTTCAATAAATAGTTCTATAATGAACAAACATAAACCTTATGCATATAATCAAATTTTATTTAGTGAAGACATTGATTGGGATAATGCATATTTGAAATATTTGGATGAATCATTAAAAAGTAATCAGGCATTTTCTTATTATATGTTGGATAATACTGGAAAGATCATACAAGCAAATGCACAAGAAGAATATATACCATGGGCAGCAGATAATGAAGAAAAGAAAACACCAAGTCAATATATTAAATCATCTAAAGATCTAATGAATATACTTGATTATCTATTTGAGAGATATAATAGGCTTCATGCATTAATGGATATTGTAACAACTCAAAACGAAATCATAAATAGCAAAACACAACAAAATATATAAAATATTTTTGAAATGGCAAATGAATATTTAGCTTATAATTTGATTAATACTATATTTTATCCCAGTAAACAATTTATAGAAAATGAAACAGCTCCATCAAAAGAAACACAAGTTCTAAATTTATATGGAGCTGGTAGTGAAGATGAAAACGCATTAAGTAATATATCAACTTCTTATATTGAATTTCCTGATAGAATTACTAATGTAAATGGCGCTCATATATATAAACTAATATCTTCTAAAGATATTGATTGGGAAAACGCTTTTTTGAAATTTTCTGCAGTCAATGAAAAGAACTGGGGTAGTTTTGACAAGAAACGTAGATGGAGAGATGATACTCCCATTTACATAAATGATGTATATGAACTGTTTAATGTCATAGATTATTTGTTATGTTCATGTGAAGATCTTTGGTCAGAAATCAATAAGCTAAAATATAAGGGAGAATCTGATGCACTTTTATATTTTGTTGAGGATGCTTTATCTTCTGATACATTAGGTAATAAGATAGATGACAAAATTTTTACTATAGAGGAAAAGAAAACATATTTAGATCCTTATGCTTATTATACACTATTAAATATTGAAAATTTTGGTATGGCAACCGAAATATATAAAGAAGGTGAAGTATTTACATTATTTATGCCTGAACAATATAGTAATCATGTATTAACAGGTAATGCTTATCCACCTTCTATTGAATATTCAAATGGTATATCATCAGCAAAGACAAATGAAGGTGGTATTGTAGTCATTATTTATGGAAATAAAATAAAAGATAGTATAAGACTATATCCGGGAAGTTATATTGCTAATTTTTTGAATGCAGACAATATTAAGAAACCAGATGATGTTATTGATATTAATAATCATACATTAAGATATTCCTCAATATTTTGTAGAGATAAGAATGATCCAAGAAAAATGCATCAGGTTTATGTAGATTTCTTAAAAGCAAAAAATAATTATAATTATAATGATTATGCTTTATACTATCTTGATAACAATAACAAAAAACATATTATCTTTATAACAGATAATGCACTTATTGAATCTATTAATAATGAATATGAAGGCATAATCAATAATTCAATAGATTATTTGACTGATGATTCTGGGGATGTTAATTATAAATATAGAATTAACTTATCAGGAACGCCAAATCCATGCCTATATGTTTTGGCAGATGAATTCATATCAAAATTACAATTGTCAACAATTGGAAATGATATTGGAACTATTCCACAAAAATCAATAGATATTAATATACATTATTACAAAAGAGAAAACAATATTACTATTTCAAATGTTTCTGTTGACAATAACGATATAACTAAAGTAAAAGATATAACTGAAAGTAATAATATATTATATAGTAATTATTCAGGATCAACACAAGGAAGATATAATGTACCTGCTTCAAAACAAGTTAAGATAAACTATACTGCTACATATATAGATACTAATTCTAACATAAAATTAAATGATGAATATGAAGATGTCATGGTATTTGAGGGTGGCGCCGGAATCAATCCTACTGGAGAATATTTCAAATATAATACTAATCAAATTATTCTTGGCTCATCAAGTTCTGATAATCATAAACGTAATTTTGATCCAACTACACGAACTGATTTTGATACTATTGAAGACAATAATATTTTTCATGACATAAATAAAAATGCATTTAAGATATTATATCATAAAATACAAAATCCATATAGTTTATCATATGTTGTCACAAGTAATTCATTACTTAACAATAACAACATTGAAATAGCTCAATCACTACAAAATGCTATTCAGAAAATTGAGAAAAATGATGGTACTAATCAATATAGTTATTTACAATTTACATATAATTTACCAGATGGTATTGAACAAGTAAAATTTGATGTGGAGCTCAAAATAAAAGAAACCTCAAAAGTAAAAGAATGCTCAGTAAAAATACCATTTAACATTAATAAGATATATAGTCCTACTATTAATTTTATATCAAATGATGTCAATTATGAGCAATTGAATAAATTATCAGAAGAAAATACAAAGAAATTATTATTATATAATACTAACCATAACTATTGGGAACAAGTTATTGAAAATAGTATAAATAAAACAATGCCATTAAAAGACATATATATTAATGAATTTAAATTTCATAATGATGGCAAATTTGTTGATCTTCCAAAAGTAATTTATGGGGATAGTGTGTTTAATGGCATACTAACATACACAACTGATGAATATTCATATTCAAATACAAAAGATAATGGAAAACCTTTGTATATGTTCTATAATGATAGTTATAGATGTATTAGTCTATTGGGACATAATTATGTACAAAAATCATTACCAAAAAATACTTATCTTGGATATGCATTAATCGATAATGTTCAAGCATATTATATATTCAATATCAATAATCTTTCATATAATTACACACCATGTACAAAGGGATCATATTACTATTATACTCCATATTATATACAACCTGGTACTGAAGATAGTTTATCAAATCAAATTAATAATCGAAATAATAAAGACCTCCAATTAAGAGGTACTCAAAATAATGAACAATTCTATGATAAAATAATATATGATTCATATGCTAATGTTACTCAAAACATAGATGAAACTAATCAAACAAACTTAACATATTTCTTAGATATCAAAGTTGAAAATAATAAATACGTAAGTTATAGTCAAAATGGAGAAATACAAAAGTATTATGGAACAGATGCTGGAAATTGGTTCTCTACATCCTCAAACATAATACATACTTCTTGCTTTGATCTAGTCAAATCATCTTATGAATTCAACACAATTGAAGCAGAATATTATAAAGGATTATCAGGATCAGATAAAATTACAGCATATATTCCAATTTCATATTTATACTTAAATCAATCAACGTTTAATCCAGATGTTAATATAAATTATTCTTCTGGACAAACTACAAATGCATATTACCAATTTACATTTGATTCTTCAGATACTACAGGTATTTTAAATGAACAAACTGATTATCATAATTTTATTACTTGTTGGGATGAGCAAGAACAAGAGTTAAATCCTAATCATTATAATAATGTAACATTACATCTTAAGTTAAGAGAAAATTATAATAGTATTACTCCTCCTTATTTCTATGAATCTAATGATGCATCATTAAAATTTAAGATTTTGAAATCATCATATATTATTAATGATGGTATAGAACCTTCTTCAACACTTACAATAACAAGTTCAATACAAGGTAATATATTATATTTAGACTATGACAATTATTATTTCTTATCCGATTTAATAAAGATCAATAAAAATACTTTGAATATACCGATAGGATGTATGCCATGGTATGATGCAGAGCACAAAATGTATCAATATACTAATATAAGTAATTATGAGACTAACAAAAACCTTATTAACAGCATTGTTGTAAACGGAACCGATTCATCAAATGTCAATATGGGAGGATATATGTTATCTCATGTAAATATGAATGATAATAACTTATTAGATGGTAGTAATCAAAAAATGTATAATGTTAATAAGATCAAATTAGCACAAGGATCTGGACAACTTGTAAGAAATCTTAATGACTATACAGATGCTGGTTTGTTCTTGAACCAATATGATAATGCTATATTTAAGTTAAATATGGATTATATTTTATCTTTAATAACAATGAATAGTGGAGAAAGTAGAGAAAAGATAAAGAAAGTCATTAAGAATTTATTTGATATAAATTATACACAAGGATTTGAAACAATAAATTATACAATATCAGAATTAAATGGTAATTTCAAATATTTTAATATTGCTTTAGGTCATTCATCATTCTCATTTAGTCCTAAAATATTGTCTAGACAAATTAAGACAAATGAAAATTCTGGTACTAGATTAATGGATTATCCATACCTCAGCACTAAGCTTAATGATGCTAATCAAAATAATCCTAACGCTAATTATGATTATTCAGATTTTGAAGATTATGAATTGTTTGAATATAAAGATATAGACACATCAAATAGTAATTATCAAGGCCAATATTATGAAATCATTAAAGACAATAATGATAATATTATAGAACTTAATGATTTGTATAATATATATCAAGATGTTTCCAGATATCCAACTAATGAATCGAGATATTATCATCAAGTCAAGTTATTTATAGAGAATAGAATATGTAATGAAACTGCTGGCTATGAAATTAGCAATGAAATAAATAATCAATCAACTGCAGAAATAGGAGGATAAGACTATGTTAGATTATTTAATATTAAACAATAAGCCTATTATAAAATTAGGAACAGAAAATGCAATTGATTTGCTAGATAAAACATTAGATTTAAGTAAAGAATATTCAGGACAATTTCTAAGAGTCAATGAATATTATGTAGCTCGTCCAGATCTCATTTCACTAGCTATATATGGGGATGACAAGTTTGCAGATATCATATGTAAGATAAATGGTATATCTAATCCATTTGAACTTAATGAAGATATGGTTTTGTTCATTCCTGATCAAGAAAGTATATATAATATATTAGTGACAGAGAATTCTCAAAACAGGACAGAACTATTAAAAAATGATGACAATATTTCTATTTTAAATAAGGTAGGTGCCCAAAAAGCTAAAAGTGCTCCTCGTTCTCCATCCGAACAAATTATTGGAGACTATAATTATATTGTTGATAAGTCATTAGGAATAGTGATTTATTAATTTGATTTTTACTAATGGAAGACATTACTAGATATGTAGAATATATTGATGAAAAGATAAGAGAAGAAGTCATAACTCCTCCGTATGCTCCCCCATATTATATAAATTGGACAGATCCAAGAGTATTATTTGATCCTGGTTTTCAAGGAAATATATGGATGAAAGAAAGTGAGACAACCGCAGGAGGTAATATTTCTCCAGATAGTGATGTTAGTACAGTAAAGAATGAGGGTATAAATGTACCAGTAATAAGAATAAATGGTTCTGTCATTCCTGAAGAGCAAATTAACTATATGAAGATTGAGACAGATGATATATTGCCAACAATAGCATTAGTCATCTATGATCATACAAGAGCCATTCGTAAAATAAATGGACCAAGTTGGGATAATGACATAGTTGTAGTAATGACGGATATTCTAGAAGGCTATCATAAGAAGACAAATTTCATATTCTATATTAATGCAATACAAGAATTTGATGATTATGTAAGATTTGATGGTATATATAGAGTACCAAACTTTAATGAAGAGACACATATGTTTTTTGCCCAATCACCATTTGGGTGGTCATATAAAGATCAAGTAGTGGCTAGTCATCCTATTTGTACGCTTGATACAATGATACATATTGCAAGAAAATGTAATCTTGGATTTGCATATACTTCTTATGGAAGAAAAAGAATAGAATATGATCCACCACAAGATAGACCACATTATATATCAGATCTTAGATGGAGAATAGTAAAGCATCAGACATTGCATAGTTTTATGAGAGAAACACTATCTTATGCTGGTGATCCAACTCATATATTTGATGCCTGGGTAGATGTATTTGGATATCTTAATTGTATAGATATAACATATCTGTTTTCAGTAGTAAGGAGTAACTTATTGAAGCAAGGTGATCTTGCTATATGGGGATTTGCTGGTATAAGATCAAACATGGATAATCCTGTGGAAATGTTCCCTGTATATATGCAACGTACAATAAGTAATACAAAGATGAATGATGCAGATCATAACTTATTATTTGATGAATATGAGTTTATCACAAATAATAATGATATATATCTTGAGGGAACAACTACACAAGATTGTATGTTATCTGGATTTGAGGACAATACTCCAACAATAGACAATATGAATATTGATATTGAATCTGAAGTACAACAAGACAAGGCATCTGCTAGTAAAATAACATTCAATAGACAGAATTTCTTGGGATTCAATATACTTAATTCAGAATGTACTGTTCCTAATCCACCCCCACAACCAGATCATACATTTGTTCCTTGTGGACTTCCAATACCTGTTCAAAAATATTATATAAAGAAATTCTTTGACAAGATTCGTACAAGAATTCTTAAAGTAAAGATGCAAAGGGTAAATCTTGGGTTACAACGTGGTATTATTGTTAATGTTGTATTTACAGAACATCATTCAGAAGTAATACGACAAATTACTCCAAATAGAGAATATAATGATAGCGCAACAGGAAAACTTAATCCATTTACAACGGCAAGATATTATATAGATGCAACAGAATATGAATATAAGTCAGAAGAAAGAAAAATTAATCAATATTTATATCTGATCAATCTTGAAGAAATACAGCTTAATCCAAATAGTAAATTAAATAGTACAGAAAAGGTAATATGATAGATGAATTATTAACAATAGATGATATCGTAAATGATAAGCAAACAAAAATACATGCAGAATTATTCAATAGTGCTGTAAGAAATTATGCGACTACTAAAAATATCAATTTGTTATCATATACAATAATTGATTTGAAAGACAATGATGATTATTTGAAACCTTCATCAACTTTATTATTATCAAAGGCAAAACCTTTCAAAAAATTTAATGTTGATCTTACAAATTACTGGAATACAAACTATTCAAATACTAATGTCATTAAAGAATATGATGATATATTATTAGATGAAGATGACAGAAAATATTCTGAATATGACTATACTGATTACATAAAAGGAAGAATATATTTTAAGAACAAATTGACAAACAAAAGATTCTATATTAGTTTTGACAAGTTTGATAAAGAGGTAAATATAGACCAATTGAAAAATACATTTTTAGCTCAGTTAAATAATGTCAACAAAGAATGATAATCAACCTAAAAAGGAAACGGATTACGGATATGTGGAGCAATGGTCATCCGACTTTACTGTAGAAAATGATGGCAAAAAGGATAGTACAGTAAAATATCAAAATGTTGGTGATTCTTCTCGTATATATGGCCCCTATAGTCCTAATATCAAAAGTAACCCATATGATAATTCACAGATAACAAATAATCCAAATGAGATTCCACAAAGTAACTATTATGAAGATAGCTTAAGTTATTTGAATATCTATCTTCCTAATTATGGAATGCAAGACTTCATTAATGAAAGAGCTATATGGCAAAAGGGGTCTCATAATATGACAGGTGAGCCAGGTTGGTTTTATTTTAAGATATTTTTTCATTTTAATGATTCTAAACTTTTTGCTGGTATAATAAATAATGACAATACTATTCCAGTAACAAGTGCAATGAGATATCTATATGGTATTCGAAATGTGTATGAAATGGAAAACATACCTGATAGAGCACTTGCATTGATAAGATTTACAAAGACATTGTCATATATAAATTGTGTATGCCCATGGTTCTTTAAATCAATTACAAATGTCAACAAGCTTAATTCAATGGTAATGAATGAATTTACCAAAGAAAAATCAATATCTATTGGATGTGATACCGAAGCTATTGATATGAGACTTAACACATTATTAGAAATGTATAGATATGCTTGCTTTGATGAGATAAACAAAAAAGAAGTAATACCAGAAAATCTTAGAAAATTTGATATGTCAATACTAATAATGAATGTTCCTATCAAATACTTTCAGACAGCAATGACATCATCAGCATCCTCTCTATATAATATGTTCAATCCATTACAATATGGAGCAAGTGGTGTGGACATTATTGATGAAAACATGAACAGAATATCAAAGGGACTCAATACTATATCAACATTCTTGGGAGATGCTGACACTTCTTCATTCAACTATAAGAATATTAGTGTAGAAAATCCTGATATGATGTCATTCCAATTATTTACATTGAAGAACTGTGAGATACAAGTAAATGAATCATTAGAGAATTATTATCAAAACAACATAAATAATTCTGAATTCTTTAACGCTGGAAACAATACTATAAAGATAACTTATGACAATGTCTATAAGCACACTTACAATGAATGGCAGAAAATATTCTTTGGAACAACTGGTATAGAAGCAGATGCATTGGACGGCTTAGCAGATATTGTAAAACGAGACAGATCAATTCTTACAGATAGTTTCTTAACAGAATATAAACGTAAAAATAGAGCAGTTGTAAATAGTGAAGTATTCAAACTTCATTCAAAGAGAATAGATGCTATAAAGAACAATACATATAACATATTCTTTAATGCGAATAATGATAATGTATATAAGTCACTTGTAGATTTCTCTGAAAATACTATAAAAGATAGTATGATTGGTCTTAACAACAAATACTATTTAGGCAATATTGGAGATCCAAATCTTATTACACCAAGAACAGCAAAGAGAGATGCCGAGAATATAATAAATTATTTCAAATGGGGCAAACGTTATTCTAAAACTGCTACAAGATATTAAACAAAATAAAGGAGGATCTTAAGATCCTCCTTTTTATTTTGTTGTTAACTATTTATATAATTATTATCTGTTTTTGAAAACATAAACATTTTAATATTTGATGCATCAACTTGGTTATTTTCAATTATAAAGTTATTTGGCATTAATGCATTTATATTGTCAAATCGTATAAAATAATTATTTGAATCATCAGATGATTCATATATCATAATATGTTGAATTAAATCATCAATATGTTCATTATATTTATTTAATAACAAATATGTATTAATGTTTATATTAGGTACACCATTTGATTCAACAACATTGAATGCTGCATTAATAATAGCAGGTATATTTAATTTATTTTGAATTGTTGCATGATTAGCTGGTATTGTATATATAGTTCCAATTGATGATTCATTTATTATTTGTATTTCTGTACTAGTTTTATACTTAATTTGATGTTCATTTAATGATACTTTACTTTGATCATATAAATTTATACCGTTTCCAGATGTGTTGTTATATAAGGGTGTTATACAATATATTCCTGCCTCACCATCATAAAAATAATAATAGTATTGTAAGTTTGTAGGATTATCAATTATTAAGTTTACATTATTTAATACATTATTAATTGTTATATAACTTTCATCTTCTCCAGCATTTTCAATAAATGGTGTATAATGATTACTTAAATCTGTTCTATCTGCTATTATTAGATTATTAAATAATTGTTCATTAATTCTTATTATATATTCATTACTATCATTCGTTTTAAATGTATTATATTTTATTTTCATATTACTATATCTTCGAGAAGATACACTTATACTATTATATAATGCAGTATTAAGATTTGATATAAATGCTGATTGTAATATTGGAGCATTAATATTCTTATACATCTTAAACTTAAATTTATGCAATAGATAATCATAAATATGAATACTTAATGTATAGTTAATATTATCCCATTCTAAACCAGATGTTCCATCTCCTAAACTTATTTCAGGAATTATCCTATAATAAACATAATCATCTTGATTAGGCCATGTACCATCATCAGACAATATATAATAATTTTCACCATCTTCATTATCCATATATAATTCAATATTCAAAACTTCTCTATCATTATATATTAGATTATATTCTTGACTGTTTGAAAATTGTAATTGTAATATGTAATGTCTTTGAGAATCATCATCAACAATATTGTTATTTTGTTCATAATTTATTCTTGACTGTGTTGTTTCATTATTTAATGCTATTGTAGTATCATTTAATACATAATATAATATATATGTAACATGATATGTATTTTTATATACGTTAATTAATCCATTGTTAAATTCATATGTATCATTATTGTCTGTACCTATATTCATATTAAAATTAGCTGTAATACTCCATGAAACTTCTGTATTATTTGATAAACCGCTTAAATTATTTACTAAATTAAGATTTTCTCCTGATAATATACTAGTATTAATATTATCTTTAGTAATTTCTAATGGTATATCTATAACAGCATTATTAATCTTATATGATAATTTTAATGTTAAACTTGCAATAACATCATTTAAAATATAATTTCTAATTATTGAATTGATATTATATTGAATACTTGTTATTTTTGTTTTAGATGAATTTTCTGTATCATCATCAATCACAATAGATGTAACTGTAAACAATTCATTCTTATTACTTGAAATAAATTGTTGACTAAACTTAAACATAGTATCTTCAACAATTATTTCTCCTTCATTATTTCTTATATTACATATTATTTGATAATCTATGTCATGAGTTGTTAAATTCGGATAAAAACTGAAGAAAATATTTTCTGCTTTATGATTATACATTAAGACACCAGCTTTAATAATACTATCAGATGCATTAGAAATAACTTCAATTGTCTTTTGCTTTATACAATATTCACCATCATCTCCAATAATAAAATTAACGATTAATGGATTTTCTTGTGTTGATGTAAATTGTATCTCATTAAATATACCAATTTCATTATTTTCCTCATTTAACGCTAATCCAACAAGTTGTATACTTACAGTAGAAATTGTAGAAGGATAATAATAAAGTCCATAATTATCAATAAGACGAATATCAGACTTAACTTCTAATAATGGAGCAATTGCCGTATTAATAGAATCATTAATATAGTTATATATAAGTTGTAGTAATTGATCAGTTATGAATAACTCACCATTTGCATTTACCGATATTCCTGTCATATTAGCTAACTTAGGAAATGAACTTTCTGATCTTTGACATGTATTTGCAGTCTTCACTACACCAAGAGATACTGATGAAGCCTTTTCAAGCTCAGTAGTTTGTACACATAATCTATTTGAACTACTATCTGTAACTAATGTATGATTGTCTATACCTAATGCTATAGCTCTTGATTCATCCATATATAGTCCATTACCAACTTTTACTACATGAGTTATTTGTACAGGAACACCATTATAGTCTGTAGCAAATAGACTGGCTTGATGAATATTGTTTTCTATAATATCCTTTTTTTCATTAGCATTTTGCGGTGAACTTATAATAATAGTATTAGGCACAAGTCTTGGTGTACTAGCTATAACATTAGCATCAGCATTTGTAACACTTATATTAAGTTCTTGACCAAACATTTTCTTTACATTTCCTAAATCTGACATAATTTAACTTATTCATTAACATATATTTCATCATCAGTAACCATATCTTGTTGAACAAATTCATATACATTCTTTGTTGTTCTGATGACTTTATCATTTGGTACTTCCGTTCTTTCATTGATTATTGGAAGATATGAACTGATCTTTATACTTATTTCTATAACCTTTTGATTTGTTTCAGTTGAATCAAAATCTATCTTGTTTGCTTGAATAGTATCTTGTTGTGGAAATTCTATTGAACAATTTATTCTTTGCCCAAGATAGTTTATATTAAAATATTTTTGGAATACAAGTTTTTCCAATAGTTCCTGCAACAAAATTATGCTTTCATTAAAATTACTTAATACATATCTTAATGTCATTGTAAGTTCTATTGGTAGTCTTCTTATTTCAGCATTATATCCTTTATAGTTTCCATCACTAGACTTTCTTTCATAGATGCCTCTTACATATGGGTTTGTCAATTCTTCTGTTGGTACATTTACATCACCAATCTCACAAACACATCTTGGCATCTTCATATATATTTGATCTTCACCTGTTGTTTCAGACCAATTCAATTCATAACCATTACTTTCAACATACATAATAGCAGAACCAGTTGAAAAGATAAAATGATTAATTGGCTTGTCATATAACATAACATGATTATTAAACCAATTCAAACAACCTTTAATTAATATACTAAAGTATCTTTCATCTCGTACAGCTAACTCATCAAACTTTTCTAAGTTCCATGGTCTTTTCCATTTATCTTTTTCTACATTATAGATATTCTTCATACCGTTTGCTATATATGTTGATTGTTAATTAAAAATAATTTTTATTTTACTTTTTTACGATCATCCGACATAATATTTTATAGTTTCCTTCTACATTTTCATTAATTGTCCGATCATTCATCTCATCATTAGAGTCTTTATAATAGAAAGTCAATAGGCTTTCATCAGTTGAATGATTATATAGGTTAAATGATATGGAAGAACTTGTTACAGATAGATTTGTCAATATCATTTTTCCAGCTTTTGTATTGATATATTCTGTGGTAATATTATTTGAACAATATAAATATTCATAATTAGTCATTACACCATTTTTCTTTAGTGAATACTGTAGTTTTATATAGATATCAGGAGTTGTAGATACTCCAATTCTTTGCATATTCAACTTAATATAAGATTCATTTGTTAATGTTCTAATAATATCATATTGTTTCTCATTATCATATAGAATATAGTATTTGTCTCCGTAAAGAATATTAAGATCAGGAATAGTGAATAATAATATTGTTTTAAGATCTACACCGCCTATAATACTTGGATTAATTATACTACTTATTATTCTATTATTTGGCTGAATTTGATAGTTATAGATAGTATTTGCATTTCTGACAAATATCTTACTTGACAAATTAATCAATTCATTATTCTTTAAGAAATATTGTAGTCCAAATCCATAAAAAACTTCTAAATCATATAAAGATGGTAAATAATATTTTTCATTGCTATTTATATGATTTATAAGTAATGATGAATTAAATGATAATGGATAGATACTATTTAGTCTACCATTATTTACATTAATATAATTAAATGCATTAGAATAATTCATATATGGAAACACATATGTATGATTGTTGTTTTTTGGTTTAGGATAATTAAACAAATTGTCAACAATAAAATCTCTATTGACTATAACATCGTTTTTACCTTCATATTTATACATATGATAAGTTAGTGATAATGGAACATTATAATAATATTTTGAAGAATCAAATGATGTAATTGCATAAGTTAAATTATAAGAATATGTAATTATTTCATTTTCTGGATTTTCTTCATCTTCTTCTGTAATTTGCTCAACATTAAAGGATGCACAAATTAATTTATCAGCATTAATATTATGATAATTAATACTATTTGCGTTATCTTCATTTATATTGATATCTATAGTATCAATAGAGTTATCTGTCATTTTTACATATATTGGTTTTTGGCATTTCTTAACATCATCCGAAATATTGTTTTCATCTACATTTATATTATAAAAATAGCTATTACTATTATATGTTACAGAAATTTCTGTTTCATCATTATCAATAAAATAATTTTGTGGATAAAGACATATTCCTAATTGATTTCCATGCTTATCAAAATTATATCCATGATATCTATCATAATATATGATATTACCAACTTTATATAATTTATCCTGAGTATCTAATAATAATATGAAGTTTAAGATATTATTAAGAATCTTAATATTGAAATCAAGATATTTATCTCCTATATTTTTATAATTAATTTTAAAATTAGCATTATATTTGAAATCAGCAGTTATTTCAATATCAGAATTATCATTCAAATTAAAGTATGTCTTATGTATATCAAATATATATGATTTAGATTCATTAATACTTATTTTATTCGTAGAAATGATAACATAGTTTGTAATAATATCATGTATTAAATTTGTATAATAATTATAATCAATATCTCTATCAGATATATAATTATATCTAAATCTTAATATCAAATTAAATTCATTAACACCATAATCAATTTTTATTACTTGATGAGATATATCAACATCATATATGATTTCATTTTTGTCTTTATATGTAATATGATTTGTATTTAATATTAAAGCATTATTTGCATTATCTATATTATAAATAGGCAATAAATATTTTGCATTATTTATTCTGTATTTTTCTAATGTACTATTATATATATTAAGTTTAACATTATATTCATTAGATTTTAAGTAATCATTAATGACATTAATTTTGTTAATTATTTTATTAGTAAATGATAATTGATTCTTATTAAGTGTCAATGTTGAATCATCATAAGTAGATCTTCCTCCAATATGATTTTTTGCTATTGGTATATGATTATAAGATCCGTACAATATCTTGTCCTTTTCAATAATTGTATTATTATCAATTTTAACAGTATATTTGTTCTTATCAATAGTAAAAGCACTATTTATATTATTTATACTATAAGAAAGTGGAATAATGTCTTTATTATCATTTATGAATATAATATTGTTTTCTTGATATGAATACACATTATCTAATCCTAATACATATTTGTCATACACAGATAATACTAAACTATTACATTTTACACTTTGTAATAGTTGAGAATTTTTAGAAATATTTATCAATGAAGTTATGTCTCTTTCAGATAATGATAAATCAACATTCTTTAGTAAACATATACCCATTTGTTCATTAATGCTATTGTCCATATACTTTAGTTATTAAATATTTATTGATATAATATTTTTGATAGTATTAGTTGAAAGTTTCCCTATATATAATTTTTTAGTTGTTGTTATTGTATTTCCATAATCATCTGTTGTATGAGCAAATTCTAAGTTATCAAATTTCTCAATCAATAATGTGTCATTTATTATATAATTTAGTGTTATAATATTTGAATTTAATTTTGCAAATTGTAACGGTATGTTCTTATTAGCAATATCTCTATATTTTTTATAAACCTTATTATCATTGGTTGTAACCTCATAATATCCATAGAATAAATATGGTTCTTTATTATAAAATATGCAGTCATATTTTGATAATACATTATATAAATACTTTGTTATTTTAAAACTATCATTTTTACCAAGATTTGTATTATATTCAAATAAGATCAAATATGAATTTTGATAATTATTTACATCTATTATTTGAGTGTTTGTTATATTATTTCGAGTATCATAATAAATTCTTATATTATCATATATATTACAATCAATATATGCTAAAATATTTTTATTATAACTACTAATAATATGATTTGTTCCTAATGGATAAATATTAGTATCATCAAACATATTTTCTCCAATAAGTTTATAGTTAAAATATGAACAACTTGGAGCTATTGATAATGAAACATATGTATTTACATATTTGAATTTTAAGTTATCATTACTATTTGTATAATACAATGTATTATTTGAATAATTAGCATAACTTATATTAGATGATAGATAAGAAGTTTTATTCACATAATTACAATTAGATATAAGACTTATACTATTAAGTAAATTTGGATTTATCCTCATATATATATTATATGTATTGAATACGTTATTGTCTTCTTTATTAGTTATTTCATTATCAAAATAATTTGTATAGATATTGAATTCTAAGTCTTGTATAGATTTACAATAAATGTTCTCATTATTTTCAAGTCCCTGATAAAAGTATGGCTTATATTCTCTTGGTAATAGATTATTGTTAAAGTAATAGTTATCACAATATTTTATATATGTATTATTTAGTGATAAATATGTTGTCAAATCACTTTCAATATCATATGTAAATGTATTGATTGTATGGAAATATGTATAATGCTGTAAACCTTCTACAGAATTTCCATCCCAATAATTAATATCCTTATATATTGTTTGTGTTTTTGCTATTTTAGAAGTATTTTGTTTTTCAACACTTGCACTAATGATGTTTTGTTTAAACGCTCTTTTCGTGAATGTTATTTGATTAGGATGACTTAATAAAACACTTTTTATATATCTATAAAATAATACATGATCTTTTATAATATTTAATTGTTTATTATAGAAACTTAATGTGTTTTCTTGCATCAATAATTTATTGACCAATGCATTATTTGCTTGTATAGATTCATTAGCTATATATGCGTTATTCAAATATAAGATGCCGTTAAATGTCTTTGTTGAATAAGGAATACTGTTTATATTATAAAATAATTTATTAGAAATTTCTTTAATACTATAATCATCAATTCCTAAACTTATATAGTTTCCATTATAGTATAATCCGTTTGTTTCATTTATTAGATAAGTCATTTGGGATAGTTTTTGAGGAAATTGATAATATAATAGATATGTATTGTCATATACAACATTTTTTGAAATAATTTCAGTTTTATTTCTATTTATTTTTATTCCTACAATTTCATCTGCAGCATATTGAGCAAGTACAAATGAATTATCCTGATGAATATAATTGGTATTTGCAGTTTTTTCATTAGGATAATTTTCTAAATAATAAGAATTATTACTTATTGTATATTTAACGTTAGTACAAATATTATTTATATCTAAAATATGATTGCTCATTATCTTATATGTAGTTATATATTTTATGTTTATTCCGCAGAACTATTGAATATGATTATATGGCCCTTATAAGGGTTTTGACAGTGTTCAATAGTAATTATATTATTTTGTGTAGGTGTTACTTTAGATGCACTTCCATAATTATTTTGTATTTTTTCTATAAATGATGTATTAATGATTTTTTTGAATTCTTTATCAATAGTATTTTCATCATTCAAATTTGCTAAGAAATTCCCAGTAAATGTTATTTTGTTTCTATTATTACCAGTAATACCTATAATACGTTTAAGCATTATGTATATATTATCAGGGTTATCACTAATTATTGTAGAGGTGTCTTGTCTATATTTTTTAAAACTATAGTTATATTTTTGTGTCCCAGAAGAATCTATTTCCAAATCATAATTATAATTATGAATAGCGGGATATAATATTTTTATTTCATTTGCTCTTAATGATAATGTTATTTGATTATCATCAGATAAACAACTATTTAATCCATTATCAGTTAATTTCAATGTTTGTACCACATTAGTTTTGTTAATAATGATTATATAGTCCGATAATAGATAATCATATATTTTTTTATTTTGCTCATTATAATAATAAATCATATTTTTATATCCTATTGATGGAATACGTTTTCTGCCTGGATTAGAAGATGTTGGTGATTTTAATACATCATCATTTATTAAAACATAATCATCGTATACGCCATCAGGTGTAATATGATTCCATACTCTTAATGCGCAATATGAATACCCATCCGGAACTGTTGATTGATGATAATATAACAATAAAGAATTAACTGGGAAGTTCTTTAGTTTATCTTTACTATTACTTAGATTATTTGAGAATGTAGTATTATCAATTAAACTTATTAATTGTGAATCAGTTAATTTTATAATATGATTAACAAAATTCTTTGTGGGTTGATTATACAACGCAAATGGTACATTTTTATTACGATTGTATTTATATATGTCTTCACTTTCAGTAAGTAATACTAATTGTGAATTTTTCACAGTATTCATAATTGTAGAAGTATAAATACTATTATATGTTGTCTTAGGCATACTACTTCTTTGTGATATATTAACAATAGTAGGGGTTGGTACAGCCATACTCATGTTTCCAGTTAAAGGTAATGTATCAAATATCTTATAATTAATATTATAAGAATTATAAATTTCTGGATTAATACTAGTATTATAACTAGTAGTAATTGTATTTTTAAGAATTTCAATATTATTATATTTACCTGAAACGTTTGAATTATTAAACATAAGATTATAGTTATGAAAACTTGTAAAATTAATATTATATTGGCCTTTACAAACAGGTGTTGTAAATGATGAGTTAAAGAAACTAATAGTAAAATTAATATTTTTTATATTATGTATATACGGTCTATTTCTTGTATCAACCTTAAATATTAAAGCATCTTTTGTGTAATAATATATCGATTCCCAAAATTTATCATTTGCATGATCATCTTTAAAACTTATTTCATAATATATATAAAGTAAATTTCTTAATGAAAGACTACCATCATACTGTACTTTACCACTAAAATCAACAAATGATGGATTATATAATCTATATTGTTGTTCTTTTGTTGCTGAACCACCATATTCGAACATGTCAGAATAATAATGGTATTTTTGTCCATTGTACATACCTACTGAATATCTGTATCTATATCCTATAATGAACATTAATCTTTCCATTGAAGATATAAATGGTTCATTTACAAATACTGATGATCCAAGTGCAGTTACATATTTATTTGCTACAAAATCACGTAAATAATTTCCATTATCAAATGTATAATTATATGTTCGTATATAATAATCAGCATGATTATAAGCTGATTTAGGCTTAATATACTTTAATTTAATATTCATTTCATTTATTTCTTTTTTAGTAAACAACAAGAAAAATAATTTAATATAATATCTATAATTTTCACTACCACCACTGCTTTCAACTATATTATTACTAGTAATATTTGTATATGCCCAATCCATTGATAAGCCGAAAAAACATTTATGTTCCCAACTATTTAATTGATATTTAGAGTAGCCATATTCATCAAGTAGAGCTGTTATATTATCATATTCTGGTGATTGCCTACCTCTACTATCATATTTATGAAATTCTGTTGTTGATAATGAGAATCCATATTTTTGTAATAAAAAATCTAAACCATTATTAATTTCATTTACAATTTCTTCAACTTTCTTTTTTACAATTTGTCTTAATTTATTGAAGATATATTCAAATGGTAAAATAATATAAAACTTAAATGAGTTATTTGAAATACATTTCTCTCCCATAAAATTCATTGCAAAACTATATGGGATGATATTCAAATATAGTTTAGAAGTATTTGATTCTTTTTTAACATAATAATTTACAGGAAATATATATGAATTGTCATTGTTTTGCGCTTTTATATCAAAAAAGTTTTGATGAACAATATTATCATTATATATGAATTGGTTATTACTGTTATCCCATATTAATGCATTTTTATCATAAACATAAGACATATTATTAGATGATCTATCTATCTTTTGTGAAGAACCTGTTCCTATAGTTATAGTATTATCCCCATAAAGAAAATATGAAAACAGAGGTTCTGGATTATCATTAAAATAAGTTAATGAAACCGTATATTGCTGATAATAATATTTATTATTAACATTGTTTTCATAATCTCTACTATCTGTATTAGTATAGAAAAGATAAGATAGTAATTCATAGCTATCATCATCTTTTGGATATTCATATTGATAATATATGTTATTAATTTCTTCATAATTTTCTGAAGCATTACTATCTAATGAATTATTATCAAACAGTTTAAACGGAATAATAATGTTTGATGAATTATAAGATGCATAAGATATTTTTCCAACACGATTATCATATATCCATGTTTCTAAGTTTTGATTTTGGGTAAAATCATATATTGTAGAACTTAAAAATGTCTTCCACATATCATCGGCATCAAGTTTTATGAATCCATGTTGTCCTGTACTATTAAGATTATTTATACTATTATTAATAGTTTGTATATTTTCAAATGCAATTCCTAATTCTCCAATACTTGGAATATAATATTTGTTTTGATCATTAAAATATTCTTTATATCTATATAATTCTGAATTAACATTAGTATATTCATAAAATTTCTTTGTATTAGATACACCATTTACATCAGAAGTTGCAACATTATTTGATATATAATCATTATTTAATGTTTGTTTTAGATTTTTATCCGTATTTAATGGTTGTGGAATAATATTATTTGAAAATCTTTTATCTATCATATTATTTTATGATTATTTATTTAAAGTTCTAAATTCTATACTTGTTATATATTGATACGGAGTATTTTCTGTCAAAATAAGTTGAATTGTATCATTTAATACAAATGAATACCATCCGGTGTCACCAGCATCGGCTCTATATATCCATCCACAAGTACTATTATTAGTTGCTGTATTATCACATACAAATATTCCATATACTGTTTGATAAGCTTTATAATAACAACTACCTTTCTTCCAATTATAATTGATTGTTATTTTTATAGGCATTTCTTTAGGAGTACGTACAGCACTACCTAAATTTATTTTTGCTAAATTAGTATCATTGTTAATCTTAAATAAATATGTATATGCTGGTGTATCATTTGTACCTGTAATTGTTCTATTAATTGTTGATTGATCTATTACGCTTACTGAATAACTATGTGTACTTGACCCAGAATTATCATATTTCCATCCATTATCATTTGTTGTTCGATTATTAAAAGTACCTAATGGATAATTATTTGATATAGAATTTATAAAATTAATATTTCCATTTGAATCGGTATAATTAGATGTTATAATTGTTAATTCATTTTCACCTATTGTATATGATCCATAAAAACCAGTAACATTAGAAGAAGAGGAATCACTTGGACTATAATGAGAAATTTCCATAGAATCTTTTTTCTTTAATGCAACCGTCTTATCATTATTTAATGGGTAATATAATTCATTATTAAATACAAACGTTTCCTTATTTGCTAATGTTATATCATAATGGATTGATGCTATATTTCTATATACATTAGTAGGTTGTGACCAATCACTAAATCTTTCAGATATTGGCCATATATTATTTGTAGTATCTCGAGTTTGAGGAATATCATTTGTCTGAACATCATTAAACTCTAATTTTGCATCATTAACATCAAGAGTGAATGTGCAATAATCATATATATTAATAATCAAATTTTCATCAATTGTTCCTTCTGATTGTGATGTAGAACGAGCAGCAAGATTAACATCGCTATATGTAAATGTACGATTTATTGGACTACTCAATTCAATACGCCAATCATTTATATCTATTTGATCAACATTTGGCTGAGAATATGTCATACTTATATTCTGTCCTATTCTAGTAATAGATGACTCAACAGTGCTTCCATATCTAATTCTATATTCTATATCACATCCAGTAAAATATGCAGGATTTTTTGAGCTTTCAAAATTTACGGTTACAGTACAACTATACATATACTTAGTACCTACTCCAGCCCTATATATAATTTCATTTGAATTGTTTAATATATTACTATGTAAGGATTCTTCATCTAATATATTAGTATTTTTTGCTCCAAATAATGTTATATAGGGATTTATACCTCTACTACCATATTGCATGTCTATTGGATTTCCATAATGTGGGTGTAGATTACTAATTACTACATTATATATAGGATTATTTTGTTCATCCTTTTCATGAATATCTTCAGATATATTACCCCAACTTTGTGTAGTTAAAACTTGACGCCAATTATATATTTGATATTTGTCTAAATAAAAACTTGTAATGTTTTTAGGATATTGCAATGGATAGAAATCACCAGTATCTGTATATGCTATTAATTTTAGATCAGATACTTTTATATGATCTTCACCAGCATCAAAATATGCATTATCAATAATATATTTATGACTATTATAATAATACGGATTATCAGATATGTCACCATCACGTAATCTTAATGAATATGTACATAATGTAGTTAAGTTATTTTTTGTTTCTGATGTATCTATATCAAGTTTTAATACTTTAAAATTAGTTATAGGAATTTCAGGAATATAAGTAAAACCATAATGCTCATTGACATAGAATGGATTTTCATAGTTATCAATCCAATTAGCACTATTTGTTGCTATATATCCAATATTTCCATCATATTTTATTGCTGTATTATTTATAGATGTCTTATTTGTATCCGTGTCATAGTCTAATTGTCCTGTATATAGAGGAATGTTTTGATATGCTGGTAAACTACTAAGATCATAGCTTAGATCTATTCCTAATGGCATTGATTGATAGTTGTCTAATCTTAGATCAATTATTCTTGCTTTCTTGTCTGGTAGTATTCCTGATGCTATTACACATATATACTTTGGAATCCATGATTCATCAGTATCAAAACTGTCCAGATGCTTTGAATATCCTTTGTCTTCATTATAGTAGATAACATCTCCAACATTAAGTGTAAAGATCATTTCTTCATCAGTAATCTTTATAAGCTCATCTATTTCATTTGTAAGATTTGTTATGTTGTCTTTATAGAATGCAAGATCATCAAGAAGTGACAAGAATCTGTTAGACAAAGAAACATTACCATTATCATTTACAAGTACAGTACCATTATTGTTGTTTACTTCATATTTATTGAAGTGACATATGTCATTATCTATCTTTATTACTCCCTTAGTCATGTCCCCATAAGCATTGATAATAGCTTCATTGTCTATATAGAGTTCATATGCATTGTTTTCTTTTATAGACAAGTTATCAATATTAAGTTTCCATTTGTTGTCTTGCAAGTATAGTCCATTTCCTTCTTTTATGTTGTATGTCAATGGGATGATTTCTTGATCTTCATTTATCCAGTATAGAGCATATGATGTATTTAGATCTTCATCAGTATAAGATGACACAACATAATTGTTTGGAGTAAGATATGTTGAAGCTGCCTTCAAATGTTCTAACTCGTCATAGAATATACCTGTTTTAGAGTATAATAGATTTTTATTGAATGATATGTCTGACATTGTAAATTGTTTCTATATATATTAAAAATAAAAATGATAAATTAATTTTTTGTATATTCTGTTCACCAATGAAATAAAATATTTTTGTTATTTTTAATCAAATTTATAATGATATATATTTATTATGAAGACTTATTATTGTGACATATCAAAATTCAATGAAGACATAGAAAGCTTTGTGATTGCTAAGAACAAGATTGAAAGCAATATGAAGCTGTTAGAAGAATTAGACAAGAAAATGACCGTCAATGAATTCTTAGCTTTTGCCACACAATTCAAGAACACATATATCTATGAAGGGATCCCATTGTCATTCACATTATACAGACTTATCAATGATGATATTGTAGTATTGTATGCTATTACTGAAGATAAGACAGAAGCTATTGAGTCATTCAAGTCAGATCTTAAGAAAATTGGGTATGAACTAGAGAATCTTCAAGAGATATCTTATACTGATCTTATAGGACAAGGTATTGAGACTCCCTACTTCACTATCAATGGAATAATATATCAGCCTTAAGAATTTATTTTTAACTATATAATATATAACATAACAATATATTAGTAGTTAAAGATATGAAGAAGACAATTCATTTCCTTTTTGTATTATGCTTAGCTGTATTGATGTCCTGTCATTCTCATAAGCAGCTTATAGAGCTTCCAGATGATGCTATGATATTTGGGATGTCTATGTATAATGAGTATGAAAGAGAGTTTACAAAGGCTCAGTTTGACTCAATATGCAGAGCAGACAGAATAAGTAACAATCTGGCAAAGTGGCATTCGTTATATGCTTATGATGGCTATGATGGTTCAGAGATCAAGGAGTATATGTACATCAAATATCAAGGAAATACAGAATATATATATAGATTAGTTCAAAAGAATGAAGGCGAATATAAGATAACAAAAAGAATCAAAAAGTAATCTATGAAAGAAATCAATTATGGATGGGCGCCTTCAAAATTAGACGGTACAGAACAGCAATTCAAAGAAATAAAGAACTTTGACATTCCAGAATCTTATGACTATATAGAGTTCTTGCCAGAAGTAGAAAATCAGGGAGCAACTAACATGTGTGTTACATATTCCATTGCTGCACATTTAGACTGGAACTACAATATTGACTCTAAGACAAGAATATATAGTTCAATACATATTGACAAGAAACAGATATATGCAGCAAGATCAATTCCTGGTGATAATGGTATGTCATTCAAAGAAGCATTAAGTTTCCTTCGTAAGAATGGCGTAATGTCTGACAAAGGGAACATAAAGATAGAGCGTTATGCAATGGTGAAGACAATACAAGCCCTTAAGCATGCTTTGTTGTTGAACGGCCCATGCATTGGTGGTATGTTTGTAAGAAGTACTGGAAAGTCACCAGAGTTCTGGAATGGAAAAGAGAATCATGGTGGACATGCTATTGCAATCATTGGGTACAACAAAGAAGGCTTTATCATCAGAAACTCTTGGGGAAAGTCTTATGGTAACAATGGATATGCTATTATCAAATATCAAGACTTTGACAAAATACTTGAATGCTGGACAATCATTGATTAGACTATGGAAAACATATCTAAATATTCATTCAAACAGATAATAATGACACTAATTGGAAAGAACTCACATTTTACAAGTGATTGCGAGTTCTTTCCAAATTTTAATGTCTATGGCAAAGTTTTGTCTTATTATATAAAGAATAATGAACTAGTATTGAAAGTGAAGACAAAACCTTCAGGTAAGGTCATAGACATCGGTTCTAATATGAAAAACCTTAAGTTTGAGATCATTTGATGATACAGCAAGACCTGTATATGTATGGATCTCTATTTACTAGTTCAGTCTCATTTTCACAAGCTACATAAGTTTTGTTCCTGAATGTCAATGTATCAATGCATTTTGCACATTCTTTACAGCAACCTACACAATGTACACCATCATAGACAAATGGATAGTCATTATACTCTAAAGCTTCCTCATATTGTTCTTTAGAGATCTCAATCCATTCATCATCAGGCAAAGCACACTCAGGAAACTTGTCATCTTCAGCCGCATAGACAGCTCCTACAACAGGATATACCTCATTGCTTGTCTCTTCTCGGTAGTTCTTTCCGTTTCGCTTAATACAATAAAAATATTTCATCTCTTTTCAAAGTTTAAGTTTATTTCTTTTATTAAATTGAAGTTATGTAGAATATTCATCAGAACGCCATTCTTTTCATCTGAGCTCATCTCAATTATCTTTTTAATGGAAATATATATCCACAGAATAGAGGCCTTCAGAGATGAGTTATGATGAAATTTTTGTAAAAATTATTTATTAATCTTGAAGTCCTCTATATTGATTATGATTCCGTCCTCAGTTTTCTCTGCGTTGTACTTTGTGATCTGAACCAGCTTGTTCTTGATTCTCTTTGACTTACCGTTCAGTACCGGAAGATAGTAAACAAATCCATCGTAACAGTAACCTCTTGTCTCCTGGAATTTGAAGGTGATGTCATGGAAAGAATATTCTCCATTTGCTGAGACCTGGCGTTCTGGAGTGAAGAGGATTGGTTCATTAGTCTCAATTTTCTTGATGATTGTTGGACGAGTATCATTGGTGATCGCCATCTTTCTGATCTGTTCTGGGGAAACCAAGTAGCCGTAGCGTCCGATGAACTTCATCTGGTAGCCGCAGTGATCAATGAGGTAGTCTTCAATGACCCTCTTGTGTTTGGGATCATCTTCAATCTGCTCGTAGTACCAAGCAAGATAGTTGTGGTCAAACATCTCTGTAATAAGAGTACCGAAGTACTTACCGAAGCGGATGCGATCCGTACCGATCCATTTTCTTGTTGAGTAGTCAGGAATACGGAAGCTGCCGGCTTTGGTGACCAGATCTGCATTATAGACTGCATTGGGGTACTTGGCCTGGGCCTTCTCTAAGCTGATTGAGATCTTCTTGATCTTCTTGTAGCAAGTCCAGTCCTGAGAGTATCCGTAGTTGGATGTGATGTTTTCAACTGAAACCTCGTAGAGGTTGTAGAACTTGTTGTGCTTAGCGATGATATTCATAACTTATAAATTTAATTATTACATTAATAATATAGTTATTTTGTAGAATTATTCAATGTTTTACATCACTTTTTTATTTTTAATTATATTAAAATAATATTGAAGATATGAAGAAACTAAATCAGTTCATAACAGAGAAATTCAGATTATCAAAAGACAATCTAACTTATCAGCATCAATATAATTATCATCCTAAAACAGCAAGAGAACTAGAAGAATTAGTAAAAAAATTAATTAAAGAAAGAGGTAATAATGCCGATCTTAATGATATAGATACTTCTGAAATTACAAGTATGGTTGGTATGTTTTTTGCATCTGATTTTAGTGGTGATATATCTTTATGGGATGTAAGCAAAGTTAAAGATATGACAGATATGTTTCGTTTATCAAGCTTTAACGGAGACATATCTTATTGGGATGTAAGTAATGTTGAAGATATGCATAGAATGTTTAAGGATTCTAAATTCAATAGAGATATCTCTAAATGGGATGTTAATAAGGTTGAAGATATGTTAAGAATGTTTCAAAACTCTCCATTTAATGGGGATATATCAAAATGGAATGTAAGTAATGTTGAAGATATGCAAGATATGTTTAGACAATGTCCATTAGAAAAGAATCCACCAAAATGGTATAAAAAAATAAGTTAATATCTAATATATATGAAAAAGTTAAGTCAGTTTATAACAGAGAAATTTCGTCTATCAAAAGACAATCTAACTTATCAGCATCAATATAATTATCATCCCGAGACAAGAGATGAACTAAAACAGTTAATTAATAAATTGATTGAAGAACGAGGAAATGATGCTGATCTTAATGATATAGATACTTCAAAAATTACTAATATGTCTCATTTATTTGAAAAATCTAAGTTTAATGGGGATATTTCTGGATGGGATGTTAGTAATGTTAAAGATATGGACTGGATGTTTTCTGACTCATCATTTAATCAAGACATATCTGAATGGAATGTAAGTAATGTTGAAGAAATGAATAATTTATTTAGAAATTCTCAATTTAATGGAGACATCTCTGAATGGAATGTAAGTAATGTTGAAAATACACGTTACATGTTTGCTGGCGCTATTTTTAATGGCGATATATCTAAATGGGATGTAAGTAATGTTAAGAATATGTATAGTATGTTTTATCGTTCTAAATTCAATCAAGATATATCAAAATGGAATGTAAGCAATGTTACAAATATGGAAGGAATGTTTCAGCATAGTAATTTTAATCAAGATATATCTAAATGGGATGTTAATAATGTTATAATGAAGAGATGGATGTTTGATGAATCTCCATTAGAAAATAATCCACCTAAATGGTATAGAGAATGGTGTAAATAAAATTAATAATTAATATATATATGAAAACACTAAATCAATTCATAACAGAGAAATTTAGGATATCAAAAGACAGCATTAATCAATATAAATACCACCCTAAGACAATAAGAGAACTAGATGAATTAGTAAAGAAACTTATTAAAGAACGTGGGAATGATGCTGATCTAAATGATATAGATACTTCTGAAATTACCGATATGTCTTTTTTATTTAAAGAATCTGATTTTAATGGTAATATATCTAATTGGGATGTAAGTAATGTTAAAGATATGAATAGTATGTTTTATAAATCCAAATTTAACGGAGATATCTTTAAATGGGATGTTAGTAATGTTGAAAGTATGTCATGGATGTTTAGAGAATCAAAATTTAATCAAGATATTTCTCAATGGGATGTAAGTAGTGTTAAATATGCTACATATATGTTTACAAAATCTAAGTTTAATGGAGATATTTCTCAATGGAATGTAAGTAAGGTTGAACGTATGACTGGTATGTTTGAAAAGTCCAAATTCAATGGAGATATATCTAAATGGAATGTAAGTGAAGTTAAATATATGGATGGTATGTTTTATGGATCACAATTTAATGGAGATATATCTATGTGGAATGTTTCAAATGTTGAAAATATGGCAAATATGTTTGTTGATTCTCAGTTTAATGGGGATATATCCGCATGGGATGTAAGTAATATTAAAACTATGAGAGATATGTTTGATAATTCCCCATTAGAAAAAAATACACCAGCATGGTATAAATAAAATTAATAATTAATATATATGAAAAAGTTAAACCACTATATTTCAGAAGCTGAAAGGATCCCGCGTTTACATGGGTATATAACAGAGAAATTCCGACTATCAAAAGACAACATTAATCAATATAAATACCACCCCGAAACAAGACAAGAATTAGAGAAATTAGTAGATAAATTAATTGAAGAACGTGGTCCAAATGCTAATCTTAATGATATAGATACTTCAAATATTACAAGTATGTTTGATATATTTCATTATAAATTTGGCAGAAACTCAAAATTACAACAATTCAATGGTGACATTTCTGGATGGGATGTTAGTAATGTTGAAAGCATGGTATGGATGTTTGCTAATTCACCATTTGACGGAGATATCTCTGACTGGGATGTTAGTAATGTTGAAAGAATGGAATATATGTTTACAAACTCTAAATTCAATGGAGATATATCAAAATGGGATGTAAGTAATGTTAAACAAATGGATAATATGTTTATGCATAGTATTTTTAATAATGACATTTCTCAATGGAATGTAAGTAATGTTGAAGATATTAGTGGAATGTTTTGGGATTCCAAGTTTAATGGAGATATATCTAAATGGGATGTAAGTCATGTTACAAATATGAGAGCTATGTTTTTTAATTCTAGATTCAATGGCGATATATCTCAATGGAATGTTAGTAATGTTGAGAATATGGAAAATCTGTTTTATAAATCTAATTTTAATGGAGACATATCTCAATGGGATGTAAGTAATGTTGAAGATATGTATCATATGTTTTACAGATCAGAATTTAATGGAGATATATCTAAATGGGATGTAAAAAAAGTTCAATTTATGGAAGATATATTTGATTATTCCCCATTAGAAAAGAATCCACCAGCATGGTATAAATATAAGTAAAATAATATATGAAGAAACTAAATCAATTCATTATAGAGAAATTCAGGATATCTAAAGATAATCTCGAACATCATTATAATTATCATCCTAAGACAAAACTTGAATTACATAACATAGTAGATAAATTAATTAAAGAAAGAGGTAATGATGCTGATCTTAATGATATAGATACATCAGAAATAACCGATATGTCTTATTTATTTTCTGATACTTATTTTGATGGAGATATCTCTGATTGGAATGTAAGTAATGTTACAGATATGGAAGGTATGTTTGCTTGTTCTAAATTTAATGGAGATATATCTAAATGGGATGTAAGTAATGTTGAAAATATGCATTATTTATTTGCCAAATCAAAGTTTAACGGAGACATATCTGAATGGAATGTAAGCAAAGTTGGAGAAATGGCTAAAATGTTTAAAGAATCAGAATTCAATGGAGATATCTCTAAATGGGATACAAGTAAAGTTTATACTATGTATTGGATGTTTTGGGATGCAAAATTTAATGGAGATATTTCTGGATGGAATGTAGGACATGTTAGCAATATGTGTAAAATGTTTTTTGGATCACCATTAGAAAATAATCCTCCTGCATGGTATAAAGAATAAATAAAATAAGTTAGTTAATCTAATATATGAAGAAACTAAATCAATTCATTACAGAGAAATTCAGAATATCAAAAGACAATCTTAGCCCAGACTATAATTATTTTCCTGAACAAACATTTGAACTAAAAAAATTGATAAGGGAATTACTTAAAGAAAGAGGTAAAAATGCTAATCTAAATGATATTGATGTATCTAAAATTACTAATATGAATTTATTGTTTTATGGACTTGATCCTCATAATATAGACATATCACTATGGGACGTAAGTAATGTAACAACAATGGATTCTATGTTTAGTAATTGTACATCATTCAATTCTGATCTTTCTGGATGGGATGTATCAAATGTGACAAATATGAGAGCATTATTTAGTCATTGTTCTAAATTTGATTCTGATCTTTCTGGATGGGATGTATCAAATGTGACAAATATGGGTATGATGTTTTATGGATCTTCATTTGAAGGAAAATGTTTAGAGAATTGGGATGTAAGTAAAGTTACATTAATGAATTCTATGTTTGCTCATGATAAAACATTAAATGCTGATTTGTCTAAATGGAATGTTTCTAATGTAAAAAATATGAGAACTATGTTTTATAATTGTCGTTCATTTGATTGTGATCTTTCTAATTGGGATGTATCAAAAGTCAAAGACATGGAAGCAATGTTTGCTAATTGTATGACAGCAATTGATAATGGTAGTTTCAAATCTTTGGACAAATGGCATATAAGTCAGGTTCCAAGCAGTAAACTAAATGGAGCATTTGGTAATATTTTATTTTTGAACGCTGATCAAAAGAAGCAATTACCTATTTGGGCAAAATAGAATTATATAATATATAGAGGCAATGGGATATGTTTATTTAATATGTGATACTAGTACAGATTCTTTTAAGATAGGTGTCACAAAACAAAAAGATATTGAAGATAGAATGAAGAAACTCCAGACAGGTAATTCTACTGAACTATTTATTTCTTCATATTATCAGACAGAATATCCATTTAGACTAGAAAAACTTCTTCATAATCATTTTGCTAATCAAAGACTTATTGGTGAATGGTTTAGTTTGACAGGAAAAGATGTTGGTTCATTTAGACAAATATGTGAACGTCTTGAAAACATAGTAATAGCATTAAAAGACAATCCATTTATTCATATGACATAATTAGAAGTTCTTTATTATTCTATCTAATTCTCTCTTATTGTCTCTATCTTTGATATCATTACGTTTATCATAATCATGCTTACCTTTGCATAATCCAATAAGAACTTTTATAAGCCCATGATCTACATAAAGCTTAAGTGGGATGATTGTATAACCCGGAATAGATGCTTGCTCTTTTAGTTTCAATATCTCTTTTTTCTTTAACAACAATTTTCTTTCTCTAAGTTCATCATGATTTGTAAAGATATCTGAATCATATTTTGAGACATGTGCATTCTTCAGTATCAATTCATTTTCTATGGAAACATAACAATAAGCATCTCCAATATTTGCATTACCATTCTTGATAGACTTCACTTCAGAACCAACAAGAACAATTCCTGCAGTATAAGTGTCTAAGACATCATAATTATATCTAGCTTTACGATTTGCTATTTTCATAAATATATTGTTTAAAATCTTCAATTAAATGCATTGTAGCCATAGGATAGTCAATAGAATCATGTTCTATTCTGTCTTTCAAGAAAGCACAAACATTTTCAATAAGGGCATCAGTGCGAGTGTACTCAACAAAGTTTTCAATCCCTTCTATTTCTGCTAAAAATTTATATTGATAACCAACCACTTTATCCCCTGTACTATATTTGGTATCTTTGTGTAACCAAATCTTATCTGGCATTTGACTCATATTTCTTCCTCCATCTTATCATATTTAACATCTTATTATCTAAACATTTAATCCATTTATTTTGTTGTAATCTCTGCCTTTGCAAAGTCATTTTATATTCATCCTTAGTATTTTCAAGTGGACTATTGTTTTCTTTCATAATAAATTATTTTTTGTTTTTAATTTGATGGATAACATATTCTACCAACATAACTATATACGCTATAACTGCTATGTTTATTACAATATCTTTATTCATACATTATTTTCATTTCTCCAAATCAAACAACTCATCTTTAGTGACATTATATCCACCATCTCTGTCTGAACAAAATATATAGAATGGGTTATCACATTCTTGAATTTTTTTAATAAATTCTTGTTTTAATTCATTGATTTTTTCTTGAGTGAAAAACTTTTCTTGTACTAATTCTTCTTGTTTATTATATTCTTTATACCATTCTTTTTCACTCAGTTCTCCTAATATAAATTCAGGAAAGGGCTTAGTATACACAACTATTTCTTTATTAACAAAATCATTATCAATCTGTATTCTAAATTGGAACACATCATTATCTACATATTTCTTTTCTTTCATATCTTAATCTTTAAAATTTATTATATTCACATGAAGCAAACCCATAACCAAGTAAAAAGCCTATGATTATTGAAAGTATAATTGTTTCCATAATTCAATCTTTCTTTAGTCTTTCTTTAAGTGAATTAACCCAATTGATATAAGGATCTTTAAGAATTGCTGTATATCCACTATCTTTAAGTATGGATATAATATCTTTAAGCATTACATCATCTTTTTCAGTCCAATTAGATGATTTATCTGCTTCTACAAGCTTCATCTGCTCTTCGCCACAAACAATAGTGTGCTCACCTTGCCGTTCAAGCCAAGCATGAATATCTTCTACAGATACACCAAAAAACATCTCATAATCTTTATGTGTAGCAAAAACATTGATTAGAGCTTTCCTTATTCTCTCATCTTCATCTTCCAAAGTATCATTATTACCTGCAATATATGCATCACATAACATTTTGTGTACCTCAAGACCATTGTAAGTCTGGTCAAGGATGCAATGATGAATAGCATAGTTACCTGCATTCAAATTAAGTTTAGATTCTTTATTCATAACTTATTCTCCTTTATGTGTTTTTAATCCAAGTTCATAGAAATGTTTGGCAATATCAAGTTGACTTGTTCTTTCAAGCCACTCTCCTGAGCCATCTAAGATGTAACCTATTCCTTCAAAGTGTTTTTGCCGCCACTTATTCATCTCTTCCTCTAAGTCCACCTCTTTCACTTCAGGGTTTTCTTTATAACGTTGATCTCTTGCCAGTGTAACACCAGCATCACCCCCACTAATGACTGCTTGTTCAATTTCTTTTCTCCATAGTGGTTGTTGTTCCTTGGTAAGTTGGTTGAACAACTCACTTTCTATATTGAAAGAATAAGTTTCTGCATGTGCTTGAATACCTGCTTTAATAGAATCATATTGAACACACTGTTCATAAGGGTCTTCCCCTTCAAGGGAGTTAAGGAAAGAAAGTAAACTTCTACAAACAAATCTCTTTCCTAATACTTCATCTGTAAAAGGTTCATGGTTTGTTTCATGTTCAATTCTCTCTAACTCCGCTTTTACTACGGCTTTGTCAATGTACTCTTTCTTCATTTTTTAAGTTCATTAATTACTTTATATATGGCTTTTCCTATCTCTTCAATCACATAATATGCGCCCTCGGTAAAGGCAACAGCTTTTTCTAAATCCAATGCTACTGTATCTTCAGTATCATCCCCTCTTGGAATACGGTACAACTCTTCTACTTTTTCCTTGATTGATTTCATACATTGGGTTTCTTGAATTTCTTTCTCCAAGTCTTTGTTTGGTCCTCCTACCTCTTTTACTTCAAGAGAGTCAAGTATTTTTAATACACCTTTGAAAGCACTAATCTGTCCTGCCCAAAATTGATCGAATTTGGGTTGCATAGATTCTGTTTCTTTGATTCTCTTTTCTATCTCCGCTTTTATTGCATCTTTATCTATGTACTGTTTCATACCTTATTCTTTCTTTTAATTAATTTGTCTATTACACAAAAAGGTGTTGCAAAGATTAAAGCAACAAGAAAAAATATCCAAAACATTGATATAAATACCAATCCCTCTACATCAATTACAATTATAGGAATAATTTTCTTAACAGCAAAATAATCCAATACTGCAAATACAATTAATGCAATTACAAAATAACAAAGTAATATAACCATAATCATTTATCTTTTAATTCTTGTTCTTCAAAATATTTGTCAATATTATCCACCCAAATATCCCCTAAACCATTACAATATGAACAACGTATTGGGAATATTGACCACTTAAATGTTTTCCCAATACCTTTACATTGTTTACAAGTCACCCACCCTCTCATTTCTGTGCTTTAATTATTACTTTTACTTTATCTCCATCTTCATAAGGTTCAAGTGCTTTAATAATAGCATTTCTATCCATTTCTTTAAGATAGGTATTACCATTTTTACATACAGTCGCATCAAAGGAATTTAACTCTAAGTCCACCTCTTTTACTTCAAGGGTATTGATAAGAGAAATAATCTCGTCATAAGTAGAGCATTTGACTGCCCACCCCCACTCATTACCATAAGCCTCTTTATTTCTTCTTTCTAACTCCGCTTTTACTATGTCTTTATTTATATAGTGCTTCATAACTTATTCACCTTTCTACGCTTTTAATCCAAGTTCAAAGAAATATTTGGCAAGTCTTTCAATATCATCAAGCTGTATTTCTGGGAGTGCATTTGCCCATAAAGCTATTTCAATATCCAAGTCCACCTCTTTTGTATTGGAATTAATTTTATTTGTTGTTTGAAGTACTCCCATATCGTATCCTCTTTTATATGCTATTTTTACACATTTTTGCATAAGTTTTGTTTTATCATTCCCATCTAATACTTCCTCTTTTACTTCAAGAGTGTCAATGAAAGAAAGAAATCGTTCAAAGTAAAACAACTTAATTCTACCTTCATAAGTATCAATAGGACATTCTTCTTTTTTAATTCTCTCTATCTCTGCTTTTACAATATCTTTGTCTATGTACCCTGCCATAACCTAATCTCCATTTTAATTATTTTCTTTTTAGCTTTGCAAGTTCAGCTTTTTTCTTTCCTAAAATACTCTTTAGTTCATTTATGTCATCTTCAAGATTTTTTATTTTTATCTCATCATAATGGCCCCCATATATTTTTTTGTTTCTTAAAACAGATTCTTCAAAATGAGGAAGGAAAATATAACGTTTAAGTTCAATTCCAAAATCCGAATTATCATCAATATTAATACTAATTCTTACATTAGTTGTATTGACATCAATAATGAAAAAATCTATATATTCTTCCCAATCTTCTGGATGCTCTTTCATACAGTCAAACAATGGTTTATTAGCACCATCTGTTCCGGCTAATGGATTCAAGAAATAAAATACCCAATCTTCATTTGATCTGATATACTTATCTATTTCAGATATTAGATTTCCAATTTTTTCAACAAATGTTAAATTTTCCATAATTTTATTATATTTTAATTAAAGATTTCCATTTTATTTTTCAAGTCCATTCATTACTGACCAGGATTCTGCCCAGCCATCTGCATGTCCATCAGCATGTCCAAGCTCATACATCTCTTGAAATAAATCTCTTAATATGCTTTCAAGACTAGTTTGAGTATGAGATGCCAAAATAATATTTGAACGATGCTTGTTATAAAAATTTTCAACTTTACAATTTAATTTCATAATTATTGTTTATTTGTTTACAATTATAATATAGTATCATTTGATAAAAATTCAATAAAAGACTCACAAATTAATGCAAGTCTTTTATGTTATAATGTACATTCCTTCTGGAGCTTCAAGAGCTAATCCTTTAGGAATTAGTCCCCTATAGTCAAAATGATGTGCAATGAGATAGTCACTAGAATTAATAGTTGGTACCCATATACCAATCTTTTCATTAAGTATATCACCACTCCACACCATTGTTTTATGATATTCTTCCTCTTCTTCCTCAGTCATACTTGACATTGACCGGAGATATGGTTTAATCTGATGGTACATATAGCATTCATTTGTATCAGCTTTTAATGATAAAATGTTATCACTAACAATACCATATATAATATCATTGTCTTCCTTTATTGTTTTATTAAAATTAAAAACACAACAATGAACTCCATACGGCAACCTTGCTGAAAGGTCTTTCAATAATAGTTCTTTATCTTCTTGTGTCATAACATTTCAAATTAAATTTTCAAGTGAATATTTCAATAATTATATTTTTAAATAATTTTAATATGTTGATTCGTTTTGGGTTTTTAAATTCCAATTCACGTTGCCAATCATAAAATGTCCTAACTATTTTCATTATATATTATTTTTTAAGTTTTGTTCTTTATTCATTATAAGGATTATTTTCTTCTGTAACAGCAATAGCAAGACCTTTCTCAATTAATCCCCTATAGTCAAAATGATGAGCATTGAGCCAATCAATGGGCTTATATTGAGATTTCGCTCTTAACATTAAATCTTCAATTCTTGTATGTCGTTCCTTTACGGCTTCTAACAATGGGTCAATATTAAGCCCATTCCATTCATTGTCTTCTTCCTTAGTCATACTTGACATTGACCGGAGATAAGGCTTGAGTTCTATCACACCATCTTGTAATAGTCGTATATGTCCAGTTTTAAGTTCTGTATCCAAGGTTGTCCAGTCTTTGACTTGAACTATTACTCTATAAGGCAATCTTGCACAAAGATCTTTGAGTAATAATTGTTTTTCTTTTTGTGTCATAATTCTATTTCATTTATTTGTCCACACTTTATTCAATAAATTTGTCCCACACCATTTTTTTGGTGTCATAAGACAAAAATACATGTAATTCTCTATCTTCCTGTGTCATATCTTCTTGTGCCATAACTTTATCCTTTATAATTCTTCAAACATTTCTGCAACATATCAAACATATCACTTGCCAGTATTACCCAATCAACATCATCACATTTTGCAGAGTCACCTGATTTTGATAGTTCTCTTTCATAATAATCTATCTTTTGTTTCAACTCTTTTATGAATTTGGCATGATTGGCTTTTCTACTATCATTGATTGGTATATCTATTTCTTTCACTTCAAAGGAATCAATAATTGTTTCTTTTAAGGAATCAATAGAGTCTCTTATTTGCTTACATAGCTGATATTTGGCATCGGCTACTTTTTCATTAAAACACTCACCTGTAGATGCAATATCAGCCTCTTGATTTGCTTCATGCATCAACTTCTCTAACTCTGCTTTTAAAGCGGATTTTAATATGTACTGTTCCATATTATTCCTTTATTAAGATTACTCTAATTTTATCACCCACATCAGCACCTATTTTCTCTAATAACTCATCCTGTTGTTTTTGTGTATAATCAAGAAGGAATCCATCATACCAATCTACTTTACAGACCATGCTATTTTCCAAGTCTATCTCTTTCACTTCAAGGGTGTCAAGGAAAGAGAGAATGTCTTTCAAACACACCAAATAACCACTATGATGCTCTTTTATTCTTCTCTCTATCTCTATCACTAAAGCATCTTTATCAATATACTTCTTCATAATTACAAAAGTTTATTAATATGTTTCCAACCGTCTACATCAAATCCTTTACCACAAGCAGCACAAGTAACACAAGGTGAATTACCACCATCTATATCTTTATGCCACCATATATCACCCCTTTCAAGTTCCAACTTACTTCCACAGTGTGGACAAATTCCAACAACTGACGGTTCTTTTCTTTCTAATATCTTCATAATTACAAAAGTTTATTAATATTTTTTATATTATAATTCCTGCTTGATAACCTATTTCATCATAAAATTGAACACTTTCGATAAACGGAAAATCCTTCATAAGTTTATTTTCAAGGTCTTTTAGTGTCATATTATTTTCATGATGATAAATTAATTCATTGTCAAATCTAAACCAAACACCATCATCTTCATAATGAAAGTAAATTGGATAATACTCTATTTTTCTAAACGGTTTTTTATAGTCATCAAACATCTTTTTCAAATGTTCAACATATTTATTATAATTCTCATCCATAATCTATTTCATATATTTGAATCCCACCATAATCTAAAAAGGTATGTTATACCAAGTATAATATACATACAAACCATAAGGTTATCCATAACTCTATTTCTTTTTCTTTTCAAAAATCTTATATAACCATTTATAAAACCGATCAAGAGGATATACTACAAAATAAAATATACCGAAAAACAATAAAAGAAACCAAGACATAGTACAATTTACTGGACTTATATTGTCCCTACATCTTCCATTAATAAGAGCAATGACTATCAATGCAAGAACCACACCAATAAAGTAAATACCAAGAATTGCTAATGCTACCATATTCTATTTATTTTTTAATCGTTTAACATAAACCGGGTCATTTATATCCGCAATGACTGAATAGTTTCGTCTTATAAATCTATAAATCTTATTTGATTTGACTATATATTCATAAGACTCTACATATATGGTATCTCCAGTCCGTAACAACACCTCATATCTATTGACTGTTTCTGGAACATTACGTTTAAAGCACCCAGTCATCATCATAGCAGTAAGTAACAGTAATAATAGTTTTTTCATAACCGTTATTCTCCAATATTTAATCTTTTCAATGTAAGTTCAACTTCAACAGGTTCACTTTCTTCCCAAGTCAAATCTGCGTATTCAGGGAAATCAAAATCATATATTTCAAAAGACTTGTCATTACTTCCCCACCAAGTCTTTTCAATATCATTCTCTCTGTGTGGCTTAGTGTAGTGGAACCAAAGAGAATCATCCTTATCCCTTGCTACATATCCTTTAATCTTTACCATATCCTATTCTTCTTTTTGTGCTTTAACTAATTTATGAAATGTTTCTATATCACAATCTTTACAATAACACCAAAGTTCCCATCCTTTATAAGAATTGCTATCACCAGTCCACACATATTCTGTTGTCTTACACTCCTTACCACATATCATACAAGTAGGTTCTTCAAGACATATTGCATCATCTGGGCAAAAATCATTCATAACTTCTGTGCTTTTAATCTGGGTAATAATCAGGACTATCAGGGTCCCATGTGCTACCAAAACCTCCAGTATTTTTCCATTCGCCTTTATCATCCAAATCCACCTCTTTCACTTCAAGATTTTCTACTAAAGATTCAACATCTTCTATTACTACTATAGGAGATGCAGAAAGATTTTGTTTTAGTTTTTTGAGTTCTTCTAATAACTTATTTTTGTCTATCAGTTTCATAACCTAACATTTTTGTCAAATCATTATAAAGTGAATTAACTTCCATCCATTTTTGATAATTAAAATCTCCAATGTTCCACTTCAACATATCTTTTAAAGATTCCATTTGTTTTTTGCTTGGAGACCAATCGGTTTTCTCGGTAGTTACCTCTTTCACTTCAAGGCTGTCAATGAAATCTTCGAAATCCATTAAAGCACAAAGATATGTCGGATAGTTACCATATTCAACAATATCTCTTTTGAAAGGAATTTTCTTTCTCTCTAACTCTGCTTTTATTATGTCTTTATCAATGTACTGCTTCATAACTTTATATACTATACATAAATGGTTCTTGTTCTTCTCCTATATGGGTAATCTCCTTATTAAATATCAATGAAGAATCTGTACAAGCCTCCCATTGGCCATACGGAATGGATGCAGAAATGCCATCAATACTTAGTGAAGCTTCATCAATATCAATATTATTCTCTTTACAGAAACTGATGACTAGATCCACTAAAGCATGATGAAGATTTCTGAACTTCTTATTCAGTTCATCATCTTGACATTCTTGTCCATAATATTTTCTGTTATCATTCATAATTTATTCAAATATTACTCCAGTAAATCTATTTTTAATTGGTTTTCCTTCAAGAATATTGTTTACTACTTCTAATTCCCAATTATATTCTTCATCATCCGTAAAAATATATAGATCATCTTGAAGTTGCTTTACAATTTCTTCAGGCTTAAGTCCATTATCAAAATAATTATGAACTTTATTCTTAATTCCTTCAAAATTTGGAACCAACCATTGCCTTTCGGCTGGTTCTAAAAATTCATCAATATATCTTCTCATATAATTTATTTTTTACAGAATTCATTATGTTTATAAACAAAGATATTGGCAAGATCTTTTAATTTATGAATAGTATCATCATCAATATTAAATTGTGAATATATTTTATTACCAATTTCTATAGTATCAAAAATCTGGTGAAAAAATCCAATGCATTTTGCATAATAATCCTGAGCTAAAGCATCCCCATACCATTTATCTTTATATTCTTCAAACAAATCTAATAAATATCCCATATAGATATCTGCTTCTTTCTTGGTTGGCTTTCTTCCTTCTGGCCCAACTTGTGCATCTTCAAATAGAAACTTTTCATCAAAATACCAAGAATCCGTTACATGCTTGTAATATTCAGCTGTAAAGATATCTTTAGCTCTTAATTCAGCAAGCTTCTTTATAAATTCATTACTCATCATAAATAATTACTTTTAATTACAATTATAATGGAGTTTTTATGTATTCCTCCATACATATATAATGGAGTTTTTATGTATCCCTCCATACATATATAATATATACATATATAATATAGTAAATCCCAGAAATAATTCAATATAAGTGTTTATTATAATATTCTTTTAACATTTTCTCTATATTATTCTTTTCTTTCATTTCTATTATTGTATTTTTATCATAGTTGTTTATTCTCCATCTAAACATTAGTTCATTATTCAATCGAATTGGATTTGGAATTCTTTCATTATTCAGTACACTAATACATAGATCTGCTTCACGTTGTCCAATTCCATCATATGAATCTGTCTGTACAAAATTAAATAGTTGTTCATCCAGCATATCATTGTCATCATCTAATATAACATAACTTTCAATATCATCCTTGTGAAGATACAGATATCTTTGTATTTCATCTCCTCTCCATGGACCACTATTGTCAGTCATATCATATATCTGTTCAACAAACTTTTCAAATGGTGTTTCTCCCTTTACATTTCTTGCACATCTTTTATTATCTAAATCGTTTTTGAATTCTTCTACAGTTCTAAAACCAAGTTTCCAAGATGAAGTGACCACAATTTTTGCATCAGTATTTTGAACTATTTTATCAATCAACAATAGTTTTTCAATACTAATGCGCCAACCGCTATGATATGTTGTTATTACTCCATCAAAATCTAAAAATATTATCTTCATAATTATCTATAGTCTTTAAGATGATCATATTCAAATTGTGTTTTGTCTTTATGGGCAATATCAAGAGCATCTTCCATATATTTAATTACTTTCTTTTTTGTTGTATCGTCAAGAACCATTAAATCAATATGATCTAAAATGAATTCCGCAGTTTCAATTGTCTCATTGCATGAATGAACATCTATTAATGTATCAGCACTTATCAAAGAAACAAAAAACATATTTCTTGCTTCTTCATTATTCAATATATCATTATATGAAATGACCTTATTACAAAATGATATAAGATTGGTATTTTCTGCAATTCTTTTTGTAAACATTCTTAATGCTTCTTTACTTATCATAATCTATATAACTATTATTTTTTAATTTATCTTTAAGCTTATCAAAAACAGAAGTGTCATAATAACCACACCCAACAATATCACAAATGAATGTATAAAGATCATCTGCATTCCAATTCTGAATATCTTTTAAATATTCTTCATTATCTTTTTCCAGTTCTTCAACACATTCTTTCATTACATCCTCATAATATTCTGATCTGACATTATCGTCATGGTCTTCAAGAGTCCATGTTCCATCTAATGCATCTAACAAATCACCATCATCTATATTATCAAGAATATTGTCAATAGGTAATGAATCTACTATTTCATCTACAGAATATTTTTGTGTTAGAACATCTATAACATCATCCAAATGAGAATTATCTATCATTTCTTCAATTTCAGATTGATCATATTCTTTATTTGGATCTTTATAGATATCAGATGCATGAATAATATCTAATGAAGTAATGAATCCATTTTCAAGTCCAAATGTAAGAATCTCTTCAAAATCCGTAGCTAGACTCCATACTTTCTTTAATGCATCATTCCAATTTTCTTGTGCCCATGTAGTATTTATCTTCATAATTATTATATATATTAAAATTATTGTCTATTCTAGTCCCACCATCTATAAGAGTATTGTTTCAATATATCAAATAATACTTTTCTGCATTTAAGTATATAATATTCTTCAGGAAATTTTTCATAGAATTCTTTTACTTCTTTTATTGAAGCCCCACCACGAAAATCTCCCTTACAGTCTTTATAGTATATTTCAAAATTCTTATAGTTGATTCTTGGACCAACATATGTCTTGGTATGACTTTCAAAATCATATGTATATAGATCAACATCATTCATCATATTATGTATACAATGCTTTGCCCATTTAAGTGGTCTTAAGATATCAGTATCTGCATTTTCTACTAACTTATGCTTATTAAACCATCGTATTTGTTTATCAATCTGGCATTCCATAAGTTCATACATAAAATAATAGTCCCAGGGATAAGATGTGAATGCCTGCTTAATTAATCTATAATGCTCTTTATTCCAGTTGCAATAGAACCAATATCTTATTGTCTTAAAGGCTGACTTTGGTTTTTCCCAAGCATACCAAAGAATATTGTCATCTATCCAATCTAATACTTTATATTTCTTACAAAGATCATACCAACTCATAATTGTATTGTATTTTATTAATTAATAATAGTTCATTTCCAATATTCATATATTCCTTTAGTTATTTCATAATTTTCCCATTTATATATGGGTTTATCCGGTTGTTGTTTAGCCCAATTCCACATTTTTAATAAACCTTCATCTAAATTAGTTTTATGTTTAAATCCTAATATATCAATAGATTTCTGATATGTTGGTACTGCCCATTTTACTTCATGTCTTGGTTCTTTATATTCTATATTATGATAATCAATTATATTAGCAAGTATATTAATTGCTTCATTAATTGTATATGGAACTATTCCACCAAGATTGATAATTTCTTTTGAAGCTTCTGGAAGTATTGCAGCATTCCATAATGGTTCAAGATTATCATCAATATATGTGAATGCCCTGGTTTGTGTACCATCTCCATATACTAACATTGGCTTGTTTTTTAATGCTTGATGCATCCAAATACCAAGAACATTCCGATATTTATCCCATATATTTTGTTTTTCTCCATAAATATTATGAGGACGAATAATACACCAATCTAATTTATGTTGTTCTCCAGCAACTTTAATATCCATTTCACAAGCATACTTAGAAATACCATAAGGATCAATAGGACAAGGAATATCATTTTCGTCAAATCTATTCATATTCATATTACCATGCCCATAAACTGACATTGATGAAGCATATACAAGTCTTTTTACATTATATTCAATACAACAATTTATTATATTTGCTGTAGATACTAAATTATTTTGCCAATTAAACATTCGCATAAATGGAGATAATCCTTCGGCAGCATAGGCAGCAAAATGAAATACATATTCAATATTGTTGTTTTTAAATATATCTTTTATATCATCTTTATCTAAATTTCTTTGATAAAATATAACTTCTTTATTTATGTTTTCAATATATCCCCCAAATAGATTATCTATACCAATTACTTTATATTCTTTCTTGTTTTCTATTATCCAATCAGCTAGTTTACTTCCTAATAACCCAGCTACACCTGTAATTACAACATATTTTTGAGTTTCATTCATTATGTATATCTAATTATATATTTATTATCTATTTACTATTTTGTAGATTCCTCTTATTACTTTTGCATCATAAAGAGAGTTATGTTTGTCTCCTTCAATTTTTATGACTTCTTTTGGCCAATGTGGAAGTAGTTTCTTGTTATATGATTCAATGATTTCTTCACGAGGCATATCAAATGCTTCTCTTTCGGATATATTGAAATGCTTAGCAATATCTTGATTGATGTCATGACAAGCAGGATTTACTACAGCTGGAATTGTCCAAGCACTACCAAATATATCTATAAAGAGAACCATATCATAATGACAGACATCTGAGACCAATTCTACTTCTTCATATTTTGTAAACCAATCAATCAAAACAGTTCTAATGTAGTCTTTAGTTCCATAAGCTTCCCATTTGTCTTGCCCTTCTTCATTCTTATATAGATTGACAAAATTTTCAAGTGGGCCTTCCTTAGACCATTTCAGATTCTTGATGACGTTTTCATAAATCCATTTGTCACATTGTCCATCATCATAATCTGAAAACTCTGCATAGAATGTTCTTCCATTCTCATCAACTAACCCAATTGATATAAGTGTAGTCTCTTTATGCAATCCTGTAAATTCTGTGTCAAAAAATACTTTCATAATATAGTTTCTTTATAATATAGTTTCTTTATAATATAGTTTTAAAATCCGATTCTTTTACTTGTTTCTTTAGAGAAATCATTTTCATCTTCTTCATAATAGATTTCCGACAATGGCATATCCTTATTTACTTCATGACCAAGAATCTTAGCAGCTTTTTCTTTTGCCAACGGTTTGAATTCATATTTTAATGACAGTCTTCCCTTTCTAGTTAAAGCTTTGTCTATCTGATTAATTGATGTATTGAATGTACAGATAAGTTTAATACCAAGTACATCACTAATAATTCCATCAGTAATGTTCAATAGAATAGATATTACTGGATTGTTGTAATGATCTCTATTTACTAATACCTTTTCACAATCCTCTAAGATGAATATAGTATTATTGTTTTCCAAGAAGTAAGACATGATCTTGTCCTGCCCAACATTTGCTAACAATGAACCATCCAAGAAGATGAATTCCTTTGACTTATATTTTGCAATCAGATGCTTGATAATACTTGATTTTCCTGTTCCCGGCTCTCCATAGAAAAGCATAAGACTTGACTTATTGTCCTCTTCAATGATACTGCATATCTTTTCATAAGGCTTCTTGAAGTCATCATTATAGTTTTTGTCAATATCTACATCTAACTGCTTATAGTCATACCAAGAAGTATATAAAGCACCAGTAACATCTACAGCAGTAATACCAAATTCAATATTAGTAGCAGTGTCAACAGGCTGACATATTTCCTTAAACAATTCAAAAATATCTTTAATCTCTGTTCCAAATATATAGATATATGTAGTATGAGCATCTGCTTCTGGCATTGCTATATCAAATATAAATTTAGAATTCTTATACTGTCCAACAACAAAATATTCAGATGCAGAATAACTAATAATGTATACATCTTTGTAGTCATCATTCTTACATTCTGCTTTCCTATTGATAAACCCATTAAGCAGCTCTCTCATATCTAAGCTATAGTTAAGGTCTAATCGTGTTTCATAGAATCGATCTGTTGTTCTGATATATTGTAGTTGTTTGTCATTATCAAAATAGATCTTATAACAATATGGAAATTCCCCAAATATATTTACAAATAATGCTCCAAGATAGTCATCTGTTCTTTGACTAAATGTCTTGAAGACTTCAATAATTTTTTCTTTAATCATAAGCAATAATTTTATAAATATATAAATATATATACTTTTATAATGTTTTTATAATATTATAATTTCTTTCTTACCATTCTCATATTTCAACCAGTGCCCATCAACAAAATAGTAATTGATTTCTGACTTACCAAGATCTTTCCATTTAGCATAGAATTCAGGATCCTTTGTATAGAGTCGTCTTTTGAAATTGATAATAAGTTCATCACATATAAAATGCGGTTTGATAAGATCTGCTTCATTGGATAGTCTTTCACATAATTCATAGTCTTTGTTCTTATATGCTACTAAACAGTCTCTATATTTCTTTACCCAATCAATATGGTCTTTATACATAAAGTTACAAGGATGGTTCTTCCATTTTCCTGTTCCTTCAACCATACCAATCAACCAACAACATTCTTGTATCTGTCTATTGAGTCTTTTGGGATCCAGATCTTGAGCAGTCTCTTTACAATTACCAGTTAAAAATATTGTCATAAATGTCTATATCAATATTATAAAAAAAGTTACCATAATTAAATATAGTAACTTTCATGAATTATTTTAATATAACAACAATCTATTTGAAGTCCTTTTCAATTTCTTTTCTGAGATCATTAAGATCATTGATATACATTTGTTTTTCTGTTGTCTTCTTAATGTATTCCAATTCTTTCTTCATGGCTTCATTTTGCTTCAATAACTCATCTCGTTCTTCAATAGTGACCTTTGACATTGGAGTTGAAAGAAGTTCCATTGATAGTTTATGTCCATCCATGTCTACCTTAATGTCTTTCTTTGAACGATTTCTAAGCTTAAGTTTACCATTACAGACCAAAGTAATGAACTTTACTAACTCATCATTCTTCTTTATTCTCTCTTCCAAGATCTTTACCAATCGCTTTTTCCTGTCAGTATACTTTGTCAATCTGAATGCCACAAAATATTCAATAAGATCCTGAGCACTATCAAAATGTCTAAGCTTCTTGTTCTCATCAATTACCCAAAGCAAATCATCAGGAACAACTTTACGAAGCTTGAATCTGTTCTCAATTTTCTGATTAATGAGCTTTCCCTTAAGTGTCTTTGCCCATTTTCCCTTCTTGCAGTCTATATGATATTCAATACTATTTCCTGATGAGAGGTTTTTCCAGTCTTTGAACTCTTCTTTTTCTACCAATTTGTTCAACAGTTTCTCAAAGGAATCAAAATCCATGTCATAGGGAAGATCTTTGATGATCACTTCCTTCTTCTTGTCATCCCATTTGAACTCTCCATAGTTTACCCAATGTCCAACATTATTCTCATCAAATTCATATTTCCAATTCTTTCTTTTGATGTCTCTAATATATGGAGTAAGAGTAAGACCAGCTAGCTTGTTGTCCTTCTTACGTGATGTAAGACATTCCTTGCACAAGTCAATGATATTCAATGGATCATAAGACATATTTGAGAATCTATAGCCTGGAGCCATTCCCTCTTGTCTTTGACATAATAGAACAGGAATAATTGGAAGATAATATTTAGGTTCTACTGTCTGTCCTTCTTCCTCTTCATATTCCAGCAAATCATAATCAGTCTTCCATATTGGAGTATACTTTGAATGCCTTACATAAAGATAACGAGGACTTGCTGCTTCTTGTGATCGAAGAGAACCGTTCTGGCCATCTACAAATAATGGATTGAGATTGAATGAGAATTCCTGTGAAAGAGTAATGATAGTTCCATTCAAAGAAGAATCACCATGCTGGTAAAGTGAATAGTTCATTGTCTCACCAGCAAGATTAGTCACCTTCTTTGTATCACCATTCTTAAGGGATCCCTTCATAGCTGCATGCATGATCTTTCTAGCACCAGTCTTGAACCCATCAATCAATGAAGGACAAGCTCTATTCTGTACAACATACATTGAATATCCCTTATACTCTTTATCAAGGAAATCTGAAATTGTTCTTTGTGTTATATCGTTTTTTGCCATCTTTTAATAATTGATAATGTCTGAATATGAAATTACAAAGAAATAACCAGTCTGAACTTTACGTCTTAATGTTTTGTCTTCCATATATCTTGGCATAAACTTCAGATGATTCTTCACATATTCTTTTGACAAAACTTTAGTCTCCTTCTCATTTGTCTTAGGATTGATCCATTCAAAAAGAAAATCCTTGTCATACTTTTGAATGAATTTCCAGCTTACACAAAATAATCCGCTATTTTCATTTTTAACTAGTGGATTACTAATGCAATAATACTCGCTGTCCTTAAAGTTTCTTCTTTTCATGTTTCTATATATTTTTTAAGTTTTATACAATAATAATATAGAAACAAAATGCCAAAAATTCAATGGATTAAAGTTCTTGTATGAATTTCAAAATATCCTTCTTATCAATAAACACATAATCAAAAAAATAGTTCTTGCACTTGCCATGCTTATTGATAGCTTGCTTTATTGTAGGAGGCTTTACACCCATGTCATTTGCACATTCTTTCAATGATTGCCAACAGTCTTCAACTTTATTGCTATAGATATTTCGTTTAACAATGAACTTCATTAATGTATATATAATAATTTAGTTATTTAATAATAAATTTTTTTATTTTTAATAAACATATATTACAATAATATGGCAAAGAAAGATGTTTTAGAACAAGAGTTTGGTGCTGATCATGAGCTTGAAGCTGTATTGAAAGACATCAAGAAGCAATATGGAGATGGCGCAGTAATGTTGTTGGGTGAGTCTCCAGTAATGGACATTGAAGCTATCCCATCTGGTTCTTTGTCATTAGATCAAGCTCTTGGAATAGGTGGTTATCCTAAGGGCAGGATTGTTGAGATATATGGCCCTGAGTCTTCTGGTAAGACAACACTTGCTATTCATGCTGTAGCAGAAGCTCAAAAGCTTGGTCTTAAAGCTGCTTACATAGATGCTGAGAATGCCTTTGACAGAGAGTATGCAGCAAATCTTGGAGTAGATGTCAACAAGCTTCTGTTTGCTCAACCAGACTGTGGTGAAGACTGTTTGGAAATAGCTACTAAGCTTATATCATCAGGAAAGATCGGCATATGTGTAATTGACTCTGTTGCGGCATTGATCCCTAAAGCAGAACTAGAAGGAGCAATGGGAGAGAATAGAGTAGGTCTACAAGCAAGATTGATGTCACAAGCATTGAGAAAGATGGTTGGTATTATAAAGAAGTCAAATTGTCTATGCATATTCATTAATCAGATAAGAGAGAAAATTGGTGTATTATTTGGTAATCCTGAGACAACAACAGGTGGTAATGCTCTCAAGTTCTATGCATCAATAAGAGTAGAAGTAAGAAAGTCATCTCAGGTCAAAGATGGTGATGAGGCAATCGCAAATCTTACAAAAGTGAAGATAGTAAAGAACAAATGCGCACCACCATTCAGAAAAGCAGAATTTGAGATCACTTATGGAAAGGGTATCAACAAGCTTGGAGAGATATTAGACAAAGCAATTGATCTGGACATCATTCATAAATCTGGATCTTGGTTCTCTTATGGTGATACAAAACTTGGACAAGGACGACAAGCAGTAATGAACATAATGGAAGACAATCCAGAACTTGTTGAAGAAATAGAGGCAATTGTCAAAAGTACTATGAAAGAAAGAGAAAATCAAGGCATATTTGATATAGCTGAACTAATATAGAAAAAATATTCAATTATTATATATATGTATTTTAAGATAAAACTGAACAGAACAATAACAACAGAATCTGGTAAAGAGAAAAAGGTCATAGAGACATATTTTACTGAAGCACTTCACTTTGCGGATGCTGGTTATAAGGTCATTCAAGAAATAGGTAAAGACATTGAAGTTGAAGATGTTTGTCTTATGAAAGCATTCAAGCCTTCACCAAATGAATATAAAGACAATTCAAAGATATTTGCAGTAAAGATAGCAGAAGACTTACCACAAGGAGATGGAACATACAAGACAATCAAATATTCATTACCAGTATTTGCAAGCAATAGTGAAGAGGTGAATACAATAATGAAGAACTATATAGCACAAGGACTAGAAAACATGCGGCTTACTACAATATCTGAAACAAAATGGATATGGATATAAAACAAAAATGGAGAACTTAAGTTCTCCATTTTTTGATATATTTGTTTCATTTTTTATTAATAATATAATTTAACCATATAATTCTTCATACTTTTTATTAACGGCATCTCCTAATGCTTTGCCTAAAGCTTTTAACCATTTATCATTTAAAAAACAATGAAAATCAAAATTTCCATCTTCAAATGCATCTGCTAAAATTTCTGGCGCAGTAGAAGCACTAAATAATTCTGCTATCATATCAATAGCATCTTCATCTTTTTTAATATTATGATCTTCGGGATACCATCTAACATCTTTACCCTCATTAATACAATATTCTTTAATTGATTTCATATTATTTATTAATTTATATTTTATTTAATAATAATTATTTTAACATATTCTTTCATGTATTTATTCTTTATACCATGCTGGCGGATTATCTTGTAATTGGCAACTATCAAACATATTTTTCATGCTGGCATTTTTATTTATTTTCCAATTATTTAAATTACAATTAAAATTTTCTGCCCATGTAAACATGCAATCAAAATTTTTAACATTACTTACATCCCACTGAGATATATCTCCATTAAATTCAGAATCATAAAACATATATTGCATATCTTCAGCTTTGCTTACATCCCAGTTAGATATATCTCCATTAAATTTAGAATATGTAAACATCCATGACATATCTTTGACATTACTTACATCCCATTCAGAAATATCTCCACGAAAATTAACTAATTCTTTATAATTAAATAAATAAGACATATCGGTTATTTCTGATGTATCTATATCATTGAGATCACCCTCATATCCTCTTTCTATAATTAGTTTCTTTATTAATTCTTTTAGTTCTTTTTTTGTCTTTGGTTGATAATGATATAGATTAAGATTGTCTTTTGATAACCTAAACTTTTCAATAATAAAATTACTTAATTTCTTCATATATATATATTACTTTATTTATTCTTTATACCATTTTGGTGGATTTTTTTCTAATGGGCAATCCTGAAACATATCAATCATTTGTTCAACATTACTTACATCCCATTTAGATATATCTCCCTTGAATTTAGACTGTCTAAACATGCTATTCATATACTTAACATTACTTACATCCCAGCTAGATATGTCTCCATTGAATTGTGAATTATAAAACATCCGTTCCATATTCTTAACATTGCTTACATCCCATTCAGAGATATCTCCATTTTTTCCACTATATTTACTTACTGAAAACATAAGATACATATTAATAACGTTACTTACATTCCATTCAGATATATCGCCATCAAATTCAGAACCGCCAAACATACTTTTCATATTTGTAACATTACTTACATTCCATTTAGATATGTCTCCATTGAAATCTGAATCATAAAACATATGACTCATATTTTTTACTTTACTTACATCCCATCCAGATATATCTCCATTAAATTTGGAATCAAAAAACATGCCAAACATATCTTCAACATTACTTACATCCCATTCTGATATATCCCCATTGAATTCCGAATCTTTAAATAATTGAGACATATTAGTAATTTCCGAAGTATCTATATCATTTAGATCAGCATCATTGCCTCTTTTTTTAATTAATTTATCTACTAATTGTTTTAGTTCATTTTTTGTCTTAGGTTGATAATGCGGTTCAAGATTATCTTTTGATAGCCTGAATTTCTCAATAATAAAATTACTTAATTTCTTCATATATATATTTTAACTTTATTTATTCTTTATACCATATTGGTGGATTTTTTTGTAATGGACAATTATGAAATATTTTATGCATATTTGTAACTTTGTTTACATTCCACTTAGATATGTCTCCATTGAATTTAGAATAAGCAAACATTTCTTTTATATCTTCAACATTACTAACGTCCCATTTAGATAAATCACATTTAAAATTTTCACATTTATAAAACATATTATTCATATTTTTAACATTACTTACGTTCCATTGTGATATATCTCCGTTGAATTTAGAAAATGCAAACATATAGCACATCTCTTTAACCTTACTAACATTCCATTTAGAGATATCTCCATTAAAAATGGTACCAGAAAACATATAATTCATATTTTCCACATTGCTTACATTCCATTTAGATATGTCCTGGTTGAAATCTGATCCACCAAACATACCAAACATCTTTTTTACATTACTTACATCCCATTGAGATATGTCTCCGTTAAAGGCAGCATGACTAAACATACCTTGCATATCTTCAACATTACTTACATTCCACTCTGATATGTCTCCATTAAATTCTGTTCCATGAAACATATAATGCATATCAGAAATTTCCGAAGTATCTATATCATTAAGATCAGCATTTTTACCTCTTTCTTTAATTAATTCATCTATTATTTTTATTAATTCATCTCTTGTTTTTGGATAATAATTATATTGATGCTGATAAGTTAGATTGTCTTTTGATAAACGAAATTTCTCTGTTATGAACTGATTTAATTTCTTCATATATATATTAAATATTAACTTATTTTTTATACCATGTTGGTGTGTTTGAACATCCTCTAAACATATCATCAGCATGTATTGGGACAGTAAATTTCCAATTATTTGTAAATGATATATCAAGATTAACGCAACCAGCAAACATTAGTGTAAGTACTTCACCATTTTTGAATTTCCAATCACTTAGATCCATATTTTTCAGCTTATCACAATAATAGAACATTCCGTAAAAATCTTTTATATTACTTACATCCCACTGGTCTATATGTATTTCTTCAATAACATTATTATCCCAAAACATTCCATGAACATCAGTTACATGTGATACATCCCAGCCATTCATATCAACAGCTTTAACTTTAATGTTTTCAAATAAATAAGCAAGATCAGAAATTTCAGATATATCAATATCATTTAGATCTAAAATATCATCCTTATTATTTTTTGCCTTATCATAGACAATTTTTCTTAATTCTTTTAATGTTTTAGGATGATAATTATATATTGGTCCTTTAAGATTATCTTTTGATAGACGGAATTTCTCTGTTATAAACTGATTTAGTTTTTTCATAATGTTATTTTACTTATATTTATACCATGCTGGTGGATTCTTTTCTAATGGACAATCAGTAAACATGTATTCCATATCTTTAACATTACTAACATTCCAATTAGATATATCCCCATTAAATTTAGAATTATGAAACATAAATTTCATATATTCAACATTACTTACATTCCATTTAGAAATATCCCCGTTAAATTCAGACTCTCCAAATGTAGCAAACATATTTTCAACATTACTAATATTCCATTTTGATATGTCTCCATTAAATTTAGATTCATAAAACATATATGCCATATTCTTAACATTGCTTACATCCCAATCAGATATGTTCCCATTAAATTTAGATTTATAAAACATACTGTTCATATATTCAACATTGCTTATATCCCATTGAGAAATATCACCATTAAAACTAGAACCATAAAACAAACGAGACATGTCAGTAATTTCAGATGTATCTATATCATTAAGATTAGCATTATTATCTCTTTCTTTAATTAATTCATCTATTAATGTTTTTAGTTCATCTTTTGTTTTTGGATGATAGTGATAAGTATGTATATTTTTTAGATTGTCTTTTGATAGTCTAAATTTTTCTACTATAAATTGATTTAATTTCTTCATGTATAAATTTTATTTAGTTTATGTTATTTTTTATACCATGCTGGTGGATTATCTTCTAATGGACATTTATAAAATATATCCCACATATCTTCAACATTACTTACATTCCATTTAGAAATATCACCATTAAATTTAGAATAAGAAAACATTTGTCTCATATCTTTAACATTGCTTACATCCCATTTAGATATATCTCCGTTAAATTTAGAATTAAAAAACATTCCAAACATCTGTTTTACATTGCTTACATCCCAATTAGATATATCTCCATTGAAATTAGATTCTTCAAACATAGCTTGCATATTTTCAACATTACTTACATCCCATTTAGATATATCTCCATTGAAATATGAATCATAAAATAAATTATTCATATCAGTAATTTCAGAAGTATCTATATCATTTAGATCAGCATTATTACCTCTTTCTTTAATTAATTCATCTATTAAATCTTCTAGTTCATCTCTTTTCTTAGGATGATAATTATATTGATTAAGATTGTCTTTTGATAGTCTAAATTTTTCTACTATAAACTGATTTAATTTCTTCATATATAAATTTTACTTTATGTTATTTTTTATACCATGCTGGTGGATTATTTTTTAACGGAGAACTATCAAATGTCAATATCATATCTTTAACATTACTAACATTCCATTTAGAGATATCTCCATTAAACTTAGAATGTCTAAACATTTCTCGTATATTAACAACATTACTTACATCCCATTCAGAGATATCCCCATTAAATTTGGAATCAAAAAACATACAATTCATATACTTAACATTGCTTACATCCCATAGTGATATGTCTCCAGTAAAATTAGATTCAGAAAACATTTCAATCATATCTTCAACATTGCTTACATTCCAACTAGATATATCCCCATTAAATTGTGAATTAGCAAACATCCATTCCATATTCTTAACATTACTTACATCCCATCCAGATATATCCCCATTAAAACTAGAACCATAAAATACATGGGACATATCGGTAATTTTAGAAGTATCTATATCATTTAGATCTGCATCATTACCTCTTTCATCAATGAGTTTCTTTACCAATTCTTTTAATTCATCTCTTGTTTTTGGATGATAATTATATATTTGTCCCTTAAGATTGTCTTTTGATATTCTGAATTTCTCTGTTATAAATGTACTTAATTTCTTCATATATATTAGATATTAACTTATTTTATTTATTCTTTATACCATGCTGGTGGATTATCTTCTAATGGACATTCTCTAAACATAGCAAATTTTTCTTCAAGTTTACTTACATCCCATTCAGATATATCTCCATTAAACTTAGATTTTTCAAACATTTTAAACATTTTGGTTACTTGGCTTACATTCCATTTAGAAATATCTCCGTTGAATTGTGATTTAGAAAACATAAAACTCATATTTTTAACATTACTTACATCCCATTTAGAAATATCTCTATTGAATTGTGATTCAGAAAACATACTATACATATTTTTCACGTTTGAAACATTCCACCCAGATATATCTCCATTAAATTCTGATTCATCAAACATCCATCCCATATTTTGAACATTACTAACATTCCATTCAGATATATCTCCGTTGAATTCAGATTCATCAAACATACATTGCATATTCTCAACATGACTTACATTCCATCCAGATATATCTCCATTGAATTTATTAGATTTATTAAATAAAAAGGACATATCAGTAATTTCAGAAGTATCTATATCATTTAGATCAGCATCATTTCCTCGTTCTTCAATTAGTTTATCTATTAATTTTTGTAGTTCATTTCTTGTCTTAGGATGATAATTATATTGATGAGTTATATTGTCTTTTGATAGCCTAAACTTCTCTGTTATAAACTGATTTAAATTCTTCATATATTAGATATTAACTTATTTTATTTATTCTTTATACCATGCTGGTGTATTATATTTTAACGGACATTCTCTAAACATTCCTGTCATATCTTTAACATTGCTAACATTCCAATTAGAGATATCTCTATTAAAATTTGAATGTTCAAACATCATACGCATATTTTCAACATTACTTACATCCCATTTAGATATATCCTTATTAAACTTTGACCAAGAAAACATCTCTTCCATATTTGTAACATTACTTACATCCCATTTAGAAATATCTTGATTAAAATCAGCAGCTCCAAACATGTTGAACATACTCTTAACATTGCTTACGTCCCATTTAGATATATCCCCATTGAACTCTGACCAAGCAAACATACTAGTCATATTTACAACATTACTTACATCCCAATTAGATATGTCTTTAGTGAATTCAGAACTTTGAAACATGCAACGCATAGATTTAACATTACTAACATCCCATTTTGATATGTCTCCATTAAAATTTGAATTATAAAACATTTCTGACATATCGGTAATTGCACAAACATCTATATCATTAAAGTCCGCATCAACACCCCTTTCTTCAATGAGTTTCTTTATTAATTTTCGAAGTTCATCTCTTGTTTGTGGTTGATAGTTATAAACAGGCATATTTTTTAAGTTATCTTTTGATATTCTAAACTTTTCTGTTATAAACTGATTTAGTTTCTTCATAAAAAGTGATTATTATATATAATTAAAAATAATTATTATAGTCTATATAAGAAGTAAAAAAAGAGACTTCTTAAGAGTCCCTTTCTTTTATTATTTTTAATTATAAAAAAAATAGTATTTTTACAATATTTATAATGATAACATTAATTGAATATATATTAGAGTCTATCCTTTCAAATGAATTATCAAAAGAACTCAAAATGGAAAAAATAGATCCAGATATTGCGGAGAAAATATTAAGTGAAAATGATGGATTTAAAAAATTAGGATCAAAAGATTCTAAAGAAATTATTTATTGGCCGGTATCTCAACATTATAAAATTATGTTCAAAAACAAATGTCTTGGCATCTTTGCATTATTTGATTTTGCTGATATTGACATTGCTTGGAATGCATATAAAGGTGATAGATATCTACAATTTTCTAGTGATTTTACTGCTGGCATATTTCGTAGACCACTAGCTCGTATTGAGAGACTTGATAGAGAAACTTTCATAAAGAAAGCAATTTATGTCACTTATTTAGAAACATTTCCTAATGCTATAAAAGAATTAGATATTAGTCCTATTGCAACAATTAAAGTATTCTTTGAAAGACTAATAGAATTTTGTAAGAAGGAACAAAAAACTTATATATGTGCTCATGGTAAAGATCAACGTGTAACATCATTATATTGTAAATGTGGTAATTTCAAACTATTAAAAAAGATTTTTAATGATGACGATATTAAATTTTATGATAAGTTTTCAAATGAGAGAACGGGATTAGATAACGGAGTATATTATATCATTTAATATTATTTAATTTTCTAGTAATGAATTCACTTTGAGATGCAGTCAACTTAAGTCTATTATTGAGTTTATCTACATCTACTTTATCATATGGGTGTTCATACTCCATTCTTCTCAAAATTTTCTCCAATAGCATTCTATCTGCATTACGACTTGGGTAATGATCATGTATAGTTATCCATTTATTTGGATTATGATATAGCTCTTGAATAAATGAATCTGCAAGTCTAGTTGTCATACCAGTCATTCTGATTCTTATTGCTTCAATTTCTTTTCGTTCTTCTAGTTCTTCTAGTTCTTCTTTTGTCATATGTCTTAATACTATATATTTATATATTATATTAATATAGTTAAAATAAGTTAAAAATTATATATATAAAGTCAATTCACAAAAAAGAGATAGAAATTAATCTATCCCTTTAAGTTTTATATATTCAGTTAAAGTTAACTTTTCAAAACATTCATTTAAGAAATTATCATATTCTTTAAGATTTTCTATAATTAAGTTATTGTTAAAATTTTCATATGATTCAAAGTGTTTTAATAGTTTGTTATATTTTTCACCTTCATCTTTATTTCCTCTAAATAATTTAGATTTTACCCAATTTTTAATTTTACTAAATAATCCACCTTTTGATTTTTTAGCACCTTTTGACTTATGTTTTGCTAAATAATAGTTAGATAATGTATCTGATATCTTATCTGTATCTTTTATTTTTCCTTCATCATCTACTAATTCTGGATCAATTTCTTTTACAATATTAACTGTTTCTTCATCGGGATCATCTAATTTGTCCTTAAATTCAGTTTTCTTTTCATCTTGTAATTTCTTATCTTCTTCTGTCGTAGCTATTGTATACTTACTTGATTTACCTTTAATAAGCTTAACAGCATTTTCAGGTTTATTTAATATATCTGTAATTTCTTGATTTGTCAACATACCAAAGTCAGGACGTTCTTCATCACTATTATTAAGTTTATCATTTAATATAAACTTCTTATCTTTTTCATCTTTATTACATGGTCTATTAGCGGAAACATTCATTAGGTTATTTGTCTGCCCATGTAATATTTCTCCTAACATTTTAGTAATATTATCAACGGAAGTACCACCTTCAAAAGTACTGAATGTCAAAGAATCAAATATGCCTTTCAAAGAATAAATATCTGGACGAGGACCTGATTTCGTAGCATTAGCAAGATCAATTCCATAGTTATTTGCTAACATTAATACTGGAACTTCTTTGTCATCTGTATCTTCTTCTGTATCATTTTCTTTTCTACCAGAATCATCCTGATTATCTTGTTCTGCTGGCAAAGGCGCATTAGTATCTTCTAATTCGTCTTCAGCTTTCTTTTTAGATGTTTCAATAGCATCATTATTTTCAGTATCTTTAACCTTTTTTAAAGTTTTAGAATCTATATCATCTTCATCAATTTTTATTGGTGCCCATTCTTGTTTTGGTTTCCATTCTTTATCTTTAACATCATTTGCGATACTTTCTATTTTTAAAAGGTTATCAATTAATCGTTTATATGAAGCAATAATAATATCTTCATTTTCATTATCCATAAATTGTCCCTTTAATATAGCAGCATCAATAAATGCTTTAACATAAGCTTTATATGTTTTTTCATTATCAGGTCCATGCCATACGCAATAATGTACAGCTAATAATTCAATATCTTCTGGTCCAAAAACATTATTAGTTTTATTATTATCATTTGCTCTCTTCTTGACTAATTCATAAGGTGTTGGCTCATAATCTTCATTCCACTTAAATTTACTTGTTTTATATTTATCATTCAAAGTAAATATTGCCCCTAATATCATTTGAGTATTACCTTTAAAATCTCCCTTTTCTTGATCATTTGTTACTTTATTGTTTTCATTTCCAATTTTTGTCAAATATAACTTTTTAAGATCAATAAAGTTTTGTTTAATATCATCAATTGAATATTTAGATGTCTTTGCTTCATTAATCATATAATCATATAAAGATCTAAAAGATTCATTTGTCTTTTCTTCTTTATATCTAGTGCCATAAAATATGATACAATCTTCGGTATTTATATTGTCTTTATATGTTTTTTCAAATTCTTTTAGTTTGTTCTTAACTTCATTTTTTTCATCTTCTGATAATTTGTCATTCTTCAAAAGATCTTCTAAGAATTTCTTGTTTACTTCAGCAACCTTTTCTTTAATTTTATCATATTCTTCTTGATAATCAGATACTTTATGTTTCTTTACTCCATCTTTTCCAACTTCATATACAAAATTATCTTTATCATCTTTTCCACCTAAACGTACTCTGAATCCTCCATTATTTTGTGGAGCTACTTCAACAGTAGGAATAGTAACTAACATACTTGTAGCAGCATTTATAATATCTGCAGCAGGAATATTTTGTGTCATTTCAGTTGCTGCGCCAATTGCATATATTGCTCCGTCTTTTGCGTATTTTGCTCCATTCTTAAGTATTTCTACAGCAACATCTCTTGGTACACGAACAGAATATGCTGATCCTGCTAATTTCTTAATTGCCCTTAATGATTGATTGACAGCATTATCAGGATCAGCTGCTACCTTTGAAGCTTTCATAAATGATTTTAATGCTTTACCATATACACTATCAGGAGAACCATTTACTACCAAGTCTACCATTGAATTGTCTGACATTTTTGATACATCTTCTGGTTTAATAGATGATTTAGCAATATCTTTCAATGCATCCCATGATGTTTTATAAGTTCCATCACTAAATTTTTGTAAAACCTTATTAGCATCTTGTCCTATATGTCCAGTGTATTTGATAACTTTATCTGCTACATGTATATGCTCTGCAAATGAATCTGTAATTGCCTTGAATGATTCTTGGAAGTCATCAAAACTAAACTTGCCATCTTTAATCATATTTACTATTGCAGCAAATCCTCTTGTCAATACATCAGGTTGTATACCTAAATTAGCTTGAGCAAATAGATCACCACCAGCTTTTGATAATGCTCCAAAAACTTTTCCTAATGAATCAAATGCAGAATCAAAGTTCCATACAATAGCAATAACAGATAATACCATACCGCCATAAGCTACAACCTTTTGCCATTTTTTATAATTATCTTTTTCTTTTCTAATTTTTTTCCATTGTTGTACAAGTTTTTTGATCTTATAAGCATTCCACAATAATTTACAAGCAATCGGAACAATTAATGCTATAAATGTTCCTGGGAATATTGCGCAAACAAATCCAGGTAATATTACACAAACACCGGCCCAAATTACAAACTGTTTGAAGCCTTGCCAAAGCATTTCTTTTGTTTTTGCACTAATTTTTCCGTCCTTTAATTTTTTCTTTCCAAATAAACCACCTTTATATTCTACTTGTTCCTGAGTTTCTCCTTTATCTTTTTTATTTTTATTTCCTTCTCCTTCTTCCTCACTAATTATATTCAATGAATTAGCATATGATTCATATACATCATTTTTTTGAATATAAGCTGGATTTTTACCAATTTCCTTACTAATATCATTAAGTGATTCAGCTTCTTTTTTGGTGTCAAATCCCATTTTTTCAAATAAGCCTTCAAGTGTGCAATCAAACTTAACTAATAAACTTACTAATTTAGATGCCATTTCTTTAACAGATTTTATAGCTTTAGTAGCATAATCTTTAATAAGTTCATTAACTTCTTTGATTTTTGTCTTAATACTTTCTATAGCTTGATTAACTTTATCTTTACCAAGTTTCCAAGTAGCCTTAATATTATCTGCTATATTTTTTGACTTGTTCTTTATTGCATCTGTAAATTTACCTTCAGTTATTAATTGACCATCAACAATAAGACTTTCATAAATATTAAGTTCTTCTAATAATCTATCTCTATAGTCTTCACAAATAAATATCATTAAATCTCTAAAAGTCTTTTGTTCATCTAAAGATAATTGATATGTATTGTCGGATTCATTAAGACTATTATAATTATATAAATTATTATGTGTATATGTTTTAAACTTATATAATAAATTATCAATGTCTTTAGCATGATCTGTTATTAATAAATTTTCATTGATCATTCTAGTATTGTTCTCTAATGATTCATTTACAAAATTAATATATTGGATATCATTATTGATGTAATTTGATAAAGAATTCATATGTGTAAATATATGTTTATATAATATTAAATAAAAATAAATATATAATCTATAAAACATAACAAAAAAGGAACCCTACTTGAAGAGTTCCTTTACTAAAATATTTATTAAATTTGTATTCTATTCCCATTTATCTACATTAATACTATCATAATCTTTTTCAGTAGCATATTTAAGTAAGTTTTTTAATGGCCCAAATGAAAGATTTGTACTTAATGTTGTACCATCTGGAAATTTAAATTTTAACAAATGTTTTGAACCTCTTGGAGTTATATGATTGCTATCTCTTGTAGACTGGCGCCAACCATTAATAACAGGTTTATCCCAATAAGTTTTAAATAAATTATCAATTTCAGATATTGATTCATCAGTTATTATATAACGTTTTCCATCCCATTTTTGTTGTTTAATACTTTTATCTTTAAAATCAATTACTGCCCAATTTGCAATTATATATGTAGCTTTATCATTAATTTTACTACAATCTGCATTTTTAATATATTCATCATAATTATCCTGTAAATACTCACAACCATTTTTTATATCTTTTTCAAAACGTTGCTGTATTGATTTTATAAGTTCGCAATATAAATCTTTACCAGGAATATTTTCAAGCTTAACAGCTTTTAATGATGTGGATGACTCATTAATAAAATTACTAATGTTTTTCATATTAATTAAGTAATATTTTTATATTTAAAAATAAAATATCATAAAAAAAAAATAGTTTTAAACATTAATCATCATTAAGTAAATCTAAGAAAGCTGGTCTTATTGTTATTGTTATGTCTGTATTATTAATATCGGCAATACCCATTAAATTTGCAGGATAAAACTTAAATGGACTAGAATTACTAGTATTGTCATTATCATAATCTGGCCAAAATCTATTATCCCATATAGGATCAAGACTACTACCACCAAGATCTATTGACATATATTCAATACCAATTTTACAATAATCTGGAGAGTGTAGTGTATTAGCAATTTCACTTAACATATTACCATCAATTGTAATTGATGATGTTACACTACCATTATTAGATATACCTGCATGATAGTTTATAGTTCTATAATCATATGATGGAAATATTTCCCCAGTATATTGAGGTTGCCATCCAAAACTACTTCCTGTTTTTTTATAAACACAAAATTTAATTGTTACTCCATAAATAATTCTTCCAGTTTGATTAATAATTGTTACAGGTATATCTCTTGTATTAACAGATGGAATTGATGAAGTACCATAATAATGAAAACATGCCATTAATTTAAAATCGAATGGATAATCATTATCAACAGTATCAAAAAATTGTATTTCAAATAAATATCTTGTACCTGCTGTGGGAGTTACTCCATTAGCCGAAACAGGATAACGTATTTTAATATGATTTATTTCAGTATAATCTATTAAACTATTTAAAGAAATATTATTTTGAGATCCATCAGAATCTATAACTATTGTAGATATTTCTGATACAAATTTTGATAAATGTAATGTATTATTTGTTCCATCAAAATTTAATAAACCATAATGTATATCAATACAACTATTATTATTAATTGGTGTTGAATTATTATATTTAACTGTATAATATCGGGAATAATGATCACCACCAAAATACGTATATCTAGATAATGCTTCTGCTTCAGTAATATATTTTGTAGAAGGATCAGTTCCCCACCATCCACCTGGCAGTCCTTTAGTATTCATAACATAAGGATTATCACTTGGACAATATAATTTTCGACTGTATTCTCCATTAGATAAATATGCTGCATTCCCACGTAAAACATTATATTCATTATTATATAACCCTCTGTCATACATTTCTAATGAATCTTCAATTGTTATACAACGATTAGTAACAGCCATTCAATTAATTATGATATATATTATATATAAAAATAATTAAAATCTATCTATGCTTCTACATTTTCTTTAAGTAATGACTTACGAGTACTTGCTTCACCCTTTCCAAACCATTTCTTGATCATCATTTCTGCCATGTCATCCTTTGTGAATCTGATAAGTTTAGGATTTGTCATCATTTCCTTTGTATCAGCATTTGTCTGGGTTCCGACTCCCTTCAAATATTTGATTACATATCCCTTAAGTTTCTTAGATTCCTTTTCATATTCATCTCTTGTATAATATACTCTATGATCTTTTCCCTTTGTTGCTGTAATGATTGGGGTTACTACTCTATAGATGAATCCCTGGTCAAATAGTTCTGGGAAATGATTAATGAACACTAACAACAGACTGGCAATCTTGTCTCCATCATAGTCAGCATCTGAAGTAATGATGAACTTACCAAACTTAAGATCTTCAAGCTTATTGTATTGTCCCCATTGAAGTCCTATAATATTCACAATATCATTAAATACTTGGTTCTTCATTACCTGTGTAGCTGTCATTCCAATACAGTTCAATGGTACACCACGACATCTATAACTAGCTTGTGTTTGTGGATTTCTTGACATTCTAAAGCCAGTATGAGCAGAATCACCCTCGTACACCCAGAGCTCTTTCTCTTTACTTTTCTTAGATGTACAATTGATAAACTTGTCTGAACGTAAAAGCTTCTTTGCCTCTCTATTAAGTTTACGAATTTTTGCTTGGTCTTCAGCTTCAACTTTCTTCTTGTACCAGTCAACAACCAAATCAACAATTTCTGATTTCTGGCATTTCTTCAAGAAATCATCAGGAATATTAAATGTGCTGCCATCCTTATAGAAGTTTTCCTGAGCTACTGTCAATTCCTCTTTTGTCTGACTTGAATATGTTGGATTAGAAATGTCAAATACTCCAAAAATACCATATTTAGTATCAATACCTTTGTTTGTGACTTCAATCTTATGTTTCTTCTTTAATATCTCTGAAATAGCATGCCCTACTGGATAACGAACTGCTTTGATATGTGTTCCCTTAGAGCATTCTGCGCCATTCACAAAAGCTACATCAATCTCACTATCAGGACAAATCCATATCTGTTTCTTATTGTCTTTATAACTAAGAATGCAACTTGTATCAATATAGTCAGAATAAAGTTCCATGTACTCTTCAAATTTCTTGAATTTCCATTTTGTCTTTGATATACCTTCTTTTGTCTTTATATTGAATTTAATCACCAAACCAAGATTAGCTGCTGCAGCATCAATACATCTCTTATGTAGAATCTTTGTGAAGTCTTCAGTAAGTCCAAGTTTCTTCTGATCAAATCGCTTGAAATCAATCAAGAACTTTGTCTCAGTATAGTGATCTGAACATTTGTCAATCTTTGGTTCAGATTTTGTCTCCATATTGTTCTTCCATTCAACTTTAAGCTTGTTCTTCTTGTCTGCACTTTCCACAATGAATCTCTCAGAAAATATGTTTGACAATACAGAACCAAGACCATTTGTACCGATCACATTTCGATCCTCAGAATCATCATAGTTGGAAGAAGTACGAAGTTGGCCAAAAATGAATTCCGGAACATAGACACCAGCTTCTTTATGCTTTACAATAGGAATACCACCGTTGTCTCTAATTGTTATATAGTTATTTGTCTGGTCTACAAGAATCTCAATCTCCGTCAATCCCATATTGTCTTTACGACGGAACTCATCACAGGAATTAGAAAGAATCTCATCAAACAGCTTAAGCATTGCAGGCGAATAGACAACATCTTTCATAGTCATCTTGTTCTCATCAGCATCATAGACAAATACTTGATTTTCTTCTTCTTTAATAGAACCCACATACATACCAGAACGAGAAAGGATATGCTCCCGCTCGGTCATAGCAGTATATTTCTCTTCAATTTTCTTCTTCATGTTTCTTTCTATAAATATAATATAAAATATATTTCAATAATAATATAGTTCATTTCTCAAAAAATTCACATATAATGAAATAGTAATTAACAGGTAATTTATTTTTAATTATATAATTTTATAATAATTTGATAAGAAAATTATATCATTTACATATTGAACAATATACAAAAGAATACTATTCGTTCTGATTGCAATAAGCATATCATAAAGAGAGAGCATTATGCAAGAAAGAATGGAGAATGGAAGCCAAAGAAAAACTTCAAGACAAAAGAAGAAGCAGACTTGTATATAAAAAAATATAAACTATATAAATATTCATCATATATCTGTAAAGTGTGTGGGAATTGGCATATAGGAATGAAGAAATAAATGAAAAAACTAAATGAATTCATATTTGAGAAGTTTAGATTATCAATGGACAACATTAAGAAATATGATCGGATGATAGTTCCAGAGACAAAAGAAGAATTAGAGGCAATAGTAAAAGAAAGAATAGAAAAGAACTATAATGCTGATCTTAATGATATAGATATTCGTAAAATTGACAATCTAAACTATCTTTTTGCAAAAACTGATCCCTATGACATTAAAATAGATCAATGGGACACATCTCATGTAAAATCTATGGATGGTGTATTTTCTAGTTGTGCCCACTTTGTAGGAGATGTATCTGATTGGAATGTAAGTAATGTTGAATCAATGATAGCTATGTTTGAAGAATGCGCTAAATTCAATTGTGACATATCAAAATGGAATGTATCAAAAGTAAGAAATATGAACTATATGTTTTCTAAATGTACCAATTTCAATTGTGATCTTTCTAAATGGAATATATCAAATGTTATAAGTATGAAATGGATGTTCTTAAGATGCAAGAATATAGATTTTGATATAAGCAAATGGGATTTGACAAACAAACATACAAAAAGAATGTTCTCTGGAGCTGATAATATGAAAAATATTGATGAAGAATACAAATGATAGATCTAAAGAAATATATTGTTGAAAAATTCAGATTGTCAAAAGACAACTTAACAAATCATTATGAACCAGATGATCCTACATATTGGGAAGTTGATGATGTTCTTTCAGGTACTTATGGGTATAATATGACATTACCAGTTTTCTATAAAATAGTCAAAAAGACTCCTAAGGGATTTTCTGTTGTAAAATTGACTTCAAAATTAGCATCTGGTCATTATAATGGTAGTTTCACAGAAGTTCCTGATGACTCTTGTCTTGCAGATGATCTAAAGCAAAAGCCTAAGACAGTAAGAATCAATTCACGAGGCAACGTAGTAATAGATAGATGCTATGTAACTCTGTGGAATGGAAAACCTGTTTGGGGAAATGATATGGATTAGACATAATAAAAACAAAGATTATATATAATTATGAAAATTTGCAGAAATAAAATCATTCCTTTTCAAGGATATAAATACATTAATTTGTTTGGGATCATTTTTACAAGATCAAAGAATCTTAAGTTGAATGATGTAGAATATGTTCATGAATCTATTCATACATTACAAATGAGATATATGCTATATATATTCTTCTACTTGTTCTATTTCTTTGAATATATCATTAAGCTTTGTGTTTCTGCATGTATGAAGGACAAAGGAAAATATGATACATTTGATTATGCATACCGAAGTGTTTCTTTTGAACAAATTGCTTATGGAAATGAAAAGAATATCAACTATCTAGATACTGCAAAACCATTTGAATGGACAAAATATATATTTAAGATGTTATGAAGAAACTAAATCAATTCATTATAGAAAAATTCAGATTATCAAAAGACAATCTAACCCATCAATATAATTATCATCCAAAGACACAAGATGAGTTAAAAGAATTAGTAAAGAAACTAATTAAAGAAAGAGGCAATGATGCAGATCTAAATGATATAGATACTTCTGCAATTACTGATATGACAAATATATTTTATAACTCTAAATTCAATGGAGATATATCTGAATGGGATGTAAGTAATGTTAAATATATGTCATGGATGTTTGGTTATTCTGCATTTAATAAAGATATCTCTAATTGGAATGTACATAAAGTTGAAGATATGCAATATATGTTTACTAATTCTAAATTTAATAAAGATATCTCTAATTGGAATGTAAGTAATGTTGAAAATATGTCTAATATGTTTGTTAAGTCTAAATTTAATAGAGATATATCTAATTGGAATGTAAGTAATGTTAAATATATAGATAGAATGTTTTATGGATCAAAATTTAACCAAGATATATCTAAATGGGATGTAAGTAATATTGAATATATGCAAGAAATGTTTTATAAATGTCCATTAGAAGATAATCCTCCTAAATGGTATAAAAAATAAGTTAAAGTAATATATGAAGAAACTAAACCAGTTCATAACCGAGAAATTCCGTTTATCAAAAGACAATCTTGAACATCATTATAATTATCATCCTAAGTCAAATAAAGAATTAAGAGAAACAATGCGAAAGTTAATTAGCGAAAGAGGTATGGATGCTAATCTTAATGATATAGATACATCTGAAATTATAGATATGTCAGCATTATTTGCAAATACTAATTTCACTGGTGATATATCTGAATGGGATGTTAGTAATGTTAAAAATATGAGTAATATGTTTGCAAGATCAAAATTTAACGGAGATATCTCTTTATGGGATGTACATAATGTCGAAGATATGCAATATATGTTTGCTGAATCAGTATTTAATCAAGACATATCTAAATGGAATATAGGTAATGTTTGGAGCATGTATACTATGTTTGCTGAATCTAAATTTAATCAAGATATTTCTGATTGGGATGTAAGTAATGTTAAGGATATGGCTTGGATGTTTTCATATTCTAAATTTAATCAAGACATATCTAAATGGGATGTAAGTAAAGTCGCTGATATGTGTCATATGTTTAGAGGATCAGATTTCAATAAAGACATATCTAGTTGGAATGTATCTAATGTTAAAAATATGAGAAATATATTTACCGCCTCACCATTGGAAAATAATCCTCCCAAATGGTATACAGAATGGTATAATAAATTTTATAAATAAATAGTAATAATAAATGAAACAGTTAAACCAGTTCATTGCGGAGAAATTCCGTCTATCAAAAGACAATTTTAATCAATACAATTATCATCCTAAGACAAGAGATGAACTAAGGGAATTAGTAAATGAACTTATTGAAGAACGTGGGAATGATGCCGATCTCAATGATATAGATACTTTAGAAATTACTAATATGTCAGAATTATTTATGGATTCTGATTTCAATGGAGATATATCTGATTGGAATACAAGTAATGTTGAAGACATGAAATATATGTTTGCTAATTCATCATTTAATCAAGACATATCTGAATGGGATGTAAGTAAAGTTAAAACTATGTATTCAATGTTTAGAGATTCTCAATTTAATGGTGATATATCTAAATGGGATGTATCTAATGTTGAAGATATGTCGTGGATGTTTAGAGGATCAGAATTCAATAAAGATATATCTAATTGGAATGTATCTAATGTTAAAGATATGAGATATATGTTTCATGCCCGCCCATTAACAAATAACACTCCTAAATGGTATAAAAAATAAGTTAATCTAATATATGAAGAAATTAAACCAATTCATCGCAGAGAAATTCCGTCTATCAAAAGACATTAAAGAAAGAGGAGATGATGCTGATCTTAATGATATAGACACATCGGAAATTACTGATATGTCACTCATATTTTGTGGTTCTAAATTTAATGGAGATATATCTAATTGGAACGTAAGTAAGGTTACAAATATGAGAGCTATGTTTGCTGAATCTAAATTTAATGGGGATATATCTCAATGGGATGTAAGTAATGTTACAACTATGGAAGCTATGTTTAATAAATCAGAGTTCAATGGAGATATTTCTAAATGGGATGTTAGTAATGTTAAAATTATGCAATGTATGTTTGATGAATCTGAATTCAACAGAGACATATCTCAATGGAATGTAAGTAATGTCAAAAATATGTCATGGATATTTGATAATTCTCCATTGTTAAAAAATCCTCCAGCATGGTATAAAGAATAAATAAAATAAGTTAATATCTAATATATATGAAACAACTAAATCAGTTTATAACAGAAAAGTTTAGGTTATCAAAAGACAATATTGAGCCTCATTATAACTATCATCCTAAAAACGTTTATGAATTATATAGATTGATTAATAAGTTAATTAAAGAACGCGGGAATAAGGCTAATCTCAACGATATAGATACTTCTGAAATTACTGATATGAGTGGTTTATTTTGGGCGTCTAATTTTAATGGAGATATCTCTGAATGGAATGTAAGTAATGTTGATAATATGCAAGAAATGTTTAAACATTCTAAATTTAATGGAGATATATCCACATGGGATGTAAGTAAAGTTAAAACTATGAGAGATATGTTTAGCTGGTCTGAATTCAATGAAGATATAACTCAATGGGATGTAAGTAATGGTATAGATATGCGCGATATATTTAAACATTGCCCATTAGAAGATAATCCTCCGGCATGGTATAAAAATAAATAAAACCTTATACATGAAGAAATTAAATCAATTCATAACAGAGAAATTCAGACTATCCAATGATAATCTTGAGCCTCACTATAACTATCATCCAAAGACAAGAGATGAACTAAGGAAATTAGTAAAGGAACTAATTAAAGAACGAGGTAATGATGCTGATCTCAATGATATAGATACATCTGAAATTACCGATATGTCTTCAATATTTTTTACTTCTAATTTTAATGGGGATATTTCGACATGGGATGTAAGCAAGGTTGAAGATATGCAATATATATTTTGTAAATCCAAATTTAATGGAGATATCTCTTTATGGGATGTACATAATGTTAAAAATATGAAATATATGTTTTGGGGAACAAAATTTAACCAAGATATTTCTAAATGGGATGTAAGTAATGTTGAAAATATGGGATGGATGTTTCAAAAGTCTAAATTTAATGGAGATATCTCTAAATGGGATGTAAGTAAAGTTAAGTGTGGGATAGATATGTTTCAGGATTGCCCATTAGAAAACAATCCACCGGCATGGTATAAATAAAGTAATAATATATATGAAAAAACTAAATCAATTCATAACAGAGAAATTCAGACTATCAAAAGACAATCTTAATCAGTTTCAGTATCAGCCTCAAACAAAAATTGAATTAAAAAAATTAATAATCAAATTAATTGAAGAAAGAGGCAATGAAGCAAACCTAAATGATATAGATGTTTCTGAGATTACTGATATGAGCATGCTATTTAGAAGTTTTACATTCAATGGAGATATATCTTTATGGGATGTAAGTAATGTTGAAAAAATGGATTATATGTTTTATGAATCTACATTCAATGGTGATATATCTTTGTGGGATGTAAGTAAGGTTAAAGATATGGAATGTATGTTTTTGAATTCTAAATTCAATAATGACATTTCTAAATGGAATGTAAGCAAAGTAAAATTAATGGATAGTATGTTTTTGAATTCTGAATTTAATGGAGATATTTCTAAATGGGATGTCAGTAGTGTTACGAATATGTCTGATATGTTTGCCAGATCAAAATTCAATGGTGATATATCTCAATGGAATGTAAGTCATGTTAGAGATATGGATTATATGTTTTGTCAATCTAAATTTAATGGAGATATATCAAAATGGGATGTATCAAATGTTAGAAGCATGACAGGAATGTTTGGGGCTTGCCCATTAAAAAAGAATCCACCAGCTTGGTATAAAAGTTAAATGAAATAATATCTAATATATATGAAGAAATTAAATCAATATATTTCAGAAGCTGAAAGAGCCTTTGGTATAACCAAATATATAACAGAAAAATTTCGTCTATCAAAAGACAATCTTGAGCCTCATTACAATTATCATCCAAAAACAAATAAAGAACTACACCAAATAGTAAGGAAACTAATTATAGAAAGAGGTAATGATGCTGATCTTAATGATATAGATACTACTAATGTTACGGATATGTCATATATGTTTGCTTATTCTGAATTCAATGTGGATATATCAGAATGGGACGTTAGTAATGTTAAGAATATGGAAGGAATGTTTCAAGAGTCAAAATTCAACGGAGATATATCTGAATGGGATGTAAGTAAAGTTGTAAATACAGCAGAAATGTTTAGGCAATCTAAATTTAATGGAGATATATCTAAATGGGATGTTAGTAATGTTAAATATATGAATAGGATGTTTTGGGGAACAAAATTTAACCAAGATATTTCTCAATGGGATGTAAGTAATGTTGAAGATATGTTTGGTATGTTTTATGAATCGGTATTTGATGGTGATATATCTGGATGGGACGTAAGTAAAGTAAAAAATATGAGTCATATGTTTTATGATTCAGATTTCAATGGAGACATATCTTTATGGGATGTAAGTAAAGTTTTAAATATGAATAGGATGTTTTGGGGAGCAAAATTTGACCAAGATATTTCTAAATGGAATATTTCAAATGTTGGAGATGTGACATATATGTTTGACTATTCACCATTAGAAAATAATCCACCAGCATGGTATAAAAATAAGTTAATCTAATATATATGAAAAAATTAAACCAGTTTATAACAGAGAAATTCAGAATATCAAAAGACAATCTTAAGTCATATCATTATTATCCTAAGACAAAAGATGAACTAATAAAATTAGTAAAGGAATTAATTAAAGAAAGAGGTAATAAGGCTAATCTAAATGATATAGATACATCTGAAATTACTGATATGTCAGAAGTATTTTATTTTTCTAAATTTAATGGAGACATATCTGGATGGGATGTAAGTAATGTTGAAACTATGTTTGCTATGTTTGAATATTCTAAATTTAATGGAGACATATCAGAATGGGATGTTAGTAATGTTACAAATATGAGAGCTATGTTTATGGATTCTCAATTCAATGGAGATATATCTCAATGGAATGTAAGTCATGTTAGAGGTATGGATTATATGTTTTGTCAATCTAAATTTAATAGAGATATATCTAAATGGGATGTGAGTAAGGTTAAAAATATGGAATGTATGTTTTATATATGTGAAAATTTTAATTATGATTTATCTCATTGGGATGTAAGTAATGTTGATAATATGCGAGAAATGTTTTATAGATCTCCATTAGAAAAAAATCCACCAGCATGGTATAAAGAATAAGTTATTATAATAGAAAAGGAACAAATATTATACAATTGTATAGTTATTTATAGATAAAAATGTCTGAAATGAATCTTGAATTGGTTCTTCAGGATTATCCACAATTATAGATTTTGTTCTTTTTATATTTCCATGGTCATCAACAAATTCTACAGATAACACTAAATTATGTATTGTGTCATAGTTTAACCACCATTTGAATAGTTTATGTTTATAGATATGGTGTTCTCTATAATATAACACATTGAACTTTCTATTATTCTTTGCTTTTATTATAGAGTTATATTTGAAAGAATTCTTTGTCTTATTGTTTTTCTTTATATCTTTCAAATGCATTTCCTTCATCATTCGTGTCTCATAATATCTATTATATTGTCGATGATAAGATACAAGATGAGAGATGAATGATTTCTTTCCAAAATTAAAGAAGAAGAAATCTGGCCACCATCTTGTATTATATGAATCAAAGCCAATACCATATTTGTTAGTTGCTTTTATGTTAAATGGAAGATCAATATAGAATGATATGATGAATAGTTTTATTATGAGTGATGCATATTTTCCTTTTTCATCAGATATTATATTGAAATTGAAATGTTGTTTTGTATCTATTACTATATTAAGATGATTTTTGAATAGACTATATTCTCGTTTTGTCATGTTTCTACCCTAATAAATTTTTGATTGTTTCTTTGTCTCTTGCAGGAATATTAGCATATATTTGTTTGAGAGCATTATTGATAATATATTTGACTTTATTTACTGAGAGATTTTCCTGTTCTGCTATATCATTTATAGACAACTCATAAGGACATCCTATTCCATATTTTTTCTTTATTATTCGTCTATCTAAAGAAGACAATTTATATAATACATTCTCAATAAGATCTTTGAATATGTTTTGTTTTTCAATGTTCTCTAAGTTCTCATCATCCGTAATGAATTCTTCCTCAGTTATCTTTGATGTCTGGTTATCATGATAGCAATCATCCGTATGGGGATTTATACTATCTAATCTAATTATGTTTGCTAATGATTCTCCATTCTTTTGGGCTGATTGAGGAACATGAATGATATTACCAACACTATTTAGTTCAATTATTATATATGCTCTGATCCACATAAACGCAACGGAAGCAAATGATGCAGGTTTGATATTTGTCTTTATCCACTCTTCAAATTCAATTTTTGTCTTAAATCCATTTGATGGTATCTTACTTAATGTTGAATCTAGATTCTTAGAATATGAAAAGGCATTCTTTACTAGATCAATTGCTTGTGAATATGTAAATGAATTCAATTCAGATTCTTCAAGAAGATCAAGCATTGTTACTCTAAGATTTGCTTTGTTCTTCTTATATTTCTTGAGGCATTTCAATAAGCCTTCATTTCCTGCTTGTATAAGATCTTCAAATGACAATCCAAGATTCTGATATCTCTTTGCGCATTCAATAACTAATTTAAGATTGTTCTTTATAAACACATCATAATTTTCTTCCGTAAACTCTAAATTATCGGATTCATTAAATGGTGTCTTTATATATTCGGCTTTTACTTCATTGAAATAAATATCAATGTTGTTATCAAATGTTTTGTTCCCTGTGTATTTTATTGCAAGTTTTGTTCTTACTTTCTTCTTTATATTATCCCAATAGTCTTTGTCATATAAGTTGTCTAATATTGACTCATTATTGTTTGTAAGATGAGATAGATAATACTCAACAATATTTTTTTCAGAACATTCTTTTAATGAATAAGAATCTTTTTTAATAATAGAATTCAATAATAATGATAAATAATTATAATCATCTTGAGATATATTATTTTGCTTATTGAATTTTTGAAGCCATTTGTCTACTTTTGCTTGATTTGTCTTACATAGATTATTAATAACTCTTGCCACAATTCCCCTTCATTCATATATTTATAGGGGCTCTATTATATAATATAGTTTAATAAAAAAATAAATTTTAATAAATTTTAAAAAATTTTAATATTTTTCTACATTTTTGTATATTTTTCTGATATAGCCTCTAGTTGTTTGTCACAATTTCTTATTAATTTTTCTGCAAGTTGTTTTATATTTACAATTTGTCTAAAATCATATTCATAACAACTTGTCTGGTGATATTCATTATTGTTTGTTCTTTCATTTATTCTTCCATTGATGTCATCACAAAATCTTTCAATAGATTCAATAATAGGATATACTCCCCTATCAATAAAGTCATCAATACAATTACCAGCATTATTTCTATTTATAATGATCTTTTTGTAATCTATCAATACATCATATATATTTGTGACAGTATATGTTATATATCCAAATTTGTCATAGATATATATATAATGCATGTAGTCTATTGAAGATGCATCTGTTGTATTATCAAAACTATCTGTTATTTTAGAAATCATATCATCAATATTATACCGATATCTTTTGATAATACTATTAATATCTTTGAATATTTTGTTATGCGGTTCTGTACTACATAGTTTTGCTATAAGTTTTGTGGATGTATCATCTTGAAATTGATAGATCCTGATTTCACTTGTTTTCTTCATCTTTTATTTCATTATTAAGTTTTATTAAAGCAGTATGTAAATCATAATCAAATATTACATGTAAGAATTTTGATCTATAGAAATAACCAACTTTCCATTTATTCAATATTCTGTCATATATTATGTTTAGATCATATTTCTCATTTATTGTCTTGGGTATGTTTTCAATAATGTCATCAATGGTAAGTTCATCATATTCTTCAATATTATCTACAATATTTTCAAAGAAGATAGAATCAGAATATTTTATCTCACTATTTACATATGATACATAACTATAATCATCAAATCCAGTATCTGTTGATTCAAAATTCATAGTAAAAATTATAATATTTTTATATATAAAATAGTTCATGTTAAGTTTTATTTTTAATTAAAATATATGATAATTTCTGATAATGAAAAAACTATACATCTTTATAGATGATAATAAAGCTCAAACAAGTGAAATTACTAATGAGTTTGAAGAATACATCAATGAGAATTTCAGTGATTATGTCTTACTTTTGACAGAAAAGAGAGAACCAATTATGGATGAGGCAGGAACTGTATATTTAATATCAGAATATTAAGAACATAATTAAAGAGACTAAAATCAAATTATATAAAGGATTAAGATATGGCAATAAATGGTAAAAAGATATCATCGTTAAAATCATTAAGTGAACTAACTGGTGAAGAATATTTGTTAGTTTCATATAAAGGAAAATCATATAAGATACCTACACAGTTTTTGATTGGAAATGTCTTAAGAAGTATTGATCAGGTAAGAAATGAAGGTGATGGCGCAGACAATCCTGTTACTATTACTACATCCAATGGATCAACAACTACTTTCCACATCTATAATGGTCTAAAGGGTTCTCAAGGTCCTAAGGGAGAAAAGGGAGACCAAGGAGATCCGGGTGAGACAGGTATTGCAATATATGATCAGCAAAGTGATCTTATTGAACAAAAGATTGTCAATTACTTAGAACTTAATAACTATTCAGAAGCTGAACTTACAGAACTTATATTAAGTGCAGCTGCTGGTAAAGAGCTTTATACTCAGGTAAATAAACTTAAAGAAGTATATCTACGTTCACAAGATGAATATGATGCTCTATTGAATAGCGGTAAGATTGACAATGATACGAAATATTTCATATTTGAAGAATAAGATATGGCACTATATGTAGATAACAAAAGAATTACAACAATTCTTAAAGAAAACAAGAATATTGCTGCTGTCTATCAAGGCGCTAGACTTATTTGGCAATATATTAGAAGTTGTTTTGGTCGTGGTTATTGGATTAATGATAAACCATGGTCAAATACAGATGCTTGGAAAAATTAATTTAAGATATATATAATTACAATATGATAACTGAAGTAAAGAAACTATCTGATTTTCCGTTGCTAAGTGCGAATAACATTAGAGATGCAAAACTAATTATAGCAGTCAATGGAGATAACTATTCTATAAACTTAAGTCAAATCAAAGAAACCAGTATTAAGGGTATTGTCTCTTCTATCTATGAAAGTACAGACAAGAAAATCAATAATGTTGATATCTACTTTGATGATGGTAATAAGACAACACTTATATTCTCAAGTGGATCTAGAGGTGATGCTGGTCCACAAGGTGATAAGGGTGACAAAGGTTTAGAAGGTGCATCTGGAGCTAAAGCAATTGAAAGAGCTGACAATACAAGCATAAAGGGTGTCTTCACTATTGTCAATAATAATGAGACAGGAACCGAACAAGGTGGTGATGTCAAAGCATGGAGTGCCTATTGTGGTAAGCTATTAAGAGATCTTATCCATTCAATAAATGAAGTATTTATGACAGATGATGAATACCAGTTATTATTCAATGAGCCAATATTTCTTAATCTTGAATTCAATTCAAACAAAGAGAATACTCAGATATTATATCAAGATGATCATGAACATGTCACTTATGTAAAATATTGGACATATGAAGATGAAGATGAAGATGAATACTTCATAAAAGTTGGTGAAGATGAACAACATAATGATATCTTTGAGCTTACTACAGAAGTAAAGCATTATTGGATATGGGTTCAACATGAAGAAGGTGATAGCTTTGAAGAAGTTGATAAAGCTACATATGATGCAGATGAAAATGTAGATCATCCTAAATATATGACAACAACATATAAGCCATTTGATATTTGGGATGACTATTACAAAGATCCAGACAATAACAACACATATGCTATAAGACATCTTGTACAGGAATTTGATCCTATAACTGGAGAAATTGCTTCATCACACTGGGAATATACATTGATGACACATCCTACATGGCTTAACTTACAGTTTACTACAGATGAAGATGAGACATCAATTATATTAAATGAACAGGTTGTTGATCCAGATGACTATAAGGAAGAGAGAAATCAAAGAAGTGAAGAAGAAGTCATTGTTATTGATATTCCTATTACTCATATCTCTATTTCACCAAACTATGTCAGACTACCAGTCAACAAAGCAATCAAAGTTCCAGTACATATATTGCCGCTTAACTATAATAATGATTCTATATTCATTGAATATGATGAAGATGTCATTAAAGTATTTGAAGATGGTAGAATCATGGCAATCAAGGAGAATGTTGATGATACAGTTGTTAAGATCTATACTAAGGGTTGGTTAGAGAATCAGGATAATACAGAACTCTATACTGAACTTCATATAAATGTTATTACATGGTCATCATCAATATCATTCACAATAGATGACAATGATACTTGGATTAGTTCAATCAATTCATTCAAAGACAGAGAATTTACCGTTAATCCTATTGTATATCCAGCAACTTCAACAGATAAACGAATTGAATGGACAATAATGAATGAGAACTTGGCAGAAATAGTAGCAGAAGATACTGAAACTCTTCCATGCAGATATTATATTTGGGACAAGGACATTGATGAATATGTTGAAACAAAAGATGTAGAAAAATATAATAATGATCATACTAGAGCATTCAATACAAATGTATATGTATATGTGGATGAAGAAGAGGAAGTAAGTAAAGATATAGAATATAATGTTACTATAGATGACAATGTATTGAAACTTACAACATTGAATAATTCTGAATTCTACTATATTCAATTAGATGCAAAAGTTGGTAACAGATATGAAGCATTTATAGACAAGTCATTGACACAATCAGCTAATAGATATGTTGAGATAGTAGAAGAAAAACATGTCAAATATATATCTCATTATAAAGTAACAGACAATGCTCCTATTAAGATAAGACTTTTGAATGAGGGTGAGACAGAACTTCAGGCAACATTACTTGGTGCTTCATCAGATACATCATTTGTAGTCAATATTCATATTGAAACAGCAATAAGTGATATTGAAGTTGAAGACAATATAGATATATTAGTTGGACATATTAAGACAATTGAACCAAAGATCATCCCAGAAAATGCTACACATAAGATATTGTCATGGGACTTTGGTGATAACAACAATTATGGTTATAGACAAATTGGTAATGTAACTGGAGATGATATAAATGGATTTGTCAATATAAATAGATATAATGAAGAACAGAATACTGGTACAATTATAGTAAAAGCAATGGATCATGAAAATGATGAAGACAACTTCAGAAAGATCATTCATTATAATGTAAAAGTACCTGTATCAAATATTCAACTTAATTCAAACAATGTTTCATTAGACAAAGGTGATACATTCCAGATTACGGCAACTGTCAATAATGACGCATTCAATAAAGAATTGATCTATGAAACAGATGCTCCTGCTATAGCAACAGTTGATGAAAATGGTTTGATAACAGCAATAGGAAATGGAACAGCAACAATCACAGTAAGTGCAACTGATGGTTCCGGTGTTACAACAACAATAACAGTACGTTCAATCATACTTATAGAATCAATATCTATAAAGAACAATATAACTTATCTATATAGCGGAAATGAGTATAGAATAGTATATTCAGATCAATTAGATACAGCTGATGCAATTGTATATAATATCAATGAAAAGAGCTTGGTAGAAAATCTTGTATGGTATACATCTGATTCTAATATTGCTACTGTGGAAACCGGTACTGATGGATCAATGATATTGAAACTGAATGAAAACAATGCAGGTCAATTCAAACTATACGCTATGGCAAATGATAATGGTGGTGTAGTATCTAATATAACAATAAATGCTATGATGAGTAGTGAAGAACTATTGTTAGCAGATGAACAAATAACAATTGATCTTGAAAATGATACATATACACTTATTGCTTCAGTATATCCTGATGACACAACTTATCAGAAGATCAAATTTGAAGTTGAGGATCCTACAATATTAAGTATAGATTCTGAAAATGGTATCATTACTCCATTGAAACGTGGAGAAACAAAGATCATAGTATCAACAATAAGTAAAGTGAATAACGGTAAGTTATCTAAAGAATGTCCTGTAATCATTATATAATTCGCTAAAAATAAAGTTTAATATATAGATAAACTATGAATAATAAAGTAATAACTGTTTCAAAATTACCAAATATTACAATATATTCTGGAGAATATGCAGAAGATGCTGGTAGTGCTTTGGAAAATAGAGAGGTAGGTCATTTCAATGAAATATTTGGATATTTGACAAGAACTACAGATAATGACTATTATTGGTCATATATGCGTTCAGATACAATATTTACTGAAAATGAGACTCATTATGATAACGTTGGAGATATAATGAAGAGCACTATTGCATATATGGATAAGTTTAAAGACAATAAGGTTGATATAGATATAGAAAAGAACGTCATCACCTTTAACTTCAACTATGAAGATGACTTAGACAATGTATTCAATAATACTTATATTGTTCCAACTTCTAAATTATATGAACTCTTACAGAATGCTAATGAAATGACATTCAATAAGAAAGCATATTATAAGAACAATAATGAGATCTACGACATTACATATGCTCATAAGAACTATCCATACAATAAGCTTGGAACAAAATATACAGTAAATGAAAAGGATGCTGGCAATAATGATATTGTAGTTGAATATGACTTCTCTGGTGAATATGTTGACTACAAGTATAGTGTAACAAGCTATGAAGAGCCATTTATATCTTATGTATATCATACCGATGAAGCTGGTAATCCAGATCCTAATAATCCTATCCCAGGATCAGCATATACTGACTATAGAACAGCATATACATACTCAGTATCTGATGTAAATTATTTAGAGCCAAGAATATTTACATTCTTTGAAAACAATACAAATACTATTTTGAATGATGTATTAGACAATAATAAAGATAATTTATGTTATTCCATTTATGAACTTGACACAGAACTTGAATTAACATTAAATACTTTATCATTAGGTAGAAAGAAACTTATAGCATATATTAACTTTGACAGTAAATACAATAACTGGTATAACAATACTATTCAATTCATAACAAATCAAAAATTAGAAAGTAATGATGAAATAAAGATCACACCAATAGAAGAAGACTATTTTAATGTAACAGCTGGTAGAAATCAAGTTTTTGGAACAGATGTGTTGACAGATACAGAACATACATTTACAAATATTAATAATGAAGGTTTGGAAAATAATGAAACATTTGACATAATTAATCCAAAGAAAATAAAGAAACTTGATTTGTCAGGAATTTCAAATAAAATTGAAAAAATCGATTTCATACATAATTATAACAAACAAGTAAATGTAAATGAAACAGTAAAATCAAATTGGCAAAGAGAACTATCAAATATAGAAATAGAATCAATTGATCTTAGTCATACAGAAGAAAGTAAGATTGCATACATAAATGGAATAACAACTTTAAGATCATTAAAAGAAATAGACATAACAAATTGTAAAAAATTAGCAAGAGATTTCTCATTATATAATTTGACAAATTTGGAATCATTTAAGGCTGCAAATTCTTCAAGAAAGACATTTGTACCTCGAGCAAACCAATCATTTACAAATGTTGTATTACCAGAGAATATCAATACAATAAGCTTAGATAACATTACAATTGATCAATTTGACTATACTCCAAATGAAAAACTTGTCAATCTTACATTAATAAACAAGACACAATCTCAATATGTAAGCGGAAGTAATCAATTAGTAAGTGAATTTATCAATACATGGATAACTGCATTAGAAAATAAGACAACTCAAACAAAAGTTGGTGAATCATCTGAAATCTCATATCTTAAGTCAGGACTTATTAATAACACCATACTTACAAATATTCAATTAGATAATTATGATATTGAGCATTTAGTAAAAATGAGTTATCTTGGAATTAATCTTAGTAAGTTTAGTGGTCAAATCAATATTACTGGTTCTGATATAAATAGTTATTTGACAAGACATGAATATAGAACATTTAAAAGGGTTTGGGGTGATCAAAATACTCCTATGAACTTCACATATCATTATTATGAGTCTATATTCAATAAGTATATTGCTATAGATTATAACTATGGAAGCAATTCATCATATCAGGGTAAAGATACACAAGACGGACCTATTAATAATACTAAATCTATAACAATTGAAAATACGGATGGTGGACATTCATTATTTGATTACATCGAAAATGGACATAATGTTTTAGAAAGTACAACAAAGAATATAGAAAACTTTGGATTTGAATTTGAACTACAACAGAAAATATCTACAGATATAAGTAATTCACAACAAACAAAACAAGCAAATGCTGGAGAAATTCTTCTTTATAAGGGAAATAAACTTATATTTGTACTAATTTCTAAGACTAATACTATTTACAATTATATAAAACTCGGTACATTTACAAATATTAATAACATGAATAGTGGTCTATATAATTTAATGAATAAACTGAAAATATCATTTTAATATATGACATAAAATAATAAAGGGCTAATCTTAATGATTAGCCCTTTTATTTTGTAGTACGCATTTAAGTTTGTCTCCGTTATAGTTTATTAATGTACATTTTATTCGCTTAATAGAATTATCATAAAAGATATATTCACAGGATTCATCATCATAATCTATCTTATCATATTTGAAATTTGAATCTTTAAGATTAAGACGATTATAATAATATCTACCATCATCAGTCAATCCCCTGAAGAAAAATAGATGAATTTTATTGTCTTTAATATATAAATTTATAAATCCTGGTAACATGTCTTTTAGACTTTCTTACTCATTGTATTCATGGTATCTTTAATGATGTCAAACATAGAATTTACATAAGGATAGAACTTATTGTCTCTATCATATTTTCTTAGATAATTATTAATTTTATTAATTCTATATAAAAGATCTAATTCATCATCAAAAACTTCCTTGAGATTATCATACTCTTCTAAACAATAGTCTCCCATGATTTTACGACTAGACAAAACAATATCTCCAAGAGTCATATACATTGCCTGCATATTAATTTCTGGAGAATTCTCCAACTTTTCTCTAAAATCACGCTCAAACTCACTAAGAATCAATGTAAGTTGAATGAACTGGGTTTTCAAAAGATTTTCCATATCTAAATTTTTAATTAATAATTACAATAATAATATAGACATTATTTTCAAAATTTCAATAAAAAATGGATAAATTTCCGAAAAAACTTATCCATTTATATAAATATATGTAAAAAATAATATTAACTAATATCGGCTAAAAAATCTTTTAGCATTTGTAAATGTTCCTCTTCATCGGCAAGAATTTCTTTACATTTACGTTCAGTTACAAAATCAGAATCAGATTGAGCAGTTCTAATTAAATCTTTATAAGTCTCAATTGCTCCTTCTTCATTTTTTATATTAGTTAATAAGGATTGCTTTACTTCTATTATATCTGGCTTGCATTGACATCCACATTGACATCCATCTCCACAACATTCATAAGGTTCACCAAGTGTAATTGTAGGTAGATCATCACAAATATCTCCACATGGATCTTCACAATCTCCGCAGCATGATCCAGTTTGACAACATGTATTATTTGTTTTCCATGACCAAACAGGAGAAATATAAGTATGATTAGCTGTCAACCAAGAAGCTGGAGAAGCAGATATGTCTTCAATTGTTCCACCAAGCTCATTGATACGTTTCATCAACCAAAATGCATGATCTTCTAATTCATCCTTAGCGGTTTCATCATACATCTTTTCAATATCAACTCTGCTTAGTCCAGTCAACCATTCTTTAACAATGATATAACCATACCATGCATTGAATTCTTCTTTAAGTGCGTTCTTCAACTTCCCTATAATACAAGTCTTATAATCACAGTTTAACGTGTTTTCAGAATTGAATTCTTGAAATTTTTTCATAATATTCTTTCTATATTATTTTAACCTTGAACTTCTGCAGTTGATGGCTTAGGATCTCCTTCTTTAACTGCTCCATCCAAATTAGCATTATATTCAATAGCTTCTTCAGCAGTTACTATATGAACTAATGTAACTTTAAAATTACCTCCATCAAATGCTCCATTACCACCATTTTCAGATAATGCTAATGTATCATCATTAAATTCTTTAGCAGGAGATGCTAATCCCCAAGACTTTTTACCTTCTCCAGTTCCAAATAATGTTTCACCCCAAGGATAAACTGGATCTTTGCCTTCATAATCAAATCTTACCAATGCATCTACATCTGTATCAAAATTAATAGCTACCCAAGGTAATTTTGCTCCTGGAGCATTTACTGCACCTTCCCAACATATTGGACAAGTTTCTGCATTCCATTTAACTGCTCTAAATCTTGCAACCTTTTCAGCTGATTCAGATAATGCTGCATCTGTAAATAATGCATGTTCTTCTTCATCTAAAGAATAGAACATATCTAAATAATAAACTTCTGTGTTATCAGATACTTTAGTTATTTTTTGTACATTATCACTTTCCCAATGAGCAGCAAAATCTGCAACTTCATTGCCAATTTCTACTTCATATACTTTATCATTGAAGTTTCCTGCACGGTTTTCTGATATATTCCAGTGATCTTCATCTGGATATTGTTCATAATATTTCTTTAATACACTGTTACCAGCAGATAATCCCCAAGATTCTGCATCATGAATATATTCATAAGGAACTGTTTCATTTGAATCTATTTTATCTCCTTCTTTTCTTGCTCCTGGTAATGCTGCATTATATTCAATAGCTTCTGCAGCAGAATATGTCTCTACAACTTGCGAGCCAGAGTCATCATCATCTCCTGAGGTATTTCCACCTTGATCATCTGGATTTGGTGTTGGTTCTGGAGTTGGTGTTTCTTCTGAACTACCACCACCACCAACAGCATCAAACATTGCTTTTCTATAACCGCCAGAAACAAAAGCACCCTTTGGAACATTCCAATTTGCTTTATCACCTTCAAAATCTGCAGGAACATGTTTTCTTAATCCTGTAACATCTTGAAATTTTCCGTTATCATCTAATTCATTGAACTTATCAATTTTTGCTTGTTCATATTTATTATATGCCATCGTTATATAATATTATATATTTATTTTTATTTAATAATAATATTTATTTGTTTATAATGAAACGACTAACTCAATTCATTATTGAAAAATTTAGATTATCTAAAGCAAATTTAGATTTCTTTGATAGGGAAAATTGGTCTATTAAAAATGCACAAAATGGTGACATAGTAGAATTTATTCATCCTGATATTCAAATATGGAATAAAGGAGGCAAACAGTTCTTTATATATAAATCATTGAATAAAGGAAAAGACAAAATCTATCCCAATAGTTCAGAAACTACAATAATATTTCATGCAGTATTAGTAATTCCATATAATAAATTAGTTGTTTCTGAAGATATGGGAGTAGGAGATGTTAATCATCCAGAATGGTATAAATTGGCTACAGATGAAGAATATGAGATGTTTTATGAGAAACTGTATGAAAAGGGTTATAAATGGGATAAAAATAAATTAGAAATTGTTAAAATATAGAAAAAATATAAATTATATGAAAAAATTAAATCAGTTTATAACAGAGAAATTCAGATTATCAAAAGACAATCTTGAACCTCATTATAATTATCATCCTAAGACAAAAGATGAACTAGAAGAATTAGTAGATAAATTAATTAAAGAAAGAGGTAATAATGGTGATCTCAATGATATAGATACTTCCACAATTACTGATATGTCAGCTATGTTTAATAAATCAGAATTCAATGGAGACATTTCTTTATGGGACGTTAGTAATGTTAAAAGCATGAGATCTATGTTTAGAGATTCTCAATTTAATGGAGATATATCTAATTGGGATGTTAGTAATGTTGAAGATATGACATGTATGTTTTATAATTCTAAATTCAACGGAGATATTTCTCAATGGGGTGTAAGTAGTGTTAAAAATATGTCAAATATGTTTGCTGGTTCCAAATTCACTGGTGATATATCTAAATGGGATGTAAGTAATGTTGTTGATATGGAATGGATGTTTCTAAATTCTAAATTTAATGGAGATATATCTGTATGGAATGTTAATAATGTTAAATATATGGATGATATGTTTTATAAATGTCCAATAGACAAGAATCCGCCAGCATGGTATAAAAAGAATAAATAAAGTAATAATATATATGAAGAAATTAAGACAGTTTATTACAGAAAAATTTCGTATATCAAAAGATAATCTTGAATCTCATTATAACTATCACCCAAAGTCAAGAGATGAATTAAAAGAATTAGTAAGGAAACTCATTGAAGAAAGAGGTAAAGACGCTGATCTCAATGATATAGATACATCAGAAATTACCGATATGTCTAAGATGTTTTGGCCTATTATTTTTAATGGAGATATTTCTCAATGGGATGTAAGTAATGTCAAAACTATGGAACACATGTTTTATGAATCAGAGTTTAATGGAGACATATCTAATTGGGATGTAAGTAAGGTTGAAAATATGCGTTGTATGTTCTGTGGTTCAAAATTTAATGGGGATATCTCTAAGTGGAATGTAAGCAACGTTGGTGATATGACATGGATGTTTTCTGAATCATCATTTAATCAAAATATTTCTCAATGGGATGTAAGTGAAGTAACAAATATGGGAGGAATGTTTAGAAAATCTCAATTTAATGGAGACATATCTAAATGGAATATACATAATGTTATATATATGGATCATATGTTTTATAAATCTAAGTTTAATCAGGACATATCTGGGTGGAATGTTACCTTTGTAAAAAATATGGTAGCAATGTTTGCAGACTCTCCTTTTAATCAAGATATATCTACATGGAAAATAAATACAATATGTGATACAACAGATATGTTTGAAAATACTCCATTAGAAAAGAACCCTCCAGCATGGTATAAAAAATAACATAAACTAAATAATATAAATTATTATATATGAAGAAATTAAATCAGTTCATAACAGAGAAATTTAGACTATCAAAGGACAATATTACACAATATAAGTATTATCCGCGAACAATAAAGGAACTAAAAGATATACTTAAAAAAAGATTAGCAAAAGACAAAAACGCCAATCTTAATGATATTGATGTATCTGGAATGACCACCTTGTCAGGAGCATTTTTTAACTTAGATCCTCATAATATAGATATATCAGAATGGGATACTTCAAATGTTGTAGATATGTTTGGAGTATTTTGGGGATGTAAGAACTTTAATTCTGATGTAAGTGAATGGGATGTAAGTAATGTTGAAAATATGGAAAACTTATTTGGATATTGTGAAAAATTTGATTCTGATTTAACAAACTGGAACATATCAAAAGTAACAAATATTACATATATGTTTATAAACTGTGAGAATTTCAAATGTGATCTTAATCATTGGGATACATCCAGTATAATATCTGACTTTCGTGCATTTCAAGGTTCAGCATTGGAAGATAATCCGCCAAAATGGTACAAAAATATATATACATCTACAAAGTAAATATATAAACTCAATATATATAAATTATGAAATCATTTGTACAATTTGTAAATGAAAAATTCCGTATATCAAAAGACAATCTCAGATCTTATAATTATCACCCTAAGACAATAAATGAACTACAACAATTAGTTCATGATTTAATTAGTGAAAGGGGTGAAGATGCTGATCTTAATGATATTGACACATCTGAAATTACAAATATGTGTGGTATATTTAGTTATGAACAATATAGTGGGCAGTCTTTTAATTTTAATGGAGATATTTCTAAATGGGACGTTTCTAATGTTGAAGACATGACAAATATGTTTAGTTATTCAGATTTTAATGGAGATATATCTGGATGGGACGTAAGTAAAGTCAAAAATATGTCAGCAATGTTCCAACATTGCGCATTTAACAAAGATATTTCTGATTGGGATGTATCAAATGTTGAAGATATGTGTTGGATGTTTTCTGGTTCTAATTTTAATCAGGATATATCTGATTGGAATGTTAGTAAGGTTGAAACAATGGAATCTATGTTTAATTATGATAAAAATTTTAACCAAGATCTATCTAAATGGAATGTATCTAATGTTAGAGATATGAAAGACATGTTTAGAGGTACTGCATTTAATTATGATATTAGTAAATGGAATGTATCAGAGGTTACAGATTTTGGATATATGTTTGAAAAAAGTGCATTTAATCAAGACATATCTGGATGGGATGTAAGAAAAGCAAAAAGTATGAATAGAATGTTTTATGGTTCTAATTTTAATCAGGATCTTAATAACTGGAAAGTAAGTAAAAAATGTTTTATAACAGATATGTTTCGTAAAACTCCATTAGAAGTCAATCCTCCTAAATGGTTTAGGAAAGAAAAGGTAATTTATTTTTAATTGTAAATTTAAATGAAATAGTATATGAAGAAATTAAATCAGTTTATAGTAGAGAAATTCAGATTATCAAAAGACAATCTTGAACCTCGTTATAATTATCATCCTAAAATACAAAAAGAACTAAAAGAATTAGTAAATAAATTAATTAAAGAAAGAGGTAATGATGCTGATCTCAATGATATTGACACATCTGAAATTACTGATATGTCATATATGTTTTTTAAATCTGAATTTAATGGGGATATTTCTCAATGGGATGTAAGTAATGTTGAACAAATGACATGGATGTTTAAAGAATCAAAATTTAATGGAGATATATCTTTATGGGATGTTAGTAATGTGGAAAAAATGGCAGGAATGTTTTGGGGTTCTAAATTTAATGGAGATATCTCTGGTTGGGAAGTAAGCAATGTCACAACTATGTATAGAATGTTTTCTAATTCTAAATTTAGAGGTGATATATCTCAATGGGATGTAAGTAATGTTGAAGATATGTCGTGGATGTTTAAAGAATCGAAATTTAATGGAGATATATCCCAATGGGATGTAAGTAATGTCAAAAATATGGAATTGATGTTTAGTTTTTGCCCATTAGAAAAGAATCCACCAGCATGGTATAAAAATAGATAAAATTAATATATGAAGAAACTAAACCAGTTCATTATAGAGAAATTTCGTTTATCAAAAGATAGTATTAATCAATATAATTATTATCCAAAAACAAAAGATGAACTAAAAGAATTAGTCAAGAAACTAATTAAAGAACGAGGGAATGATGCAGATCTTAATGATATAGATGTTTGTGCAATTACTGATATGTCTGAATTATTTTATAAATCTAAATTCAATGGGGATATTTCTGAATGGAATGTAAGCAATGTTGAACGTATGACATGGATGTTTAAAGAATCAAATTTTAATGGAGATATATCAAAATGGGATGTATCAAATGTTAAAAGCATGGCAGGAATGTTTTGGCGTTCTAAATTTAATGAAGATATCTCTGGTTGGAATGTAAGTAATGTTACAACTATGAATGGAATGTTTTATAATTCTAAGTTTAATGGAGATATATCTAAATGGGATGTAAGTAATGTCGCAGATATGTGTCATATGTTTGAACAGTCCAAATTCAATGGAGATATATCTAAATGGGATGTAAGTAATGTCAAAAATATAGCATGGATGGTTGATTATTCCCCATTAGAAAAAAATCCGCCAGCATGGTATACGGAATTGTATAATAAATTTTATAAATAAAATAATAATATATATGAAGAAATTAAATCAGTTCATAACGGAGAAATTTCGTATATCAAAAGACAATCTTGAACCTCATTATAACTATCATCCAAATGATAAAAATTTTAATACTCTTATTAGTAAGTTAATTGAGGAAAGAGGGTATGACGCAAATCTTAATGATATAGATACATCTAACATAAAAGATATGTCTGCAACTTTTTATTGTTCTAATTTTAATGGAGATATATCTTTATGGGATGTAAGTAATGTAATAAATATGAGTGATATGTTTGCAGATTCAGAATTTAATGGTGATATATCTGGATGGGACGTAAGTAAAGTCAAATATATGGATTATATGTTTACTTGTTCAAAATTTTCTGGAGATATCTCTGAATGGGATACGCATAATGTTGAAAATAAACTTGATATATTTTACGGATGCCCATTAGAACAGAACCCACCAGCATGGTATAAAGAATAACATAAACTAAATAATATAAATTATTATATATGAAACAACTAAATCAGTTCATAACAGAAAAGTTTAGACTATCAAAAGATAACTTAAAGAACGTATATACATATCATTATTACCCAAAGACTTTATATGAACTAAATGACTTAGTAGATAAATTAATTGAAGAAAGAGGTAATAAGGCTGATCTAAATGATATAGATACTTCTGAAATCACTGATATGACATCTATATTTTATGATTCATATTTCAATGGAGATATATCTTTGTGGGATGTAAGTAATGTTAAAGATATGACAAATATGTTTTTGAATTCTGATTTTAATGGAGATATATCAAAATGGGATGTAAGCAATGTTACAGATATGGACAGTATGTTTAGAGAATCTAAATTTAATGGAGATATATCTAATTGGGATGTAAGTAGTGTTAAAAATATGCATATTATGTTTAAAGATTCGGTTTTTAATGGAGATATTTCTCAATGGGACGTTAGTAATGTTACAAATATGATAGCTATGTTTGCAAGATCAAAATTTAATGGAGATATTTCTCAATGGGACGTTAGTAATGTTAAAACAATGTATCAGATGTTTGCTTATTCTAAATTTAATGGAGATATTTCAAAATGGAATGTAAGTAATGTTAAAGATATGGATGATATGTTTTTTGGATGTCCATTAAAATATAATATGCCAGCATGGTATAAAGAATAAATAAAATAATATCTAATATATATGAAGAAACTAAACCAGTTTATAACAGAGAAATTTCGTCTATCAAAAGACAATTTGACCCATCAATATAATTATCATCCAAAAACAAAAGATGAACTACAAAAATTAATAAAAAAATTAATTAAAGAAAGAGGTATTGATGCAGATATTAATGATATAGATACATCAAAAATTACTGATATGTCTAAATTATTTTTTTCATCTAAATTTAATGGGGATATTTCTGAATGGGATGTAAGTAATGTTGAGGATATGTCATATATATTTTGTAGATCAAAATTCAATGGAGATATCTCTTTATGGGATATACATAATGTTGAAAATATGCAATATATGTTTGCTGAATCTAAATTTAATCAAGACATATCTAAATGGGATGTAAGTAATGTTAATAATATGTCTAGTATGTTTGCTGAATCTAAATTTAATCAAGATATTTCTGATTGGGATGTAAGTAGTGTTAAAGATATGTCATGGATGTTTTCATATTCTAAATTTAATCAAAATATATCTAACTGGGATGTAAGCAAAGCTGAAGATATGCAATACATGTTTTATGGATATAAATTTAACATAGATATATCTCAGTGGGATATTAGGAATGCTAAAAATATGGGTCATATGTTTGAAGAATCTGAATTCAATAATGATATATCTCAATGGAATGTAAGTAAAGTTAAAGATATGGGATATATGTTTTATGATTCTAAATTCAATCAAGATATATCGAAATGGAATGTTATCAATGTTGAAAATATGAGTTGTATGTTCTATAGTTCAAAATTTAATGGAGACATATCTAAATGGGATGTAAGTAATGTTCAAGATATGAGATGGATGTTTGATGAATCTCCATTAGAAGGAAATCCACCAGCATGGTATAAATAATAAAATATAAATGCATGATTCTTAAGAATCATGCATTTTCTTTATTTCTTTCAATAGTTTCTTTTCTTTATCAGATATTCCCTTTAACAATTGTCGTTTTGGCATATCTACAGAAACAACGAAAATATATTTGCCTCCATTTATTCCTTTACCGGGTAAAATAATTTGATCACCTTCTGATGAATATTGTTTTACTGTTATTTCTTCTTCAGTATTATTTGGAAGCCTAACTTTCTTTGTTGTTCCCAATATACAATCATAATAAGGGATCTTTATCTTTTCATATACAGTATTTCCGTTTATAACATATTTGTCTGGATCAATATCATAATAGATATTTACATAAAGATCTCCATTAAGGCCATGATCATCTTTTGACTCATATCCCATTCCTGTTAACTTAAGATTTGTTCCATTAGCAGTAAATGGCTTAATGTTTAGTTTGATCTTTCTTGTTAAATTGACCATTCCTTCACCATGGCATTTATGACATTTGTTTTTAGTTATACTACCAAGTCCATGGCAATAAGGACAAGGTGAAGAATTCTGAATAATACCAAATGCTGTTCTTTGAACATTTGTAATCATACCAGTACCATGACAGTGTGAACATGTTTCTTTATCTCCACCGGTTCCATGACATTCTTCACATCTACCCTTAACAGTTACTTCAATTTGCTTATTGCATCCATTATATATTTCTTCAATACTTATTCCATATCTTACTTGAACATCTTGGCCTGGACGTGGACCTTGTGGTTGTTGTCTACCACCAAAGAATGAATCCATGCCACTATGCATATGTCTAAAGAAACTTCCAAGATCACTAAAACCATCAAAACCACCACCTTGATTAGCTACATTTTCCCAATCAGCTCCAAACTGATCATATAGTTTTCTCTTTTCAGGATCCGACAATACTTCATTAGCTTCATTAATCTCTTTGAAGTTCTTTTCAGCATTTTCTTTTTCCTTTTCTGACTTATTAGACCATCTATCAGGATGCCATTTGATAGCTCCTTTTTTGAATGCTTTCTTAATATCATCTTCTGAAGCATTCTTATCAATTCCTAATATCTTATAATAATCTTTACTCATAAACAAAATAAAATATAAAAGGGGATGGGATCAGACCCATCCCTCTAAACCTAACAATATGATATTATTCAATATTAATTATTTTTGGATCTTCATGAGATTTCTGTACTTCCTTTTTTGGAAGTGTAATTGTAAGAACACCATCAGTATGTTTTGCTGAAATTTGATCTTCAATTACATTTTCAGGTAGATACCAAGATTCTTCATAAGATGATTTAGACCATTGTCTTACATGGTATTTGTTTCCATCATTTTCTCCTTCTTCAGATTGAGATGTCATAGAAACATAAAGAGAACCATCTTTTACTTCAATCTTAGTGTCTTCTTTTCCGAAACCTGGGTTGGCAATTTCTATTTCATAAGCTTTATCAGTTTCCTTTACATTAACCTTTGGGGAATTGGTAAAGTTTGATGGAATCATTCCGAAATCGTCAAACCAATTTGACATAAATGTTGGCATAAAACCAAATAAATTGTCACGATTCTTAAAACTTAAAGCATTTGTCATAATAATTACCTCCAATTTTTAATTAATATATTTTTATTTATTTGCTGCTCCTGCAAATTGTGAAGGATCAATACCTTGTCCAGCAAATGGATTATCTCCTGTAAAAGGATTACCACCTTCATTATTAGCGGCAGCATTAGGATCAATATAAAGTTTCTTTACTAAAGGATTCCATACTTCTTCCAAAGCCTTTTGAGCTTCTTCAACTTTAAGCATTGCATCTTCCTTGTCTTCAGCTGTTTGATATTCTTTCAATACTTCAGCAAGATTGTCTTTAGCAGGAGTGATATTGTTCTTATCTTCCTCAGTAATCTTGTCTTTCATATTTTCATCTTCAAACATCTGGTCAATTGAGTTAATCAAGAATTGAGCCATATTAAGCTTGTTCATTTGTTCTTCTCTCTTCTTGTCCTCTTCCTTATGTGCTTCTGCATCAGCCTTCATTTGTTCAATTTCTGCATCTGAAAGATTGTTGTTAGAAATTGTGATTTGCTGTTCCTTACCTGTAGCCTTGTCTTTAGCAGATACATTCAATACACCATTAGCATCAATATCAAATGATACTTCAATCTGTGGAATACCTGCTTTAGCTGGAGCAATGCCTTCAAGATTGAATGTTCCAATAGTCTTGCAATCTTTAGCATATGTACGTTCTCCCTGAAGTACTACAATAGTAACTGCTGACTGGTTGTCTACAGCTGTTGTAAATGTCTGACTCTTCTTACAAGGAATTGTTGTTTGTGCTTCAATGATCTTTGCCATTCTTCCATCAGGATCAAATTGTGTATGTGCTTCAATACCCATAGAGATAGGAGTTACATCAAGAAGTACAATATCACCAACACCTTCATCTTTATTGAGAATAGCTCCCTGAATAGATGCTCCAATAGCAACAGCTTCATCAGGATTGATTCCCTTAGATGCTTCCTTGCCAAAGAAGTTCTTTACAGCTTCCTGAATAGCAGGAATACGTGTAGATCCACCAACCAACAGAATCTCATCAATGTCTTTAGTAGAAAGCTTAGCTTGCTCTAATGCAAGACGGCAAGGCTCAATAGTTTTCTTTACAATAGAATCAATCAACTGTTCAAACTTCGCTCTTGTTAATGTCATTACCAAATGTTGTGGTCCATTTTCATTAGCAGTAATATAAGGAAGATTGATTTCTGATGATGTAGTTGATGATAATTCAATCTTTGCTTTTTCAGCTGCTTCCTTTACACGTTGCATTGCCATAGGATCTTTTGTAAGATCAATTCCCTTGTCATTCTTGAATTCATCGGTAAGATACTTCATAACAACATTGTCAATATCATCACCACCAAGATGTGTATCACCACTTGTTGCTAATACTTCAAATACACCTGAACCGAATTCAAGAATAGATACATCATGAGTACCCATTTTATTATCATTAAGCTCTTTATCTTAATTTCAATCAATCTCTTGATTGTTTAGACTATCTCTTTCATCTAAAATGTTTTTAATAAAGTTATCTATATCCTGATCAAACAACATTTTATATTTTATATTATAAAGTTTACCAAATTCTACTACGCCTTGTTCTTTTGCTTTGATTTTTCCTGATTCTATATCTTTTCTGTACCAAATATTATCAGATTTAATTTCTATAACATAATTATATTCTGGTAAATAAAAATCTGAATTATATATATGATTTGAATTATTAAAGTAATAAGGAATTTTTAATCCATTATTAATTTTAATATTATATTTATAACACTGCTCAATAAAATATTTTTCTGGATTAGATTGATAAGTAAGTCCAGATTCATCAAATAATTTAATATTATATCTATGATTACTTAAAGAGCACATTTTACATTTAATATTAGATAAATCTTTATTTTTTAAGTTATTAATATGTACATTAAATATTTTTTTACATATAGAACATTGTAATTTTATATTTTGAATTGATTTATATGTTATACCATTATCAAATGAAACTTTAGCAGTAAATTTAAATTGATTATTTGTTGGATAATGTTCCAAATATCTAATTAATTTAATGTTTTTTGGTGTTATAATAACATTATTAATTTGATACATATAAGGAAGATATCTAAAAAATTCCTCATTAGTTAAATGATTAGAATAATAATTTGTTTTAAATTCATCATTCATATTTTCAAATATCAATTCATTGTTTTGCTTGTTTAAGTTATTATTAATTTTTGATCTTAACCCTTTTTTAATTGAATATGGTTGTACATCTAAATGATCTTCAAATGTTCTATCCTGTAAACAATGTTGACATACTATTTTTCTTTTTAATAAATATTTACAAAGCAAAATTTTATTTTCTCTTCCACATCTACATTTATATAATACTCTATATTTTCTTGTTTCTTTTGAAGATAAACATATATTATTATCTAAATATACATGTATTGAAGAATTTGAAGCATATTTTAATTTTGTTTCTTTAATTTTTATTTCTGAAAACTTTATTTCATTATTGTTTTCATCAAAAATTTTTAAAATGTGTTTAATCAAAATGTCAAAGATCTCTTCTTTATTAGAACTTTCCATAAATTTTAATATATTTTATTTAATTAAAAATAAATCAAAAGTTCCACTTTAGATTAACTTGTATTCATGGAAATTTGGTCCTTTAGATATTTTTTATAGGATTACTTTTTCTAGTCGTTGAACGTTTTTCTTATTACTAAGAAACTTCGCTGCGCTTATTTCGGTTGCCCAATCTCTAATCTTTTTACCATCCAATAGTAATTAAGCTATCTGCTACCTTGTATGTCACCATCAAGTGCGGTAATTAGAGCTCTCTTATCGAATTAACGTGGGGTTCTCCGCAATTAACAAGTTTTTAATTTTACACATACAACTTAAATTAAGCTGCAGCGCGGAGGCAGTTTTCATGACGTTTACCACCGAAATCAAATACAACAATCTTCATATCTTTGTCTGATTTGTCAACACCATAAGCAAGTGCTGCGGCGGTTGGCTCATTGACAATACGCTTTACATCAAGTCCAGCAATCTTACCAGCTTCAATAGTAGCTTGACGTTGACGGTCATCAAAATATGCAGGGACAGTAACAACTGCTTCTGTAACTTCATTACCAAGATAGTCTTCTGCTGTCTTCTTCATCTTGGCTAGAATCATTGAGGAAATTTCTTGAGGAGTATATTTCTTCCCTTCTATATCAACTTTAGGAAGATTATTGTCGTTAATAAGGTTATATGGAACATCTTTGTCTTCTTTCTTAAGTTTGTCATAATTCATTCCCATATAACGCTTAATAGAATAAACTGTGTTCTTAGGATTTGTAATAGCTTGACGTTTTGCTGGATCTCCAACTTTACGTTCACCATCTTTTGTAAATCCTACAACTGAAGGAGTAGTACGTTTACCTTCAGCATTTGTAATTACTTGCGCTTCACCAGCTTCATAAACTGATACGCATGAATTAGTGGTACCCAAATCGATACCAATGATCTTTTTGTTGCTCATAATCTTAAATTTATGTTAATTATATTTTTAGTTGCTCCATACAAGATTTTGGTCCTGTATGTTTGATTTTTATAATAATAAAATATTTTTGTAGATTAGTTTTTCAATTCTTTAATAAAATTATCAATAGTATCTATAAATGATTCATATTTCTGAATTTGTTCTTCATATGTTCTGCAATCATTATCTAGTTCATCACAGGTCTTACTAAGATTCTGATTACTTACAGTCAATTTTTTATTGTCATCTTGCAATTGTGTTATTAGAGATTGAATGTTATTAAGTTTATTATTTAATTCCCCAATAGTATCTTGAAGAATCTTTTCATTCATTTCTCCTTCCTGAATGACTTTATTATATTTGTCTTCAAAATCTTTTGCTAACTTTATCTTTTCATCAACAAGATTTTTGTAGTCTTCAATTATCTTATTGTTTTCTTCTTTATTCTTGCTTGTAAATTCTCTTAACTGATTGAATTCATTAGTAGCTTTTATTAATTGGCCTTGTAAAGATTCATATTCATTTTTATATTTGTCAATCAATACATTCTTTTCATTTTCAATTTGTCCAATCTTTACTTTAAGGTTATCATTTTCAGATGCAAGTTCTTTATGAGCTTTATTAATTTCAATATTTTCCTTTTCTAATACTTCATATTTTTCTCTTTCTTCTTTTACTTGTTCAATAGCTTTAGCAAGATTCTTAGCATTTTCTTCACTAGTTTGTCTTATTTTTTCTATTTGTTCATTTAGTTCTCCTAAATTTTTAGCATCATCTTCAGAAGTATATTCCAATGTTTCAATCTTATTCTTAAGTTCTTCATTTTCTTTTGTCAATGATTCTATCTGTGCTTTTTGCTCCCTAAAGAATTTTGCTGCATTGTTCAATCGTTCTGTCAATTTCGCATTACTCTGTTGTAATTGTTCAATACTTTCCATATTTCTTATACTTTTATATTTTACGTTGTTTTATTGTCAATATCTCAATATATTAGGTACATTGCATCCTATGAAGTTACCTATTACAATAATAATATAGTAATAAAGGTATTCATAATTCATATCTGATACAAAGAAATAAAATGCATCTGCTATACTATGATAGAATCCTAAAAGAATGAATAAGGGAATTCCAAATAATATCAATAACTGATTATGATCTCTTCCACCCTTTACTATCAAAGTCATTATTAATCCACATCCTATTCCCATCAATAGACATTGTAGATATCCGGCATCTATTCTTGAAGCAATTATTGAATCACTATTGATAGACTGAATATTCAATAAAGATGTCAATAAGCATCCAAGAATATTTCCAACCAATATGACAAACATCATCTGCCATTCCTCAGCTTTCTTTATGTCAATAAAACCTGCAGTACCAGTATAAAGAGGCAGTCTGAAATGAACAACTGTCAATAGTCCAAAAGCAAACATTACTGCTCCAATAACACCACCAAGTTTAAGGAATATAGCTCCACCTAAAGCAATACATATTCCAGCTAATATACTTCTAATAAATATTGTCTTCATTTGTCTATCTTCTTTCTTATATTTGTCAAATCTTCATATATTTCTTTCCATAAAAAGTGTGTGGATTCATTGAATTGTGGGTTCAGTAAGATAGCAACCATTTCTTTCAATTCATCTATCTTTTCAAGTACTTCTGTCTTTGTTATCATATATTCTCTATATATATTTATGTATTTATTTCATATTTATCATGGAATTCATTAATAATATCTATAAATTCATTTGGTATATAGCCGTTCTCACATAACTTTATCAATAGTTCATCATCTATCATTGTATCTTCTCTAGCATTACAAATACTACCAGCAATACATCCTTCCGTATCTGCATCTCCTCCAAGACTTATTGCTTTACGTATACAATCTTCATATGATGTGCTTTCATACCAACAAGTAAGACATGCAGGAACAGATACTTGACAAATACAATTAAATCTATGATTCTTTTTCAATTCATCATAAGATTGTAATTTATAATCAGTATTATTAACTATATAATCAATTATTTCATCTTTTGTTAATCCATGTCTATATAGCCAAATTGTTACAGCAATTGTTATAGCCCCTTTAATTCCTTCAGGATGATTATGGGTTACTTCAGCAGATATCTTTGCAAGCTGTATGCATTCTATTAATGATTGTGCTGCCCATGCAACAGGTGAAACTCTCATAGCTGAACCATTCCCAAATGAATTATAAGGTTCTCTTTTATCTGAATTTACCCAATTTTTGAACATTGGGGCAAATCCATAATTATATTTATTGCACCAATATTTGAATTTATCTATTAATGCTTCATGAGATCTATCCGTATGTAATAACCAATCAGCTACTGCTATTGTACAAGTACTATCATCAGTAACATGAGATTTTTCTGTCAATAACTTAAAATTATAATCATGTGTTCCTTTAAATTCATATGAACATCCTATCAAATCACCAACTATGGCACCTATTATTCCAATCATATTATATAATTATATATATTTTTTATCTGTCACATTAAATATTGGTTTAACATTCTTTATATTTACCATTTGACAAAACTGACCAAACACATCATACAGATTGACCTTAGGAAGGAATTGGTTAATAATAAGCATATAATAGATCTTCCCTTTATGCTTTACTAGTTTGAATGTGTTTCCTTGTTTGTCTTCAATAGATATATTGTCCATATTTGGTGTTGTCATCATTACTTTTACAGTGTCTTTCACATAATGAGCAGGAAGCATATTAAGCATTGCAGCATGTTCTTCAATTGACTTGTCTTTTAATGAACGAGCTAAGAACTTCTTCCCATTATGTTCCCATTCTTCATCTGTCTCTAAGAACTGCTTGTTCACAATCATACATGCATTCTGATATGTAACAATAGTCATATCATGATCATCATATTCATATATACGACGATCTTCACCATCTTTCCAAGGAGACATCTTCAACAGATATTTGTCCATTACTTTATATATGTCTCCACTATTATATGATTGCAAATATGTATCTTCTTTCATTATGCACAATATTTACTATATAGTTTTCTTATTATTTTTTTCCACCAAGGGATATCAACATAACTATTGAATATCTCACTTATTATTACATCATGATTGAAAGCCCATTGATATTGGTCTATTTTATTTACTGGGATCCATTCAATCTCTTCAGTCTTGTTCAGTTCTCCGTATTCATCTGTCAATAGAAGATAATTTGTATAGTCCTGATCTAGAATAGTGAAATATCTTATTACAACATTCTGATGATTTTCTTCTGGTGATGAATTGATTGCACATAAAGATAATTGCTCTGGATATATTTCTAGACCTGTCTCTTCAAGTATTTTTCTAGACATTGCTTCAGAAGCAGTCTCATTATATTTCAGATAACCGCAAGGACAATTCCAATATCCACTAAACTCAGATGTTTTCTTTCCTCTTTTGTTTGCAAGTACAAGCCATTGACAAAGAAAGAAATCATAACAGAATATAAATCCTGAAACAGATACAGAACGTGATACCCAACCTGTCTTCTTTTGATTGTCATCTTGGTCAATGAATGTAACCGGAAAATTCTTCATTTATCTAATATAATTTTTTTCTAATTGAATCTATTTAATAATATAAATATAGTCAATATTACCAAGAAAATTAATTCTCTTTTTTATTTTTAATAAATTAATATATATGTCTACTATAGATGAAATTTAGATCAGTCAAATTAGGAGAATACCAATATCTTGTTGATCATCTTATAAATGGAAAAGACTTCAATGACATCAATATTAGCAGTGAGTTTGTCATATTACGTAACTATGATATATATAATAATATAGTATATGACAAAGACATCTATTTTATTGAGAAGTCACTTTATGAACAAGTAAAAGATGATGAAGAGACCGATCTATTATGCTATCCTTGTAACAAGAACAATAACATAATTTTTTCTAAGAACATATATTATTATAATCAATATCATCTGTTGAACATTAAAGACTTGTCTTATGAAATAAAGAAGAAAAAGACAGACATAAATGGTGATGATATTGAAGACACCCCAAGAGTATTATGTGACATTCTCAGGATATATAATCCATCAATAAAGAAGAACTTGCCATTCATAATATACGTGGACAACTATATAAATGACATTCATTTCCACTATTTCTGTAATCTCAATACAAATTTTAAGAAGAAATATTCAAAGGAAATAAAAGACAATATGTCATCATATATAGAATATATTGATCTTTATATACCTAACATAAGATATCTCTTTGAAAAGTCAAACAAGTTCTATATTGAAGAGAACATGAACTTCATTGATAGTATTGAAGATTCTGATACTAATGTTCTTGACTATATACAAGGAAATGACAATGATGAAGGTGAGAATGAATTGTATCTGTATTCAATGATACAACCATTCTTCATAAAGAAAATAGATGAGGAGAACAACAAGAAAGTATATATAAATGATTCTGACTATAATATAAACTTCATCAATGATTCTATAAATGTATTGTTGTTTCCTTATAGTGCTATTATTGACAACACATATTTGATAGATAATGCATATAACTGTGCAAGTATATTCTTGACTACTAACAAGCATTTTAGATTGACTTCAAGGATAGGCTTCAATGATGAAGGAATCATTTCATTAATCAATACATTTGACTATCCAAACAAGATTCCAGATAGTGATGCAGACATTGTCAAATACTATAATTCATACTATCTCAATAATCTTATAGATGAATATGAAAGAGAAGACATATCAGATGAACTTGACTTTGAAGGCATCAGATCTACTGGATTTGTCATTCAAATTGCTACAGATGAATATTTCAAAGAAGTAATATTTGAATCTATTATAAATACAGATGCTAAGAATACTGCATTCATCTATGATTTCACTTTTAATTTGAACAATATATTCAATTCATGGGATCAACTGCAGGACATATTAGTATGCAGAGCATTGTTCATTGACAAGAAACTTAATAATCTTGTAAGAGGAAATAGTGTTGTATTGACAAAGAATCTGTTCAAATATTTCATTAATGACATAATACCAGGGACAGTATATTATGAACAACAAAATAATCTAATTGAAGAAAATTTTATGAATGTAAAGAACGGTTTTAATCTTATAGACAAATTCAAATGTGTTATAGAAGAAGATTCAAAAAATAATGTGAATGTATATAATGCAAGTGATGCAAACATCTCAAAGGTCATATATAAGCCAATATTCTATAAGGTTCAGGATCTACAACTAATAAAGATAAGAGAAAACCTTACACAAAATATTGGAATAAATCTTGGTGATTATATGGCAAAGGTGAATGCATTCATATTGAACATCGACAATATCAATATAAGAGAAAGCTCTAGAAATGATTTCTATGTCATTTTCTCAGTTGATGCCACATTAATAAGTACGGGATCAGGAAAATATAATATATTGAATGACAATTTTGAATATATATCATCAGGAGAATATCTTGTTTATTAATTATGTTAGACTTAGCTTTAGACAATAGAATAGAAATATACAACCCATTAGATGCAGCCATTCAGGAGATTGATCTTCTATTCAATACAGAAAATACTGAATTGATTGGCTATCCTGAATATGGGATCAACTTTGAACAGTTCTTATGGATATTGACTCCAACTACATCAGAATTTGAAGACTATATCAATCAAAAACTGTCCACATTATACTATTTGGGAATGTATCAATATCAGGCAAAAGTTGAGTTTGCGCCTGGTGAAATAAGAAGTATATATCGTATTATGATAGACATATATATAAGCGATGAAGAAAAAATTACAAAAGAATATGAGTTTAGATAATGAAGTTATTTAATTTAATGCAAACAACCTTTGATAATTTTGATGCCACAATCAATAATTATCTTAGTAAAAGTCTCAATAAGATGGGAATTTCTTATACAGACAATCAATTGTTCAAGATAATATTCAATGCTTTGAAGGGTATTGCTCAAAATATTATGATATATATTGAAGATGCCTTTACAGAACAGAATGTTGAGACAGCTATAAGAAAGAAATCGGTATATTCATTAGCAAAGATTTCTGGATATGAGCCATTCTATGGTAGTGCAGCTACTGGAACAATTGTGGGAACATTAGTAAGTAATACAAATATGTCAAGAGAAATAAGAAAGATATATGTTGACAACTATTCAAATATCATAAATGAAAATACTGGAATGAACTATGTCATATATCTCAATGCTGACAAATTTGTATTTGATGTATCTAAGCCTTTGTTCAATTATGACTTCAAAGTTGTCCAAGGATATATGTTTACATCAAACTATACAGCAAAAGGAACTGCTTTAGAATCAATTCATGTATTGATAAATGGTATGTTTGACAAGAACTATATCAGAGTATATGTAAATGGAGAACTTTGGACACCTGTTCTTAACTTATATGACATGACAGAAAATGGAAAAGAATATATAATATCTGTTGGATTTGACAATGAGTTAGACATAACATTTGGAAATGAGATCTACGGTACTATTCTAACAAAGGGAGACAATATAAGACTTGAATATATTGTACATGGTGGCTATAACGGAAATGTAAATAAGATTGCAGGAAATTCTTTTAAGTTTACTACATTTGGAACAGACTACAATGGTAATTCTATCAACCTGAATGACTATATTAAACTATCAATAAACAACTACATATCTGGTGGTACAAATAGCGATTCAATTGAAAAGGTAAAGGGAATGATAGGATATAACTCTAGAAGTAATGTCTTAGCATCTATTGACAATTATCTGTTGTTCTTCAAGAAATTCTCATTCTTAGGATATTTCAATCTATGGGTAGAAAACAACTCAAATGTCTTATATGTATGTGCATTGTCAGATAGAGCAAAGAATAATGACTTATTGAAGTCAACAACAATAAACTATAATGATTTCTTATTGACTGAACCACAAAAACAAAACATCATAACAGTATTGAAAGAATCTAACAATTCATTTGCTGGTACATCAATTAAGTTTGTAGATCCTATTATATATAAATATGCTATCATATGCTATATAAAAGTTGATGAACAATATATAAAAGAGACAATTGAACATGATGTCAAACTTGCAATTATAGAATATTTCACAAAACTAGAATACAATGTGAAGTTTATAGCAAAATCTGATATATTGAAGACAATTCTCAATAAAGTAGACAACATAAAGTCTATAACACTTGAAATTATTTCAGATGAAAATGAAAAAGCTTGTAAGAACAAGTTCTATTATAAATATATTGCTAAATACTATAACGGCAAAGTATTATATAACAAAGTAAGATACAATTATGAGACTAATCTTAATCTTGGTCTAGACAATATGGGCAATATATTATTAGAGAACAATCTTTGTATTCCTGTACTTGCTAACAATATTCTCTATTATCCAGACAAGAAATCACAACTTGATGGTAATAATACAATGATGTTGGATGCTATAAATACTATCTTTATTTAATATATGAAATCATTACGTTATTATATAGAATGCCAATTTGCTACACCTGCTAATACTCCAGGAATGGGAGATGTTGCAGCGCCAAATGGAGAAGCTGTTGGCTCAGGAGACATACCTGTTGGTACAATAAAAACAAAACAAAAAAAGAAAAAGACAAAAAAACATAGTTTTTAATAAATTGTTATTTTTATTAAATATTGATTTACAATTTATAGATATAGATATATGAAATCATTAGACACTTTTATTACTGAATCACAGGATCTATCATCATTAGGAAAGAAGATATTGAAAGAACTTAAGAATGATGGTGATATTGTTGATGCTATATTGAAGAGAACAGAAAATTGGGATTCTAACAAGTTTAGTTGGTCAAGAGAACCAATGTTCTTAGTTGCATCTTCAGGAATAGAATTAGACATTCAAAACAAAGAAAAAGTAAGAAACCTGACATGGGTAAGACAAAAATTCTTTAATGTATTATTAGATAGTGAAACAGGTGTACAAGGTACAATTGCTAACTATAATTTTGCAAATGATGAAGGAATATTACCATTGTCAGTTATCGGTATTTTCTTTGACAGACAATTCTATCCTATTACTTCAATAGATACATATAAAAATATCAAAGCACAGATTGAAAATGAATAATATAAAAGAATTGAAAGAAAAGAATTCTAATATATATGAAAAATTGTTAGAATGCAATTGTAGAATATCTGTCAATGATAAGATATTATATGAAGGACTATTAAAAGATTATGTGAAAGAAGAAAATAGTAAGCATGATCCTTCTGTTATTGTATATGAATTTGACGTCAATGGAAAGAAGATCATATTGACTGAAGAACATAATGAAAGTCTGATACAATTTGCAAAATATTGTGAAGAACTGAATGACATAAATGACATTTTTGATAATCCTTCATTATATAATAATATGATGTTTTTAGCTAATGATCTTCCATTATATTCTTTTGAAAATATCAATGATGATGACAAGGAGAAAATAAGAAGATATGGTATGAACTACAAGAAGTTATATGAAAACTATATGTTATTGAATATGGAAAAGGAATCTCCAGAGATAACAGAAGATCTTAATTATGATTCACTTATTCAAAAACTACAAGAAGCTAAAGAAAACAATATTCCTATTGATGAAGGCATATTAGGAGCTATTGGTGGTGCTATTCTTGGAACAGCCTTTGGACCTAAGCTTGGAAATGCTATATGTAATGCTCTTGGTGTAGATCCTAAAGGAACATTTGGCAATCTTATAACATCCCGTCTTGTCATGGCTGCTATTGGAGCTAAAATGGGTTGGAAAATGTAAAAAATAATAATAAAATATAAATATGAAAAAATTAAAAGATCAAATTAATGAATCTATTAATATATCTTTAGGACAAGTTTCGGTTGTTAATGAAGCTTGGGGAACAGAATCAACAAGATATTTTAAACGTGAATTAGAGAAAATATTTGCTGATTATGATAAAGCTGATAAATCAAGAAAGAATAAATTAGCAAAAAACAAACCTTTGAATGAAAGACCCGGTAAAGGTCCTGCAGAAAAGTTAGCTAAATATCCAATGCAAATTCTTATTGATAACGCAGGTTATACTCCAAAAGAACTAGTTAAATGGTCTTATAGAAAAGGTGAAAAAGAAACTGTGATTGATAATGAAGCGTATGGAGAATTTATTCTTCAGCAATTAGAAGATGGTAAGTTTACTAAAGATGACTTAATTAAATGGTGGGAAGAATATTCAAATAAAATCAATCAGGCAAAATGGCATGACATCAAGTTTCTTGCTAAACAGATTGATCCCACTAGATGCTGGAACCCTTATTATCCAAAAGATGATTCTGTAATTACAGCAATGTTGAATGAACCAGCAAGATTAGTTTCTTATCTAAAACCTGGGAATAATCTTACATATAGTGAACGTGAGGAACTAAGAGCATTCTTGGCAGATCCAGTAAATATAGAAGATGCAAAGAAAGCTATAAAGGGAGTAAAGAATTCTATTATGAAAGCTCGCCCAACATTTGCTATAGGTGTTGAAAACCATATTAAGTCAATTATTGAATATTGTGAATATAATGGAAAGAAGGGATCATTACTTGATATATTGAAAGATGAATATAAAGCAAATCATAACAGAAGATATTATCAAGGATCAAATGATAGCAGCTGTGAAGGAACTGCAATTGTTGGTTTAATACTTAAAGTAATTAATCAGCTTTATGGGTTTGAAGTTTGGCATTCAATGTATATGAATGATAATGATGATTCATACTATGCAGATGTTGAACAAAAGGCTAACATTAAAGGTGACGTATCAGATGAAACATTAGAAGGTTTCCTTGATGATGCAGATCATTTGAAATTCATCATAACCGATAAAGGTTCATCAAAAGATGGAAGTAAGACAAGTTCTGTTCATGCATCATCATTCTCTACTTATTATAATCATGATTTTGAAGTTATATGTAAAAAGGATGATGAAGAAATATTCCATGAAACTTTCACTGATATAACAGTAGCATCTACTTTTTATTCAGGAGGATGGGATTAAATACAAAAATAAATACAAAATAATATTATAACATGGGAAAAATTCATCAAAGGGACACAATAAACTATATCATTAAACTAAAGAACTATCAATCATATCTTGAAATAGGAACAGATACTGGGGCTACATTTAATGCTATTAATATACAAAATAAAGAATGTTGTGATCCTAATAAGCGCATAAACAATTTGACATATCATATGACATCTGATGAGATGTTTGCTCAAATGCCTGCAGACAAAATGTATGATATTATATTTATAGATGGCTTACATCATGAAGATCAGGTTGATAAGGATATTGTCAATTCATTAAAACATTTAAATAAAGGTGGTGTAATAGTATTTCATGATTGTTTTCCTAAAAACAAAAGAATTGCTACAAAGACAAATACTGGAGAATGGTGTGGAGATGTTTGGAAATCTTTAGTCAAACTACCTGAATATATTAATAAAGAAAATATTTATTTATTATTCTTTAATGAATATGGGTTAGGTATGATAAAGCATGTTGATAACAGTAATAGATTAAATGTTATTGATAAATTATTAGAAGATTCTGATTATGATCAATGGTTTAATGACAAATATGATTATGATAACAAAGAACATTTAACAGAATTATTCTATAAGACAATTAATGTTTTATTTAATAAAGAAGAATTAAACAATATTTTATAAAATTATTTATTTTTAATTATATAATAGTATAACAGCTATTAATTAAAACTCAAAATATACCAAATAAAAACAGAATATGAACATAAAATTACTTAAAGACCTGGATTTTGCTGGCAAGATTACTGGATGTGATGCTGTTACAGAAGCAGGTAAAGAATTGATTACTAACTACAAGGCATATTTATTTACTAATCCAACATCTTGTAGTCTTATTAATGGTTTCGTTAAGGAAGCCCAAAAATATAGTTTTGATACAGGTTTAGCTAGTATTTTAGAGTCTGTATTAAGTTTTATCAATGAGAATAAGATCTCTTGGCAATTGGCTAGCGCTTGTGAATCTATTGAAAACAACAAATCAACTTATAACTATATCGCTAAGACAGGTGTAGAACAAGTTGGTAAGCTATTAGAAATGGATGAATCACAAGTTGTATCTTACATTAAGTCAGGTGCTCTTAAGGGAATCCAATATATACCAGAATTTAGAATGATTTGCAAGCAAGTCTTCAATTCTTCTATAAATGAAACGATTGCTCCTAACTACATGGTTTCCAATCCTATTTCATTTGTATATGAGAATGAAGATGGTGACAAATATTTCAAGATTTTCAATAAGACATATAAGGTAAAGAAAGATCAATCAACAGTAACTGAAGCTGTTTGTGATAATGTTAAATTCAATCAGATCAATACTCTTCTTGAATCATTCACAAATAATGATGGTGTTCTTTCTTATGAATGGAAGAGTGGATTTGATACATGTAAGGTTATAATCAAAGAGTCTGATGAAAATACTACATTGGAATTTACTAAGGGTTCTAAGATCAATGAAACATTTGATAGCCCTGAAAAATTTAATGAGTATTGCAATACTATTTCTAGAACAATGATGATGAATGAGAAGCTTACATTTATGAATGTTACAAATGCTATTTCACAAGTATTTGAAGCTATGGATCATGTATTTGTAATGGATTGTGCAAATGTATTGAAGACTTCTACTGGTATTGTTTGTACAATCATTGAAGCTAAAGATAATGTCACAATGGCTGTAAACAATTCAGTTCATTCAGGAATCTATTCTAAGGACTTTGACTATATGATTGAAGCTCTTAAGGAAGTTACAAAAGTTTCTGGTATTGATCTCAAATATCTTTATGAAGACAGAATCAATGAAGATGTAAAGAAACAAAATCCAGATGAATATGAAGTAATCCAAGAAGAACTTGCAAAGGCTAAAGAAGAACAAATGATAGCAAGAAAGAAGAAGATTGCAATGTTGGCAGAAGCTAATAAGAACAATCCAGCTATTATTGCAGTACTTAATAAAGCAGCTAGAGATCTTGCATTATTAGAAAATTAATTCCATTAATACATATATAAAAGAGCAGAATATTCGAATATTCTGCTCTTTGTTTGTTATAGCCATTTGTTCTTTATTCCATACGCTACATCATCGGTAGCTTTATTATTTTGTTCTAATATATAAAGATTCAGTTTATCAATAGTTTTCCAATTATCAAAGTCAATATATCCAAGAATGGAACCAATGAATACTGAATAGTTTTTAGAATATTCTTTATTGAATTCTGTTTGTCTATTAAGTTCTTCTTTGTCATATCTATTCTCTTGGAATATCTTATGAAGTTCATAATGCTTTTCTTTCTCATTTGATCTGTCTTGATGATATATCTTTATTTGAACTGTTATGAATTTCCTTAAGAATTCCCAATCAATATTAGTATTTCCAAATGTACATAACTGATGTTTGAAGTCATGATTTGTTGGAATGCATCTATACCATCCATGAGCAAATGACTTGATATGATCTATATAATTTTCTTTTTTCTTTATCCAATAGCTATTCAATATGTTTGAAATGTAAGCATCATCCGGTCCATTTGTTATATATAAGAAACTAATCCCTTCTGTTATTATAGTATCAATATGCTTCTTACTTAAGATAAGTCCATTTCCTCTCCCATATAGATCTAATGGAGCTGGTGCGGCAATATTACTTAATGAATAGACATCTGAAGAATAATAGTCATCATCATTGTCTAATTCTTGAATGAACTGATTAAGTAATGGTACATTTACATATGTTGAAGTATTTGTCTTGAATACATAGTCATATTCACCAAAGATCTTCTTCAATAAATAGAAAGCATAATAAGATTTCTTGAATGTATGATCATAGTCATCTTCACAACGTAATGACAATAAATGCTTGTCTTTTTCATATTTATGATTCAACAAGTCTTCATCACCTCTGTAGATCATATAGTCAATGTTTTCATATTTGCCATCTATAACATCTTTTAGCCATGTTTCTCTAACTGCCTGTTCTTCATCTATAAAGACATCTTTGTTGCATGACATTACCATTATTATAATTTTTTTCATCATAAATGATCTCTACTAATATATTTTCTTGTGTATATATAATTTAATTGATTTTTAATTTGAGATGAGTAGGGTGTCACAGAAGTATATCTGTGTGAATATTCTGTATATAAGCACAAATCCAAAAAGAATCCGCTATATCATCAATTTTTGGTAACACTTTTAAATCATTCTTAAGGTTCTTAAACAAGTTTACCATCATATCTTTATTTGCATTTCCATTTCCAGTAGCAAATTTCTTTATTTCACCAGGAGTAAATATATACAATCCTCCACATTGATCTTGATGTGATTTGAAGAAATTGTTTATTCTATATCTTAATACATATGAAAGCCCAGACAAATCAATTAATGATTTTGTTTGGGAAGAAGAATAAGAAATTCCCTCCATTGCTATATAGATTTTGTCTAAACTGCTTTCACAAGAATGATCAATAAGGTCTAAGATTATATCAGTTATAGATACAATGTTCATAAGCTTGAAAAATTCAAATTCATTATTGTTTTTTGAATCTGATTTTTCAAGCTTATTGTATAAAATATAATCAAAATTATTTAATGATTGAGAAATACTTAATGCTTTCTTTGAAACTTTCCCTGTAATTATATAGAAATTTTCTTTAACAAGTTGATTATTCTCAAATTTTTGTATAGTGATTCCTGTTGAATTTATTGATTGGTCTATTCCGATAAATATTTCCACAATTAAACTAAGATATTTTTGTGGTTATATATAAAATAGACAACAACACCAAATCAATTCAATCTATTTCTTAGAAGTTTTTTGTTTTCTATTGATTGGCTTTTTAAATTCTTTGTTTTTCAACCCGTATTTCATTATCCATTCAATTGATGAGTTCTGACATTTATTTGGGCCGAAATTATATAAGTTTGAAAACACTTGGTTTAGTTTTTTGATGAATCTAACTCTTTGAGCAGTTGTCCAATAATATTTGTTGAACCATTCATTATCTTTCCTAATAAGTTCAATTATTTCATTATCAGCAAGATTGTCTATCTTAGCATAACGAAACATACCAACAACCAATGAATTCAATAAATTTTTTGATACATCTTCAATTTGTTCATTATCATAAGATACAGAACATAAGTCATCAATAGAATAAATCATAATATTAACGGTGTTGATAGATTATTTGTTTATTATAGATCTTCGCAGTAGCCAACTCACAACGGCATCCTTCAGATTTCTCCCAACCAGCTCCCATAAAGATAGCATCAGCTCTCAACAGTTCCTTGATGTCTTCTCCCATATACCAAGCATAGTCATGATCTCTTTTAGCTGTAAGTCCAGTATCATCAAAGTCATTGATATTAATTGGTCCAACAACAACATAATCTTTTAATGAAGGTAGCTTAGAAATATATTCTTTTGCTTCTTTAAATCGTTTTGCAACTGTCTTCTCATCAATCTTAATTGGAAGACTAATATAAATCTTTTTAGTTATAATCATATGTTCCGAAATATGTTTAAACAAACAGTCATTATTCCCATTTGGTTTATAATAACTATCGCCTTCTTTATAAGCATCTTTAACTAAAATATCATAAGATGGCTCATTAGAATTATCAAATGTACCGTATTTATCTATGATATGGATTTCTCCCTTATATTTCCCATCTTTAAGTTGAAATGCAACAATATCTCCGTAATTAAACTTTGGTTTTCCTATCATATTGTTTTCTAATCCATTTAATTGATTCTATTTCATTCATTTTAGATATTCTAACAAGTTCTTCAAGAGGTTCAATTGATACAGCATTATACAACAAGTTCTTTGTCTTATTGAACTGTTCTATATTATGTTCAGATTTCTTAAGATCTTTTATTAATGTCAATAGCATTTCATAATGGGAGAGCTTGTTTCGTATATGCTCTCCCATAGATTCATATCTATTATTCATGTATTACTTCTTCTTTGGAGGCAAATAAACTGTATCAATTTTCTTGTCTCCACAATCCCAGCTATCCCAATACAAACCATCAATTACTGTAACCTGATGAGAACGCATATGAAGAATATATGTACCATAAGGATGAGTCATAGCAAATTCATTTACTGTAATCCTATCCTTGCCTTTTACACTCTTCTTGTTATATGTCGCATCAACTACACAATTGAATGATTCCAATAGAACCTTGTCTGCCACATATTGGATAAGCGTAGAATTCTCTTTGGCTACCTGTGAAGCAATATCAAATGCCTGATCCCAAGTAATGTCAAATGCTGCGCAATAAGAACGAAGAGTACAATCTCCAATATTTCGTTCCTTGGGATTAGGATTATATTCTTTCCATCTCTTGTTTCCTGATAGAAGTTTTACAAATGTCCAACCTTCATCTTCAACAAAATTAATTACATCATTGAATTCGGAAAATACTTGCTCAGGCTTACCAGATTCAAAATAGATAGTAGAAATGCCTTCTTTAATTACCAATGTAGCGGCATTGTTAAGTCCTTTGTCAATAAGTGAATAAGTAGCGTCCTCAGAGACATCTACTGCATGATTAACATAATAAGTTGTTTCTTTATTCATATTTTATAATGATTTAAGTTGTTCTTTACTCGGTACACTCATAAAATAATCAATATTCTCAGGCAAGAAAGTAATGTCATCCTGATTGTTATAAAAGTCTTGATTATCTGCTTCCCATTCTCCTTCACCAATTAATGCTCCAAACTTTGTAAAAAGATAATAGTACTCACCATCAACTGGCTCTTCTGTAATAATGTCATGAAATAATTTACCCATAATATTTATTATAAAATATTTAATTTGCAGGCATAATTCTGCGGAATGGAATTGGACGTCGTCTTGGCATGTCCTTGAAAGTATTGTACAACATCATATTAAAATTATTTCTGATTGTTGTAGTAAGTAATTCACTATAAAGCTTAAATTGCTCATCATTCAATACTTTCTTCATAGTTTTGATATTGTTAGCAATTGCTTTGTCAAGATGACGAGTCTTAATGAATCCATTCTGTTCTGCACTTTTAGCAATGTCATCTACCATAGTCTCATGAGCGATCTTAAGATATTCTGTCTGGTAGTCATTGAGCTTAAGTCTTTCAGCCAAACGATCAATATTGATCTCACTCATATCATAATTCTCTGCAACATCTGGCATCTGAGGAACTTGAGTTACAGGAGGTCTAGAAGGTAATTGTGGATAATGATTTTGAGAAAATCCACATACACAAATCAAACTAATTAAAACTGTAAAAATAATTTTTCTCATAAATAATTAAACTTTATTGATTAAACATTAATATTCTAAGTTAATTATAATATAGTATTAAAGTGACAGAAATTTATCAATAATGTTATAATTTTCATTAAATTCATCCAATGAAACAAATTTTCTTTTTGTAAGGTTATTCCATAGCTTTATTTTCTTGTCAGCTTGCTCTTTGAAATTATATTTGATTTTTGTTTCTTTGTTTTGACAGATCATATGATAATGCTTATATATTTTATTTAAAAATATAATTAAAAAAGATAACCATGATATATATTATATATGATTGCATAGATCATTGCAATAAGTACACATGGCCATAAAATACTTATCAGTATAAATAATATTAAGAAAATATTACGGAATATGGACAATTTGTTTCCAAAGAAAAACCAGCAAACAATAGCTACTAAAGCCCCAAATACTAAATATACTAAAAAATATTCCATAAATATATATTATTTTCCAAACAACTGTTTCAATTCTTCATAGTCACTCTGATGCATATAAGCTCCACAATCATAGTCTTCTTCACGAGGATCATCATCGTTTATGTCATCAAAATAATAGCAATTCTTAATTGGATCAAAGTCAACACAATCTGGAAAGATGTTTCTTCCGCCATGCATGCATACTTGGCATCTTTCCAGAAGTCGTTTAGACAAATCTTCTCTTTTATACTTGCACATAATCAGTAAATTAAATATTTTGTTGAAGATTAAGCCATGACCAAGTCATCATTGGAAGGCGAATTGGGAGACCAACGTGAACCGTCAAGATTGTACTTAGCCTGATAGTTCTTGTAGCTACAGATATTGGAGTATACCTGAACCAAGATCTTGTCCCTTGTCTGGCAAATTACTCTGGCCTTCTGACCGTTTTTAGTTTGAACGTTTGCCCCGTTGAGAGCTGCCTGGAGATTGAAATTTAAATTAGCCATAACTTTAAATTTTTAATGAATAATATTAATTACATTATTAATATAGTAAATCTCCGAGAATATTCAATCTCCGTGAAATATTTCTTTAATTTTTTCTAAGATAGCCATTAATAATATGAATACAAAAAATGTTACCCATGGATATTCATATATTGCTTCTAAAAAGTCTCTCATATATTGTTTAATGCTAATAATTTTATTTGATTAAATAATGTGTCATTCTCTACTTGAAGTTTCATTGGAAAGAAATATGCTTCTTTTTCTATATCATCTATCCACTTATCCCAATTATTAGAAATCAGGTTTATGAAATTATCATTATTGCCTCTATTCTTATACCTGTTTATGAAGTCTTCTTTTAATGATTTGTCTGGATAGCAAATATATATTGCGGCATTATTCATTATAAAGTCATCATTATAGATAGCTTTACGAACATCTTCATGAGAAGAAACAAATAATAAGTCAGCATCATTCTTATATATGACTTCTTTTATGAAATCAATATAGTTATGAGGGAAATTATCTTTACTAAAATTTGAACTATCACTATCTAACACTTTGATACTACCACCTTTGAAGTATTCTTTACAATATGTCTTACCAACACCAGGAAATCCAATTATGATTTTTACTGAATTAAATGGCTTAAGCTTATAATTGTTTCTCAATAAAAACTGTGTAAACTGCTTAGATGCTCTGAACTTATTATGGTCACCTTTGCAATGAGCACATGGAAAACTTGCATTCTCTAACAAATGCTTTTCATCAGTCATTGTCTTACATAGATCACATGCATAAAACTCTCTATCTTTCATATATATTATTTCTATTTATTTACTGCTTGTATTTCTGATATACTATTTGGAATAAGTCTTGGTTTTCCAATGAAGTCATTAAGCTCTTTACAATCACAATAAGACATTGCTGAACGAAGATAACTTTCCATGTTGTTTACCCATCCCTTTAATGTATATTTAACCGGTAAATATTTTGTGATTCCTTCTGCAGTCTTTGTCTTATGCCCAGATATAGATTTCTGTCCATCTGCAGAAGCCATACCAAAGAACTTTACTTCAAGTGGCCCAATATAATCAATATCATTCCAAACTTTTAATTTACCAGTCCATTCACCATCATTATTAATTTTAAAATAATTTGGATCCCATTCATCATAAATAAATACATCATTAGATTGAAAATATTTATCTCCAGATGATTCAATACACTGTGCAAATAGACTACCAATCATAACATAATCTGCTCCTAATGCTAAAGCCTTGATTACATGATCATAATTACGAATACCTCCATCAGCAATAATAAACGGGCAATCTTTTAAGAAATATTTTAGCTTTACTTTATAACATTCATCAATTAAACTTGCTTGTGGGTAGTGAATACTCACATTAGATGTAGTGATACAGCCTGAACCGCCGCCGATCCCAACTCTAATATAATCAATTACTTTAATGTCATTTTTATTATTAAATCTGCAAATCCATTCATATGTTTTAGGATTAGCTATATTACCAGTCATGATAGTCAATTTATACCCAGCAGCAATTGCATTTTTCTTAGCTGTATGACAAGTTTCATATAATGACTTCATATGCCCATTAGCAATATCCACACAAATATAATAGGATGTATCTGAAGTTCCAACTCTATCTAAATAGTTATTGACAAACAGATCTCTAAATTCCTTTAATGATAAAGCAACCCAATGTTCTTCATTCATATATTTTTTACGAACTTTTAAATCAATGTTTCTTGGAATTATTGCATTTATTCCATTTTCATAAAAAATATCTATGTTGTCTTCATTAACTACACTTGCCATAGGTGCTGTAAATATCGGCAAGAATTCATTATCTTCTCTACAATCACATTCTGAACGAGATGATACACTTGAAATGACTTCAGGAATAATAGTCAAATCATTATAAGAATAACCTTTCTTTTCTTCAATCATATTTTTATTATCAATTTAACAGTTTTATATAATATTAATATAGATCATCAGAGATCAAAATTTAAAAGAACCACAAAGTATTTTAGATTGACTTCATGGTTCTTTATCTATTATGTATGTGTATGTATGTGTGTCTTTATATAGTATTAGAATGGTACATCTGTAAATAAGTCTGTCTTATCTATCTTTTCTGAATCATTGTTGTTATGAACATAAGCATTATAGAATATGTTGTCCTTGATTGGATTAGTATTTTCCTGCTTTCTCATAAATCTCTTGTTAGATTCATCAAGTTCAGAATAAGTATAATAGTCAAATTCCTTATGTATGATATTTGGAATGTCTTGTATAATATCTGCAACTTTTAACTTACTTTCTTTAGTGAAATCTGGAAGTGATTCTTCATCTTCATCATTTGGATCTAATGGTTTTTGCTCATTCATCAATTCATTTATAAAGAAAAGTTTTGTATTCTGATTTCCATAGATATCTGACAATTCATTCTTTGTTTCCCATAATAGTTCAAATGGATGTATATGAATGTTCTTAGATTTTGGATTAGATTGAATGATGACTATTTTCCAATATTCTTGTACTATTTCATACATATAATTCAAATAGTCTTTGTCTTCAATAATGATATCTTTTATACTATTACAATATTTACAAGTCCAAGTTGCTAAGAACATATCAATATCTAACTTTGTTGTAACAGGATTATCAAGAGCCCATTTTCTACAATCAGTAATAAATCTTAATATTGGGAAGTCTAATCGTTTCTTTCGTCTAGACATTTCAATACTTACAAATGATCTGATTCTTCTTAGTTTACTGACATTCAATCTATTAGACTTTAGATCTATACAATATTCATAAATTGTTCTTATAGTGTCACAATCATAATATTTATAGAGACTAGATATAATAGGCATATGCTTTTCCAATATTTCAATGTCTTCAACATATAGATTGTTTTCTTCTCTGGTCTTTACATTCTTTTCATCTTTATCTCTGAAAACTGCATAATTACCCTTTTGAAGTTCTTTATAGAAATCAATATTCCCATCATTAAGTTGATTTAAGAATTTCTTTATCTTTATTGTGTCCTCATTGAATTTGAAGTTTCTACAGTTTCTCAATATCTCATCAATTTTATCTTTATTGTCTGTTGCTCTATCTGTCTTCTTTATAATATGAGTGTTATATCCATAGTATCTTAATCCATCTGCCATTATAGACAACTGTTTTCCAAATTCTGAATATCTTTCTTCAAATACATGCAACTTATATGTTGTTTCATCTATATAATATCTGCAATCATTCTCATCATATTTCAAATATGTTTTTGTAGACAATAGACTAGATATAAGAGGATTATATTTTGCTTCTTCTTCATTTCTTTCAAGCATATCATTACATGTCTTCACTAAGTCTCTTGCAAAAATAAGATCCCTCTGATCAAATGATAGATCTAATTTCTTAACTGTCTCTCCAATAATTGTAAATCCATTATTGTCTTCATAAGGTAAGAACATTTTTATATGAAGATTATTGTTTCTTAGTCTATTAGCATACTGTTCAATGTCCTGAGGAATCAATGGATCACTAAAATATATACTAAAATTATATTTGTCACAAATGTCTACTCCTACCGAAAGATAAGTTGTACAAAATATGATATCGTAGTCCCCAATTGTCTTATTGTTATTAATGTCTTCCATTGCATCTTCACCGTATTTTGCCTTCTTATAATAAAATGACTTTATTTGCCTATCGGAATGAAACTCTTTATCTAATATATGATGGATGATACCTAATATCTGTTCATAATATATATTGCCCTTATTTGTCGGAAATAATATCTTCTTGCCATCCCTTATATCCTCAGCAATTGATCTGCACATTTCATACAACTGCTCTGTTACTGTTGGAACTAATACAAAATCACATGTCTTGTCTCTTACATCTTCCTTCTTTACTTTTATATGTTTGATATTTGGGAAGAACAATATTTCTCCTGTTGGTGTTCCTGTCATCATAATGATTTTTGCTTTACAATTTGCCAACCTTTGAATACATGGTCCCATAACATCTCTATATGAACTTGTGAAAAGAAGATGTGACTCATCAATTACAATATATTCAAAGTTTGCTGTATCCAATTCATATACATTCAACCTTGAAAATTTGTCAATTGTCATAGAAATGTTTTGTGTTCCCAATATGTCAATAAGATCTGGTCTTTTGTTTCCATAGAAGTAAAGCCAATCTGACGTCTTTTCATCTGCTTCAACTTTTGCTTTTATTGTTGATGTGAAAGGCAATATTAATAATGTCTTTGCTTTCAATCCCTTTATCATCTCCGTCTTTCCATAACCAGCACCAGCTTCCAATAATGTTATATGAGACAAATTACTAATAATTTGATCTTGTATGTCACTTAGATATTGATCCTTTGTCATATATAATGTTACATGTTCTGTCTTGTCATTCAATATCTTTATGGGATCTAATTTGTCATTATCACTATTTTCAATTTCTTTTGCAATTTTGTCTATAACATCTGTATTATCATCTTTTATCTTTATATTGAATCCATGTTGTTTGTTCAATTCTTTTACAGCCCATTTTGATATTGGTTTGTTATGAATTGCTGCTGTCTTGATATCACCTTTTAACTCCCTTATTGATGTACCAGAACATATATTACAAAATATCTCAAATGCTTTTGCCTCTCCGAATAATGAAGTAAGTGTATTTGCTAACTGCCAACGTTGAGAGTGCTTATAGTGTTTCTTTCCCTTTGCCTTTGTCTTGTCATAATCAGTAAGGTTTTCTAATTGTTCCACAGAAATATGCTTGTTCTCATAGAATTCATCAACTGTAAACCATTCCAATTTTGCAAATATGTCTTTAAGATCATTATGAGAAATCCAATTGATTGATTCTATTCCTGTGTTGAATGCGGCTTCAAAATTTACATCCAATCTTGTATCATAGAAATTTGTTGAAAGATAAGCATTATCCGAAGATATGAAGATACCCTGTTGAGGCTTGCACATTGCCATATCCATATACTTAAAGATGTCTTCTTTTGTATAACCAAACTGTGAAGCATATTTAAGTAATATAATATAGATATATGAATACTTGTGTCTGAAATTACATATATATTCTACTCTACGTTTACTATTGTCTATTGTCAATGGAGTGATTTTTGTCCATATATGTAATGAATTTCTTGAAGCTGATCTACATAGTCCTAAAAACCAATGAAACTTAGACAACTCATCAAATAATATGTCTTTTAATGAATTTGCTATTGTACTGTTCTTGATATCTAAGTCAATTATCTGAAGTCCATTCCATGTTTGAAAAGATGTTTGTCCAACGGGACGAATTGTTGATGATGTAGAATATACAACTTTACGATATTTCTTATCTGTCTTTGCATAGTTCTCATCATACAAAAGATCATATATATATTTCCAGTTATATACAGATCCTTGTTTAGCATAAATAGAATCAGTTACTAAGCATTCAATAAGTTGTAACTGGTCATTGATAAAATGTTGTTGTTCATCAGAAGTACATCCATCAAACCTTATATTTGAATACTTAAAGGGAATTATTTCTTGATTTATATTATTAGATATACAACTAAATGATTTAAGAATTTCAGTTAAAGACTGTTGAGCTTTATTAGTATATATCTCATTTAGTTTTCTTATATTATTAAAATCTGGATTACCCATTTATTTCTTACACATACACATATTTTTAAATAATAGAAGTGAGAAAATTGCTCAATAATCTGCCAAATAATCGTTAATAAATATTTAATTAATATAAAAATAGTTTAAGATTCGTGCTGTTTTCAATTGGGAACGTATAATTTTTTTACCTATTTTTAATACTAACTTTTTTATTTTTAATATATATATCAATAATAGTTAAGAAATGGCTTGTAATACAGTTCAAGATAGAATAAACAATATAACAATTGATCCTACACAAAACAATTCTGGAACAAATCCAAATGGAAATCAGCCAGTTACACAAACAACATCAATGCAGGATTATTTGAAGCTTAGACAAAAGCAGGAAGATCAGATTGATTATCAGTTCATTCAGAGAATTATTCAGGAATTGACTCAATCATGCGCTTTGCCTCTTCCTATTCCAGCAGCATCTATTCCCCCACTTATTATTCAAGCGGCCCAATGGTTTTGGCAGAATTGTGATTTCTGTATTGAAGAAAGATATTTTGTTGTACGAAACAGAGACTTTTGTAGGAAATGCAATAATACAACTGTCAAACTACCTCCACAAGTACTTAGTGTTTTTGGTGTATATAAAGTAAATCCAAACTATTATTATGGAGCAATGTCAGACTTTTCACTAGAACGTATGGTAATAAACAATACTATATTAGCATCTGGTGCTGGCGGTACTTTGACAGACACTTATGGAGACGGTTCAGGATACAGATTGACAGACATGGTTGCTGGACTTTATGAAATCAGTACATTCAAATCTGTATTTGATGTTCCTGTAACTTTCAACTATAATGAATTCTCTAATGATTTAGTAATAATGGGAGATCTTGGACCATCAGATGTGGTATTACAAACATTTATAAGATGTAAGATACAAGATTTATATAAGAACTATTATTTCTTTAGACTATGTGTTGCATTTGGACTTAGAAGTATGTCTACTATTATGGGTGCATTTGAATTCCGTATGCCCGGCGGAGTAACAATCAACTATTCAAGATTTTCAGATATGGCTTCTGAAGAAATACAAAAAATAGAAGAATGGGTTCAGAAAAATCATAGCGCTGATTACTTCTTCAATACAAATACAATATAAACATAATATATGAAAAAACTAAATCAGTTCATAACAGAAAAATTCAGACTATCAAGAGATAATATTAGAGAACTAACATATAAATCTCCTAAGACAAAAGATCAACTAAGTAAATTAGTAGATAAATTAATTAAAGAAAGAGGCAATAATGCTGATCTTAATGATATAGATACAGCAGAAATTACTGATATGGCTTTTTTATTTTGGAATTCTAATTTTAATGGAAACATCTCTGAATGGAATGTAAGTAATGTTGAAGATATGCGTTATATGTTTGCAGAATCTAAATTTAATGGAGATATATCTCAATGGGATGTAAACAATGTTAAGAATATGGATCATATGTTTGCTAGTTCTAAATTTGATGGAGACATATCTGAATGGGATGTTACAAATGTTATTAATATGGAAGAAATGTTTGAAGCTTCTGAGTTTAGCCAAGATATATCTAAATGGGATGTAAGTAATGTTGAACATATGTATAATATGTTTTATGAATCTCCATTAGAAGATGATCCACCAGCATGGTATTAAAGAATAAATAAAGTAATAATATAATAATATATATGAAGAAACTAAACCAGTTCATTATAGAGAAATTTCGCTTATCAAAAGACAATCTTGAACATCATTATAACTATCATCCTAAGACAAAAGATGAACTAAAAGAATTAGTAAAGAAACTCATTGAAGAAAGAGGTAATGATGCAGATCTTAATGATATAGATACTTCTAAAATTACCAATATGTTTGATATATTTTCAGAATCAGAATTCAATGGAGACATCTCTTTATGGGATGTAAGTAATGTAAAAGATATGCAATATATGTTTCAAGAATCAGTGTTTAATGGAGATATATCAGGATGGGATGTAAGCAATGTTAAAAAAATGGCATGTATGTTTTATAGGTCAAAATTTAATGGAGATATCTCTAAATGGAATGTAAGTAATGTTGAAAATATGTCATGCATGTTTCAGGAGTCACAATTTACTGGAGATATATCAGAATGGGATGTAAGTAATGTTAAGTATATGTTTAAAATGTTTGAAAAATCTAAGTTTAATGGAGATATAACGGGATGGGATGTAAGTAATGTTAAAGATATGAAATGGATGTTTTGTTATTCTCCATTAGAAAAGAATCCTCCAGCATGGTATAAAGAATAAATAAAATAATAATGTATATGAAGAAACTAAGTCAGTTCATAATAGAGAAATTCAGGCTATCAAAAGACAATCTTAAGTCTAAATATAACTATCATCCAGAAACAAAAGATGAATTAATAAAATTAGTAAAAGAATTAATTAAAGAAAGAGGCAATAATGCTGATCTTAATGATATAGATACTTCAAAAATAACAGATATGGATGAAGTATTTTATTATTCTAAATTTAATGGAGATATATCTTTATGGGATGTAAGTAAAGTTAAATCTATGCGTTGCATGTTTTTTAATTCCGAATTCAACGGAGATCTCTCTATGTGGGATGTTTCAAATGTAAAAAATATGTTTGGTATGTTTAATGGTACAAAGTTTAATCAAGATATATCTTTATGGGATGTAAGTAATGTTGAAGAAATGTCATTTATGTTTACACAATCAGAATTCAATGGAGATGTTTCTAACTGGAATGTAAAGAATGTTAAATACTTTTCTATGATGTTTAAAGATACTCCATTCAACCATAGTCTTTATAAATGGAATATTGATCCATCCGCAGATCAATGTCTCATGGTAAAGAATTGCCCAGTTGAAAAAGATAAGACAAAATGGCCTAAACGCTGGCACTCACAAACAAAGTAATAAATAATATTAAATAATATATATGAAGAAATTTACTGAGCATATTAAAGAATCCCAAAATGAATTGAATGGTTTTGTTATCTTAAAGCCAGAATTCTTAGATCATACTGAAGATTTTTTGACCTTACTGAAAAACAATGGATGGGATGTTGTTCAAAAAGAACAAAAGAAATTACCTATTGAAACAGCTAAAGAACTTTATATAATGCATAAGGATAAAGATTTCTATGATGATCTATGCCAATATATGTCAAGTGATGAATGCCTATGTTGCTCTTGTCATAAGAGTTGTGATGATCCAATTGATGATATGAAGAAGATAAAAGACAAAGTAAGAAAAGTCTGGGGTAAAGATGAAATGAAAAATGGAATGCATTCCTCAGATAGTCTTGAAAATGTTAATAGAGAATCTAAACTTTGTTTAACATAAATGCCCTAAATTTAATTGTTTAAAATTATTTTTAATTATATAAATTTATGTATTAGAAATAATTTTTGTCTATGGAATTTATTGATAATTTAGGACATGTATTTAGTTTGAAGACTTATGATGATGATCCAGTTGCTATAAAATATGATGAGCAAGAATATGTGTTCTGGATTAAGGAAGATCAGATATCAATCAATAACTATTATATTCTTCCAATTAAGTTTCTGATGTCTTATGATTTCCTTAAAGAGCTATCAGATATATATGAAGAAGGTGTGAATGAAGGTTTTTCTTTGACAATTGAATCTGATTCAAATTTCTATAGACTTATTTCACCAAAGACAATTCAGGAAAAGATTGAAGCAGATAATGTCCAAACACTTAATGACAGTATCTTCTTTAAAGCTGATAAAGATTTCACAAACAAACTTGATCTTTCAGATTTCTATTTTGATATACAAAATATTGACAATAGTCTTATAGTATATAATGAGGACAAGAAATATATAATGTTCCCATTCTATGTTGTTGGGTATAGTAAGTTTGAAGGCACATTCTTGTCTAATATAATGATAAAGTGCAATTATTCTACAAATGTTCAAGATGTAAACCCTGACAATACCCCAAAGACAAAGACAATAACGGCATCTAAGGAAGAATATTATGATGATCTTTTGAAACAGACATTTGACAAAATAGAGATATTTGAAGTTAATGGGCCAACAGAAACTTTGGTGAAGACAATCTATCCAGAATATAAAATAGGAGAAAATGTTGAATATGATGGTGATGTAGTTGAAGTAGAAATCATTACTCCTCATAGTAATAACCAATTTTTTGAAGGAACTGAAATAACAAGACAAAGAAACTTTAAGAAAAAATTTGGTTTTAACCTACCCAGAAAACCTGGATATCCGGAAGAATCTTTCCATGTTATATTTAAATTTAAGGAAGGTGAATATCTAAGTAAAGATAAAATATATCGTTTTAAGTGTCATTTATATCAACATTGTTGTTATTGTGAAAGTGAAATAGGATTTAACCATGATGGTAAATATATAAGTGATTATCTGGATTATAAAAGAACACATGGTAATACAGATGATATTATTACTAAATTTGAAAAAGAAACTGATGAAGAGCATGAAGCGCAATGGGTTGAATGCTATGGCTATGATGACCAAGAACAACAATACAGATATGTTGATAAACGTTTAAAACCAGATAGAACATTAACTATTGATGAAGCAATATCTTTAAATATACGTCCAAATGCAGAAGAAAAAACTGATGTAAGAGATATTTGGTTTGATTTAAGTAGTAAGGTAACTGTTACAGAGGATGGGGTAGATGAAGACAGACCAGTATTCAAACTTGCAACAGAATATACACCTATAACTATTGGAGGAACATTTGTAGATGAATGTGAAGAATTGATTATCAATGGACAAAACATGGGATTCCGTTTCCCTAAAGACATTGTGAAAGCATTCTATCAATCATCAATATACAACAAGACAGTTGATGAGAAACTATTGAAAGACAAGATGAAAGAACTTCTTTTGAACTATATGGGCATAAGAGGAGAATGCGGTAATTTCAATTCAATGCTTAAGTCTCTATATTGGTTCGGATGGGGTGACAAAATAGAAATAAGTAAACTATTGAAGACTGATAACGACTTTCAAGACCAATACATATTAGACTATTTCACAATAGACAATGACTTAAAATATACTTATAGATTCTTCAATGAATCAAATATGGTGTCCTTGTCTTTGAAAGAGAATATGGAGACAGGAATATATAATTTTCAAAACTGGAATGCTGACTTTGTTGGTGAAGGAAATCCATATCTTGAAAACTTATTTGATAAAGTTGAAGAAGTACAACATGAACATCTTACTTTCTATAAGCCTTATTATGACTTCATATTCCGTGAATTAGCATTAAAACTTGACTGTTTAGCTTATTACTATCAGACATATTTCCTTCCTGTACATGTAAAGATAAATAGAGCATCTATAGAAAGAAAAGTATATGCTAATGACATAAAGATGTCTTCATTTGCATTTACTAAAGAAACACCTTCAAATGTATATATATCTAATGATGATGTTATTGTTGAATTTCCAGAATCAAATGAATTACTCTATTATAAGACAACTCATCTTATAGATTCAAAGTTCAATGAATTTAGCAATTATAATAACAATTATGACTTTGAAGACTTATACTATGTGAATGAAAATTGTATAACTATTCCAATAAAGATCATCAAAGTAGACTCAAGATATACACAATATGACAAGGGAGAATATATACTAATTGATAGTGTTCATCTCAAGCCTCTTCAATATCTGGGTAAAGATGAAAATGATGAATATAGAGAGACATTACCAGAATATGCTACTCATTACAAATTATCAAAATACGATGAGCCAACACGTCTAAATGCATCTAATAGATATGTAGACATTAGCTCATATTATTTCCGTTGTTATCTTATACTATCATATACATATAGAAGACCATATAAAGAAGTATTGCAAGAATATGTTGACAAATATGGAGTCTATGCTGATATTGATTCATTACTTGCCACAAACAACTATAGAAAATATGCATTGATTGATGATAACTACATATATGTTGATAAGTTATATAATAAGTTTGGATTAGAAGACAGTTCAAATAACTATATTATATATGATGGACAACTTAAGTTTATAAGTGATTCAAATCTCTATGCTATTGACTATGGTATTCTTATTGATGATGACAAATTCAATTTCTATCAAAACATTAATGAATATTATAGAAATCTCATATTAGTACCAAGACTGTTCAAGAAAAATATTGACTGGTTAAAATGTGAGTTTAAGATCAATATGCTTGTAAACAACAAATGGTTTGAATATGTATTTACTGTAAAGAAGCCTAATATCTATCTGGAATTCGGTAAACTTTATTACAGGTATTTCTTGAAAGACAATAAGACAATGTTTAAGCAAATATTATCAATAAATGGTAATGACATACATTTCAATTCATTTATGTATCAACCTGATCTAGTATCTATCAATAGTCTGTTCTTAATAGACAAAAATGATGAAACAAATAATCTTATGATTGAAGTAGATGGTCAGAACAAAAAGGTATTGTCATTCTTAGAAAAACTTAAGACAATATATGATGCATCAATTGAAGAGACACAAAAGGAAATTGATAACTTATCTATTGAAACAGAAGAAATAGAACAGAAAAGACAAGAACTTCAAGAATTATATGACAAACAGTTAATGAGAGAGTTCTATAGTCAATATTATAGAGGAAAGATAACAATACCTTATAATAAGAAATACTATAACAAGATCCATATATTTGAGCTGTATAAAGATGATGTGAAACTTGAATATGATAATAATCCAAAGAACATTGAACTTTATACATTACTATTCCCAGAATTGCATTCATATGAGTTTGCTATACAGATAAATGAGATTCCTGACTATGATGCTTATCTAATGCATGATGAATATGAAGAATATAATATTATAGAAATAAATGAAAATAATCTTAAACTTTCTGGTGCATTACAATATGGAACAATTAAAGTAGATGGTGAACATTATACTCAAGAAGAAATTGATAATGCCCAAGAAGGAGATGATGCATATGAAAAGACTATAGATGATTGGAAAATAGAACCAATATATTATACTAAAAATGATATTGATGAGCATAATAGAAATTTAGAAGGTGCATTAAAACCTGGTGACTTAAAACACCCTACATATTGGTATATAGTACTTATTTCTAGATATCCTGTATATTATAATACTGAAGAAGAACTGAAGATACATCAATCAGAATATACATATACAAACTATTCAATCAAATATAGCGGATTTAGTCTTGAGAAACCTTTAGTAAATAGAATGGACATTATCAAAGCAAATGGTATGAATCACTTCAATGATGATGATCTAGTTATTGTTACTTTGACTAATGACAACCAATTGTTCAATATTGATCTTCATGAAAAATGGGAGATAAAGCATATAAATGATCTACAGAACATTACTAAGGTAAATGCTAATCCAAATATTATGATTATTCAAAATAATAACTACAATAATATGTATACTAAAGGATACTATAATGTATTATTGAACTATACTATTGATGGATTGAATAACTATGAATATAGAACAATAGGAAACTTTAGAATAAACAAAGAATATGAAGACAATCTATATCCAGTATTAGATGATAAAGAAATTGAAAAAGATTATTTTATTCCTATTGAAGATGAATATTGGGAAGAGATTCCAGAAACACGAATATATGCAGAAATTGATGGAGAAATAAAAGAAATATATATTAATCCACAATCTGGGCAATCTCAACAATTAAACAAAATTAGTTCTAGTAATTTATTTGGAAATAATATTAAAGATTCAAGATCAAATGATCAAGATGCTATTACTTATAAAGTTACACAACAAAATATTAGAAAAATAATTATCGGAACAAATATACAAGAAATTAATAATAGCACATTTAATGGAATTAGTAATCCAAATGGGTGTGAAATATATATTTCTTCAACAGTTTCAAAAATAAATATTGCATTTGCCGAAAGCGCATCGATGATAACGACATTTAAAGTTCATCCTGACAATGAATGGTTTGATTCAAGGGGTAATTGTAATGCTATTATATTGACTAATGATGATTTAAATAAAGAACATCTTGTATATGGTAATCATGTATATTTAAAGAATACTATGGTTCGTGGATGCGCAAATACAGCTATTCCAAATACAGTTGAAGATTTTGCTGATCATATTTTCTGTTCTGTTGCTAAATTACCATTTCTTGATACTGGCAATCATGTAAAATATATTGGACATAATGCAATATGGAATATGCCAGATCTAGAAAGACTAACATTAGGATCAAACATAGAAAAAATTTATTATTATTCCGGTTTAACTTATAATGATAAATTAAAAACTATACGTATTAGAGCAAAAGTACCACCACAAGCAGTTGAATCAGATGGTAATACAATATATAATGGTTCAATAGAAATATCAGAACATATTCAAAAAATATATGTGGAACCTGGGTGTGAAGAAGTTTATAAGAATCATCCATCATGGTCTAATTTTACAACTAAAATACAAGAAGCTGAAAGTGAATTCTAAATTATATACATACAAAAATGGAGATCTTAATGATCTCCATTTTCTATTTGTTCCGTGTGAAATAGGTAGTTTTTCTTAATGTTCTTATTGATATAGTTTGATTTTGATTTTGCTTTCACTAAATTTTTCCAAACATTTTCAGGAACATTATGATAAAAGAATCCAACATTTTCTGTCCTAAATCCAATATCATATCCATCTGGTGTCTTCTTCATTGCTTTATATTGAATGACTAATGTTTCTGTTTGTCCAATATATCCAATGAAAGCAACATTTGAATTCTCTTCCACTTTCTTCATAGGAAAGATATATTCATTTCCAACAGTCAATACACCAACATCTTGAAACTGTTCAGGATCATATGTAACAGCATCCTTTTCTTTTATTGATTTACTTTTAAATTTAATTGTCATAGTATACTCTGTTTAATGTATATATATGTCCGTGATTTGTCTCTCGTTCATTCCATTCAATATTAAAACTTAATACAATATCATCTCCTAAGTCAATTCGTAATGTATTGAAATCTGATGATGGCATAATATCAAATGGACAATATTCTCTCATTTTCTCAAATATATGCTTCTTTACTGAAACTGTAGAATGTGTAAAGATCTTATCAAAGAAGTTGTTCACAAAATTATCTTTAATCTCATTATATTTTCCCATAGTTTTCTTTTATATATAATAATTAATCATATACCTTTTCTGTCTCTCTATCTTTCAAAAATAATGTCAATATTCCTTCTTCATCATACCAATATCTCAAATACTTTGTTTTGTCTTTGATATGTTCTTCAATATATTGGTTTTCTTCCTTGTTATTATAAATATAGTTCTTTACATCATTATTTATAACAATACTACCACTTTTATTCAATTCTTTTATGATTTTGTCTAAATATTCTTTGTCTGTCTTCTTTGGACGACCTTTTGGGCGATGCAATCTTCTTTGGACAACAAGTGTCTCATCCTGATATCTAAGTTCATATTCATGCTTAAGCTTAGTACTTTTGAATGTAGCCTTTCCCAGCTCTTTCTGCTTCTTCAAATATTCATCGGCTTTATTCTTATCAGTATATCCCTCACTATCTATAAACCAATCTGTAAAGGTCTTTCCTGATGGTGAATAATACTCATAACGGGTATAAATGTAATACTTAAAATGATTCTTGTTCATACTTTGATATGTCTATACTTATTAAGATAATTTACAAAATATTCAAGGGCATTATTGAAACTATAGAACTCACACCATTTGATATTGAATTCTCTTTGACAACAATAATAAGTCTTTCCACATGATACATACTTCTGAATGGGACCTATTCGGTGTCTATTTATCATGTGCAAAGGATAACAATAACCATATCCATCATGTTTTCTCCAAAGATAATTATGATTAACATAATATAATGTCCAAAATTCTCGTGATGGTGTAGCATGCTCAACTGTAATATTACCACATTTATTAAATCTTACCTTAAACTGTGGACCAAGCACTTTTGAAACCAAATGCAACTCAAAATCTGAAAAATTTTTCTTCATATATACTTTAATTTTTTATATTATAAATATAGTTCATTATAAGAAAATTTCAATAAAATTTATATAATAAAGTTATTTTTAATTATATATAGAATAATATATTTCAATATTGATTTAGAAAATTTTAACTATGGCCAAGAAAGAAAATAATACTTCAAGATTTGGAAATAAAAGAGCGGGAAATCCAGAAGAAATTATAAAAGCTGGAGCTATACCTGGTGTAGAAGCAACAATAAAAGATCTTCTTCAAAACTTATCAGAAGGAATTAGTAAAACAATGGCTAGTTTCTATGTTGGTGATGATCAGGTTAAGAACCCAACAGATTTAGGAAACAAATCAAAGCAGAAGGCGGGTGGAACTTCAATATTAGGAAATAATAATTCTATATATTCTTTATTAGATGAGATTAAAGATGCTATTGGTTCAAAGGATGATGGAAAGACTATTAAATCAGCTGTAAATAGTATTGATTCATCATTAGATAAGTTTATTAATACATCATTTGTAGAATTTGGTAAACTAATGAGTACAAATACCGAATCAATACAAGCATTAAATAGTAATTTAGTTAATAGTCTTAATGCTATAGCAAGTAATTATACTCAATTTGAACAAATATTAAATAAAAAGTTAGAACAGCCAGATGTATCTTCTAATGTATCAACAGGTATAATAGACCCAGAAATTATAACACATATTGATACATTAAAGAATAGTATTGACGGTTTAACTACAATCAGTGATAAACATATTCAAGGAATTAATCAATTACTAAAAGTATTAGATATTAAAGATTTATTTAAAAATAGTGAACAAAAATTAAATGATATTAATAATAAGATAGATACATTATGTACAGCTTTAAGTTCATTTAATTTGTCAAAGTTTTTTAATCAATTCAATAATATAAAACCGATAAATAATGATGAAACTAATAAATCAGCTGTTATTGATCAAAATATTATTAATAATATTATAAAATCATTAAATGATATAAATAAAACAATATCAGAAAGCTTAATTGAGAAAATTAATATTAATAATCAGACATTATTAGATAAGTTAGTTCAACCGGCATATGATAGTTATATTCAAACAATAACAACATTTATTGATAAATTAAAAATGTATAATGACTCACTTGTTGGTTTAAACTTTTTATCTAATATTTCAGCTAATTTATCAACATTAAATGACAATTTAGAGAATCTAAAGACTTTAAAGTTTGATGAACTAATTCCTAATACAGTTACAACTAATGTTGATCCTGAATTTAAGACAATTGTTAATGATCTAAAGACAAGTATTGGAGATCTAATAAAGGCAAATAAGTCACTTCTTAAGAACAAATTACCTGATCAAAAGATGCAAGTTGAACTTATTATATCAGGATTAAATGATGATGCACTTGATAGTCTTTTGAAATTAGTTAAGTTAAGTGATGACAAGAAAACTGTTAAAGCGTTGACGAATTTCATGAACATTATTCAAACATTCTTTGATTTTGACAAAGAAAATGTCAAATCATTGAAAGAAAATATTGATTTGTTCAATGAAATGATTCAAAAGATAAGTGTTCTTGGGCAGTCAGCAGATCAAGCGGAAGCAGCTGCACAAAAAATCAAAAATGTTAATCATACAATTGTTGAAACTGCTGTAGATGTAAATAATCATCAAAAGGAAATCAAAGAATCATTGGTAACAATAGAAGGACTTAACTCATTCATGATAACTTCTACTATTGTAATGTCAATTGGTGCATTATTTATGATGATGGGTGGTGGTAAGTTTGTTGAAAATGCATTATTGTTTGGCGTAACATTAGCCGTATTTGAATCATTAATAATTGCCCCAATATTATTGTTTAAGAAATACAGTTCAGATGCAATAAAGGGACTAAAAGATCTAAATTCATTTGTTGTTACTTGTACAATGGTAATGCTCATTGGTGCTTTGTTCATGGGATTAAGTAATGGAGCACTTGTCAAGAATGCATTGAAGTTTGGTGTTGTTCTAATGATATTTGAAGCATTAGTAGTATTACCATTCATGATATTCAAAAATGAAGCAAATAAGTTGTTCCCAACATTAAGAGATTTCAACTCATTCCTTATAACATGTACAACTATCTTATTGGTTGGTGCTTTGTTTATGAGTATGAGTAATGGTAAGATGGTTGAAAATGCTTTGAAATTTGGCTTAGTATTAATGGCATTTGAGGCATTAGTCATTGCTCCATTCATTCTATATTCTCAGTATTCAGATGGTGTAGATAGATCAATAACTGAATTTACCTCATTAATAATAGTTTGTACTATAGTACTTTCAATTGGTGCATTATTCATAGAAATGGGTGGTGGTAAATTTGTTGTCAATGCATTAGCATTTGGTCTATTGTTAATGACATTTGAAGCATTAGTAGTTGCTCCGTTCTTATTATTTAGCATGATCAATGGACAAATATTCAGTGGTCTTAAAGCATTTAATTCTGTAATTGTATCTTGTACAATCATTTTACTAGTTGGTGCTTTGTTCATGGAATTGAAGGGAGGCAAATATGTTAAAGCGGCATTAGAATTTACAGGATTATTGATGCTATTTGAAGCTGGTGTAATTGCTCCATTCTTATTGTTTAATCTTGTAAAGGGAACGGCATTAGCATCATTAAAGACATTTGCATTATTTATGTTCACCACTACAACATGCCTATTAGTAGGGTCATTGTTTATGTCAATGAAGAACGGCATGATGGCAAAATATGCTTTAGACTATACAAAACTATTAGCATTATTTATTGTTGGTGTTATTGCTGCAACAAAGCCAATCAATTCATTACTTAAATCTTCTACTGCAGCTCAAATGGAGCAATTTAGTCTATTCCTTGCTGTTTGTACAGGATGCTTAGTAATGGGGGCAACATTCATAAAGAAATTTGGAGCATTGGCTGCTATTGAATATGCTACTGTATTGTTAGGATTCATTAAATACATGGGTAAAGTATCCGAAACAATTATTGAATTATTTAACAAGAAAACATTAGATAGTCTCAAACCGTTCTCAATATTCTTAGCAACAATGCATGGTATATTGACAACAGGTATATTGTTTACAAAGAAATACGGAGTACTAGCTGGTGCTGAATACGCGGCAGTATTTGATGGATTTATTGCTGGTATGGGATTAGCTTCTAAAAGAATAACAGATGGTTTTGATAAAAGGGCTTTAGATAGTCTTAAACCATTCTCCTTGTTTGTTGCAGTAATGCATGGTATTCTATTGACAGGTACAGCATATATGAAGACTGCTAATGCCTGGGGATCTGCAATTCTTTATGCTGGTCTTATTACTGCCTTTGTTGATATGATGCTAATTCCAATTGCTGCTATTCAGGCAATCAAGACTTTATCTGTAATGGGAATAAGTAAAGGTGGCATAGCGGGATCTCTTACTTCAGCAACCAAGGGATCAGGACTTATGGGATTCATGCTATTTGTTGGTGCTATGCATTTCATCATCTTAAGTGGTGCGACATTTATGAGTCAATATGGACCATTAGTTGTTGGTGGCTATGCTGCTTTATTAGCAGGATTTACATGGTCAATAATAGCTATAATGAAGACACTTGATGAACACCAGAAGGATGTACAAGAAGGAGCAAAAACATTAGCTCTCATATCTGGATCATTACTTATATTTGCTGGTGTTGTAAAAGCTATTGATGAGATGTTCCCATTTGAGGATCCTACAGAAGCATTGGTTCTTGTAAAAGTTGCAGTCATGACAGCATTAATGTTTGCTTTAGGTAAATTCTATGAGTTGTTAACAGGAAAATCTAAGATATCATTAAAAGAAAAGGAAGTTAGAGAAGCATCAATAATAATTGGCGAAATAAGTCTATCATTAGGAGTATTTAGCGGAGTAGTTTGGTTGATTGATCAAATGAAAATAGGATTTGATACGGTTGCTAAGGTTGGCCTTATGGAACTTATAATGGTTGGTACACTTAAATTAATGTCATTAGCAGCTAAAGGCATAGACAAAACAGATATGCTACTTGCTAATGGTATACTTATTCTTATGAGTCTCACTCTTGCAATATATGGCAGTTCATTATTCTATCTAAATAGTCTTTTCAATGAAATAAGTTTTGGAGAATTTTTTGCTAACATGGCTTTATTTGTTGCTTCTGTTGGAGCTTATGGGGCATTCTTCTGGGCAATTGGTTCACTTGTAGCAAATCCATTAATCGGTATTCCAGTTGCGGCAGGTGGAGCTACATTAATAGCTATGGGTGAAATACTGTTCATCTATGGTAGTTCTATTGCTTATGTTAATGACATCATGAAGAAACATGGAAATACTATAACAGATAGTATCAATAAATTGTCTTTGACTGTTACAAATAAAGATCCTAAGGCTGGTTCAATGCTCAAATTGTTTGAAGGAATATCTAAAATTGCTCCTATTGCTGTAGCAACCGCATTTAGTGTAATACCTATTAGAAGAACTATAAGAGGAATAACAGATACTGTCTCAATGATGGCAGAAGCAGTTAAGTCAATACAAAACATTGATCTAAAATCTGGAATAGATACAATATCTTCAAATATTGAAAACTTCATGAATATTCCAAATAAAGTCTCAATGCCATCAGATAGCGAAATTGCTAATGCTGTTGGTAATAATTGGATTGGAAAAGCAATTGGTAAAGTTGTTGGTGCAGGTAAGATGGAAATGAAACTTCTTTACTTAATGTCAATATCAAGAAAGATAGCATATATCACAGGAACAGTTGGAAAATCAATTTATGAAATAGCAAAACTTCAAATCCCAGCTGAATGGGATGAAAAAGGAAATATTGTTAGATATAGACAATTACGAGAAACTGATTTTGATTTAGCTGGTCAGCATGTTGGAACAATATTGACAACAATGGTTAAAGAACTTAATAAGGTTTATACTGAATTAGAAGGTTCTGGATTTAGTTTTGCAAATTCATTTGTATTAGGATTGATTGGTGAAGATCCATTATCTAGAATAATGAATTTGTCAATGAAGGTTAGTAAAGTAATAAGTTCTGTTGGTGAAGCTGTTGGAAATATTGCTCAACTACAAATACCTATTGAATGGAATGATCAAGGAAAACCAATATCATTTAGACAATTAAGGAAAAAAGATTTTACTGATGCAGGAACAAACATTACAACAGTACTCACAACAATGTTTACTACATTAGGAAAGATTGCCAGTGGTGAATTTTTGAATGATAATAATTCAGGTATATCAAAAGCAGAATGGGATAATTTACTTGCTGGAGATTCTAATGGATTATTTGGATTAGGTGCTACAAAATCAAAGATATCTCAAGTTATTGATTTGTCATTTAGAATTTCTGAATTAATTGGAAATGTTGGACAAGGCATCAAAGATATTGCAAAACTACAAATTCCTATAGATTGGGATGATAAGGGACACCCAACTGAATATAAAACATTAAATAGTAATGATTTTAATGATATGGGCAAAAGCGTAGGAAATATATTGACTGCAGTTATTTCTTCATTAGCTAACCTATATTATAAACCAATTGATGGAGAAGATGGCATAACAGTAGGCTCATTATTTGATGGTAATGATGGTGTATTTGGAATAGGAAAGAAAAATTCAAAAATAGGAACAGTTGTAGAAACATCATTCAAAGTATCTGAACTAATAGCAAATGTCGGTAAGGGAATAAAAGATATAGCAAAACTACAAGTTCCTAATGATTGGGATGATAAAGGACATCCAATTAGTTATGTTGATGTAACACCGGAAGATTTTAGAGCATCAGGAGAAGCTATTGGTTCTATCATTACAAGCATATTAGATTCATTAGTAAAATATGCTGGTGATGAAAGATTTACTGATGGTACAATGAAGACTGTATTAGAATCTATTATGCCAGTTAATGAACTTGTTTCAGGAATGGCTGATGGAATAATAAAGTTAGCAAATAATCAAATACCTTATAAATGGGATCCTAAGACAGGTAAGCCAATTGAATTCAGAGAAATGAAAGAGGATGATTACAAAAATGCTGCTATTAATGTTGCTGCAATTGCAATTGGTATCGGAAAAGCATTAGTAGATACATTTAGTAAAAATCCATATAAGCAATTCTTATTTACTGCTGATAATCAACCAACAGGTAATCTTAAGGAAGTTGTTGATTCTGTTAGTGGTATATCTAAGATTGTAAGTAATACTACCGATGCAATTGTAAAGATTGCTAATGCATTAGTTCCATCTCATTATGATCCTAAGACTGGTCAACCAGATAAATGGGAAAAACTTAATATGACTGAAATACAAACAGCTTTATCAACAACAATAAAACAAATAGTTACTTCAGTATCAACTACATTAATAGGTGTTGTAGAAAAGAACCCGCATTTGTTCAAAGAAGGTAAAGACTCATTATTTGGTCAAGCTGTTTCTTCAATATCTGGTATTACTAAAATAGTTGCAAATATTGTTGATTCTGTTGTAAAGATTGGAACAGCCCAAATACCTAAGAAAATAAATGATCAGGGCCAAGTCATAGAATATGAAAAGATAAATATCAAAACTGTTATTGACAATATTAAGAAAACAATTCCTGATATGATAACTTCTATAGGAAAAAGCTTAATATCATCATACGATACTTTACAAAAGCAACAAATTGATCAAAAATTACCAGGCATACTTCATGTAAATGATTCAATCAACAAAATCATCAAAAAATCTGCAAACACATTAAAAGAAATAGCAGAAATGAAGATTGCTAATGGCTATGACAAAGATGGAAATGCTAAAGGATATATTTCATTTAAAGAAGATCAAATAACACAAGCAAAATCAAAAGCAAGACACATAATATCAAGTCTATTGACAATATTTGATGAAGATACCGCAAAGAATGAAAAGGCAATAGCAATTGATGATGTCACATTAAAGAATCTTATAAATACATCTGCTCAAATACAGTCAGCAATTACTGAAATAACAACAACAATAAAGTCAGTCATCAATAGTTTCAAACCAATACTTGAAAATACAGATGTTATATCTCAGTTATTCAAATATAAACAACAATCAAAAGCAAATATTGAATCTACAATAGGACTATTTGCTGATATACATGATATTTTCATTTCATTTGTAAAACTACAAGATCTTATATCTGGACAATCAGCAGATCAAACAATTAAACAACTATATAATGAAAATGTTCGTAAGCAAAATGAAGAAAGCAATCAAATAATAGTCAATTCTTTACAAGATGTTGCTGATACTGTACAAGAAATAATTGATATATCTGCAGAAATAATTGATTCTTATACTGGGAAGATTGATTTGGCAAAGATTAATTACATTAAAGATAATAAAAAGGGAACCAATATCATAACTGACATATTAGAAAAATTCTATGATCCAATATTGACATTATTTAGAACATGGGAGGCAGATAATTCATTATTAAAGAATGTATTGATAGATATTAATACTGTTAATGCTACATTAAATACATTGTTGACTGGTATTAAGTTATCGGTCAATAAAAATACAATTGACTCTATAAATAATTTTAAAGCAGCAATTGACCAAATAGTGGTAACAATGGAAAATTCTAAGAAAATAGAACCAACCATTATATCTGCATTACAACAAAACTTAACAAATTTAGCAAAGGTATTTGACATAGATATAGAGACATCATGGGGCAAGACAAATCTAGATATTGTTAGTGAATCATTAGGAAAATATATTGATACTGTAATTAGATTCAATCCAATGGCATTGATGAATGCATCTACATTGAGAATATCAATTGAACAAATATACAGTTCAATGTCTAGTCAAAAGAGCACTAATACATTCAAAGCAAATACTGATCTATTAGCAAAATATGTAAAGACTATAAATAGTATAGATCTTCGAAGAACAAATGCTTTAACTCAATTAGTAAGAGAATTGAATGAACTTGCTAAGAAGATGGGTAACTTAGATAATTTGACAGATGCATTAGCTAATAGATTAAGTTATGTATTGAATGAACTTGCAAATAGACTTGAAGAATCTAAAGAAACAATTAATAAGGCAGATGAAATCCAAATCCGTCGTCATAGCAAGATTACAGAAGCTATCAAGAATGTTCAAACACTTATACAGCAACCATTGAATATTGTGGTCAAATCACAAGCACCTGATGATACACCAAACCCTGATAATGGAGATGAAGGAGGAGATACAGGAGGAAGCACACCAGGTAATCCAATTAAGGTAGTTCCTCCAAATAACCCAAACGGACAAGGTGGAACAACCCCTGATAGCGCGAAACAAGCACAAGATGCAAATAAGTACAATATTAAAAATAAAGCAAATGGCCAGGGCAAACACTAAAATATAAATATAAGAAGATAATATAATAAAATATGTTTACATTACCCGGAAGACAAGATCTTTTTGAATTGAAGTTACCAGATAATTTCATAGCACCAGAATTGAATGAAAAGTATAGTAAGATCATTAGTAAGAACAAAAGTTATCTATATAGACCTATTGATTTTCTTAATGAGACCATTCAATCAGTGCAAATATTAGGGTTTAATGAAGGAACAGTACAACAGCAACAGACTGGTACTGGAGAGCCTATTAGAAAAGAATGGAGAAAGAAGCCAAATCAATTCATGCATACATCTTCAGAATACACATATAGAGCAGAAAAGAACCCTATAGCTTTAATTGACAAGACATTGAACATCATATTCAGGCATACACTTGGGTATGTGAACTATTTCTTGATGTTTGAAAACTTCTTCTATCAATATTCAAGAGATACAGAATATAAAGAAATGCCTGATCAGATATCTATAAATATATTCAACAATATTGGAGAAATATACTCAAAAATAATTGTATATGATCCTGTAATAAATGGTATAGATATGCTAGATCTTAACTATAATGTTCCATTAGCACAATCACAAACATTCAAAGTAGAAATAAAATATTCAAATCTAGATTTTGTATTTATAGACACAGAAAAAGAAGAAGACTAGCTTCTTCTTTTCTGTTGTATATATGTCTATCTACTTAATGCATCGAATTCTTCATAAGTCTCAAATCTGTCATGAATGGGAATTGGCAATTTAGCTACTCCTCCTGTCTTGTACATTCTTGAATCTGATGTATAAAGGAAATTACCACCAAAGACTTGCATCCTATTTGAAGGCTTGATCAACGGTTCAGCATAAGAATGATCTTCTCCCCAAAGACTTCTATTAATTAAAATAAACTGTTTGGCTGGATCCTTATGATGTTCTTTACACCATTCAATTGCTTCAGAATGCGAGCAATCCATAAACAATTCTGCATTACTTACTCTTGCCGAAAGACCATTGTTTGTACAATCTGGGAAATCAGCTGGCCGAAATACATTAATAAAAAGAACTTTCATAATCTTAATATTTTAATTACAATATCAATATAGTAACATATTAAGATTATTTCAATTAAATATTAAGAAAAAACTTAAAATAATTTAATGCTTGATATCTGAACTACCAAATCCACCATCTCCTCTTTCCGATTCACTCATTATTTTATTATATTCATTCTCATCAATTTCTTCATATTGAGTATGGAAAACTGGAATAAGCATCATTTGAACTAATTTATCTCCACAATATATATAGTTTTCTCCTTGTGTGATTAAATCTTTTGTATAAGCCATTGATAAATGAACAAATCCAGAATAATCTTCATCCACCAAGCAGCTACGTACATCAAATCCAGCATTTCCCTTTCCTGATTTGTTTACATAAAGACCAGCAATACCAATACCAAGCAATCTCAAATCATTTACTGTTGCTGAACTATTAGGAGCTACATGATCACTAAGAACAGTATCTAAAGCAATCTTAATTCCTGAATTGATAAACAAAGTATCATTAAGATCCATTTTCAATCCTACTACTTTTTTCTTTTCATCATAAAGAACATGCTGTTTAATAAAATAATCAATATTGTCTTCTAGTTTATCAAGTGCTTCAATTACTGGATTATAGAATGCTAAATAAAGATGAACAAGATTAGTTACTTGAGATTGATCTATATGTGTATCTTCAATTGCCTTATAAATAACATCATATATTTCATTAATTTCATCTGTTGTTTTCTTATAAGACTTTTCAAACGCTTTCAATGCTCTTTCTTTTTGCTCTTCTGTCTTGATATTTGGGATATAATAGTCAGAACCTGCTGACACATAAGTATTTGTTGGTTTAATACCAAATGAATTGTAGATTTTCATACGTTAATATCTATTAAAATATATTTATCTTTATTTATCTTTATATATAAATATAGTTAAATAGAAAACTGAATTTTATTTTTAATTATATATAATTTTATTATTTTTACATTTAATATATGGGAAAATTCAAAGATGGTTCTTATCATGGTGGTATACCGGGAGGTGCAAATAATTCCTATGTTTTGTTAGGAGGAGGAGGTTATAAAAAAGAAAGTTTACTAAATGTAAATAGTGCCAATAGTGCTAATACTGCTAATCAAGCATTGTTTGCTATTAATGCTGATAATGCGGATAAGTTAGATGGATTTCACGCCAATACTTTATTACAAACATCTTATATTGGCGTGTCAGGTAATAATATTTATTCATATGTTCAAATTGGCAATGGGGCAGGAAGGAGTAGTAATATAACTGTACCTTATGCTACTGATGCTGATACAGTAGATGGATTTCATGCCAATACTTTATTACAAACATCTTATATTGGTGTGTCAGGCAATAATGTTTATTCATATATTCAAATTGGTAATAAGACAATAAAAAGTTCTAATATAACTGTACCTTATGCTGGTAATGCAAATAGCGCTAATTATGCTACTAATGCTGATAATGCTGATAAGTTAGATGGATTTCATGCCAGTAATTTATTACAAACATCTTATATTGGTGTATCAGGTAATAGTATTTATTCATATGTTAAAATTGGTAATGGAGCAGGAATAAAAAGTTCTAATGTAACTGTACCTTATGCTACTGATGCAAATAATGCTAATCATGCTACTAATGCTGATAATGCTGATAAGTTAGATGGATTTCATGCCAGTAATTTATTACAAACATCTTATATTGGGATATCAGGCAATAGTGTTTATTCATATATTCAAATTGGTAATTATACAATAAAAAGTTCTAATGTAACTGTACCTTATGCTATTAATGCAAATAATGCTAATAGTGCTAATCATGCAAATAGTGCAAATAGTGCAAACACTGCTACTACTGCAAGTAAAGCTACAAATATAGCTGGTGGTGATGCAAATAAGATAGCTTACCAATCAGCCCCTAATATAACTAAATTTATTGATGCGCCATCTTCTAATACATATCTTAAATATGATGGAAGTAAATTTGTTTGGGATACAGTTACAGATGCCAATACTGATGAAAAGGTCATTCAATATGAAAGAACAGGAAATAAATCAACATATCAATTATTATTTACATATTCAGAATCTCCAAATAATACTGCTAATTATGTTGGTAGAAATTCAGGTATTACAGTTAATCCAGCAACTGCTACAGCATATGCTACTTATTTTCAAGGCTGGCTAAAAGGAACAGCAGATAATGTAACCAATGTTATTGTAACTAATAGTTATTCATTAAATACCAATTATCCAATAGTGTGGTCTAATGAAGCAAACACTAATAATGCACAAAGTAATCAATTATATAAAACGCATAGTTATTTGACATGGAATCCTAATATTAAAAAATTACAAATAAATGGTAATGGAGATATATTAGGTATTAAGTCTGTAGATACAAATAAACCTTATGCATGTATTAATTATTCATCAAATAATAATAAGAATTGGTCTGTAGGTACGGATGATTTAGATCAATTTTATTTCTATACTGCTACTGGAGCTAAAAAAATAGCATATTTTACAAATAACGGTTCATTAAATATATTTCCAACAGCTCAAGCAAATAATTATAATCAAGGAATCCGTTTACATATGATTAATAATTGGGCAACAATACTTTTATGTGGTAATGATAATATAGGCAATATTGGAACTTCGACAACAAGTTGGTTTATTGGAAATAATAATGGTAATTTATTTATAACAAAAAATGGTTCTAATAATGGAGATGCTTTTATTAGTAATATATCTAATCATTGGAGTATAAAAGGAAATGTATATCCTGCAGTAAATGATGCTTATACATTAGGAACGTCAGCTAATAGATGGTCATTTTCTTATTATAGTACTGGAATATTAGTTGGCAGTACCGGATTTAATGTTACTGGAAATGCTACTACTGGAGAAATTACTACAAATGGTGCTGTACAGGGAACATATATTGGAACTGGTAGAATTGAACTATCATATGTAACTCCATATATTGATTTTCTATATAATAATGTAAATAAAGGTAATTATTCTGCAAGATTAATAAATGATTCTGCTGGAAGAATTACATTTACTGGTGTTACAGGAAATTCCATTGGAACACTTATATATAATAATAGAACTATACGCCCAAGACTTGTCTCTGATAATGTCTTATATTCAAGTAGTCATATTGAAGGAGCTACTTCAGTATTAATAAATATTCCTCAAGGTCTTAACACCAATGCCTTAGGAGGACAATACGGATTTCATTTGTATTCCTACAATTCAAAATATGCCAAGTTTTATATTCAGCAACTTGGTACAAAAACAACTGTAAATGTATTAGATGATGATAATAATATTGTTACTCCAGGCACAAATGGAGCTATAGGTATTGCAACACTTGAATTAGGAAATAATATATCATTTGTTGATAGAACAAACACAACTGATGGTGGTGCACATAATGCAAGAGGTAATATAAGATTATATAGTACAAATAATCATTATACAAATATATATTCTCAAGCAACAACTGCTGATAAAAACTTTTATTTACCTAATTTTAGTGCTAATGGAGATATGTATGCTATACATGGTCCAAATAATAATATTATAGGAGCAACAAACAGACCAATATATGTAGCTGAAAATGGACGAGCTACTCAAATATCTTATATAATTAATTCTACAATAAATAATAGTGCTAGTGCAAATAGAATAGCTTTCTATAGTGCGGTTAATGCAATCAGTCCTGGGACAGGTATATTTACAAATGGATCAACAATCAATATAAATGGTACTGCGGTTCCAGCTCAAAGTGGAAAATTTCAAGTACAAGGATTAAGTGTATTTCAAAATATAACTGCCCAAACTAATGATGCTTATACAATTGGACTTACTAATTTTAGATTTAAATCTGGATTTTTTACAACATCATTATTAGTTGGTGCCACAAATTATACAGCAACAAATAGTGCAGCAAAAGGAACATTCATCAATATTGGATCAATAGAATTATCTCATGATACTCCATATATAGATTTTCACTATGCATATACTGGTCTAGATTTTTCTGCAAGAATTATTAATAACTATAAAGGTAGACTTACAATTACAGGAGCAACAAATACTAATCATGACGATTATGAATATGCTTCAAGAACTATCAAACCAAGACTTTATATAGATGGAACAACATTTTCTCCTAATACTTTTGAAACTTCTTCATGGTTTTTAAGTAATATGGGAACTGTTAATACAAGTGGATTTGTTGTTTATGGAAAGAATAATCAATATGGTAAAATGACCATTAGTGTATTAGGTACTGCATCAACAGCATCTAAGAAGGGAACAGTAGGAGAAGGATTATTAGAATTAGGAAATAATATTGTAAATGTTGAAACAGCAAATGTATCTAATGATAATACACCTGTACAAAATGGTTTTAATAATGCTCGAGGTGTATTAAGATTATATGGTACAACAGCTAACTATACAAATGTAATTCAGTATAATGTTGGATATAATAAGACATTCTATTTACCAAGTTTTAATGCAGACATGTATGCTGTTCATGCAGGAAATAATAATGCTCTTGGTAATGCTTTTACTCCAATATATTTAAGTCCTTATGGAAGAGTTGCGCAATGTACAGCATATGCAGGAGGTACTAATGTAACATTAAATGGAGCAGCTAAAAGTGGTACAACAATAATTGCATATGCTCCTATAGTATCCGGTACAGTAGGCCAAATTCTAAAAAGTGAAGGACCAAATAAAGCCCCAACTTGGATAACACCAACAGATAATAACACATGGCGTAATATTACAGTTAATGGCACAGCATGGAAAGGAACTGCAACTGATACCGGAGCAATGAATGTAAAAAATGGCACCAGTATAACTGTATCTTCATCTAATAATGATCTTACTATATCACATAACACGTTGTTTAGTGGTACAAAAGCATCTGGTTTTTATAAAATATCATATGATACTCAAGGACATATTATGGGAAGTACTAATGTTACTGCTAGCGATATAACAGGATTATCTCCTTATGGGGCAGAAAAGGGAATAACATTAGCATCAAATAAATTTGGACATACTAATAATATAACAGCCGGTACTGCTGCGGGTAGTGCTACTGCGACGTTATCATTTGGCGGAACATTTACTATACCAACTATAACATATGATGCAAATGGTCATATAACCAGTTGGAGTACAAGAACAATGACAATGCCATCTGATTCTAATACCGACACTAAAGTAATACAAACATCAACAACATATAACTATGCAATGCCTATATTAGTCAGAAAAACCGCAAATGGAACATCTGGTACGGCTGATACTACATATTATAATACTAATGTTAAAATTAATCCAGCAACTGCTACAGCATATGCTACTTGTTTCCAAGGTGCATTAAAAGGTAATGCCGATACAGCAACTAAACTTGGAACAGCTAATAAAGGATCTGCTACTAAAGGAATATATCTAGCAGCCGGTGTACCTACAGAAATGACGTATGAATTAAAATCAGGAGTAGCTACAGGTACTGCAACATATTTAACATATTATAAGACTCTTAATTCTATAGAGAAAATACCATCACTTTGGATGGATGAGACAATATTAAATGGAACATTCAAGGGTGATTTAACTGGTACTTCTACATTTGCAAAATATCTTATTTACGGAAATGGATATGATGGTGGTGCTGGTGTTACTAATCCATATCATTTAATGGCTGAAGCAAAAATAGAAAATAATACAAGTACTAGAAATATTACTGCAACATTTTTAGTATCGGGTTATTATGAAAGGGCTAGAGGAATATTATATGTACAAGCTAGAGTTGAATCTGGTGCTAGTACTATTAACACTTCTACCACACATGCTAAATGGATTGTAAAAGATTTACATTTAACTCCTGACGATTTTATATTAACAACGAAAGTTACTGCAAATAGTTTGATATGTAAATTATATTATAAAGTTCCTGCAAAATGGTATCACGCAAGAATTCGATTATTAGACAGTGGTTCTTGGGCAGCTCATAGTGATAATTGGAATTTATTTACAAGTAGTAGTAATACTGTAGATAATACTTATATATTTACTACTATTCCTGCTGATGAAACACAATTTGTTAGTGAGGATGTTACAACATCATTAAATGCTACAAATGCTACTAATGTTATAGTAAACCATAATATTACTTCAAATACTAATTATCCTATAGTATGGGCAAATACAAGAACCCAAACAACTTCAACAGCAAATCAATTATATAAATCATTTGATTATTTTACATGGAATCCGGGTTCTAAAACACTTGCTGTAGTTGGTATTACTAATACAAATTATCTTGGTGTTTCTTACACAAATCTTGGAACTACAAATGAAGGTCTATTGACATTTACACCTAATAAAGTAGCAATTAATTTCAGACCCGGTAATGCAAACTATAATTCAAAAATTGAATATATGACTAATGGTAATGAAGCATTGGTTTTTGCTAATAAGAATGCTATTACAAGTTTCATATTTAAATGCGGTAATGATTTAACAGATAGTAGTAACTGGTATAGTTCTGCAATTGAAGTACCAACAGTACAAATGAAAAAACAATCACTTTATGTTAATACTGCTATAGATACAGGAACAACACCATCATATAATCTATATGTAACTGGTACATCTCATGTTGAAGGAACTTCATATGCATTAAGTGTCGGAGATAATCATACGGTTGTTTATCCAAATGCCCATTATTTTAAAGGACCAAATAGTGGTAGTGGTGCAATTGCTATTAAACTTCCAATTACTGGATATAAACAAGCAACAATGATGAAGTTTACTGTTGAAATATATAATTATGTCACCTCAAGATCTTCAACATATCATATTAATGGATATGTATATACTGATGGTCTATGGAAAAATACTAGTGTATATTCACTAAGAGATGACTTGAATGATTATGGAAATTTAACAGTTAGATTTGGTCATGATAGTGGAGGTACAAGAAATATTGTCTGGATTGGAGAAACTAATACTGCATGGTCTTATGTAAGAGTTTGGCTAAAAGATATTCATGTTGGACATGGTGGAGATGATTATGATAAATGGAATAATGGATGGGAAATTGGTCTTGAAACAACATTAAGTGGAACCGTAGAAATAACAAAAGAAAATCCTGCTGTTAATTATAATGCTGCTAATGCAACCAATGCTACAAAACTAAGTTTATATGAAGATCGATACTCAACAACAGATATTAATAAGACAACATTAGGAGATGGAAGTATAATATCATTTAAAGTAACTAGTTCTACAACTTCTAATAAGCCATTGTCTGATGGTCATATATTACATTTTAACTGGGATAATAATGCTGGATGGGATGCTCAGCTTTTCTTACCAACATCTGCAAATGCATCTGGTAGAATGATGCAAATAAGAGGTCAAAGCAGTGGAACATGGGGAGTATGGAAAACTGTATTTGATAACTATAATTCTATTACACCAGCAATAAATAATACTTATAATATTGGATCATCTACATTAAAATGGAAGAATGTCTATGCTTATACTGGAATATTTGGAGGTAATGCTACTCAATGGCCAATTCAAATAACACGTGCATATAATGATTCTGTTAATTTTAGAATAGGTTCAGCGGCAACTTCTGGTAATGAATCATTAGATATGCGTATTAGTAATAATACCTCTGGAGGTGGTGATGAAGTATATATTGATTTAGTAAATGCAGGACAAGGAGTTTCAATTAATCCAAAACTTGGTGTAGGAATACGTGTACCAGCAGAAACATTAGATGTAAATGGCAATAGCTATATAAGAGGAGCATTATATTTAGATACTCAATATCATAAAACATCGTATGGTATACATTTCTATAATAGAGCATATAACACATGGATTGAATATATGTCTAATAAAGATAAGTCTCCTGGTGGTGCGGCACATCCAGCTGGAACAGTTGTAACATCATGGGCTATGAGAAGTATTATAGAAAATGCTGCTGGTTATGGATGGATATGGGAAAGCTCTGCTAATGCTGCTGGTTCAGCTATCTCAAATATGATGGAGTTAAGCTCTAATACTGGTAATCTATGGGTTAAGGGAAGCATTACAGCCCCATCATTCTTAGGTACTGCTACAACTGCAACTAAACTTGGAACAGCTTCTGTTGGTAATAGTGTACAGCCTATATATTTATCCAGTGGAGTGCCAACAGTGACTAAATTATATTCAGTAGTATATAATTCTACTGCAGCTGCAGATGATTATTATAAGATTGCAGATATTAACTTAACAGGAACTAATTATAGATGGATAAAATTACATGTATCATGTGGAAGACAATCAACTATATCAGGAATATTATATGTACAATGTAATAGTAGTTCTAATCAATATGCTGCGTCTGCTATAAAATTCCATGCGCTTTCAAGTGGATTACCATTAGATAATTTTAAACTATTATACTTTAATGGATCTGATTCTGTGACATTTGAAGTATGGGCAAAATTAACCGGCCGATATAATTCATTAGCATTTAAGTTTATTGATGGAGGCTCATGGGGTGGTAATGGATATAATTATTTTAATCTATATTCATCTACTTCTGCAGGTGCTACTGCATTACCAACAACAACTACAATTGGTTCTAATACAGTTAACTTAACGGGAACATTAAATTGTACTTTAGATGCTTTAGCTTCATCTGCTACAAGTGCTACTAATGCAGTTAATGCAACAAATGCAACAAATGCTACAAATGCTACAAATATATCAGGAGGTGCTAAGAATCAATTATTATATCAAACAGGCGCAGGTGCAACAGGCTTTATAACAGCACCAGCCAAAAATGATGCAAATAGTTCATATATGCTATCATATACAGCTGGAACATTTGCTTGGATCCCGCCTAAAGTAAAACAATGGCAAACAACAGGAAACTATAATTATCCAATGTTGTTCAAGTATACAACTGCAACTGCAACAATTACTGATGAAACTCGTTTTTGTTCTAGTATTAAAGCAAATCCATCAACAGGTACAATTACTGCAAATTATTTTAATGGACTGGCATCTGAAGCAGATCAAATATATATTATAACGGCTTCATCAAGTACCCAATATTATTTATTAGGTAGCACAAGTCAAGGTTCAAGTTCAGGTACAATTCTATCTATTTATGCTGGTGCACCATATTTTAAGGGTAATGATGTATATTCAGCATCAGATAAGAAATTGAAGAAAAACATAAAACCAATATCTGATGAATTCATAAATAATATATTTAGTTCTTATTCTAACATTGTAAAAGAATTTGACTGGATTTCTTCTAATAAGCATGCTACAGGTTTTATTGCTCAAGAACTATCATATGTTATACCTGAAGCAGTAGACTATAGTTATGAAAGTTATACATATTCAGTTAACTATAATTCAGCATTATCTAAATTAGTAGGTGCATTAATTGAAAAGGTAAAAGAACAAGATAAGAAAATTAGTTATTTAGAAACATTAATATATGGCAATAACAGATAAATATTTAACCGGTAGTGATATTGGTAGAATAATGACAAATTATACTGGAGTTTCAAATAAAGTATTTAAAGTTTCTGCAGATTCTAACAGATATATACCAAGAAAATATTTTGAAGCTAATGAAGCTGATTTTACTGGAATAAATGAAGTTCATTTTTTTGTTTGCCATCATACTGGTGATCCACTAAGTACTAGTGATTTTTATGATAGTAGCAAGAATATATTAATAAAAGATGGAGAATTATATTCTTGGCGAGATACCGCATTCCAGACACAAGGTTTTATTGATGCTGATATCTATATAGATAATACAGGAGGATTATCAATTGATGACTCTAGTTCAGGAGCTGATAGGTTTGGTAATATTTTTGAGGCTGGTGGTTTGTATTTATATCCATTTAATCGAGAGCCATTAAATACAAATAGTACAGATTATTATGAAATGAATCCAAAGAATGGGCTCTTCTATTCACAAGGACAATTTTCATTAGGTCCATATTATAGAGGAGCTATAACTCTACGGTATCATGGTAATATGTCAAACTCTTCTGCTACAGATATACCTATAATAAAGATGACTTATACATCTAATAATAGTAATTCAACAATGTATTATAATTACGGGGGGGCGGTTATTTAAATTATAATATAGTAATCCCCGTTTATCATAATGGTAGTTGTATATTTCAACATACTGTTGATTTAACATCTACACGTGTTGGTGGATCACAATCAAATATTTCTTGGTTAACAGCATCATCAAATATGTCTTCAGCAACTTTACTAAGTTTTTATTATGGAGAAAGTGGAATATTATTACCTAAGTCTACTAGACCTGCAAATAATTCAATTGAAACAATAACATTAAGTGGAAGAGGATTTAGCAGATCATACCAAGTTCAATGGTGTAATATAAATAATTTATATGTATGTAAGATTGGAATTCAATTTCTAAGATCAACTAATGCAACAAATAGATATCAAGGTTATTTAATTAATAATTTTAAATGGGCTATAGGAGTTCAATGGGGTTGGATCATAACTGCAACATCTAGATCAGAAGCAGTATCTCAATATCAAGACTTATTGACAACACACGGATATGAATTTATTCCTTATACATTTGTTAATTTTGATCATATTAAACCTGATGGATCAACATTTGCATTTAATGAAGGATACATGACATATATTTATGTTGTATTTCCATATTTACCGTTTTTTAATGCCGAAAATCATCAATGGATTATTTTAACTATGCATAAAATAAATTACAATACTTTTAGTAACAAGTATTCTCCTCTTGGGGATGTTACTGCTATTAATTATAATACACCTGCTACATATATAACATATAGAGCATCTGGTCAAGGTGGTCCTATATTAGTGGAATATACATCTGGAACTAGTGGAAGTATATCGGGTACAACTAGATATACTTTTACTGGAACATTAACACCTGCTGGTACACCTACATTAGGCTCTGCTGATACTTTATTAGTTGACGTATCTCCTGCTAATATAACTTTAGCAGATACAAAACTTTCTAATGCTGATGGAGATCTAATTATTGGAGAAGGATATTTTACTGTAACAATCGGTGGTTAAAATTATAGCTTATAGTTTATAATTATAATAAAATATAATAAAAAAGAGGAGTAGTTAACTACTCCTCTTTTGTTACAAATATCTCATAAATTGCCTCTAAGAAATCTGGTGCTTTGATTTTCTGCCCATTAATTTCTACATCATTTGAAGAATTAGTCTCAAGAATCTCAGAATATTCATCAATATTAAATGCATATTCTTTTACTTCATGAGTTTCAGCGGCAAGCTTATTGATATAGTCAACTGTCATAGCATTATATTCTGCTGTCAAGTTGTTTAATTCTGTGTTTTCTTCTTCAGTACGATCTTGTTTTCTTTGAAGTTCATTAAATCGTTCTGAAATAATTCCCTTTGTAAATTCTTGAACATCATTATCAAATTCCTTATGTACCTTTCCGTATTCAATACGCATGCTCATAAGTTTGATCTTTAGATCTTTACTAAGTTGTGAATTACCATCTTTGAATTGTATTTGACTTACAAAATTATGTCTTAATACAATATCATTTGTTGTCATTTTCATATTTTTTAAGCTTAAAATATATTTTTATATGATTTCCAAATCATCCTTTTTTTCTTGAGGAGTCTTACCTCCCTGATTTTGCATATTTTGTTCATCCTCAATATGGAATGTCATTGTCTTGTATTTGTCAGGATATATGTAAGCAAGCATCTTTGTATTTAGTCTTGACATTTCATTGAACCCTTCATCATTAGATGAATGATTATGAAGAATTGCTTCTAAGTCTACCATTGCTCTTCCATACATTGCCTTCATTACATTCAAATCTCCCTTGAAACGTTCAAACAATTCTGCAATTGCTGTAATAGTACCAAGCCGTGTATCAACCATATTAGTACGAATGATAGATCCTCCAGCAGCCCTGTAATTGATTTCTGTATTTGGCATTATTACTATTTTCTTAGCATTGCTTATCCATATAGGTATTGTTCGTACATCTTCAAATGTTCTTACTGTAGAATATGGATAAGACTCAACCATTTCTCTGGTATATATCTTTGACCATACATTGAACTTTATGAGATTGTCTTTGAACAATGCTATCTCTGCTAATGAAGGATTGTTTTCTATTACTATTTTCTGTGGTGCTGTATTATTGATTTGCTGTCCATTAGGTTGATTGAACAGTATACCAAATTCAACGATGTCTGCATTCTCTTCTTTTATAGTATGATAAGCTCTAAGGATGAAGTCAGTATGAAGATAGTAGTCATCAGCATCAAGGAACATAAAATAGTTACCTGTTGCATTATCAATACCAAACTTTCTTGCTCCACCGCATCCAAGATTCTCATCAGGTTCCACAAGTTTGAAGTCTATCTTAGGATTTCCAACCTTATTGACAAAATCCTGTACTAGTTTATGAGTATTGTCTGGAGTCTTGTCATTTACTAATACATATTCAACTTCAAAATCATCACCAACTATTTGCTGGTTTACACTATTTATAGCATCAATAACAAATTTCTCTGCATTGTAGTATGTTGTAATTACACTTATTCTATCCATAGTCATTATCTCCTCTTTATTTGTTCAGAATAAGAACAGTATTATTACTTAATCGCTCTAATACATAGAATTTCTTGTTCTTTGATGTATTTGTTGATGGGACTGCTATTCCTTGTAGTTCTTTAAGTTTTCCAGTATAAGCTTCACAGAACTCTCCTGGCTTGCATTCCCCATTGTCTCTTACAATTGTCTTTCCAATAAGGTTGACTCGTATCCATTCTTGACGATTAGCTCTTTGAACATATTTACGATTCTTATCAAGGAACTTGTTCTCAATACGAATGAAATGTTCCCATGGATAAGTCTTGATATAGTTCAATTCTAATAGTTGATCATATTGTTTTGCGCCAACTGCTAATCGTTCTTTTTGAAGATATAAGTCTCCGTATTCATTACAAAGATAAGAGTATTTCCATTCATCTGGATTGTCTGATGTATCCTGAGCACAAACAGTAGTCACTCCAATAATAAAGTCATCTCCAGTAGCTAACTTTATCTTATTGGGATCTCTTTTGTCAAATGTAACAAATCTTCCCAATTTGTTTTGTTGTTCTGGAACTTCATACCATTCATACATTTCAGCATACCCAAATCCTTGTATATTATCATCTCTCATAATTGTTAGTCTTCCATAAATTTATTACGAAAATCAACATAGTATTGATGATAATACTCATTTGATTTCATTCCTGTTTTTCTGTTATAAAGTTTGAGATCTTTGTTTAATGACTTAAGTTCTTGCTTAGTATTCACAAACTTTACTGGTAAGCCCGCAACATAAGCTCTCATAAACAAATTAACAGTAAAAGCGTCTGGATCATTCATATATTCAACTTTCATTACTGGGTTGATTAATGCGTTTTCCATAGCTATTTCTTTACCTTCTTCTGCAGTAATAATCAAATCCCCAGGATTTTGACGTGCTATGCCATATAATATGACAAATTTATGACGGTTAATACTTGGGTCAAATACCTTATACTTCAAAGCAACAACAGTTGTAGCACATTCAACTCCATACTTTATATAAGGACGCCCGTTAATAATCACTTCTTTAGACCTTGTTCTGTCTTCATCAATATTAGAAAAACAATATGTTTCTAATAGTTCTTTACTTAACCAGTCTAACATAATGATATTTCAGTAATTCGCTGCTATATATATTTATTATATGTAATATTAACTATATGTAATATTAACTATATGTAATATTAACTATATGTCTTAATTTCTCTTAATATATATTTAATATAGACAATGTTTTTAAATAATTTTATAAAATAAATGAAAAAATTTTAAAATAAAAATTAAGAATTATACATTCATGAACATAAGAGAAATATTCATCAGAACCACACTTAAATGTCCTCTGTGTGCATCAAATCAAGTTTTAATATAATTATATATCCTTGAAATGAATACATACAGAGGACATTCTGTGTGTTTTAATATATATAAAATTATTCAGGATCTATTGAATTTTCAGGATCTACTGGATCTGGTGTAGGATCATCAATTGGCTCTACTGGATCATTAGGATCTTGAGTATTAGAATCATCAATTGAATCTGGCGTAGGATCATCAATTGGATCTGGTGTAATATCATCCATTGGATCTGTTGGTTCTATTAATTCATAATGTATTAATTCAGGTTGAGGAATATCTGATTCTGATTCATAGATGTCATGTTCATTTACATATAGCATAAATGATTCATTAGCACTGTTATGTTGAATTCGATATATAAAAGTATCATTTTCATTCCAACTACTTATTGCAACTATTATACCTTCATAATATTTATGATTATTATAGAACCATACCTTATCATTTTCACTATATTTAGATGTTATCTGCATAATTTATATATATTATTTATTTTTTAATATTTTTATGTTTATTCTTATTTTTTTAATAAGTTAATTAAATCAATTCCGTAAGTTACAGATAGATTGATAGAAGGAGCAAATCTCTTCTCTTGCAAATCATATCCATAACCTACAGAAGGTCCTATCACTAATGAAGTCAGACGTCTTCGTGGCTCTGGAATAGTAATGCCTTGTATCTTGTTGAATTGGATATAAGGATTATTTGATTTTACAAATACTTGATTTTTCTCAATAGCAATTGTATAATCCATGAAGACCTTATCATTATTGATATTCAGACCCAAAATAGAATCTTGAAGAAAGACATTCCCATTCAATGCTCTAAACTGATTGTCAAACGAGAACTCTTTGGTAAGAATTGGGTATCTTACTAAAGTGTCTTTTTCAATGATCCAAGCAGTATCTTTCTTTCCATTATCTACAGTTTGATTGATATATACAACAGATGATGGATGCTTTATCTCCTTCATGTCTTTTATAACATTATACAAACTGTCATTAGCAATCTTCAATGTGTTGAGATCACCTTCTAATAATGTCTTAGAAACATATAGCTCATTAGCCTTAGTCTTGTGATATTTGATAGAATCAGTAAGAGCAACGATATTGTTATTATTCTTTCTAACATTGTTTGAGCATTGTCTGATTGCAAACAAATTAGAAATCAATAATAAGAAACTAACTAATCCAAGTATGAACATATACTTGTAAGACTTCCAGCTATTCATAATCTAAATCATCTATATATTTTTTATCCTAATGACTGAATCTGCATTTGTATTTCATCTATATTAGTATTCCGTATGATGTTGTTGTATGTTCTTGACAGTTCAACTTCATAATGTGGATTACTTGCATATCTTGCACCAGAACCAGTAGTATATCTTTTCATAAGATGATGTTCCGTTCTTCCCTTTACAAGATAGCTTTTCTTAAGCAGTTTGCAATAGTCATTGATTGCTTCTTGATATGATGAATATCTTCTGACAGCTACACCAAAAAGAGATCTACGTGATGATTCTCTTCCTGCTCCTGCTGTACCAAAGATTGTCTCTAGTTGAGTTTGAGCTAACATAAAAGATAGATCAATACCATATTCTAAAGAATGATTGACAAATTCACGAGGAAGACTTTGATGGAATCTTGGAGTTATTTTCCTCATATATTTGTCAACTTCATCAATCAAGATTTCTTTGATACTGTCTTGTCTGGTCTTCAATATTGACTTATATATAGAATCTTTCTTCAAACTATCTTTAGCAAAAAGAATTGAATCTATCTTTCCAAACTTGGCAGTATCATATTTATCATAACACATTGTTACCTGTTTGTTGTCAATTCCATTTGTATATATTTTAGCTTTATTCACATTTGTCATTGATAACACAGGTAATGAAATCAATAATGCGCATAATAAAACTCTCTTAAATTTCATTTTTCTACTCATATTATTGTATTTGATATTTTTATTTTTCATGCATATAATTATTGGACATCTTCTCGGTCAACATATGCATTTAGTCTTCAAAAAATCATACCCAATTTTTCTGCCTCAAAAATTGATTTTTATTCGACTTTCTTATACGTATTAAAATTTCCTTCCAGTGAAAAATTAAAATACGATAAAGGGTATCTGATATAATATAAATAATTTTATAGAATATCAATCACTTCTCACTAGAAGTATAATACCCCTTTCATATCGTTGCTTTTATTTTATTATTTATTTTGATTATTTGTTATTTTATCCTAATAAATCATCTGAAGAATCTCCTCTTGAACTGTCATCTTCATCATCTGATTCTTCTTTGTTTGATTTCTTGTCCTCTTCTTTCTTGTCATCATCTTTCTTTTCATCCTTCTTTTCAGATTTTTTCAATGACCAGATTGCAGGATCATTTGTTTTCTCTGCGCCAAGGAATTCAAGAACAGATTCAATAAGCTTCTTTACTTCATCAGGTAATTGGAACATTGAGTCTTTTACAAAGTCCTGTACCCATATGCCTTCTTCTGAATCATCAAAGATATTCAACAATGATCTTACAGATTCGGATGATTTGTTATGAGGACGTTTTCTTGTATATTTCCATCTTAAAGCAATAGACTCATCGCCATCTTTAGATTTTACACCAGCAAAATAGTATTCTCTTGGAAGTTCCATTTCTTGAGTTACCAAAAGTTCTAGTTGTTGTGCTGCTTTTACTTTGTCTTTAGCTTTTATCAATTCACTAATCTTTTCCTTTGTGATGTCTTTAAGTTCTTCATCATCATCCGATTCTGTAATGAATGCAAACATTTCAACTTCTTCAGCATCTATTGTACGCATTTCACTACATGGAAGATTAGCTGGTTCAGGTTCTACTCCTGGCTTTGCTCCCTTTATGTCATTGGGAGAATAATATACAACAAAATATTGACCAATTGGAATAAGCTTTTGAACACTTAAACCACTTTGTCTAATCAATGAATCAATACTTACATTTCTCATTGATGTCATATCATACAAGATCTTGTTCACTTCTTCTTTTGACACAAACTTAGAAGAATTAAGCTTAACTGAAAAACCATCTTCTGCAACAGATGCAACAATTCCTGTCAATGGGCCAAACAAATTTCTTATTTGAGCCACAATATTACCAACAGGAGTAAGATGATTCATTACACCAGTATTTGAATATGCATTGCCTGGATTAACATCGGCAGTTACACATCCTTCATTTATTGATTTACTGAATTTCTTCATACTGCTATTATCTTAAATATTTGTTTATGAATTTATATATTAAAAATAAAATATTTGTTCTATAAGTTTGCTAGTACTTATCTAATATTAAATATTATATTTATTATTCATAAACTAATGTATTATTATGTTGAATAATAGTATTTATATTTGATCTAAATTTATTAATAGCATCATCATATATTAAACCAAAATTATCTTTAATACTATTATTTTCTAATTGATTATATACTGAATCTATTTCATAACATCTTCCTAATTCAATATATCTATATTTTTCATGTAATTTATCTGTATTTATTTTATTAATTTCTGTTATTCTATAACTAATAAATACAATTCCTTCAAGATTTTCTTTAGTTATTTCTTTTATAGTTTGTGGATGATATTTAAAATATTCTTCTTTACAATAATATCTAAATGGAACAGAATGAATTTTTAAATTATCTATATTTTTAAATACTTCTTGAAATACTCCATCATCTTGAATATGTTCAGTATTTGGATGAATATGATCTAATAAATAATGACAAACCATATTATCTAATATTAAACTATTACCACGATAATTAATAATATTATCTTTTATACATAAGCAGCCATTAGCAATATTATAATTATTATCTTTTAAGAATTGACAATATTGTATTAATATTTTTGGATTTATATATGTTGTAAGATTAGTACGGACAACAAAATCATATTTATCAATATCTAATTGCTGAAATGCACAAATTGTTTTTTCATATGTATGCCAAAAATCATCTTCGCAATCACAATAAATTATATCATCTATAATTTCATTTCTATTTGATCCTTCATATCTATATACATCAATTCCTTCTTCTTGAGCATGTTTAATCCATGTATTTTTATCTACCATTACTTGGTATTGAAATATTTGATGATGAGAGCATAAACATAAAATACAAATCTTTACATCATTTTTTTTCTCCATAATATAATTTAAAAAATTCTTTATATTTTTCTTCACAATAATCTATTATGTTATTGTCTATTTCTTTTATTTTGTCTTTCCAGAATCTAATATTCTTTGGCCATGCGTGACAAGCCATAGGTAAGAATTCTTTATCATTAACAAAATTAGCATATACTTCTGGATTCATATCTAATGCAAATCGACCAGCTTCTTCCCATGAAGGAATATTAGCATCCCAATAATAACGGAACACATTATAGAAATATACATCTTCAAACTTAAGTTTTTCAAACAAATTATTATTATAAGTTGACTTATAGTATGTCAAGAATTCTCCTTCTGGATTTGTGACATCTTTGAATGTACTAATCTTTCTTAAGCTTAATCCGCCATTGCCGACTTTTGGCTTCCATACAATATCATTATTGCTTTTCCATCCACTATATTCAGAAATGATTGGTGCTCCTATATAGTCATATCCCTTATCACACCATTTTTCAATATTATCATTGAATAGATAGCAATCAAACTGCCAGATAAGCATATAGTCATAATCATCAAATGAACTATAGAAATCATAGTTAACACATAACTGACTATAAGTGAATTCACTTTTGAAATATTTGGCATCAAAATTCTTTCTTTCTATCAATAACTTATCTTTCTTAGACAATTCATTTTTTATGACAGTATCATATGCAGTTGTATCAAGGTCATCTGGGCATATGAAGAAAATATTGTTGTCTTTGTTTTTGAAAGTATTGATAAAGTTTCTAAATGATAATTCCTCTGTTATACTTAAATCTGTTTTATAGACAGGAATTACAATACAAAATCTATTATTCATATATTGTAAAAAAATATTTTTAATATTATTAAAATAGAAATACTATGGGTTAAATTCCATTTAATTTTTCATTTTTTACAATATTTTTATTATATAGTCCTCTTATATATAGTTGTTTTTCTATTGTCATTTTATTTATCTTAAAAAATTGTTCAATCCAATTATTAGTTTTAAAGAAATCTTTATTTACATCCGGAAATCCTCTTTTAACTTTAATATGATAATATTCATCAATTGTCTTTGTAACATAATGCTTGAAATGTGCTTCAGTAAAGTTATACGGAACAAGAAATGGACTATTTGACTGACATACATTACCGGTGGCATCACAACATTTAAAATTATTTTCAGGTGTATGTGGACTATAAACAAAAATTAATCTTTCTAATCCTCCTCTAATAATTGATTTAATATGACAATTAAATGTCATATCATTTTCTGTAGTCTTAAAATTAAAAGGTAATATTGGATTAATAAATCGATCTTTTAATTTTTTATTTTCATAATATACTAAATCATTATCACCATAAATCATCCAATTGATATGAATCATTTGAAAACTATTGAATTTCGGTTGAGCTAAGAATTCATGAATATTATTAAAATGCTCCATATAAAGAAATTCATCACAATCTATAAAAAGAATCCAATCATATTCATTTTTATGAAGTTCATAACATTTCATATAAGCTTCTAGTTGACATACTTGTCTATTTCTGTAATTAATAATTTCAACTAATCCACTATTTATATCTTGTTGTAATACATCTTCAAAATGATCTTCTCCATCATAGTTATTGTCATGAATGAATATTTTATCAATTCCAATATTTCTATAATGATCAACGAATTCATTGATATATCTATTTTCTAGTCTACCAACAGTACAAATTGCTACCTTCATAAATTTTGCCTCTATATATATTTTATTTATGTTGTTAGAACCTGGAGACTTAAATTTATTGTTTGAACTGTCCTGGAGACTTAAATTTATTGTTTGAACTGTCTCCAATATATAACAAATGTTGTTAGAACCTGGAGACTTAAATTTATTGTTTGAACTGTCTCCAATATTTATGTATCTGTGCTAATGTTGCTTTTGAAAAGTGTCCTTCAGTACAACAAGCAGTAGGTAATAGTCTTGTTGGAAGAACATATGATTTGCCTCTTAGAACTGGAATATACATCTTTATACCAAAAGCAATTTTTGTATTTCTTTTTAAAATATTTTTCAAAGCATTATAGTTAATGAATCCGGATGGTTTTTCTGGTGGATCATTAAAATGTTTCTGAAAATGATGTTTAAATACTTCATATGTGGTATGGAGAATTCTTGCACGAACTCTTGGTGGATAGTAATGAAGATTAAGTCCTACTTCACGTATATCACCATTATTTGTACGAGTAATTCCCAAGAACATTGTGAACGGTGTCTTGTCATAGTATTCAAGTTCTTCCTTATACTTAGGTTCAGCATAGCCAAATATGACACATTGCCCAGGAAGAAGATATTTAGTTGTAGGCTTACATACCTTGAGAAGATCTGCATAAGCCAATTTTGATCTAATGTTTGTTGGACGATGAATCAACGGATGACTAGCAATTGCTTCATCCATTCTGAATTCTTCAATACTTTTTGCATCATATATGAATCTATCAATATCATGCAATGTCTGCATCCCATCTAATTTAGAATTATCATTAGGTTGAGTAGTATCTTTGGCAATTATCTTAAAAGGCATTTAATGATTGAATATATATATTTATGTGAAGAACTTTTCTGTTACTATAATGAATTTCATGTTATGCTTTTCTGCAAATTCTTTTGCTGCAGTCCATTTGTCTATATTCTTTACCCATGCTTCTTTCAGCCAAATAGTATCTGTCATATCTGGCTTTATTGTCTGATTATAAGGCTTTACTTCTACGATGACCTTGTTCCCTTGCTTGTTTTCTAGAATATAGTCAGGATAGTATTTATGTTCTTTTTGGTCTAATCTACAGAAATATGGAATCTCTATTGGTTCAGACGCCCATTTTATAATAGATGGATTATTTTCACAATATTGGATGAATTGTAGTTCTAATCCACTTCTATAGATAATAGGTTCATTCTTTAAAGAATCCGCATATTTCTTCAACAATTTTGGATTGACTATTCCTTGCTTATAGAACCCTTTCTTGGGCTTCATATTCTTGATGAATGATGTCATATGCTTGTTTGTTATTACCTATAATTTTAATTAAAAATATAATTTATTTTTAAATATAAAATAAGAACATATACAAATTAATTTCACTATTTTATTTATGGCAAGCATAGTTTTTGATGTTAAAAGTAATAAGAAGACAAATATCAAGCAAAATATCATTAAGAAAAAGGAAAGAATCTATCTCAATTTTCATCATAAAGAGCCAGAACAACCAGTGTATTATACATATATGAATGAAGAAGGACAAGAGAAAAGATTTGACAATTCTAGTTACAATATATTGAAAGTATCAAGTGATGAATATGTTGCTAAGAAAAACTATGTGACTAAACTTCCAGTAACTTTTGTCAAAGGTTGTTCAAGTGTCAATTACCAAAGAGAGCGTTTTGTTGATAATGAGAATAAAGAATATTTTGGTGATATATATTATGATAGTGAAAATGACAAATATTACGGAATAGACAAAAGAACAAAATGCTTTAATAAGAAAATCAAACTATTTGAAGAATAATATATAATATATAACATATAAGAACCATGGTAAATAAAATAATAATAGATGATGTAAATATTAGTTTAGATGAATCTACTGTATTTCCATTTACTTATAATTTCACTCGTTCAGGTGTTCATAATGTAAAGATTGGATTGGAAAATACTAATGAGATTTGTGCTTATGCATTCAAGAATTGTGATGATTTGACAAAGGTTGAATTCCCATCAATGATTACAACAATCAAAAGAAATGCATTTGAAAACTGTGTAAAGTTGAAGAAGATTGAACTTCCAGAAACTATTGATTATGTTGGACCAAATGTTTTCAATGGATGTACCTCATTAACAGAAATCCAGTTTACAAAAAAAGAAGATCCTGAAACACGTGTACCACCAACAATCTTCTTTTCTGATCTTGCTCCTACAACATTTTGCTATATTCCAGATGGATCAAAATTTGTAAAGGTAGAAGATTTTGATCATATTGTTACTGATGGAAGTGTTCAATATTTTACTAAGAATGAAATCGGTGGTTATGATGAGATTGACTATGAACTTCTATCTGATGGTGGAGAATATTACTATGATCAGTGGAATGAAGTACATGATTATTCACATGTCATTGAAGAGAGATTCAGAGTAAAACCTGAAGAAATCAATTTCACTTATAATGGAGCTAATATGCGTTCATTTGAGACAACATATGCATCTACACAGGATCAAGTAAAACAGATCTATGGATTCAATATACTACCACAAAATACTACAAATCAGAAGATTACATATCTTTCATCAAATAGTGATATTGTAAGTATTGATCAGACTGGTGAGATGACATTCAAAGCAAACAAATCTGGTAATGTTATCATATATGCTTGTACAGAGCCTTACTATGATGGAACATATTTTTCTGCTTCTCTTTCATTACCATTCCGTAAGAATGCATCAGGTCTTTCAATGATAGAGAAAAATATAACAATTGAAATAGGATCTATCTATGATATTACTGAATGGATTTCAAATCCAAATAACTTACCATTAGATGGTAATTTGTCTATTGTTGCTACTTCAAATGCTTCATGGATTTCAATAAACGAAGCAGAACATAAGATTACGCCAGCTTTATCACGTGTAGGAAATGTTGCATTAAGCATTCAATATAAGGGTACTGATCTTTATGCTGCAACATTTATGGATGTCATGATAACAATTGTAAAGGGTAGTAAGCAAGATTCTGGAATATCATTCAATAATGCAATGCCAGTTTCTCCAGTAACATTATATAAAGATGAGATTGATCTTGCTAAGATAGAAATCAACAATCCTCATTCATTACCTGTTACTTTCATTTCTTCTAATGAAGATCTTGTAACTGTAGACAATGAAGGAAATCTTACATTCAAGGATGCAACAGGAAATGCTACAATAACAGTAACATTTGAAGGATCTGAAAACTATAATGCAACAATATTGAATTATGTAATCAATATTCAAGAACCTCTACCTGAAGAAATTCCTGACATTGAAATAGAATTTGAAACTGATGATGGAGATATTCAAATCATAAATAATAATGCAGAACCAGAGGCAGATCCAGATATCATTAATGAATATGAACCAGATACTAATGGAGATATTCAAATTATAAATGGCAATTAAAAAAAATAATACATAATATATAAAAATGAATACTAATCTATTTAAGAAAATAATTGTAAATGATAATGAGATTGATTTAACTCAATTATACGCTAATAATGGTAAATATACATTAGGTAATGGGGTTGAAAAAGCTACTGTTAAATTCTTTTTTGATGATGAAGTAACAAAAATAATTCCTGATGATATATTTGCAAATAATCCACAAATTGTAAATATTGAATTAAATGAAGAAATAACTGTTAAAGATGGTGCTTTTGCTGGATTGACAAATCTTAGTTCAGAATCAAAAGAAAAACTGTTGGATATTATTCATGTTAATCCTAAATCATTTAAGTATAATGTTACCATTGGAGATATGTATTGGAGAATACAACCTGAACATCAATATGTTGATCCTTGGGAAATAACAAATGCTAATGATGAATTACCAGAACTAGTGATTGCTATTCCAAATATTACAGTAAACCAAATTGAATTCACTTCATCTAATACAAATATTGCTACAATTAATAGTAATGGTATTGTTACTTTAACAGGTAATAATGGTGAAACTATTTTGACAGCTCATCTACTGGAAACTGAAACATATAATGAAGCAATATTTACAAAAACATTAAGTGTAAACATTCAAGAAGAACCTGATACTCCTGAAGTTCCAAAATATTATTTCTCTTATGGACAAACTGAAATAACTACTGATAATTATACAACGGCAAATGGTGCTCAAGAGATTGAAGAATATCCTGAAGAATCTACATATGAGGCACCAGCTACTGGTTATGTATATGTTTTGGTAAAAGATGATAAGACAGTACAATTTGTAGATCCAGGCTTTAATGATGCAGATATTACTACAGTTGATACAGAGGCTAATATTGAAGGATATAAAGTCTATAGATCAGCAAAAATAGTTGAAACAGGTATTATTAAGATAAAGATAAGTTAAATTAATAAATATAAAAATATATAACATATATAACAAATATGGCAAACATAGAAATAACACAGAATGGAATCACTTTCAATGCAGTAAAAAATGAAGGAATCGAACTATCTACATCTCCTATTGTTGTAAAAGGTCAAATTGGAACAGATGATGGTAAGGTTGTAAATGCTATTGATATCGATTGGAATGGGGCAGAAGTTAGTGAGGAAAAAGAAATCAATACCACTGGCGAATTATTATCTTGGATTAAAGAACTTGGAACTTCAGCAGCTCAACCCGGTGAAAACGGTAAATCTGCTTATGAAATTGCCCAAGAGAATGGTTTTGAAGGTACTGAAGAAGAATGGCTTGCATCATTAAAAGGTAAAGATGGATCATTTGATGCATCAGCTTTAGAAAACTATGCTTTAAAAACCGATTTAGATGATAAAGTTTCTTGGGTAGCATCTTCAGCCGAAAGACATCATATTGTATTAAAGAATCATGATACTATTCTTGGTACAGCTACTGATAATGTATCAACATATAATCTCGCAATGGTAAGTAAATGGAATGTTGCAGATTTTGGATCAGCTCAAATTCATATGAATCTTAATTCAATAGATGGTGTTACACTAAATGATAATCAACATATTGCTACAACTGCATATGTAACTCAAGAAATTCAGAAGATTGTTGGTGCTGCTCCAGAAGCTCTTGATACATTACAGGAAATCGGTGAGAAACTCGCAAATAATGATGATGCTGTAGCTGCATTAACTAATTCTATTGCTGCAAAGGCAAATATTGAAAATGTTTATACTAAAGATGAAGCAAATGCTGCATTCCAACCTATAGGTGAATATTTAACTGAACAAGATATCTCAGGTAAAGCTAATGTTGGAGATTCTTATACTAAAGAAGAATCTGACAATAAGTATGCAACAAAGGCTGAATTAGGTACATTTGGTGAAGAAACAGAATTAGAATATGAATTCATCAATAATGCTCAAAGCTGGCAAGAATCATATGAAAACGGTGTATTGAAGAAATATTATCAGAAATATCCAGAAGAAGATCTTTGGAATGCAGTAGAAAATAGAGCAGTAAACTTCAATGATAGATATTATCATGGAAATATTGGTAATGAAGCTGTTGAATGTGGAGCAACATGGGCAAGTGAAAGAGCACAGAAACTTGTCATCAATGATGTAACATATTATGCACCTATTTTCTATGGTATGGAAGCTCAAGATCTAGAATTGTTTAATGATATCAATTTGACAGAATCTACAGGACTAGTATTTACAATTGAATCTGTTGCATATAATGGAAATTGTGTACATTGTTGGGAAGGAACAGTTAATGCTCCAGGAGCAAAATTACCATGGGTAGCAATTAGTTTTGAAGATGATGCTAATGTAATGATCAAATTCCAATATGAAGGCAAAGATGATGTAACACCTTGGAACTTCACAGTATTTGGAGCAGGTGAAGGTCATAAGGCATGGGGCTTAGCTTCTCCTGCTTCTGAATTTGGAGACAATGATTTTGCAATTACCGAAAACGGTGGAGAAAATGCATTTGATACTAGCAAGTTCAAAGTAATTGGTGTAAGTGCAAATGTAAATATTCCTGCAGCAATTAAAGCTTACGTTGATATGGAAATCAAGAAGATCAAAGCATCATTATAACTTAAAAATATCGTAAATAACAAATGGGCAAATATTATTATATAGATGAAGAAGGAAATAAGAAATATTATGTAGGAAAGGTTGTAAAGAATATTTCCGAGAATACTATTGATGGTTTCTTGACTCAAACAAAGATAATAGAAGAAAAAGTAGAATTGACTTATTTTCCTGAGATTCAAGCCCAAGACGGATGGAACTCATATTTTACATATATTGAAAACGGGGAAGAGAAAATATATAATGGATTACGTTCAAAAATAAAGAAGAATCCAGATGCAACATATTTTCTATTATCAATACAGCAAATTGAAATTCCTCTAATCTATCATCCTGCTGTAGAAGCAAAAAAGGAATATTTTTCTTATTTGGATGACAATGATAAAGAAGTAAGATATGAAGGAGATTTAGATATTATCAAATATGACAAGAAGCTAAAAAGATACTATATTGAAAAGGACTAAAAAGAAAAATGGAAGAACTTAAGTTCTTCCATTTTTTATTCGTTAATTAAGATTTCAGTAACCTTCCTCTTAAATATATAATTATCTTCATCTATCATGATTAGTTCCCATCCATCCGATCCTAATTCATTTAATGTCTTTTCAAGAGATCTAAAACTAATCTTTTGAACTTTATATTCAAATTTGTCAACTCCTTCGTATATCATATTATTCAAATACTTTTATATATTCATTAATAATATCACAACACTTTGGTAGTTTTGATGCTTGTATTGTATCTTGTGCATACCAATACTTAATAACATTATTACCTTTCATAATTCTAATTAAATTAACATCTTCATCAATTTCTATTCGAATATCTTTATATTGAAAATAACAATTTCCATACGGTTGTGAATCATATTCAATCACTTGTCCATTTTTGTCTTTCTTATCCATGAATTATTTATTTTTTAATGTAATCAATATCTTTTTCGTGAGCTAAAATATAAAGATTTTTAAAATATTTGTCTATATTTGATTTTAATTCATTGATAATTCTATCCTTGTTAAGATAGTCATTTGATGGTTTTCGTAAAGAAGATTCAAGATGGGTTAACTCCAATACAATTTCATTAGAATATTTATCAATTAATTGGTTTTCACATTCTTTAATTCTTCTCTCATACTCTTCATCTGTCTCTTCTCTTTCATTATAGATGATTAATGTATTTTCAACTCCACCGCCATTTCCATAATGATCCTCTTCCATTTCCTTAGAATCAATTATACACCTAATTGGGGCATCTTCATATTCAGGGTGTTCCTTTAAAAACATATGATAAAGTTTTGCTGCTTCATTCTCGGGAGGCCAACATGATAGATGCTTACGAAATAACTCTTCTTTTATGTTCTGTTTTTCCATGAATTATTATATTTTAGTTAATAAAGATCTTTTTCAATTACCTCATCAGGAATCCATGTAGTATAGCTTCCATTCCATTTGTCTACAGGAACTCTAATCTTCTTGTATCCGAATGCTTTATAATAATATCCATCATCTCGTTTTTCAGATTTCTCAGTCCATGTCCAGAACCATTCACATTCAGTTCCATCTACAAGAACAGACTTATGATAATGCTCATGATCAAAACAATGTACAAGATCATTCCAAACAAATAGATCTTCAAAATCAAGGAAATAGAAGTTTTCAGGATTAGGAATGTCTTTTGTCAATGGTTTGAATTTCCAGTCAAATGTATCTATCATTTCTTGGTCACCTTCATTCCATTTCTCAAACATAGCCCATGCCTCTTCTTCAGTCAATTCATTATTGTCATAAATATTCTGGCATATCTTCAATACCTGAGGACGTAACCATTCTTCCCATGTTGTTGTCTCAAGCTTATAGCCTCTTTCATTATCTGCAAGAATGACATCAATATCTCTATATTTGAGAAAATCTTCCTTACTCTGAATATTGTAGTCTTCCATGAATTCACAAACAATATCCACCGCTGTTGTATAGATACGGTTAAGATTTGTTAATGGAAATCTAAAGCATGGATATGTGAATGCCATTCTCTGTTCAATTTCTCTATTCATATCATAAGCATTGAACAATTGACGTTCCTTAGTCATACGATTTCTACAATGCTTCCAAATATCATTAGCCCTCATATGAGATGCTATAGTATGACGTCCAATACAATAACGATAAGACATCCACATAGAATCTATTTCATAATCAGAAAGCATTGTATTCTCTCTTACTGCTTTCCTAAGATAAGTTTCCGCAAGATTCTTGTTTGCCTCACTTGCTTCATTAAATGGCTTTCCACCAACTTTTACTTCTCCTGTTTTAGTATCTATTGTAATTTTCATAAATTATTTAATTTTATGCTTTGACAAATATTTTCTATATAATGAATTAATAAATGCTATGATTTCTAGTAATATCCTTAATAACATTACACTACCCCAAATAGATAATGCTATAGCTGAAGGGATCCAAAGAGGGGACAATATCCATAATGGACCCCAATCAATTATTCCACTATTCTTTGCAAGTATGAATACTAATGTCAATATTACATACCACAAATTCATCAATGGTATTTTTATTCCTTTTTTCATTATTTCTTAACATTTACATTAATGTTCTTTTTTGCTTCTGAAAGTCTCTTATTGGCTTCATCTTGAATATTTAATGCCTGATTTAGACCTGAAACTTTCTCTTCATATACTTTTATTATTGTATTAAGCTTTGCAATTGAATCTATCATTACTGTATTGATTGAATCAAGTCGTGACATTTGTATTTGCTGTGTATTAAGTTCATTCTGTCTTGAACATGATTGTGTACATTTATTCAAACAAAATATAGCTAATACTACCATCACAATCTCTTTCCAATGAAGTTTAATCCATTCCATATTATTCTATAATTTAATGTTTTAGTTAATAATAAAATAGTTCATAAAGTGATATAATTCATCATAAAAAATTATTTTTAATTATATAATTAATATAGTATTTTTTATGCAATCATTCAATAGATATATTACAGAAAGAGAAATTGAAACACTTAATGAAGGATTACTTGGTAAGATATCTGAGTGGTTTAAGAATCTATTCAAATCACAACAAGAATTATCACCCGATGAAGTAACTTTCACAATAGACAATAAGAATATCAAAAATATAAAAAGCCCTGATAGTCCATCAAAATTATCAGACACATTAGCAGATAAGAATGAAATGAAGATAATTAATGATGAGAATATTGGGTTCCCTATTACATCTAAGTTGATATCTAAAAAGAATGAATATTTTGTTCATGAATCTCCTGACAACAAGAAGAAAATTGAATATCCAATAAAGATAGACAGATATTTCTATATAATGGATGAGAAGACAGACAACAAGAAGTATATAGGTATAATATTGTTTGATGAAGATACAAAAAATGATGAAAACTATGTTAATGTATTTAATGTAGAAGTGATTGATTCAATTGACAACAAAGAAGCAGTAGAAAAGTATATCTATAGTATCTTTGAAACAAATATGAAGAACAAAAATTTCAATGGTGCTAAATATATTCTATCTTTGCCTGAAATAAAGAAGACTATGACTACATTATTAGGTTATAAAGTTCAAAACAACAATAAAAATATTTTCTTTAAGAATTTTAAATGAAGACTTTACAACAATATTTATTAGAAGAATTAGAATACAATGATGAGATACATGAAGGAAAGATTTGGGATGCTATAAAAGAATGGTTTAATAATCTTTTTTCTCCATCAACTAAGAAATATGACAGATTCCGTTATGATCCGGATGAATATGATAAGATATTTAAGGGAGATAGTATAGAGAAATATAAGCAATATATTAAAAAGCATTTTGATCTAAACAAATGCAAAATGATGTATATTGATCAAAAGCATATAAAGAAAATTATAGCTCCACAAGGTGTCATTCCAAATGAAGATGATAAACTTGGATTCTATAAGTTCATTGAAGACTATGTGACAAAAGAAAATAACAAAAATGATTTATACTATGGTCTATGCTATGAAGATGAAGAGATAAAAGATATTGTTGCATTGATAAAAGGTAGAAAGAATGATTTTGACTTAGATTTACTTAAGATTCAAATAATTACCGAATATGAAAAATCTATAAAACTCCAAAATGTTGTTGAAATTCTTTTAGACAGTAAAGATATCTTAAAAGCTAAAGATTTTGTCAAAATACAATGTCAAGAGAAAGCAAATAAAGAACTGTATAATCAACTTTTGAATGATTGTGACTTTGTAAAAGAAAACAAGTTATTTGGTTCAGTAGCTGTTAAAGAAATCAAATATGATGACAATAAAGAAGACAAAAATGAAAAAGTATAATGAATATATAAGACATAGACAAATTGAAGAATCTATAGATGATAATTTCTTCTGGAAACTTAATACATATTTCAATAAGAAAGATGATGAAAAGAAATCATTTATAGATGTTGTTGACTATTTCAGGAAAACACCTGGGTTTAACCAGAAATCAATTGAAGACTATATGAATATGAATAAAGACAATAACCCTATATTTGGTGGAAACTTAAAGATATTCATAGACTTCATTGATGATACTATACATATAGATATTAATCAAACTAAAGACTATATTTACGGACTATATCTTATATTAAAGAAAATCATTGAAGACAAGACAACAGGACTCTCATATACAAATAAAGAAAATTTATAATCAAACATAATCAACAAAGAGTAGGATAACGTTATCCTACTCTTTCTTTGTGTATAATAAAATATATAAAATATATAACAAATGATGTTATCTACGTGGTCTTTCAGGACGAACAAATGTAACTATAGCTAATCTGTTCAACTTGACTCCCTGACCTTCGGCACTCTTTACAGTAACTCCTCTACCCTTAAGATAGTCTGCTACTGCCTGAGCACGTTTGTCTGACAACTCTTTATTAAATTGTTCTTTTCCATCAGGAGAAGCTGTAGCTGTAATTTCTACAGTCATTCGCTCATCAATCTTATCAAGCTTAGCCTTTGCCTCATCTAACAATTCATAAGAACCAAGCTCAAACTCAATTACCTCAAATGCAGGTACAGGAACCCTTACGGCAACTTCCTTTGTAACTTCGCGTGGAGGACGATTCTCACAAGCTGCAAGAGCATCATTCAATCTTGAAATTTCATCCTGCATCATGCCTACATCATAAGTCTTGAAATTATGTGTTCCATTGCTTGTCTTGAATTTGTAGACATAACCAACAGATACACCAACCTGTGCATGCTTACTATTGAAATGTACATAATCACGAGGACCATTTGTCAAGTTCCAATAGATACCTGGCTGTACATATAACTGATGTGATCTTGTCTTACCAAGATTCCAAGCAAGATTTACGGCAGTCTTTGCTATAAACTCATCATTGTCTTCATGACCATAAGTGCCATCAAGATTGTGGTCACCATAGATATGAAGCCAACCGATACCAGCTACACCACTTACTTCAAACTTACGAGGTGTTCCAAGATATCCAAAGAACAAGTTACTAAAATTAACTGTTCCATTTACACAAAGATCAATTGCTTTGAAAGCAGTATGTGAATTAGCAAAATTAGCATCACCAAGCCATGTTACACCTTCAATCTGTGCACCAAATACAGGAGTAAACTCTTTTCCAAGTACTGCACCAACAGTTGCATTTACTGGGAAAACCTTATTGAACTCTAAATTAGTGGTAGCGCCGGCATTTACACCAACATACCAATTGTCAAAAAACTTGGGTGTCTCAATAGCGGTCTGAGCGGAAACACCCATTACCATGCTGAACATCAGCATCAAACTTAAAATAAACTTCTTCATCTTTCTACGTCTTTTGTTTAAATAAATTTGTAAAATAATAATTCTTAAAGTAAAATCTCTTTATATATTTTATTATTTCTTTTATAATATAGTCAACTATTTAATAATAATTCAAAATTTGATAAAAGTTTTTAACTTATATTAACATTTTATTAGTCTAACATTAGCATATGCTCATTATATCTTCTTTCTACATGACCGGGAGCTGAGATCCTGCTTGTCTTTACTGCTGCAATAGTATAGTTCCAGTCATTCCTATTGATATATTCTGGTGAGCTGGCATCATAACGGCATTTCTTCCATCTTGCCCAGAACTCTGTCAAAGTAACTCCACGTTCTCCACAGTTGTAGATAAGACTACCAAGACCATCAATAAATCCTTGTGAATAAGTAAACCTGTTGTCTTGTTGAGCAATAAGCCTGTTGATTGCATCATTTACCCATTCAACATCTTTTTCAAACAACTCATCAGCTTTAGCTTTAGTGATATGTTCAAGGTTCTCACCTGGCTGAATCTGATGTCCCCAACCTACTGAACGACGTTTTGGGTCTGGATCATTATAAGCATGAAGTACACAAGTCTCATGTTTCTTAATGAAGTTCTTTCCCTTCTTTGATAACTTGTATCTCTTTCTTGGATGATGCTTTACAATTTTCTTAGAAGATACTTGTTCAATGTTCTTTGGTTGTTCATCATCATTGAACATTGTTAATTCATTGAACACCTGGTCTCTTGTAATAACATTAGTTTTGTTTTCTGCTACTGTATTGTTGACATAGAACAATTGGTAAGCCATAGCACCATAGAAAAACAAAGCAATAATCTTATTTTCTGCCTTCATATCTTATATATATTTAAGAAAACAATAGATCTTCAAGATAATCAGGTTCCAGACCAAGATAGTCCATAATGATCTCATCAGCTAAATCAGGATTTGAAATGATCTCATCCCTAGTCTCAATAACAAGAGCTCTGGCATCTTCATATTCCATGTTGTCTCTTGAAATCAGAATATTGATAATTTTTTCCATAATAATATATATTTAATATTTTTTACATATATAATATAGTTCATTACGGAAAAAATTCACAATTATTTTACAAAAAAAAACAGGGAAATTAATCCCCGTTTCTTGTCTTTTGTTCTATATTGTTTTGATATAACGCATTATGATTTGTTGTTCTTTCTTGTCCCCAGTTCTCAATGATCTTTACTGCTTGTTCAACTATGAATTTTGCTGTACCTACTGGAACATTCTGAGCGATCTTTGGAAGATTAGACTTGTCTCCATATAAGATAAAGTCATAAGGCATTCCCATAAATGTAAGATATTCTCTTATAGTATATATTCTGTCCTTTGTTATATGTACCATATTAGGGATTGCTCTAAATTGAACAGAAGGAAGTTTGTCTTTGAAATATACAAGATCATTACCATAGAAATTCAATCCCATTTCTTTCTTCTTCTTAATATGATTGAAATATTTCAATGTCTTCTCCTTGTTCTCATCTCCATATTTGTCATTATTTTCAGTATGCTTAATCAACTTGTCTAATTTCTTTTCTTTGATGATGAAGTTCATGACGGATCCATTGATAAGTTTCTTCCAGTCATTATTATATTCTTCATTCATAAAGTCTTTCAAATAGAAGTTATTTGGGCTTGTTGATACAGGAACATCTTGCTCAAGTCCTTCTGGTATATTGTTCAAAAAATCTTCTAATGATATAGGTTTCTTTTCCCAATCAAACAATGGTGGATCTTGTTGTGCCTCATACTTGTTATGCTTTACAAAAATGACAAATGTACGAGGACGTTTTTGCGGATTGTTATGAAGAATAGTATCTGTCTTATAATAGAGAATAGAATAACCATTCAAAGATGCTAATTCATTAAACCATTCTCTTAGATACTCACCACGTTCTGTCATCAATGTTGGAGCATTCTCAAATATATATACCTTTGGCCTTATTACTTGTAATGTATAATTAGCCATCCATTGCATATTGCAGTTTCTCTGCTTCTTTGTCTCTTCACTACCACTTGTGACCATTGAAAGACCTGAACAAACAGGAACACCAACAATTATGTCAATATCATTATAATCAGGAGTTGCCTTGTCACCATCTAAAGTAATGTCAACATTTGTACTGTTTATGTCAATATCAAACATTGGACTATTAATGACATAATAGGGTACAGATCTCCCTTTCTTTTCTAGATATTTCAATAGGTTATATTCATTGCCAACAGATGTCATTTGTGTTGGATCAGTCTTTGAATATTTGACAGTATCTAATCCTTTGAATGACATGATCCATTCGGCTTTATTTCCTATAGCTTCTTCAGCCCCAAGATACATACCTCCAGTAAGCGGTTGTATTGCTGCCCATCTTATTTGTCTATTCATATAGTTTATTATAATATGTATTTGTTTTCCAAGAAACATGTATAGCAAGATCTAAGAAAGCTCCTTCACTACCTTTGTTTTCGGTGATATAGTCAGAAACATATTTAGCTTCATTTCTGGCGTTTCTTGGAGTTATGAAATATATTTCTGGGATTTTGCTCTTCACATTAGCATCCCCAAGACCATCTCCAAAGAATACCACTTGTTCATATTCTTTCACATATTCTTTAATGAAGTCTAATCGTTCTATTTCATTTACAACAACAAGATCACATTTCATATCATCTATTCTACGTTTGACAATAGGATATCCTGTCTTATCGGCAGTGATAAACAGGATATCTATATTGTTCTTTCGTAAAAGCTTTACTCCTTCATGATCACCAACTCCAAACTTCTTCATTACTTTGCCATCAGCAGTATAATAAAGTCCTCCATCTGTCAAGCAACCATCAATATCGCTAATTACAATTATCTTGTTCATATATATTGTCTATTTATTTATAACTTTTGAAGGATCAAATACAGTCTTTGAGAAATGATCAAAAATAGATTCACATCCTTCTTTCTCTTTATACTCAAATCCCAGATCTTCTGCAATCTTGTTGAATATGAAATTGTTCATTCGCTTACCATTGAGATCATCTTCTGATATGCAATTAAAGCAATTATTCAATAAGCGTAGATATAATTCATCATGAGCATCAAGTTCTCTCATCTTTATCAACAAGTCTTTCTCATCCTTAAGATAACAATATTCAGGAAGTCCAAGAAGTCTGTCTTTGTCATAATCGGGATGGATAAATGGGATAAGACCCTTGATGATCATTTCCCAAGCTTTTACAGTAACAAACCCAGGCATGATAGAATATACTAATGAATAACGAGCATCTGCTACTTCATCTTCAAGTTCTACAAGTGGCTTGTCAATGACAGTATCAGGATATTTAGCATATGTCTTGTCATCCCACTGTCCATAGATCTTTGTACCAGAATATTCGGTATTCTTAAGATTGTCAATGATATATTTCTTGTATTCAGGAAGTCTTGAACCCTTTCCGCCATTTGCTCTATTGATATCTTTCTGACCACATCCATTTGAGATAACAATAAGTCTGTTTCCAGTAGAATGAAGTTTCCTGTCAATATCAATCTTCTCTTTCCAGTCATGACTAAGACCCATCATAAATATTCTCTCAACATATCCATAGATACATTTGATTGAGCTATCTTCTTTCAATGTGAAGTCTGTCAATGATGTGATATGGGGAATAGGATTGAAATAACCATTTGTTTGTGTAAAGATAAGTCTTTCCCTGTTACAGAGATCAGTAGCATTTGTTGTAATATATCTTGCATCCTCTGAAATAAGATAGAAAGGCACATTTGTTTCATTAAGTGTCCAGATATAGGGACCAACATAGTTTTTGAATGCATTCAAGATCTTAGCATATTCACCAGTCTTCTTACTCTTCATGAAATTCGGTACATTGAGACCTGAGCACATTCCAGACATAAGCAAAGCGAAGTCAATCTTTATGTCATTATTTTTGAAATAATCCAATATTGGCTGGAATGGATGTGCATTAGGGTTGTCATAATCTGATCCATAAGCAGAGAATACGTTATGGTTAGGGAATATATAGTCATACTCCTCCTGACTAAGCTTGTTCATCTGGTTTGGGCCAATCCAATAGAAGTTATATTCAGGATTCATTCTTGCAATTGATGAATAGAATATCATGCATGCATCACCACCCGTTCTAATGTCTAAGTTCTTGAATTTAATTGATTTTCCAATTTTTCCGATCAAAATGTTCTTTTCAGCTGTTCTGTTCATAATCTAATCTTTTTACGTGTTTAATATTTTTAAATTTAGTCATATTCATCTTATAGTTTTTATCATAGTATTCCTTGAATGATTCCCAACCAGGAGCAATATTAAGTTTACTTGTCTTCTTCATTAATTTATCTATAGTATTCTTTATACCAGCATCACCCATTGTACGAGAATAAAGACGTTTTGTAAATGATGCATCTACTGCTGTACATGTTGGGACATCTAATCTCCATTGTATTCTTGCATGCTTTTCGTGAGAATTATGCTCTAATGCAGTAAAGTCAACATATTTGAGATGGAATGTGATGAAAGGATAGCCAAACAATACTGGATCTGTCTCAATACCCTTCTTTGGAAATCCTGTTCCATGGGCACCTAATGACAACTTTATCTTCGGTACTTTCTTACTTCTCAACAATACCTTTGATCCACCCCATGTACTTGACCAGTCATGCCATGTAAGGAAATGAGTACATTGTTCATGAATAAGTTTTGTCTCATCAAAGTCATAAGGCAATGGATTGAATGGCTGGATCATGTCTCTACAAAGTACTGTTCCACCTAATTCCTCAATTTTCTCAAGTTCCTTCTTGAAATCACCTTCACAATAGACTATTTCATCAAAGTCTCCAGTATATACCCAATCATATCCTTCTTGAAGTAATTCATAAGACACTTCTTCCTTGAGATCAGAATTCTTTCTGTCATCAAACTTCCCATTAGTATCAAAATGACGAATCTCCACAAATGGATATTTAGAAAGTTTTTCACACATGTCATCAGTAGACATATTGTCATAGACTATCAATTTATCAATACCCATTTTCTCATAATATGGCATTACATATTTCACCATATTACCTTCATTGTAAGCAACTGTAATTCCGGCTATCTTCATATCTTATTTGTCAAATTTTGTTGTTATCTTATTTCCAAGTAATTTCATTAAGTTTACATAAAGAGTAAGTTTACCCATATAGAACAAGAACTTTGATACTGGATTGAGGAAATACAATGGTGACATACTTACCCAACATGCTCCAGTAATCATTTCAATATAAGGGAATCTTACATTATAGTTTTCTTCTACAAATTTTCTTAATACCTCTTTGCATTCATAGACATAATTGTTGCATAATATATTAATATAGATATTATCTGGATCGGATTCATCAATGGAGAACAAATCATTATAAGCACTATTGAAATTGAATGTGATGTTATGATTCATCTTTCCAAAGTCATAGTTTTTATCTCCGTATTCTATGATTTCCCCAAAGTTAGGTCTCCAGTCTAACAATATATATTTTTCATTCTTACTATCATATAATATATTGTCTAATACAAAATCACCATGCCATCCAGAAGGTACACTATTCTTCCATTCATCAAGTTTTGTCATCTCATTAAGCATCCTTTCAATAGTCCATTCTTTTGGAATAAGAATGTCATTCACATAGATGTCTTTGTCTTCTGTAACCTGATAGAATTCCTTGAACTGATTGACACGTTGTATGTTCTTGTTAAGATAGAAATTATGCATACATGTAAAGAACAATTCTTTGTCAATCCATTCCTTGTTGTCCCAGAAACCTGAATCCTTAAGTGTGTTCATAAATGACTCAAATCTTACAGGATTCATTTTGTCTATAGCATTCTCTGCATCAATATAGTCATAGCACATAAAGTTCTTTGTCTTCTGAGTTATTGGCTGACAGAATTCTTTTATAGCATTATAATGAACAAGGAGATTGTCTACTACTCCATCTTTAGCAAAGAACTTGATTACCTTGTCTTTTATGATGAAGATAGCCTGATCATTCTTGTCTAATATTGAGAACTGATCCTTGAACATCTTTCTTGCATTCTTTACACCAGCAATATTTCCAGTATCTGTCCAGTTATCAACTTTTATTGCTCTAAGACTGTTTTTGAACATTCCATATTTGTGATAGACCAAGAAGTCATAGGGAACTGTCTCATTCTCATAAGCTTTATGCATATATTTCCAGAATGTCTTATAGTCATATATACCACAAATACCAATGAATGAAAGCATACCTACTAATGAATCAGGCTTCATATATGTCTTTATAAGCTTATATGAGTCATACTTGTCATTTGTCTTAGTATTCACATCATAATCAAAAGCATCATATAACTCTGAATTTGTCTCATAACCTACTAAGAAATTATATTTGAAATCCATTGGTATCTGCTCTTGAAGGTTCTGAACAATAGTATCACAATCATGATAGATAAATGGCTCTTGAAGATATTGTTCAGCTTGTAATTGTGAATAGACTTGAGATGATCCTGGACCAGCATAGTTATCAACATTTACAAATGTAATCTTCTTGTCAGGATATGCTAACTCAAGATATTGTTTGATGTGATCACCAAAATATCCAAGAGAAATGACAAACTCTGTATCTTCAGGATATTCATCAATAATATAAGATATAACAGGTTTCTTGCCTATTTTGATCATTGACTTATTAGTATATTTTGTAAGCTCTAATAGTCTTGATCCAATTCCAGATGTTGTAATAAAAACTTTCATATATATTATCTAATTATTATGTTTTATTTATGTCTTAATTGTTTATGTTCTTTCTCAATATTTCTGCATTCTTTTTCAAATCACTATTCTTTATGAACAGACCAGAAGTACCACCAACAAACATGTCTATACCATTCTTTGAAAGATATTTTGCTCTTTCCACTGATACACCACCATCAACAGATATCATTATCTTCTTATGATTAAGTGAATCTAGATATTTCCTGATATATACAGGCTTTTGTAATATTCCATCAATAATAGGTTGACCAGCAAAACCAGGATTGATAAGCATGACTAATATCACATCAATATCATCCAAGTATTTCACCAATGATTCTATTGATGTACCCGGATTGATTGCTACTCCTATCTTTACTCCTCTTTTCTTTAATGTCTTCAAATATTCAAATGCTTCTTCAAATCTTTGTGAATCAATCTCAGCATGAATAGTCACAATATCATTATTGTTAAGATCAAGTCTTTGTATGAATGGTAATGGATTATCAAGCATAAGATGATAGTCACAAGGAATTGAAGAACATTTTTGAACAGCATTGAAAATATCTGGGCCAAATGTAATATTATTTACAAAATGCCCATCCATCGCATCCAAATGCAAATAGTCAATACCTATGTCTTCTAATGTCTTTATTTCTGACTGTAGATCTAATAGGTTGTCTACACACATTATTGATGCGGATATCTTATGTTTCATACTCTATATATATTATAAGTTAATAATTGTCTATTGCTTGATCCCAAAACTGCTCATATAGATGAATAGTATCTGCATTCCAAACAATAGGTTTCTTTATTATAATATAGTTCGTTTTCTCAATTAATTCATTAAAAATTCGAAAATAAATTTTCTGGTGCCATTGATGATCGGTTATGAATTCTATAGCATCATTTGACCTCATATGCACAATATATTCCAATTCATATTTATTTTCTTCTATATGATTGAGAAAGATATGCATATACATTGTACATATGAATGTTTTGTCTTCATTGTCATATTCTTTAGGATCTACTAATATGAGAACTGCTTGACGTGATGCTGGATTCTCAATCAACTTATTAATGCATTTATTATATTGATCATTCCTTTCTAGCAAAGGCTCATAATTTGCTACATACCAAGAATCATCCATATAAGACAATTTAGGAATGTTTTCAAAAATACGATCTTTGTTAACTTCAAACAATGCATTCTTTACTTCTACATATCTTCTTCCACTTTGGCAATTATATCCGCAATCTTTTACATTATTAGCTTTAAGCTCATCTAACAACTTTCTCTTTATGTCACTCGTTTTGTCCATCCTCTAAATATTTGAAATGTCTTTCATAAATATGTAATGATCCTGCATTCCATATAATATTGTCTGCTATGAATTCTTCATTAAAATGTTCACTAAGTCTATTCCTTAGCATTTGCTGAACATACTTATGCCATAATGCATCATTATCAAATCCAAATACTGCATCATTACTTCTCATATATACAATATATTTTAGATGCTTCTTTCCTTCTTTGTCTTCATTTATGAAACATTGAACAGAATATGTACAACAAAAATCATGCATGCCAAATTTATTATAGTCTTCCTGCATTGATGGTCTATTATATATCATACATGCCTCTCTTGTATGTGGATCCTCAATTAGTTTTTGTAGACAATGATCAAATTGATTATAGTTGTCTTTAGACCAGATCATCCACCCATAATTTGAATTAATATATCCTATTGGTGTTGCACAAGACTTCCACATTGTTGGAGCACCTTCTGGGATATCATTCACATTCAATGATTCTGACTTATACCATTCAAGCTCTCTATTGAAATAATCATAGTTTGGTTCTCTTACTATCCATGGCTTATCTACTTCAAACTGTACATTCTGTAACTCAATTGTCTTTGCTTGCTGTACATTATTGCCAATTATTCTAAAATCTTTATTATCATACTTTTCTTTGAACTGTTTCAATATATCTTCTGTCTTAATCATAATATCTTCTTATCTAATATCTTTTTATTTATTAATGAAATCCCATGCTTCATCAAATATATCTTCTTTTGTCCTGAATTCTCCATTATCATCTACATATATAAGTTTCTTGTCTAAAAATGACTTTACATATGCTTCTGTAAACAATGCTGTTTCTTTTATTATATTAGAACTATTTCCCTTTGATAATGACTGTCCATCTTCATTGTTCTTCAATAGTCTTTCGGATGTACTTAATAATTGTATATACTTTACTTCAAGGTCTGGACATTTCATAAGCTCAACATTCCAATCATGAATCTTCTTCAATACTTCATTTATGTCCCTATTCCTATATAATACTCCATAGACTGCTTCACCTATATGAGATCTGTTCATAATAATGACATCTGAATTATTATATTTCTTGTTTATTATACTTTTTATATAGAAATTGAATAAACTGTCCTGTGATTCATTTGGATGATCTTTTGACTTTGGCTTACCACAATGAATGAGTGTCATTACATCGTAGTTTTCCATAATTCTTGAAATAAGTGTATCTTTTCCAACATTGTCTGTTCCCTCTATAATTATTAACTTCATTTAACTATATTTTACATATATTTATATTTTTCATATGATCATCAACATATTTATATGTGGCTTATCATAATATTAAAATAGTCAAATTTTATTTTTAATTATATAGAAACATAATAAAATATATGAGATAATATATACATGAAAAAGTTTAAAGAACATTTACATACTTATCTGACTAATTTGAATGACATAAATAGAGTCTTAGAAGCAGATGATGACTTATTGCCAAAAGATGATTCTGCTATTGATCCAGTAGATCTTGAAGAACCTGGTGAATCACAAGAAGACAAATCAGCTACAAATGAGTTAGATATAGAACCATCAGAAAAGGACCCATTAGGAGCTAACAAAGAATATTTCTTTAAAAATATATTGTTCTTCACTAATGAAAGAGATGCATCTAAGAACAAGACATTAAAGAACTTGGAAGATGCTATAAAGGGAAAAGACATCAAACTAGAAATATTTGTAGCAGAACAGCTTAACTATAAAGCAACTGATGACAAGATAGATATATGGGATGATAAGCTTAAGTATACTATTGATCATCAGTCAAATATTGATACTATTGCTATTGTTCGTCTTGGAGCTCAAGAGTCTGAAGAATGTATGGAATGTATAAAAGAAATCCAGAACTGGGGTATATTTGTAATCAATCCTGCTCAGTCATTGAAGAAGGCATGCAACAAATACCAGTCCGCAGTATTAATGGAAAGATATGAGATACCACAACCAAAGTTCACATTAGTATCTAAGAATGACATAAAGGACGGAATGGATAGTCTTAAGAAGAAATTGAAAGACATATATAAAGATCAGAATTCTGATGAATCTGAAAAATATGAATATGTTGTAAAGATCCTGGATGGTCATGGTGGTACTGGTGTATTCATGGTAAACGGCAAGACTATTCTTTCAATCCTTCAAGCTATATTTGCTATTGATGAAGAAAGAGAACTATTAGTACAGAAGAAAGAAGAAGCAGATGGTGGTGACATAAGAGTACATGTATTGACAATGAGAACAAAACAGAAGATTCTTGCTCAGATGAAACGTAAGAAGATTGGTGGTGACTTCCGTTCAAATGTCTCTTTAGGTGCTGTTGCTGAAAAGGTTGAATTGACTAAAGAACAAGAAGAGATAGCTCTTAAAGTAGCAAAGATATCTGGAATGCCTTGGTGTGCTGTTGACATCATGCCACTTGTCAAGGGATCAAATCCAGAAATTGGTGACAACGTTGTTCTTGAATTCAATGCTTCTCCTGGTACGGAAGGTATAAGTGATGTAATTGATGAAAATTTCTGCAAAATATTATTAGACAATATAAATGACATAAATGAATTAGTATTGTCACCAAAATCAGTTGGATATCTTGAAGACATTACATTCACAATGGAAAATGAAGAAGAGATAACATTTGAAGCAAAATTTGATACTGGAAATGGAGCAAAGGCATCAACAATTGGCTGTGAGAAGATATCTATACAAGGTGATGATGTCATTGCAACAATTGAAGGAAAAGAATATAACTTCAAGAAAGTAGATGTATCTAAAGCTATTGTTGGACAAGTGACTGAAGAAAGAACAGTTGTAGAGATCCCATGCATCCAAATAGGAACAAGAAAACTCCTTAATGCTAAGTTTGCTTTAGTTGACAATAGAAAGAAGAAACAAAAGGTATTGTTGAATAGAGACTTAATGAGCAAATTAGCATATCTTGTAAATCCTGCTAAGAAGCATCTACTTGAAGATGAATATTCTGAACTTAGAATTCAAAAATAAAATATATTTATATATTTAGATGATAGGTACACATGATTCTTTAACATATCTAAAGTCTAATTTCTTCAATGAATTGTTTTCATTTGTCTGGAGATGCCAAAAGAAGACATTAGATGAACAATACGCAGAAAATGTAAGATTCTTTGATATTCGTATAACATTGAAGAACAAGCATTGGACATTCTGTCATGACAAGGCAACATTAAAAGACTTCTCTTTCTTGTCAATTGACAACTTATGCAAATATTTTTCAGAAAAATATCCTGATGCTTATTTCAGAATAATACTTGAAAGAGGAAATGAAAAAGTTAAGAAATCATTCATTGATGAAATAACTGGTCTAGAACATATATACCCAGCATTGATATGGTATGGAATAAAGAAGCCATGGACTACATTATGGTTTGATGAAAATATCATAAAAGAAATAAAAGAATACAACTGTTGTCTATTCAATTGGCATGTTGACAAATCATTCTTTCATAACATAAGACATCTTAATCTTGGACAGACAATAAAGAGATATGCAGAAAAGAATAATCCAAAGATCACTAAGAAAATGATATCTTCAAAACATATACTGCATCTATTTGATTACGTATGAAAAACCTAAATCACTATATTTCAGAAGCTGAAAGGATCCCATGTTTGCATGGGTATATAACTGAGAAATTCAGGTTATCAAGAGACAATATTCAATCAAATCTTGTTCCAAAGAATTTTTCAGAACTACAACATATAATAAGTGATAAGATTGGAGAAAGTAATATTCTTGATATGAATAATGTGGATATATCAAATATTAAAAATCTTTCAAATACATTTTCATCTTGGAACATTGTTGAAGTTGATGTATCTGATTGGGATATATCTCATGTTACAAATCTATCTGCAATGTTTGGTGGTTGCAAATATCTTCGAAAAGTAATAGGATTAGAAAATTGGGATATATCTAATGTGAAAAGCATGGCATTTATGTTCAATAACTGTAGGAGTCTTATAGACATTGGGGACATATCTAATTGGAATATAACTGAAGACATAGATCTAAAATGTATGTTTCAAGGTTGTGAACGGCTAAAGACAATTGGAGACATAACAAAATGGAAATGCAAGAATCCAAATTGGGAAATATTTCCATTTACTAACATAAAACCATTACCACAAAATAAAGTATAAAAACTAAGGGAATAGTTAATCGCTATTCCCTTTTATTATGAACTTACTTGTATTTTCATCCATAACAATACTATATGGTATGATAGATGTACCGGGTATCTCTTGATCTATATAAATTGTTGGACCGCCCTTTAGGTCTATCATTGATATCTCTCCATTTTCATGACCAATTTGTTGTATACCATAGGGAGAACAAACCTGATATTCATCTTCATCAATCTTTCTCAAATAGTTGTTGATATTTTCTCTGGTTGTCATATCTACAACATCATTTTCAAACTCTTTGTTACTATGGACAATATCCCATACCTGATTGAACAAGTCATCATAGGTATCATTATTGTAGATTACATAATCATATCTGTCTTCATCATCAAGATCATGCTCTGCAATATTTGACAAAGGAACAACACTATCCCTGATTATCTTGATTGTTATTCCGTTATTCTTTCTGATGAATTCAATCTCATGAGTGAATCTTACATCTGTTATGATAGCATAAGACAAACTATGATTCTTCAATAAAAGATTGTTTATCTTGTTTGAGACAATATTGACAAATACATTCTTATTGACTTCGGATTGCAATACATATGTTCCTATATAGACAAGTACATCACGTAATGACATCCAATATTTTGTTTCTGATTCACTATATTCTGATATATTATAGAAATAGTCTTCACAGGTAACAACATTATCAGGACGTATTTCCGTATATTCAAAATTATGGTTGATACATACCCATGCGGTTGATTTGTTGAAATAGAAATATTTAAGTGGAATACCGAAGATATCAGAACATATTGTCTTTAACTGATCAGCAAAAGCCAGACATATTACTTTATTGTCATATTCTTTTGTCTTTTCATAATATGTTGCAGAAACATTAGGACGAACATAGAATTTATCATAGAATTCTTTACATTCATCAATGTTTTTCCAATCTTTCATTAGTATTACATTAAGCATTTTTGCAAGTGTGTCTTTCCCTGATCCTGCTAAACCGTTTAGTCCAATATACAATAATTGATTATTAATCATTTTTAAATGAATTTAATATTTTTTATAAAATAAAATAGTCAAATAGACAAATAAAATTCAATCTAAATTTGTTTTATTTTTAATTATATATTTAAGTTCATTTTTAATGAATTATGATTGTTAGCAATAATTATTCAAGAATATACGGAGAAAAATTCAATAAAGTAGGATTTGATAAGTTCAACAATAGATACTATATAAGAAAGATTGAAAACAATATTGTATATAATGCTATTGCTAGTACATACAAGAAACTAAAATACTATTATATTAATCAAACATTATACATTCTTGGACTTATAACTACTGAATTGAAGATTCCTTATAAGATTGTATATGGACATTTTTTCAATAAAGAAAACCGTTTAGTATATAAGAATATTGTAAATGACAAGGTAGTAAAAGAAAAGATAAATACATGTGATGATTCGGAACTTTATGAAGAAAACGATACCATTGTAAGTTCAACTTTATATGAAAAGATAAAAAAGATCTACAATAAGATAAATGTTCCATATAAGAAGACAGATATGATTATCTATGATCTACACTATGACTATGATGGTAATACACTTAAGATAAATGATGAATTACATAGTAAATATGCTAGAAACATACTACAGTTAAATAACTAAAAACAAAATAAAACCAAAAATATATAAAATATATAAATAAAAAGATAAAAATATGGCAGAATTAGTTATAACAAACACAGCTCAAAGTCAAATTGATGCTTTACATACCAATTCAAGTCTTAATTTGCTTGAAAAGTTAAACATTGATAACAAGTTATATCAGATTCATGATCCTGCACTTGATACTTTAGCATCAACATTTGATGGAACAGTAGCTACATTAGTATCATATATTAATGGTAAGCAAGACACTTTGACATTTGATAATGCTCCTACAGAAAATTCAACAAATGCTATTAGTTCAGGTGCTGTTTACACTGGATTAAGTGCTAAAGCAAATACTGAAAACTTAGCAGCTGTTGCATTTACTGGTAGTTTCAACGATTTAATTGATAAACCAGCAGCTACAGATCTAACTCCTTACGCAGAACTTTCTTACGTTGCATCTTATTATCGTACAATCGATGATTCATATTCTAAGGATGAAATTAATGGTTTAATAAATGGAATTGATCAATTTAAGTATGAAACAGTCGGTGCATTACCAGCAAATCCAGGAGCTGATAATATGTATATCATTTATTTAATTCCTAATGAAGGTTCAGGTCGAAATGTTAAAGATGAATACATTTTAATACATGATACTACTAATGATACTTATAGTTGGGAATTAATTGGTACTACACAAATTAGTTTAGATGGTTATGTAACACAGGCTGTATTAAGTGAACAAAGTTATGTAACTTCTACATCATTAGAAACAACATTGGATGACTATGCTACATTATCTTATGTACAGACTTATGTTGATGCAAAACAAGATGCTTTAACATTTGATGCTGCTCCTACAGAAAATTCAACAAATGTCATCAGTTCAGGCGTTGCTTATGCATATTTAAATCAAAAGGCAGACAAATCTGAAATCAATGAACTTGCTACTGCAGCAGTAAAGACAATCAATGGTGTAGCTCCTACATCTGGAAACTTAGAACTTGCATATTATTCTTATGAAACAATGATGCATTATGTTGGAACATCATTTGATGATAATACTCATGCTTATACAATGAACTTCACAACAACTACTATTCTTGCAGTAAATGGAGTAACAAGTGCAGCACATGCATAATATAAATAGTTAATATACAACTTAAGAAAAAACATAAAGAGAGTTATAGAAATATAGCTCTCTTTTCGTCTAAAAAAATTATTTTTAATTATATAAATAAATATGTTTTATAAGTAATGGCAGATCCAGTATATCCAGTAAATAAATTATCAGCAATCAATATAAATGGTGTATCATATATAATTTCTGACCAAACTGTTCAAGCTATATTAGAGATTATACCGCAAAACAATAATGCAATATCTCAAAGAATAAATGATCTTAATGATCGTCTTAGTGGTATTGAAGGCACATCATATGAAAATGTTCAATCAGATTGGGATGAGTCAGATTCTACAAAAGAAACATATATATTGAATAAACCAGATCTTTCAAATTTCTTAACAATTGAAACTAATCCAAATTGGAATGAAACTAATTCATCAAGTGCTGCATATATTCAAAACAAACCAACTATACCAGAGTTAGTAAAATCAGATTGGAATGAAAGCGATTCTACAAGTTATACTTATATATTAAATAAACCAGTAATTCCGAATGATAGTAATTTGGTTCATACAATGGGAGAAGAATATATCTATGGTAATAAAATATTTACAAATGATATAGATACGAATATATTTATAGGGCCTGAACTTATTAAAATGGATTCTATTGCTCCTCAGTTTTCAAATTGGGATTGGATAAAAGTTGTTTTTAAAAACCAAACTAATGAAACTCTCCAACAGGCTCTTGATGCTCGTAATAATATAAGGGCTGACTGGAATATTTCTGATTCTACTAGTTATGCTTATATATTAAACAAGCCAACTATACCAACAGTTCCAACAACATCAACAACAGTAACTGAGAATGATACTAATCCTGTTTCTGGTGGTGCAGTATATACTAAGTTTGCTGATTTGATAGGAACAGCTCCTGATGCATTAGATACATTACAAGAAATTGCATATGCATTAAATAATGATGCAGATTTGGCAGGCACATTAACAACACAAATAAGTGCAAAGATTCCTAAAGTATCAAATCCAACAACTGGTAATTTTGCTTATTTTAATTCAGATGGAACAATAGCAGACAGTAGTTATAACTATAATACATTCTTGAAAACCGAAACTCCACTATCAAAAGGTACTACAACAGGTGCAGGAAATGCAGTAACAGACATAACAGTAAATAATCATGAGATAACATTGACAAAAGGTACAACATTCCTTACAGAGCATCAATCACTTAAGACAATCAATAATGAATCACTTGTAGGTACTGGAAATATAGTTGTATCAGGACTTCCACAAGTTTCTGCTTCTGATAATGGAAAGATACTTATGGTAGTAAATGGTCAATGGCAATTAGTTTCTCCATCTGTTTTATATTCAGGACAAGGTGTACCAAATAATGCTAATGGAAATAATGGAGACTTATATATGCAAACAGAGTAAAAACATATAAAATATAAAGCTTATGAAATCAATTAATCAATATATTAATGAATCAATTAAAGATAATATTAATATTAAACAAATAAAAAATGAATGTCCAAAATTTTATGCTGCGGCTTCACAATTTTGTGGAGATAAAAACTCAAATGATGGATTAGAATATATACTTACAGCATGGTTTGGGTCTTCTGATGAGTTCGATAAAAAATATAAATCTAATCAACCTTTTACTTCTTCTGAAATGCATGAATTTGAAGAAAAGTATCTTAGCGATAAAACTGATGAAGAATTTGAAAAATATCAAAAACAACATAAAGTATGAAAGACATTACTGAAAGATTTGTTAATGAATCATTAAGCAGTGAAAGATATTTTGTTCTTAGGATCAAAAATGGTGAACACAAGGACGAATATATATATTCTGATGCTGAATGGTGGAAGACTACTAAAAATATAAGTCATGCATGGAAAGGTAAGACACTATATAAAGCCAAAGTAGAGAAAAACGCCGCAGATAGAGAAACAAAAGGACATTATGGGGACATTGATATCATTCAAGTTGATGTCACTTATAAAGTAGTATAAAATAAATCAAATATAGTAAATAAAAATTATGAAAGATATAAAGACATATATTCTAGAAGGTTGGAGAAATGGTGATACATTAGCTCCCCAAAATGTTCAAAAATTTCTTGGTCTAAAATATGCTAATGGTGCTGGTGGTGGAGATACAGAAGAAAAACTTTCATTTGTTGGTTCAACTGGATCAATATATCAAGAACGTGGTAAAATTGAAGGTCAAGATAAAGTATTTGCTGTACAATCAACTTATTCATCTGACATAACTGATAAAGATGCATCAATATATGTTTGTACTACATCACGTCCAATGGCTAAGAAATTGACTTATGTTGCTTTCTATACAACTAATGAAGAAGAAGCAAAAGATGTACTTAAAGACAAGAAACGCGGTTATGAATGGTTTAAGACATTAGAAAAAATTGTTGTATGCAAAGATACTGACGATGTTGTTTATAACATTCGTAATGACTATGGGAAAGTAACATCTTATCGTAATATTGGCCATGGGGAAGAAAAGGATGGCATTATTTATTCAGCCGTATTATAAAATAATTTAATAAAAAAATATAGATAATAATTTTATGAAAGACATTAAAGACTATATCATTAATGAAAATGAACAACAAATTGATGAAAATTTTGTATATCCAGTACATTTATTACCAGCTGAATGGCAACCTTATGCTATTGCTGTGTATGTTTTATATTTTCTATGGGCTGGCATATTTTTTGCCACTGGACTTGAAGATGCTACATTTGGTATAAGTACATTAAAAGAAATTACTAAAGATAAATTTGAAGAATTTAAGCATAAAAGAGAGTTAAAAGCAATTAAGAAGATATTAGATCAAGATGAAGACTATATCAAATGGTCTAAAAATAAAAATAAAAGATTAAAAGATTTAACACCAATTATAAAGAAAATCAGAAATGATAGTAAAGTAAAGCAAATCATTAAAGATATTTGGGATGAATCAAAAAATATATAGTAAATAAAAATTATGAAAGATATTAAAGACTATATAGTTAATGAAAAATATGAACGAGTATTTGAAGTTCCACCATTTGAATATGAAGTCATTAAAAAGGCATTAAATGCATATAAAGATAATGATGATAGAAAAAAGAATGCTGGTAATGGTGAGCCAGATGATAAACAATTAGATAAAGTAATTAAATGGTGGAGTGATTATAACAACTATAAAATGAAATAAATATTACAGAATAATAAAAATATATAGAGGAAATACATTTTTATAGGTAGTAATGGCGGATTATATAAAGCTAAATGGTGAATGGGTTGAAGTATTAGATGTCTATAGAAAAGTTGATGGGCAATGGGTATTACAAACAGATGTTCAGTCAAGTATATTGACATCTAATATTTATTTCTATAGTGAAGTCAAGATTGATGATGAAGTCACTTATGTTATTTCTGGTGTTGATACATTCACTGGTAAAACATTCAATCTTACTTATGTATATAATAATAGAATAGTCGCTCCAACTTGGTCAATTATTTCAGGTGGTCAATATGCAACAATCAATGAGAACGGTAAAGTCACTATTGATGTTGGTGTCATAAATGAGCCTATAGTTGTACAAGCAGTATATAGAGGAAAGACAGCTACAAAGACTATTACTATATCTTATGACAACCAATTGACTATTGAAGGTGCAGATACTATTACAGGTACATCTGGAAATGTCATCGGTAGATTCAATTCAACAATAGTCAATCCAGAATGGACAATTGTAAACGGTAATAATTTTGCTCAAATTGACAATCGTGGTAATATTACTATTATTTCATCAGGTACTATAGAAGTTGAAGCAGAATATACTCGTAATAATAATACATATACTGCGACCAAACAAATCAATTTGGTGTATGATGCAGGAACAACTACAGAGACAACTGTTGACGAAAATGGTACTGTTACTACAGAGACTACTACAACTACTACAGACCAAGAGACTGGTGCAACTACAACCACTACTACCACTACTACAACTGATGAAAATGGTTATTCTCAGACAACATCAACAGAGACTACTGAGAATACTGATGGTTCATCATCTACTACAACTACGACAACAGATTCAACAGGTACAACTACAGAGACTACAACAAACACTTCTGCTCCTGATCCTGAAACTGGTGCTATTACTACTGAGGAAACAACTACAACTACAAATTCTGATGGTACTTCTTCTGAAACAACATCAACAACTGTGGATAATCAAGATGGATCATCACAGACACAAACCGAGACAACTCATTATGATGAAAACGGTAATACAACTGGTTCAACAACTAATGAGACAACAACTAATTCAGATGGTTCATCAAGTTCATCAACAACTAATTATAATGAAAACGGTGATCCAACAGATCAAGTAAATCAGACACAAGATACATCAGGTAATACATCTACACAAACAGTTGAGTATAATGACAATGGTGATCCTGTAGTTACTGGATATGATATTGATACATCCGGAAGTGAAGGAGGCTCAATGAATATGGATGGTACAAGCGGTGTTAATACTGATTATTATGCATTTGATTTGACACATGGTTTTGAAATGGTATTACACTTTACCATAGATTACACAAATCAACCACCAAATCAAAATGATAATCACCATAATGTGATGGCGATGAAACGGCAAAATCCATCACCTTGGTATGGGTTTCAAATTAGATATGCGGAATCGGCCCCAAGAACTATTCAACTTGGTACACAATTTGCCACAGGTAGCAACACCAATACAACAATAACAGCTACAGCTAATAATAAGGTAAATGGTTCTAATGATGTTCATGAATATAATATTAAAATTGTTTATGACCCAACACTTTCTTCAAATCAATTTGTATGTGATGAATTAATTGGTGGTTATCATGCGGCAAAAACTGGAACATTCCCAGATACTAATGAACTTAAATATATTAAAGTAACTGTAGGTTGTGCATTAGATGGAAATGGTAATCCTTATCGTTTCTGTAATATGGATGTATCTGAATTCTATATCAAGAAACTTCATAATATTGAGGATCCTGTCATTACCTGTACAGATGGTCAGACAATTACCATAACATGTGCTACTCAAGGTGCATCAATATATTATAAATTAAATAATTCTGGAGAATACATTTTATACACAGGTCCAATATCAATTACAGAAGATACAACTATTCAAGCTTATTCACAACTTGAAGCAGAGAAATCAGATATCATAACACGTTCTTATACATATGACAATGGTATTGATGAGCCTGAAATAAATAATTCTAATAATATAGTAACTTTGACATGTGATACTCAAGGTGCCATTATATACTATAGATTGAACCAATTAGGAAGTTATATTCAATATACAACACCTATTGAATTGGAAGAAGATACAGTTATTCAGACATATGCGCAAGTAGGAAATGAACGAAGTGATATTATTATAGCAACTGCTCTTTATGATAACGGTATTGAGACTCCAATTATTAGCTGTAATGGTGAAATAGTTACAATTGGATGTAATCAGGCAAATGCTGAAATATATTATCGTTTGAATCAGACCGGAGAATTCACTCATTATGATTCAGCTATTGAAATACTTGCAGATACTGTAGTTGAAGCTTATGTAATGGTTAATAATGTACAAGGACATACAGCTATTGAAAACTGTATCTATGATCCTATTTTATTAGACCCACCAATAATTATTGGTAATGGACCTTCTGTTGTCATAAATTGTCCAACCGCAAATGCTACAATATTCTATAAATTAAATAATACAGGTAGTTTTGTGCAATATAGTGGTCCTATTCCTATACTTGATGATACATATGTACAGGCATATTCAATGTTAAGAGGCAAACAAAGCTCAGTTGTTTCTGAAACTTGTATATATAGTGATGTTCATGATTATAGCATGGATTATCTTACATTCCAAATATTGGAAAATGGTGTAATACCTTGGAAGCAAAATACAACATCAAAAACTATTGAATATAGTCTAAATGGCGGCCCTTGGACATCAATAACATCAACATCAAATGGTGTTATGATAAATGTTTCACAAGGAGATACTATTAGATTCCGTGGTAATAATGCAACATATTGTAATAATAATAAATCACAATATTCAGGATTCGGATTAGGAGAATCTGGTACGAATGGAGATTATGTTAGCAATGCAGCATCATTTAATGTTGAAGGTAACGTAATGTCATTAATATATGGAGATAACTTTATAAATCAGACATCATTTCCAAGCGGTACATATAATTTATGTTCATTATTTAAGAAGGCAAAAGTCGTATCAGCTGAAAATCTTATATTACCTGTAACAACATTAACAGAAGCATGTTATCGTGCTATGTTTAGTTGGGCAACTAATTTAACAAAGGCTCCAGCATTACCTGCTACAACACTTGCTAAATACTGTTATTGGTATATGTTTGAATCATGTGCTATAACAGAAGCTCCAGATCTTCTTGCTGAAACATTAGTTAATAGTTGTTATGGAAGTATGTTTACTGGATGTTCAAGTCTTAATTTCATCAAATGTATGGCAATTACAGGATTTAATCAAACCGATTGTAAAAAAGGCTGGGTGACTGGCGTTGCATCATCAGGTACATTTGTTAAAGATAGCGGGGTATCAGTTTCTACTTGGTCAAGAGGAGCAAATGGAATTCCAATAAACTGGCTAGTTTATGATGATGTTCCTGTTGCTCCGCCAACTATTACTTATGATGGATTCTCAACCATTACATTAGCATGTGAAACTCAAGGAGCAACAATATATTATAAACTTACTGGTGATACTGACTTTACTGCATATTCAACACCTCTAACAATTACCGGTGATACAGTAGTTCAAGCATATTCAGAATTAAATGGTGTAGAAAGTCGTATTGTAAAACAAACTTGTGTATATGTTAGTGATGTACCTATTGAAGCATCTAATCGTGATTTGAATAAATGGCAATATGGTGGTCAAGAAGTTACAGCTCCATTCTCAGCTAATGGTGTTGATGGTCACTCAGCAAGTTATTCAAAAGGTACATTCACATTTGAAACAAGCTTTGCATTACGTCAAGCTCAACCTACCTATCTTTGGTTCCAACATGCCGACCAATCTGCAACTATATATATTGATGATGTACAAGTTACAAAGCACTGGGGAGGATATACAGCATTTACTGTAGATATATCTAATTTTGTACATGCTGGTCAAAATAATGTAAAGATACAACTTAAGAATAATGAAGGAAATAATCTTGCTCCGGCAAATGCTGACTTCAACTTCAATGCAACATTGGGTAAAGTTAAACTATTTACTAGTCCATGCTTACCAGGGACACAATATGGATATGATGGATTCCATGTATATTCAACAGTAACTGCAGCATCAGCAACATTGAATATCAAGACAACTGTTCCTACAGGGGCTTCAGTAACATGTTTGATAAGTGATGGAACATATAGTTGGTCAGATACTATAGTAAGTGATGGAACAGAAATGACATTTACAAATACAATTACTAATCCACATCTTTGGAATGGTAAAGCAGATCCACACTTATATAATATAACACTTGAAATTTCTAAAGATAATGTTCTTTATCATAGATTTGTTCGTCCTTATGGATTACGTTTCTATGATTATGTAATTAATGATACAACAGTTCTTGCTAATGAAGATCCATATACAGGATTCTTATTGAATGGACAACCATTATTATTACGTGGATGTTGTATGCACGATGATATAGATGGAAAAGCAAATGCATTAGATGATACTGACTATAACAATACATTCAATACTATACAAGAGCTTAATCTTAATTTCTTACGTCTTGCTCACTATCCACATCCTAAGGAAGTATATGATAGATGTGATCAACTTGGTATTATAGTTCAGACTGAAGGGCCATGTGTCAATAAGATGCAAAGTACAATGCCTGCTGATTATTTCACACACCTTGAAACACAATATCAAGATATGATTGAACAACATATGAATCACCCATGTATTATCTTCTGGGGATTAAGTAATGAGACAACAACTGACGATAAAGATTTTGCAAAGGAAAAGATGAATGGGTATGTTACAATTATTAAGAATGTACTTCCTACAGCATGGGTTGGATATGTAATGGCACAATCTGCTGTAGATCCATCAGCTTATTATAATAATCCTAATTGTGATTGGTTTGGATGTAATATTTATGTAGGATGGTATGCAAGTCCTAATTCAAATAATCCATCATCTGAAATCAATAAGCGTATTACAAATACTATAACTAATAAATCTAAGATACTTTGTTATTCAGAGTATGGATGTGGTGGTACTCAGTCATGTCACTCTGATGATCCTTTGACTACAACAACAAGAGGTAACCATGAACGTCATGATATTGAATATATGATGTGGTTGCATGAAGGACAGATTGCTGCTATCAAGAACTATCCACAATTAGCATTTACATCACAATGGCAATTATTTGATATTGCAGTATCTAATCGTAATGAAGGTTATACTGTATGTCTTGATGGAGAAACAGTAACAACAGATGATTCATTAAGAAGATTGAACAATAAAGGTCTTGTAGAACGTGATCATATTACTAAGAAAGATACATTCTACTTATATAAAGCGTGGTGGAATCCTACTCCATTTATTCATATATGTGGACAAAACTATACTAAGAAAGTTGACAGAGTAATTAAATGCTATACTAACTTTGATACAACTGATAGTCTTTCATTATATGTAAATGATACTTTTATAGAGACAGTCAATCCTTCAAATTATATTGCACAATTTACTGCTACTACATTCAATGAAGGAGATGAAATCAAAGTAACTTGCGGTAATGTAGAAGACTCATTTGAAATGGGATAATAATTATTTAAGATATAAACAAGAAAAGGGTAACATTAAAGTTACCCTTAGTTTTTCATAATATATAATGAATTTGTCTACTTTAGTTTTTCTTCAACCCAATCATTAATTTCAAACACTATAAAAACAATGAAGATGACTAACCAAAGAATAATTCCAGCCCAAGAATATATTCCATACCAGAAACTTCTCCATACCCAAAGCTTTTTGCTTTCTTTGCAATCATCTCCGTATACATTATAGAGATATATACATACTGAAAAAATCAGCCAACCTATCAAATAATAAATAAGTATATCCATATCTTTAATTGTTTTAATTACATTATTAATATAGTAACAATATTCAAAAATTCAATAAGAATGAATATAATTATGCAACTTTAGATATTTTTTCTTTGTATTTGTTCAGAAATATTGTATCATAGATATTACCATAGAATCCGTTTTGAACAAGTATTTCTCTTACTTTATCGGTATCAAATTCTCCAATTACTATATAAGTGTCATCATTGGGATCTCTTTTTAACGCTAACTCAACTGTTATGTCTACATATTTACCGTCTACTTTATTGAAGGCATGTTCTATTGGCAGTCCCTTATAGTTCATATATCCTTCACAGTATTCTATCTTATGCTTTCCTTCATATTCAAATCTGTCACAAAGTTTCCAAGCATTCTCATAACAGCATTTTGGTTGTGGTTGTACTCTTTTCTTTATTTCTTTTATTTCTTCTTTTGTAAAAACTTCATCTAATGAAACTATATCAATTGAATTAGCATCTTTAGCCATTTGAGAATACAGTTCTTTTCTATATCCATCACTATTATTAGCAAATAGATTAAGCATATCAATAATTCCCTTATCAACATCTTTAATAGCTTCCGTTAAGAATGAATTAATACTTTTCATAATATTAGTATAATTAATTTAATATATATTTAATAATAATATAAAAGAAATGTTAAGAGTAAATATGTAGAATCTCATCATAAATGAATCGGACTCATCTCAATTCTAGTAAATATTAAATTACTTATAAAATATATTTGAGATGAGTCCGATTCATTCTGTGTATATCTGTGTGAATTATTCTATACGTTTCATATATTATACTTTACAAAATACATCTACTTGTTTATAAATGGTTCTGTTGTCATATTTTTTAACTTGATAGACCATTGCCTCTTCATAGTCAATAGTTGTATTATTGATGAGCTTATGAGCTTCATTTCTTGTATTGAAGTGGTCTTCATTATAGATAGTCTCCTGTTCCTCAGTGTGATAGGGATTCTTTGCATTAACTGTGAACCAAACTACAAAATACTTTTCCATGACTTACAGATATTTAATGTTATTTACAATAAAATATTTACAATAATAATATAGTAAATTATTTCAAAAAATTCAATCTATACTTCATGTCCAAAGAAAGCTATGTCATCACACCATAGAATCTCCTTTTTCTTGTTATATGTACCTATATGTTCAATTTTTTTGTCATTATGATCAGGAATATATACAAGTTCTAGATCCTTGTCATCTTCATAGTTTCCAACCAATACATCTTCTGTAGTTGCTTTCTTCCATTTTTCCCAATCAGATTTAGAGTATCTTACTTCATTCTTAAAAGTATTTCCTCCTTGCAGATATTCATTTATTTGCTTCATTTTTATTTATTACTTATTTTTTCTATAAAATATTTTTCATATGTCTCATTATCTATCCCTATCTGCTCCACTATCCACCATTTACTGTTTATTCTTGAAGCAGAATATTCTTCATTCTTTCTAAATGTAATGTTTATGTCTTTTCTGTTGACACTTAAGTCTTCAACACATATTACATTAATTTCTTTCATATATATTATTATATTCTTGATTTTATTCTTTATACCATGCGGGCGGATTTTTTGCTAATGGCGAATTATTAAACATATATCTCATATCTTTAACATTAGATGTATTCCAATTAGATATATCTTGATTGAATTCAGATCCCAAAAACATCTCTTTCATATTTTTAACATTACTTATATCCCACTGAGAAATATCTCTGTTAAATATAGAATCTTTAAACATAGCTTCCATGTTTTCAACATTGCTTACATTCCAATTAGATATATCTCCATTGAATTTAGAACCACTAAACATATACCCAGCATATTTAACATTACTAACATTCCATTTAGAAACATCTCCATCAAATTCGGCGCCAGCAAACATTCCATGCATGTTTTCAACTTTACTTACATTCCATTTAGATATATCTCCGTTAAATTTAGAATGCATGAACATTGTATTCATATTTTCAACATTACTTACATTCCATTCTGATATATCTCCATTGAATTTTTCCCAAGAAAATATACCGAACATATCAGTAATTTCAGAAGTATCTATATCATTTAGATCAGCATTATTACCTCTTTCTTTAATCAATTTTTTTACTAATTTTTGAAGTTCATCTCTTGTCTCTGGGAAATAGTTATATTTAGAATTAAGATTGTCTTTTGAAAGCCTAAACTTTTCCGTTATAAACTGATTTAGTTTCTTCATATATATATATTAGTTTATGTTATTTTTTATACCATTTGGGTGGATTCTGTTCTAATGGACAACTTCGAAATATATCATTCATTTTTTCAACATTACTTACATTCCATTGAGATATGTCTCCATTGAATTTAGAATTATAAAACATTTCTTGCATATTCTTAACATTGCTAACATCCCATTGAGAGATATCTCCGTTAAAAATACAGTTTTCAAACATACTACCCATATTTTTAACATTACTAACATTCCAATTAGATATATCTTCATTAAATTTTGACAGATAAAACATTGCAAACATATTAGTAACATTTGTAACGTTCCAACTAGATATATCCCCATTAAAGTATGAGTCAGAAAACATCCAGTCCATGTACTTAACATTACTAACATCCCATCCAGATATATCTCCGTTAAAAATGGATTTATCAAACATACTTTCCATATTTTCAACATTACTTACATCCCATTCAGATATATCTCCATTAAACTTAGAATCACTAAATAAAAAAGACATATCTGTAATCTTAGAAGTATCTATATCATTAAGATCTGCATCATTACCTCTTTCTTTAATTAATTTATCAATTAAATCTCTTAGTTCATCTCTTGTTTCTGGGAAATAGTTATATTTAGAATTAAGATTGTCTTTTGAAAGTCTAAACTTTTCTGTTATAAACTGATTTAGTTTCTTCATAAACTATTTTACCATATCTTAATATATTTGCAAATAGAGTCATGTTCATCAATATCACTATATTCACCAGGCTTCAATGATTCTAGTGCTTTATAGTCAATATCATTACCAAATAATTCATTAAGATCAGTATATTTATTGAATGCAACTATAGAAACAAATTCCTGATCTTTATTATACATCATAAATCCATTCTTATATTTTTTAGAACCTGCTGAATAGTCAAAAGACTGATATGCTGCATTCTTTTCTATTTCATTTTGAATTTCACCAAATAATGAATGCTGATTTTCATATATTTTTTCTGTTATATTCTTCATATTCTTGTATATATTTATATTTTATTAAAAATAATTTTATGATTTTTCTATTATGTTCTTTATAGTCTTGTAGATGTCTTCTTCATGAATATTAGCCACATCTGTTATATCTTTATATCCATTAGGGATTTTATCAATAAACATAGTTATAATGTTTTTGTTCTTCATTTCTATTTTGTCTTTCTTATAGAAATCAATTACATGAGCAGGAATGTCTTTAAGTTCTGTCTCAGGATCAAATATAGGATCTATCAATATCTTCTTGAAATCATTATCTAATAAAGTCAAAATATATCCACCAAGTCCAATACCTACATAGATATCAATCTTCTTTTCCCTTGAAATGTTTTCAATATCTGTCTTAGCTTCTTTAGGACTGTATTGGGCATAATATTCTGATATGATATTGTATTTGTTCTTGTTCAATACGTTATTAAGTTCTTGTACATATTTGGAATCAGGAGTATCTCCATAGTCAAATACTACTAATATGTTTGTCTTCTTCATTTGTCTCTATATATCATTATTATTTTTCTTTCATATAAATAAGTCTTTGGTTTGTGCTTCCTCTGAATGGTGTATGAGCAATGTCTCTTAGTTCTTCTACATAAGGACCATCAACTAATACATCAACTGAATTAGCAATTTCTTTTTTAAGATCAGTAAGATCTTCATATACATATCCAGTATAAAGCCAGATAGTTTTTGTAGGGAATGTTTCTCGCACCCAACCAATAATTTCAACTATCTCATGCAATCCTGCTATATCTTGGCATAATGGGTCTCCTCCAGATAATGTCAAACCTTCAACATAGTCTTTCGAAAGCCATTCTGACAATTTTTTCTTTATATATTCTTTTTCATAATACCAAGACTTTCCCTGATCAAAGTTCCATGTCCAAGGATTATGACAGCCTTTGCAATGATGTTTACAACCCGCAACCCATAAGGTCACTCTAATACCATTTCCATTATTGATGTCTGGAGCAGTTATGTCTACAATTCTAAGCATATTCACCTCTATATATATGTATATTTGATATAATTAAAAATAAAAAAATAGTAAGTATCTAACGTATGCTGACAATCAATTAGGGTAGATTTCCCAACATATTATATATAATAAAAATAGTCACATTTTTTGTTTTATTTTTAATTAGATAAATAATATTTTTTTAATGTTTTATCATCATAATGATCATAATGTTTTATGAGCTCAAGACATTAAAATATGAACGGAGGCAAATAAAATAAGGATAATATATAGTAAGTATAATAATTATCCAATGAGGTAATTTTTATTTTTAATATATATCATTCAATGATTAATTATATGTAGAATATTACAAATATGACTGTACTTTTTGAAATTTTCAAACTTTACGGATGGTGGGGATTACTTGGAATTGTTATCTGCATTGTCTTATATTTAATAAGTAAACATATCTCAAAAAAGATCACTAAAGATGTAACCAATGGTTTAGATAAAGTTGGTGAAAATCTAGTAAACAAAATGTCCGAGCAAAATGACAAGCTCACAAATACTATTATAGATCAACAAAAACAATTAGTAGACTATATAATAAAGAAAGACATATCTAGGCAAGAGAATCATAATGTCATGCTTAATAAGAAAATGGAATTGTCAGAAGAGATCAATATGACGCTCAAAGACATAATGAATATACATAATGCTCAACGTGCTTTTGTTCTTTCTTTTCATAACTCTGGAGAAAATTTGTCTGGTATTCCTTTCCCAAGATATTCTTGTTTCTATGAATGGTTTGATAAAGGATTGTCACCATTACAATTCAAATGCAGAAACTTGTCTATTAGCTCTTTATCTTATGTAGTAAATGAATTGAAACAAGCTGAAAACCAACAAGTAATATATAATATTGATGATCTACAACAAAACAGTCCAAGTTTATATGCATTACTTAAAGAAGACTTAAGTGAGACAATCATATATACTGGAATGTATGACAAGAACAATATGTTAGTTGGTCTATTTGTACTAGAATACAAGAAAGAGAATTCTATTGAACATCTTAACCTGAACCAATTACATATACAAGTTGCAGAACTTACATCAATACTTAATCTTAGATATAAGTATACAAAATAAAAAAGAAAGTATAAATAATCATATATAAAAACAAAATGAGAAATTCTAAGAATTTCTCATTTTTATTTTGAATTTTTCTCTAATTAAACTATATTATTATTGTAAGTTGTTAATAATTTTTGAATTTTAATTGTTTATACAATGGTTGATTTGTTGAGAAACAAGTTGACCATTTTTTGTATAATTAGTCTTCAATCATCTTTACTTCATTAATTACATCTCCTACTGTATAATATTTGTTTATGTCAGCAATTTCATATATGTCTGTAAACAATGACTTATTCTTGAAATACTTTATCTTTGTTGACCAGAAATGTTCAGAAGGATCATCATATTCCATACATTCAAAAGCAAATGTTGTCTTTACTGCATATATAGCAGCATCTATCATCCGTACTCTATGATATTCACTTGATAGTAGATGCTCATCAGTCTTATTAAGTTCCATATCATCATTAATAAAGAAATGGCTTCTATTTGATATTTCTGTATAAGATGCTACAACATTGTATTTGTCATCAATATTATTTATACAGTTTATCAATAATGAATTGTCTTTAAACAATTGATTGATATTTAATAATATGATCCAATCAGGTCTATAGTCATTATCAACAGCAAATCTATATGTAGCAAAATATTCTAGATATTTAAGGTCTTTCTTAGATCCACATGGATAATGGATTATATGTTTGAAGCCTATCTTTAATGCATAGTTAAGCATATCTTTGTTGTCCGATATGATATACGTCTGATCAAAAAGATTCTGATCCCTTATAAACAAATAAGAAAACTTCAATGCTTCTTTATTTTTAGCAAACGTATTCTTGTCATTGCCTCTAGCCGTAATGAAAATAGGAATAGTTAACATAATAATATTATAAACTTGTAATTAATTGAGTATTTTATAATTAAAAATAATTATTTTAGTTTCTAATTGTTCAAAAACAGTTTCTTTCTGTTAAACATGTATTATTTTTTGAATGTAAAGAAAATCCCAATCAAGCTTACAATCAAGACATATGACATATAGATAGTTTCTCCAATAATTCTTTTCATAATCTATCAACAATCACTAAATATACTTTGTCCTATATGATCAACTCTATCTTTGAATTCTTTTTGCTTTCCTTTATTGAAATGTTCCACAGTTGTAGAAAGATAGCCAGTTATTCGTCCAAGCCTTGTTATCTTGTCACAACCACATTTTGGACATTCTGTCAATGCTTCATCATAGATAGGCTCACCGCATTCTGCACATCTGTTCAATGGTATGTTCAATGCAAAGTAAGGAATGTCTTTATCCATAGCATAGTCAACAATCTTTTCAATAGCATCTATATTATTATAGCATGTACTGTCTAACTCTACATAAGTGATGCACCCGGCGTTTGAATAACCTGTGAGTTGACTTTCTATATCAATCTTATTGAATACATCGCAATTATAATATACTGGTACATGAATAGAATTAGTGAAATATTTTTTGTAGTTCTTTTCTCCATTAGAATCAACAAAATAAGTGACACCTTCTAAGTCATATTCAGGAAATGCTTTTCTAAATTTGTTGAATGAAGTGAAGCAAAGATTCTCTGCTGGTGTATAATAGACTCCAAAGTTTAGTTTATATTCTTTCTTAAATTCTGATGTTCTGTCTAACCAAAGTTGTTCAATCTGTTTTGCATATTCCATTCCCTTTTCTGTAGTATGATCAAATCCAAACAAAAGATATAAAGTTTCAGACATACCGATTTGACCTATTACAAGTGTTCCATGCTTCAATGCTGATATGATTCCTTCATTTTTATGATACCCCGACATTGTATTATTTTCATACATAAATCTTGCAGACTTTGGTGATTGTGAACAGATATGGTTGAATCTTTCTAATAACATGTCTTTTGCTTCATGTATTTTCTTGTCTACTAACTTCATGAATTCTTCCCATACTAGTTCTTTATTGTCAAACTGTTCTTTCTTTTCAAGTTTTCTTCTTGTCATTGCAGCAAGAGTAGGTAATATGATAGTTACTGGGCATATATTTCCACGTCCATCTTTCTGAATAGCGGAGAAAACATCATCAATCTTGTTGAATTCTCCATTAATGACATTTTGTATATTTTGTTTGAAATTATCTAATGCATTTATATCTAATAAATTGACCGTGCGGCACCCCATAGTGTTAAATAATTCAATAGGTCGTTCTTCTAAACTAACTTTGATTTTCTTCATATCTTTATGTCTTTATATATTTCTTTTGTATTTTTTGTCATCATTATAGTTTCCTAAAGTCATAATTCCAATTGTATGTAAACTATATGGCATAATAATAGGAATAATTGTCTTTATGTCTTCTTCATTTACTTTATAAGATATTCTTTTTGCTATTATATGCAAATTTTTATCTGTTGTTTTCATATTGTAATATTATTCATTAATCATTATTCTAATTCTAATCCAAGTTTTTCTGCAACATTAGGATTTTGTTCTAAAACTTCCACTAGTTTTGCGTATTCTTTTTCAGACAATGAATCAATATATTCTTGCTTTTGTTTTCTGTCTTGTTTTAGTGCATTAGCATTATTTGTCCAGTCAGCGTTACAATAATTTGGATATATTCTCATTGATGTTGATTTTAATGCTAGTCTCTTTAAGTCATAGTTTGGTGTTCCGGGTTTGTCATTAATTCCTTTCTTATATTGGAAGATTCCACATGGAAAAATTGATGTTACTCCATTATTGCCTAATCCCTCCATAGATACTTCTAACAATGCTTTAGTAACCATACGTCCAGCTTCTAATGGACAGGTTCCATAATTGATACTGGTGAACGGGAGCTGATTCCCACTCCTTGCAAATTTGTTATCGCTAAGCTTTTTATCTTAACTTCTTATGTAATTTCTCCATAAGTTCGGCGTACATTTTCATCTTTTAATAACTAAGATGATGAGCACTCTTGGGAAAATTATATTTATTCATTTCCTACGCTCTACGGTGATTTATAGCCTTTCGTAATCTATAAATTTACCTCGGTATTACCAGCTATCCAAATATATGTTTGGACCTTAGGTTTTCTTCTGCAGCTTATTCGTTATTTAACCTTATCTCTCGGAAACTTAATTCCAACTGCTACCGATTTTGCTCATTTTTTCATAACTATTTATGTATTATATAGTTAGGCAGCCATATTAAATTTTTTATTCAACTGCAAAGTATTTAAGTTGTGATACATTCCTTCAACTGCTTGATGGATTTCTTTTTCAGTCATATCCATAGCATAATTCCAAGCATTTTTATATTGTTTATACTTGGAATCTGTAATTTCAATATCTGTTACATTCATATATTTTACTTTATATATTTTTAATAAATTTTCCTTCATTAAATATTGTTAAATTTCCTACATGTATTTCTTCTGGTTCAGATAAAATATAATTAGAATAATCATTAACAGATATCCAATTATATTTTGAACAATCTTGACCATTTAGTAATTCTTTTATTTGTTGTTTTATTTGATCTTGCTTATTTAACCATTCATTTTCCCATATATGTATTAATTGTACATTTTGAGCATAACATAATAATGTTTTTCTTTGATGATAAAATTTATCTTTATAATTTATTGAATGCCAATATATACCATTAAATTCAAATGCTATATTTTTTTCAGGTAAATATATATCTAATTCATAATATCTATAATTATTGTTTGCAACTATATTTGTAACATTTTCTAGTACAATACCTGAATATATTGATTTTATATATTTTAATAGTTCTTTTTCTCCTTTAGACGTAAATTGATTTGTATGATGACATTCATTAAAATATTTTTCTATTAGCGGAATATATTCATTTGATATAAATTTTCTACCATGTATAATAATTTTATCTAAATGTAAAGATTTCCACCCCTGCCCATATTTTTGAAATAATTTTCGTTGTTGAGTACAATTATAAGTTTTTTCTATATTTAAAACATTATTCTTTTTAGTATTAACAATTTTATCAATTATTTCTTTAGATTGTCCTATAAATTCTACTCCTAAATTAGCTAAATTTGTTTGTTTAATTTTATTAATGATTTTATCATATTTTTCATCCCATATTTTTTTATTTCTTTCTGAAGAATTTAATGATAAATTGCATGTAACTCCATATTTTTCTAAACATGTTTCTTTAAATTTTTCTCTATTATTATAATGTTCATTTCCATATTTTTCTTTTAAAGTTTGCTTAAAACTATCAGATCCAAATAAAGTATAGTTTTCATCTCCATATTTTTCTAAATTAGTTTTTTTGCGTTTTTCTAATATTTTTTTTCTATCATTATCAGTATGATTACTAATTGTTTGTGAAAATTTTTCTAATTTATTTTTAACTTGATTTGGAGAATGATTTTCACATGTTGTATTATATCCAATAATTTTAGATTTTATATTTCCTGTAAATTTTGCTAATTCACCACATATCTCACAATGGTATGGTTCAATATTATGTAAAAGACAAAACCATGCTTCTTTATCAGTTCTATAATTTTGTTTAAACTCATTAAATATTTGTTCTGCTTCCAAATCCCAATATTTCTTCCAACAAAAATGTTTTTTATTATTTGAAGATATTATATTTTTTTGTTTAAATATAGTTAATATTTCTTCTTTTAACATATTTTATAATTCATATTTTTATAATTAAAAATAATCATTTTTGCTTTGGAAATCAACTTATTTTCACATTATTTTTTATAAATTTTTATGGTTTGCAGTTTTTATCTTCTTCAACATATACTTTATTGTCTTCTATCTTTACTACCTTGAATACAGTTCCTCCGGCATACCATCCTTTACCTATTTTTGGATATTTCTTCCATTTCTTAGCCCATTCGGTAAAAGTATTGTCTAAAGAACCATCAAGATATACTTCCCAGTCTTTTCCATTTTCTGGTTTGACCGATTCATTTATTTTAATATATTTTTTAAAGCTTTTCATATATAATATATTTTTTTTTTATATTTCATATATTTCAAAACAATAATTAGAAAACTGCTCTTGAATATCTCTCATAACATAATAAGCCAGACAATAGTCTTCATATACTACATTATCATATTCAGTCCAATTTTCTAAACTATTCTTTCTATAATGTATCTTATATCTTTTCATATTAATCTTTTAATATATCATTAATTATCTTTTCAATTTCTTCATCAGTCTTTCCTTCACAATATTTCAGTCCTTCTTTAAAATGTTTCATAAATGATTTTCTTACATAAGGTACCATTGTCCAGTCAATATGAGTTGCACCTACACCACCAAACTGTTGAAGACTTTGTAATTGGAAAATTACTGCTACTAATTGCATTGCGGTATTTACTGAACCAGCGGGTCTAACATCTGTCTGTCTTGTCTTAAATCCTTCCGCTAATAACTTATCAAATGGAATACTTAAGCAATTATGGTCTCCTGTCATAAAATGGTCTAGATCATGCTCATATATCATATTGTCATCATGATTCTTTCGTGACTGTTTTGACATTTTCTTCAATGCAAGATTCTTGGCAACAGCTCCTGCAGTCTCTCCAAGTCTTCCGCCAAATGAAGCTTCATCTAGATTGGCGTTCTGATTTTGGACATTACTTGCAGAAAGTTTTTCCTGAATTTGCTTCATTAAGTCGGTCTTCTGCTCACGAATCTCTTCACGTTTTCTTCTATAGTTTATGAATGCTTCTACAACTTCATATTTGTTTCTTTTTATCAATTCCTTTTGTATGACATCTTGAATTTCTTCAATTGGTGTTCCTTGACCATTGTTTTTGATTATTAGCTTTTCAACTGAGTCTTTCACTTGTTCTAAAAACTTTTCAGGAACATCCTGTCCAACTGATTCAAATGCTTTACTTATAGCATCTGCAATCTTTATGAACGAATATTCCTGAGGAGTGCCATCACGTTTGATTACTTTCATAAATTTCTTCCATATATATTTTTCTTTTATATTAAATTGTCCCAATATGTTTCTTCATCTAATAGACTATTGTCAAAACATACTTCTTTAAGATTCATGTCTATATATTGACAAACTAGTCTTGGGCCTAATTGCTCAAACTTTCCATTGCTTTCAACTATATAAGGATAAAGATTATGTGGCAGTTTGAATTCTATACAAGTATGAAAATATATTCTCTTCAATATATTATCTTCAATATGCATTTCATTTATATAGCCTTCAAGTGTCTTCATAATACGTTATAAAAATAGGAAATTTGTATATAAAAATAAACAATAGATCTTAAATTTCTAAGCAATAAGAGTCCAAGATCTTCTTTTCTTTAAGATATTTTTTCTCATATTTTTCTACTCTTTTCTTACGAATAGAAATGAGTTTCTCCATATATGCTCGAGCATCTTCTTCATCACAAAACCTTGGCATGCACTCATATCTTATAGAATAGTCATTATATTTCTCACATTGAGTCTTTATCCAGTTCTTTGGAAGTTTTATCAATGTATTCTTTCCAGCATAGATCAATAAATATTCTTCAACAACCTTTGATGTGACAATATTGAAATTACCGTCAAATGACTTTTCGTTTTTGGTAAATGCTATTGTGTCTACTTTCTTTACTAATTGCTTATGTATTTTCTGATGATCATAATAATATATGTAGTCACCAGCTTTCAACTGATCCCATCTTTTCATACTATAGTCTCTTGTTCTTCAATATTTTTATAAACTGCTCTAAAGTGAATGTACAACCAGCAGCACCGGCATGACCTCCACCATTGTATTTGTTTTTCAAGAACTCTCCACAGTGGAATGGATCTTTGTTCTCAACATTATACATTGACAATACCCAATTACCATTTGGTTGATGCTTGAATACTAAACCATGTCTTATTACTGAGCCTTCTAAGCACTTGAACATAGTAGAATTTGTAGCACCTTGATGAAATATTGCACATGCTTTATGAATAATTGGATGGGCAGAATCTTCTTCATCATAATCCCATACTTGCCATGTCATATCACCAGAGTTCTTTACAATGTCTGTCATCTTCTTGTCTTCATATTCATTAAGAGCATGACCATGATTATACATGTCTAAAATGATATTGTTGTCTTTTGTCAAGTCAGATTCATCTCTATAATATACTTTGATGATTTCAATAAGCTTGCATACTTTCTTCAAATTTAGATCATATTTGTCGGTAACACCCTTATTGACATCTTTAACATAACCAAAATCATATCCTTCACGTTCATATGACCAAGAATCCCAAGCAGACAATATTCTCAACAGTTCTGGTACTTTCTTCTGCTTGTATGCTTCATCAAATTGATCATAAAGATATTTCCAAGCATTCAATATTGCTGACCTACTTGTGTCTCTCAATCCTGGGATATCATCAAAATTATTGTCAATTGAACATTGTATAATAGGAGCATGATGATCTACCCAAACAAGATTAGACTCATATGCATTATAAAGCTTCTTCATATATTTCCAGTCATTGAAAGACAAGTCAGTCATTATGATATGAGTATATTCTTCTTTAAGTTTCTCCATGTCGGAATAAGCTTTTGAGAAATCTGCTAATATATTGTAGTCAGCTGGCAATACATCAATATCAGCTTCAGCAATATTCAATTCATACATCAGATAGTCCTTAAAGATTGCACCAGAAAATACACCATCATTATCTTCTTTATGATATATTATTAAATATTTTTTATCCATTTCTATGATTAAATATTTTTAACATTACAAACTATATTCAAATATTCATCAGAACGCCATTCTTCTCATCTGAGCTCATCTCAAATATAATAGACATATAAACTAATATCTATAGAATTTGATGATGATCTCATTCATCTAAACCGCCCTCTTGATGCCGTTTATTTTTGCACTACTCTGTTTAACTTTGTACATTTGCTCACTAGTAAGTTCAATACGATTATTGTACTTTTCTTCATTCATGCAGCAGTGCTTATACTTCTTTCCGCTACCACATGGGCATGGGTCATTTCTACCGATCTTCTTATTATATTCCCTAATAATTGTCCTTGTCTTTCTTGGCATAACAAACTTAGACATGTCTATATTGTTTGTATTTATTACCTGAGGAGCTACATTTGTTCCTGTGAATTCTGTAGTATCTTCTACCTTTGTAGTTTCTACAACATCCATAATTGTCTCATTACTGTTCATAAGCTTAATTATTACATATATTTTATTTATTATATTTTAAGATAGTCATATCCTGTCATTATTTCACAAAAAAAGAAGGACCTCTAAAAAGAAATCCTTCTTAATAATATATACAAAAAATTAAAATATATAAAATATAAATAGAAAAAATATATACTAATTTTTATACTAATTTTCAAAAATTCCATTATTAGAATGGTAAGTCATCTGCAGGATCTGAAGCTTCTACTACAACTGGACTTGGTGTCTCTACTTTTGGAGCTGCTGGTGCAGGAGTTGGAGTTTCAGTAGTTGCATTACTAGTACCCTTTTTTATCATATCAATTGAAGTTGTTGCAGGATCATTACCACTAAGTACAACCTCAATCCAATCCTCTACACGTTTCTTCAAATCTTCTGGCCAAGGCTTGTATGAGAAACTGTCCAACTTAGGAGCCCATTCCTTGATTTGTGCAATTACCTTACCATAAATAGGAAGCAATGCCTTGTACTCTTCTGACTGATTGATCTGAGTAACTAATGCATTTCTCTTTTCAAGATCCTCATCATCCTCACATTCCATATTCCATGCCTTCTGAATCTTTGCTACATAAGCATCAAGAATGCTCTGCTCTTCATCATTAAGAATAGGACTTCCATCAGGATTAATACATGATACTACATCATTAGAGATCTCTCCAAGATAAGTAATTTCACGAGTCTTTCTCTGAGGATTCTTTGGATCATCTGGTCCAGGATGTACTTCAATATTGATTGCTCTACCAAACAAATAGTCCATTACTGGAATAGGCATCTTTCCACTTTCCTTTGAAGGCTTCATCTTTTGCTGAAGCATTGTATAGATAGATGTTGGGAGCTTCCAGATCTTAAATGATCCTACCAAATCTGGCTGATTCTTGTCCTTCAAAATCTGTACAATTACATAACGTGCAAATCGCTTGTCAAATAATCCCTTACCGCCATCCTTTGTAGGAACAGCTTGATTATGTAATGTACTTCCTGCTTCTGCATAATGACATTTTTTCCATGCTGTAAAGATAGGACAACTCTTGTCTTCTACTGTTAATGAAGAAACCGCTGAGAAATATCCATTAACATCCTGCATACCATAAGACTGCTGCTCAAGGAATGACTGGCGAGGATTCTCTGGATTATAGATAATTTTGATTTTTGCTCTATATACACCATCCTCTGATTTTGAATCTGCGGGACGTGTCTTATAGACCATTGAATTTCCACTTGTTGTTGTTTCACTTGAATTTTCGTTAAATAAGTCTTGAGGGTTAAAGCCCAAAATTTCTTGTTCTGTCATAATTGTAAAATTTAATAATATATTTGTATAATTTTTGTTAAGTTATTTTGTATATAATTTAATATAGACAACATTCTTTAAAAATTTTAATATTCTTTTAATTTTTTTTATCTTATTCTACTTTTAATGTATTAGGAATTGATCCATTTATAGATGGCATTGATGTGCTATTTACATTTGCCATTTGGGTTGTTGCTGAACCTGTTGTAATGATCTTTCCTTTGATTTGCATATTCTTAACATATATATGAATAGCATCAGCCATATAATTTGCCCATTGTTCTGCTAAAAGATCAGATAATGTTTGACCAAACTGTTTAGCGACTTTATTTCCTTTAGCCGTCACACCAGGAAAAGTCTCTAATAATGCTCTTTCAAATGCAACCGGAATAGTCTTTTCAAAACAGTTTTGAAATTCATCTTTTAGAAATTTCTTATTAAGCATAATATATAACAACCAATTTATTTCTTATAGATCCATGTTCCAAAATCAGCAAATGTATCTACAATAGCTTTATATGTAGTTGCATTTAAAGTAGTATCCATTTCTGGAACAATCTTTGTATTGACATATTCTGTTGCAAGATTGATAATTGTATTCTTTACTGTTTCTGGAACATCAGTTTCTTTCTTTTGTTGAGATTCATTATAGATCTTATGAGCCTGAGTTTTTATTTCATCTAATAGACTACTATCCATTAAACTCATAAACCATTTATTACTCTTAAGCGCATCAATAGCATCATCAAGTTTATCGAGATCTTCTTTCTTTGTAAAGTCTAACTCATCTTTCAAATCAGGAGTATCAATAAGACTTAACGTATTTAACGTATTCATAATATTATCTAATAAATTTAACATAATTATTTAAGTTTTATATATTTTAATTTGTGATCTTTATTAAATATAGTTAATAATAATTTAGAAGTTTAAAATCAATTAAACAAATCTTCCATAAAATTTGAAATTTCAACATTCTTTTCTTTCTTAGCTTTCTTTACTGGCTTGTCTTCCTTTTCTTCTTCTTTGCATTTTTCTATAGCAATTCTAAAAGACTCATTATATGATACATTGTTTTCTCCAAGATGTTCTTCAATAATGAAATACTTATGCTTATTGAAATCTTTATTATATATCTTTATTCTTGCTAATCCTTGCAGGAAGATCTTGTTTGTTATGTTCTTGTCAAATACATCTACTATATCAAATAGTCTATATTTGTCTTTAAACTTTGACAATCCCAATCCACGACCAATTGACTGCATATTAACAACATCTGACTTAAAGCTTTCAAATAGCACCCCATAGCAAAGATTGGCTAAAGTGATTCCGGTAGACATTGTACCATAACTTGCAACTAATATACAGTTATTGTTCTCTTTAAGTAATTGCTTTATCTCTTCTCTTCTTTTTGTATTGACACTACCAGTAATCTTCAATATGATATGATTGTCACTAAACTTTTTCTCAAGTATGTCAACAAGATGCATAATATATTCTGTATGATGACAAAGTATCAATGTATTCTTATCACATTTTGGAATGATCTTGTCACATAATAGATCTATACGCTCTTCCATGAAATGTATCATCATTCTTTCAATGAACAATGAATTAGCAGAAACAGAATCTGATACAAGCTTCTTAAGCATATTCATCCATTTCACATCTTTCATTATTTCAGAATACTCATTATTCCCATAGATATTAGCTTTCACCTGTTGTAGTCCAAATGACAATTGCTTTACATTCTTAATGAGAAATCTTGCATTTGGAAGATCTTGTTTCTTTTTCTTTCCTGGATGCTTTTCATCATCTACTTCTACATAGTTAGACAATGCATATTCAGCACAAGTATTATATAGTCTTATTTGCTTATGTATGTCATTATATTTTAATCTGTACTGATAGATCTCTATGTCTGAAATATACCCTTGCTCCTTTAGTTCAGCAGTTGATATCTCTTGTATTTTTGCTCCCAATAGACTATGTATGCAATATCTTTCAATTGTCTTCTCCTTAGGTAATGTTCCTGTCATACCAAAGCCAATGATGACATTCTTCATAAATGGTTGTGATATGATTGTTTTTATCTGCTCTGCTGATGCTCTATGTGTCTCATCTACAAATACACAATCATAATTATTGAAAAAGGATGGATTATATTTCTTGCTTTTCTTTTCTAAGAACTTAATTAGACTTTGAAATGTACCAACCGTTATGTTTGATGACTCAACAAGTTTACCACCTCCCCAAACACATTCAGTATTGAAGAACTCTTTATATTCTTTGAAGTCATCATACATCTGCTTAACAAGACTAATAGATGGCACAATGACAAGAATCTTCTTCATGTCTAAATATTCTATACAATATCTGAAAACCATATAGGCAATCAATGTCTTACCAGCACGTGTTGCTAATTCAGATACGGAACGTTTCCAGTTCAATATTGTATAAGCGGCTTTATACTGGTATTCTCTTGGCTCTAATGAAAGACCCCAAGAATTGACAATCTCCTTGAACTCATCATATGTATGCAATAGACTTCTCTTGAAGAATCCAGGCTCCAACCCATCATATTCAACATTGTTCTCTTTGAAGAACTTATATATCTCCTGCCATAATCCGATTGAACAATAATATATCTTCTTGCCCGATGATTGAATGAACTCAAATAAGAAATCTTGAGTATACATTGGACCATTGTAAGACTTAAGATAGCATGTGGGATCAACAAGATTAAGATGATTTGTGAGATTAGGTTGTTTCTTATAGTTATTATTTGGTCTTAGCCATTTATCATCTTCTTCTGTATCATATTTCAAAAACAAATATCTTGGGTCTTTGTCTGAAAAAACAAAATGTATCATTATCTAATTTTTCTCTTAAACTAAATATATATAAAATTATAAATTAAAATAGTCATTATTATTTTGTAGATTCATAGAGTTTCATAGCTTTTTTGAATGACATCTTTCTCTTAAGCTTAGGCTCATCCCAATATTCATTCAACCAATTATTTTTGAACATTAATGCATATACACATCTATGATTTCTAAGATTATATACTATCTTAAAACAATTTTGAGGAACACCAACATCAATGTCATTATAGTCACAACCACCACATATTATAAGAAGACTATCTGTTTGTGAAAGCTTTCTTATTTCTGTCTCAAATTTCTTCCATATTCCTCTATTTAACTTAGATGTCTGCGGTACAGCATTAATATAATAGAATGTACTTCTTAATGATTCTTTAGACCAAGCAAAGTCTTCAGCATTAGCAAGATGTCCTTTGTCATATCCTGTCAATCTATAAGAGAAATGAGGAAGATTATCATAAGCCTTGAAATTCATTCCACTTCTTGAAACATCACCACCACCTTTATATAACTTATAGATGACAAATGATGGAGCCATGATATCTTTAGAATAAAATGACTTATAGTATGTCATATCTATTACTTGATCATACTTATGTATCTTTTGAGCAATAATAGACAAGGTCATAACTAAACTAATGAATAAAATAAAATGTCTTTTCATATATATTTTATGTGTATTTTATTCAAAAATAAAGAGCAGATCTTAAGATCTGCTCTTTTCTATTATATAATTTATAATGTTACTATCTTAATATGAATTATGGGTTATTATAATTCCAATTATCTACAATAGGATCACCACTTGAAACATCATACCAAGTAAACATTGCTTCAATTGTAGATGCAACATCATATGCTAATGCAAAGCCATTATATGTATATGTTGCATTGCTTTCACTTGCTTCTTGTAATGTTTGAGTATGTAATGTAACATCATGAACTGTATAAGCAAGTGCATGATTTTGATATCCATAAGTAGATGATGATTCAACAATATCAGATGAATATGTTGAACTAAGAGATATGTTTATTTCATCCTTAACAATATTGTATTCTTCTCCTGCAAATGTTACAAATTCTACCGTATTTGCAGCATCATCTTTTGTAATAAAATATGATGCAAAAGATGTAGGGATTGATTTTACAACATGTAAACTATCATTAGCACCACCTAATGTATCAATAGTATAAGGAGTATATGTTACATATGTGCCTCCTGCCAAATATTTCTGTATCTTATCATTAACATCAAGACTATCCATATCCTGTTTTATACCAGCTGTTGCCTGATCTACATAAGATAGAACCCAACTAACAGTTGTAACAAGATCATTATTGGTACCCTCAACATCAATAGTATTACCATCCTTTTGTATTACAGGTTGATGTGTTAAGAGATATTTTGATGGACTACTAGTATCTTTACCCCATGTACCACCACTACCTTGAGATACTGGAATAAATGTTCCTGCTGGTTTACCAGCTACACTATCAACAAATAATCCAGAATTTGTGTTATAAAGTTCATTGATTTGCGCGTCAGATAATGTTGTAGGTAATATTTGTACATATGATAATATATCACCTTCTACATTTCCATATTGTGCACTACTCCAATATGCTTCCTTATTTGCTCCAATTATTGCTGTCTTAATACTATTATATGTTACAACATTACCCGTATAATTTGCCTTAGATGATGTTGTTATAACAGATAATGGATTTGATAATGAAAGACTATTTACATTTTCGACAGAACCAGCTACAATATCATCAATTCTATCATTTGTTGCATCAATATATTGATTATTATAAGCAATATTATATGCAAGACTAATACCAGCATCCTGAGAACCATCTGTAATTACATCTAAGATATAAGCAACTTCTTTCAATGTTTCAATACCTTGTGTAATATTCATATTATATGAATTTTGTGTGGTATTGTTAAGAGTATATAATACTAGATTTTCTCCATTTTCAATTTCCCATCTATTAGTATTATTACTATTAATATCAAATGTACCAGTAGCAGGATCATAATCACCAATTTCATCATTAGGATCAACAGTGGCATTTCCTCTATCAATGTAGACTTTCCAGCCATCATTAGTTTTTACAAATCTTATTTTTTGATAATTGCCATCTAGTTTACCATATATATCTCCGTTATAGAATATATCATAATCTCCAGTATAAGTATTTTCTTTAACAAATTCAGTTGCTTCATGTTCAATATATGTGCTATCATCTCCTAATAATAATTTGTAGATATTATCAGATGTAGCAATTGAATTAGTTACAGCATATTTCTTTGCTTCTTCAATTTGATCAAGAATAAAGTTATAAGCATTAGCAGAATCTAATGTAATATCACTGTTTTGTCCTGATACTGTTATTAATTGATATGCATTACCTGCTGCAGCTGTATTTACTGTAATTAATCCAATTTCGTTAGAAAGATTAGGTGTAACTTGCGCAGTTGGTGAACTAGTTCCATCAATATCAATTTTACTTATAATATTACCTTGTTTTTCAATTTCAACCATTCTTTCTTGTAAGTCTGGAATTGCAAGATTATAAGCATATGCAAATTTAGAATATGGAACGCCTACATATGAATTAGTAAGTGGTTGCCATAACATTTGCTCATCACCAATCAATACAATAGAATTAGGATATTCTCCTCTAATAGTATCAGCATGTTGCTGAACATAATCGTAACTACTATGATAAGCAAAAAGTTTATTTCCTATTTTTGTACTCATAAAATTTTATATTTTATATATTTTTTAATTATTTATATATTGTTTTTATAATAATTTCCATTCATAAAAATATGTAAATGAATCAATTAACGTTTCTGTAGTTACAATTCCATAACTAATGTCACCGCTTTCTTTATTCAATTCACTTTTCTTTATTCCTAAATTAATGATTTTCTTGTTATTAATGCCATCATTATTTATATTAAAAATAACATTTTCTGGATCTAAATTGTTAGCTTCTATAGTACTGCTAGATATCTTGTCTTTAATATCTTCTAATTCTTTTTCAATGCCAGTACCATCTATCTTTGGATAATATACATAATAATCTCCATTATATAATGAATTATAAGAAGCGGGAATATATGATTCATTGTCATAAACATATAGTTGTCCATCATAATTTGCAGGATCCTTACATACTTCATATATATTATATATTGAATGATATCCTATTCTTTCTTTGTTTATATTTGAAGTATTATAAGCAGTATAAGCATAATAATAAGATTGGTCAGTATATTCTGTAAGATATGCTATATCATTATTTATATTATAGATATCTTCTTGCAGACCAGTATATGTATAACTATCATCAATCTCATTATATTCTTTTGAGCCAACTATATCTCTTAATATATTATAGTTCTTTTGAAGTTTGATAATGTCTTTAATTAAGAATTCATAGTATGTCTGATCTGGATGATTTCTTATATAGTCAAAATCAACAAGCTTATATTCATTATCTTCATATATATAGTATTCAGCCGTAGGATCATTGAAATCTATGTCATCATAATTAATTTCAATATATTTTGTACGGTCAAGAATAAGATCAGAAATAGAATTAAGAATATCATAGTCAAATGTCAATGCTTCAATAATATTTTCAAGAACATAAGACTGAATATATGTTGCTCTATCATCAATAAGATTTTCAATATTTTCATTTGTTTCTTCAATAAAGTCATTAAGATAAGAATATTTTACATAGTTTGCCCCAATATAAGAAAAGTTATCTGCATACTTGTCTAATACTTTTATAAGATCTTCTGTTGTATAGATATAAGAATTAAGATTATTGATGTATGCCCCATCCCAGTCAAGATCAATGACATCTAATATCTTGTAGCCTTGCCCATTCAACTGATTAAGCTTACCAGATACTAGTATTCCATTATATGAATATTCATTATCCCATTTATTGACCTTTGTGAAAATACTTCTATTATATGATAGATCCATTCTTACTGATTATTAATAATTTTCCAACTCATTTTTCCTAATTTGTCATTAGTAGTGCAATAAGTCTTATAGTTGAGATTGTTTATGACTGTTGTATTTTGTTTATACCAAGCCCCTTGAATATTTCTAATGTTATCCATGAATATCACTTTCATATTGCTTGGTAATTGTATATATGCTCTTTCATTTGTTCTTTGATTGATTGTAATAACACTAGTAAAGACATCATCAATATTGATCTTGCCTAATTGTACAAATCTGGAATAGTTAATGTCATATGTTCCATAGAATACATATATGTTATATATTCCATCTATTATGATTTCACCTGTTTCATATAAATCATTATAAACAAACTTTATCTTTTCATTTATATGATTATAGTAATTATCATTATTAGTACCAATTGTTATTAATTTTGATGTCTTATTCAAAGATACTAGTTCACAGTTTTCACATTCTACATCAAATTCTTCCCAGTCATCAGGATTATTTATAGAATCAATCTGATATGCTAATGTCAACTGTGTCTTATTTGGATTGAATTCAACTTTATTAATAGAAATAACTGGAGAATGATACTCAATAATATCAATCTTATTATTGTCATTAATGATTAACTTATATTTAGAATTTGAATTTTCTTCTATAAGTTCTTTTATAGTTAATCCAAATGTTATCTTTTCATTTTCAAAACTTATATTAATGCCATCCTTTGATTCTATAGATAATTCTGATTCTGGAGCTATAGCATTGATCTCTTCAATTATAGTGTCATCTATATCTACATGCTTTATCTTAGAATAAAAATATAAGTTTTCCTTGAATACATCACCTCCATAATAATCACCTAATGTATAGATACGATGTTTAGATTTGTCAAATAATATAGCATGCTCCTGATCTATCAATGAACGAATAAAATCATAAGCATCATCAGTATATCTGTCAGATTCAATTCTTACAAATTTCTTTTCAATCAACAGATTCTGAATTTCTTCTAATGTTATCTTATTGTTTATGTCTGGCATGCTAATTATAAGAATTGCCATTCAAAATAGTCTTTGTTATATGCAAAAGCATATGAGACTATATTGTTAGCTATATTTGAATTATTGATGACATATGCTATTTCTGAACTATCATTATATGAATATGCCAATCCCTTTAATGATTCTAAGTCTTTATAGTCATCCTTGACAGTATTGATAGAATATGAAGTAATAGATTCAAGATTCATTGCTAGATTGACATAAGAATTAATTCGTGAATCATATTGAGCAACAGGGAACCAAGAATGATCTTTATGATAAGTAATTACATCTCTTGCAGTCAATTCAGAAATCTTCTTTGAATTTGATCTCATTGCTGAGGAAGAAGATGTTTTCTGTCTTTGATTTGCTATAAGATATGCCAGCTTTTCTGAATAGACACTATTTATATACGTATAGCAAACATTATATATTTGATCATAATCTATATCATAAGGCTCAACATAACTATAGCTTACATCATTGTTATCTATAATATAATAAGCTATGTTTTGTAGTTCATATGAGAATAGGTTATATGAATAAGAATTACTGTAACTTAATATAGCAGATAGATTTATGGCTAAATTGTTATATGAATTAGTCAAACTGTTATAATAAGCTACAGGAATCCAAAACTGATCTTCAAGACCTTCAATGATGTTAATATTAGTTATTCTTGCCAATTCAGATGTCTTCACTGAATTACTATAACTATTCCCCATATTATAATATATGTATATGCTCTATGTATATTTTATATAATTAAAAATAAAAAAAATTATTTTTAATAAAAATATAGGTTTAACACTATGATAACTCAGTATGAAATAGATAAACTACGAAATAACTTAATGAATTTGTCTATAGCATTTAACAATATGGTATCTAAGAAATCATTAGAGAATAGAATATCTGAAAATCAACAAACAAAAAATGATCAGAATTTTATGGATCGGACAAATGTTTTCAATATAAGAAATAATGCTTTAGAAATATTTGATGAATGTAATCGTATTCTTGCACAAATATAAAAAGGTAGTATAAAATACTACCTTTCTTGTTGTTTATTCATAGTCAGAATATATTATCTTTTCTTTTCTTTCATAACCAGCATTAATGCATTTTCTAATATGTTCATTCATACATAAAATGAAATCCTGTAGATCATCAATTGATTTGAACTTATAGATAATTGGTTTACCATTTACTTCAAATCTTGCATTCTCTGGTAAGTTAGTACCATCAAGTATCATTGTAGAATCATATAATAACTTATAGTCTAATTGATGCTCAACAGTAAGATAAATATGCATGTCATTCCAATAAAAACCATTTACAATAACATTTTTAATATCATTATTAATGCTATCTTCAATTAATGTTTTTACAAATGATAATGATGGCTTGCTATCAACAATTGTATATTTCCACTTATACATTCCTGAATTAATTTCTTCTAATTCCCAAGAAATTTTATATTTACCATTTTTGATTTGTGATAATGGAATATACTTGTTAAAACTTCCTGTTTCTATAAAAATTTTATTCATAATGAAATTATTATAATGTTTATTTTTTTCTTAATAAATATTGTAAATGTTAGGGAACTAAGTTCCCTAACATTTTGTCATCTTATCCCTTTAATTCAGGACCATATATTACAGATAATTTATAGTTATTATTTACTGGTAAGTTATTTATTACTTTTCCTTCACCAGATATTGTATAATTATCTACAAGTTGCATAGCACTTACTCCGCTTGTTCCAGTATAGAATAACCAAGCACCAAGTCCAACCAATCCTTCATTACATATCATTTCATATTCATTTATGTAAAGAGTATCTCCATTAGGATAGCCATAATTCAATAATGAATCTTCTGTCCAATATACTTTATAATCACTTTCTTCAGTTGAAACAATAGGTGATGTACTATTTCTATACTTACTATCGGCAATTTCAGCTATATAAGCGCTATTCATTGATTTTAGAGCAGGTCTATCATTAGTTATAGTATGATAATTATTCAAATACTTACTTAATTTATCGCCTTCTGTATTAGTTGCGTTATAGAATAAATTATTTATATTATATATGTTATTATCACCAAACTTACTGATAGCTGCACTAAGATCAGATTGTATATCTCCTATTATTTGATATAAATTGAATATTTGTTCTTTATTATAGATAATAGTATTTGTACCCATATTGTTTGCATATTTATCATGAAGACCAATAATTGAATTAGTTTGAACAAATTTTGTTCTTGCATTATTGTTCTTCATATATTTCTTATATGCAAATAGTTTATAAAGAACATCTAACGTTGTATTCTCTGTGATTTCTTCAATTGAATTTGTGCTATCATAACCAAGAATTGATCCATTTGCTATTGATTTTAATGATGATACAGAAGATATAATTATATTAATATCATCCTTTTGCCCATTAATCATTCTTTGATTATTATTGTCGGCCAGTGTAAACATTGTAGAAACAAAGCAATACCAGTTATAGATATATTCATAAAGTTTATTTTCATTGATAAGTTCATATATATGTGGATTAATGACCTCATTTATTACTACAGATAAATTATCTCTATCCCATGCATATTTATTACTATCATTAAATTTAACATATCTTTTATCTAAACTATTATCTGTATTCATATTTATATAACCATTATCCAATATTGTATATAAACCATTAATATTATCATTATTTAGATAACATATCATAATCCATAACATAATATAGCCTCTCATAAACCAGTCTTGATTCCATTCCCTATTATTTACATTTGCTGAAATTGATGGATTTTCAATATCAGTTATACATGGCATTAATGTATTAAGATAATGTTGGGCAGAATTTGAATGATCAAATGTTATTATACGAGGTATACTTGGAGAACCTGTTGTTGGATGAGTAGTTATAGCTTGAGCAAATTTTGATCCAGGATTGAAGAATACTTTCTTATTATCATTACTGAAACAATCTTTATCAATTGTGTATGTAACAATATCATCACCAACTTCAACCGCAATGCATACACCTTCATATGAACGACCAATTGTTTGGCTTACCTCAACACTTGTGTCATATAAATTGAGTTTATTGTCAAATACATATACTCCTGGTTGTGTTGGGGTTTCTCCATTGATATATTTTGCCATTACTTTGTATATATTGGTATAATAACAATATTTAAATTCAGATGTTGAACCAGATAATGTTTTTATAATATCAATATGTATACTATCAGGTTTATTTACTCCTTTGTCATATTTAGTAACTAAATTAAATACAAATCCAGTCTTTATACCATCTATGTAAATAGCATCATCTTGACCTTCTATATGTACATATTTGATAGTAGTTGTATCACTATTATTCCACTGATTATCTGATTGTGAAGAATTATCATTAATTATTAATGTGTCATCACTATATCTTAATTCAAATTTAGACAAATAGTCTTTAATAGCTTTATGATTAATATTATCAATGCTTTCCCATTCTTTAGTAATACCATCTACAAATGAAGCAATCTTAATTGTATATCTAATATTTTTTTGTTTTAATGCATTTTCTGAATTCAATTCATTTAATACATATGTATCTAATATTGTATTTGATATATTACCAGTATTGCTTATAACATATTTAGCAGTTGTATCAGTAATGTCTCCAACATTGTCATATGAATCTTGCTTATAGATAACATATTGATCTGGGTATAGCATACCAACATCATATCTAATTACAAGATATGTTATTCTATCAAATTCATCAGTTAATGTTACTAAGATATAACCCATATATATTGAAGAGAACTTATTATCATTAAACTGTAAAGTGAACTTGTTTTCTGTAAAGGCATTTCTGTTATTCAAAATGACATTTGCGTTAAGTAATCCAGATACATCTGTTACATTAACTGATTTAATATCAATGTTATATCCGTCATCTTTATCAAACTTCAAATTATAGTCATAATTAATGCTATCTGATTCTTGTAAGTATTGAGTTAACTCAATATAATTGATATTTTGTGCATAATCACTTCCAATTAGATCTAATATACCTTGATAATTGATATAATTAATTCCATTTTCAACAAGTTTTGTTTCTAAGTCAGAATAACTATAAGAAGTTCTTTCAAGAAGTTCCTCATTAAATTCAATATCAATTTCATCAATTGGGTTATTTTGTACCTCAAATCTTAATGATGCGGCATTATTTTGATTATTCAATACAGTTTCATAATCAATAGTTATATTAGTAATAAATGATACATTTGCTTTATGTATTTTTGCATCATACTCAATAGTACCAAGTTTGATTCTATTGTTTTCAACCACAAGTTTTTCTGTATTAGGATGTGGAGTAAATGTACCAATAAGACCTATTTGATCTAATGTAATACCTGATCCTGATAGATCATATCCAATACTAATATTTCTAACTTTTAGATTAATGAACTCTAATGTATTATCAACTCCTAAATCATAATATATACTATATGTATATTTTTGAGCTTTAGTTATTGTAATATTACTTACGACTTGCTGATTATCATCTTCAATAACTATTTGTTCATTTAATGGCGGAATGATCTTATTAATAGAAAGATAAATAATATTACCTGTAGGATTAGGTTGTTCATTTCCAGTCTTTGTCATAACAGAAACTTGCATATTAACTGTAGTATCTGATTGTGATCCAATAAATTCACCAATATACAATTCTGCACCTTGTGATCTATTTGTCAAAACTGAAGCACTATTTTCTCCAGCAATATTACCTATTCTTGTATATACTATTTGTCCATCAATTTCTGATGGTTGGAATGAACCATTGATTATATTCCATCCGCCAGTACCACCGCATAATGAAGGTGCAAATACGAGTGTTTCATTTCCACCCATTGGGAATATTGTTGTAACAATATTTGCAGTAGATCCTGAATTAAGACGATATACATTACGGTTCATTTCTTGAGTTGGCTGTATGATCTTTCCATCCTCTACAATAGAAATGAATGTTACTTGTGAAGTACATGCAGCTTCAAATCTTACACTTGAGGTAGATGCCATATATGAAGGACCAAACAATGACTCATCAATAAGTAAGTTATAGTCTTCTTCTGTCAACTTACCATCTTCCTTAGCAATTGTACTATTAGTAGAACCCCAAAGTTTGATGATTGCATTATCAACAAAATCAAAGTTATGCTTACCTGATGAATTAGTACCAAATGCTCTTCTCATAGCTACAAGCCAAATCATTGAATGTAGTCTTACATCTTTATCAGGATTTAATGAAACTTGTTGCTTCCAGTAATTAACAGCCTTTTCATAATCATCTTGACCACCTAATACTATACGTTGTTCTTCTGATAAGTTTCTAACTGTTTCAAGATCAACTAATATAACAGATGGGCTGTCATCAGCTTCAGTTGCCATATCAGAAGCACCAATGTATTTTGGTAAGTCTAATACTTCATTATTATTAAGCGTAATTGTACATGTATATCCATTGAATGTTTCAGATGTAGTTGTAGTTACAATAGACTTATACCAGTCAAATAATAGATGAGGAATATCAATACCCTTTACATATTTTAATGACAAGTTCTTAAGTGTAGAAGTTGGTTGATACTTGAATCTTGTTGTGATTTCATTTTCTTCTAACTTAAGTGTTTGTAATGAAGCACTTGGTAAAGTTATTTCTTCATAAATATTTGATTTTGCTCCTACAAATGAAGTGATGATTGATGAATCAGCATATAGAACCTTCAAGTTAGGAAGTTGATCAAATGGCAAGTTAGTTGTAACAAGCTTCTTACATGTTCTAATGTCTAATTTCTGTAATGAAATTACGTTTTGGAGGTTATTGATATTTGTTACACCACAATTAGCAGCGCCGTTAGGTTGACCAGCTTCAGGTGTAGTACCTCCTAATATAATTTCTTGTACCATTGACATATCAGATGTCCAGTCAAAACTCATTACACCAGATAGCATGTCACGGTAAGGACTAAAGTCAATTACTCTACATTTATGAGCACCTAAAAGTTGTGGTGGGTCACCAATTGTAGTACCAGTTCCACGAGGTGCAACAAATGTATGTTTGTCTCCAGCATTCAATTCTACAAAGTTATTCCCATATAGACGTCCATTTGATAGAACAGTGAAGTAATATTTAGATGCTGCCTCAATATCAAGGAATGGTTTTTCTGTTGATCCATCAATTTGCATGTATACTGTTAAGAATGATTGAGCATACTCACCAGCTCTCCATTTTGAATCATATAGATCAAATCTATGTCTTAACCACCATTCTCTATGAGATCTTCTTGAACCTTGTAAGAAGCCTAAGAATCTATCATTACCTACTCTCTTTTGGTCTCCATATTCATTATTGTAGATTGAAAGATATTTGTAGTCTTGTGATCTGTTATAAAGTCTTTCACACCATGTTCCAGATTGCTTAACATTGAACATATCCAAAGCAATAGCATATGTCAAGGCATTTGAAGTAACCATAGCATTTGCTACAGTTTGTACTTTATCCATGAAGTCCGCATCTTGCTCTAGTAGGTTCCAAAGTACAGAACCAAATCCTGCATAAGCATAAGATCCTAATGACTCATCATATGTTGTTCTATCAATCTGCCAGTCATATACCAAGAAACCGTCATTACGTACACCTAAGATAGTATCATTATCATAATTGATGAAATAATAATGCTTACCATCTTCAGTTGTCATCATGGTATTCTTGATTACTTGGTCAACAGCTGCAAATCTCATAAGATATACATAATATGCTGCTACCTTCCAGATATCTAAGTGCTCATATTTCTTATCAGAGAAGTAATCCATCAATGTTCTACCATTATATCCTTCATCCTCATATTCACCAGTATATTGGGTTTTTTCACCCATTTCATTTGTGTAATATAATCTACCGTTTTCAGTTGTAAGATATACAGTAACATCTGCTTGTCCATCTGGATAACGGAAATCACCAGCTTCTTTCAAACCAGCTTTAACTTGATTGTCGTTTGCATTCCAAATACGTTTACCATCAAATGTTGCAACTCTTGCAGTCTTTACAGTTTCTTTAAGTGTATCTGTGCTGATTACTTTCTTGATGATTGCTCTATCATAAGTATTATCAAATATTGCATAGTTATTACCAATTTCAGGAGCTTGGTTTGTCAATACATAATCAATTTCACTTGGATCATCAGAAACAGATTCTGTAAATACCTGATTTTGTGCACCACTTAATTGAGTGAATATTGCTTCTGCTCTGTCAGCTACAGAAGTATTTTCATCAAATAATGGAGCAAATGATTGTCCTGTTACATTTCCAGATTCATATGATTGATAGAAATAGATTGTATTCTTTCCCTTGTCCATTTGAGCCTGAATAATTGCAGTGATCTCATCAACAGATCTTGGTACTAGTATTCCATCATCATTTGTTGTTTGGAAATCAGAGCTCTTGTCTTTATAACTTGTAGCAGGAACAATTAAGAATAGTCTTCCATCCCAGTTAGCTAAATTAGGATATGTTTCTGCAATAGCACTCTTATTGTTTTTATTATCAAATAAGAATGTTGCAGTATCTATATCTATTTCGCTATAGTCAGATAAGTTATAACCATCCTTTCCTTCTCCTTCACCAACTCTTACAGAAACAGCATTCTTACAGAAGTTAATGAATCTGATGAATGTTTCAAGATTGTTTGTCAAAGTGTCATTAAGATCATCATTGTCTGGCCAACGAGCTTCATATGTGTTCCAGATCAATCTGTTTTCATTTGTTGTAGCAGTTGAACCGTCTTGTTCATCGGTAATCAATGTACTCATCTGTGCAAGTTGTGAACCATTTTGTAAGCATTCCCAACATTCTGTACGTTGATTGACATGTTCTGTTACTTCTACCTTTTCACCTTCAATTTTAACTTCTTGTGTTTCAAGATTTGTTCCACCATCAAAGATAGTACCTTTGTCTTCTTCATTAAGTGTTTCAAATCCGAACAAAGGAGTAGAACCTTTATCAGTCATAATATTATATAGACCAATAAATCTTATTTCATCAAATTTACCGGGTTCAATCTTGCCTTGATCATTTCTCTTTCTTGGTTTGTTAAATATTACTATAGGATATCCATCACATGATGTACGAACATCTCCATATTTATATCCTTGGCCATCATTATCTTTTTGATGATCTGCATTATATTTGTCAGCTGCTCTTTGTGCATTTGTCTTACAAGGAGTATCAGTTGAGAATCTATCACCATCAACGTTATATGTAAATCCAGATCCTGATATTATAGTATTTTGTAATACATCTCCCCATAAACGTCCAATACCAGCATTATGAGTCATTGAAGATTCAGCATAGTCACATTTCAATGTCCAACGATCTGTATATAATGATTTAGTCATGAACTTGGTATAACCACCTAGAGCATATACTGTTCCATTGTCCTTGAAGGCTTTAGAGAAATTAGCTGGCTTAAGTTTATTGTATATATATTTACCAGTATTTTCATCCAATGTACGTGTATACAATTTAATACCAGCATGTACATATTCTCTAGCTAAATCAGCATCTACAACATAATATTTACTCTTAAGAGTCTTACTATTATATCTTGGAGTTTTACAATTTCCAGCACTTAATATATCAGTAGTTAATGCATCTATATCAGGCATAATATCAATTTGTTCACTATCTACGACACATTCTTGTAACCTAGTTATATAATTTTCTACCTCTTGTGTATTTTTCAATCCAGGCAAGAAAACAGTTTCATAACGATATGCGGTTGCTGGAGCAAATCCTCTAACTGACTTTGCATCTGGCTTCTTGTTCAAATAAAGTCTCAGATTACGTCTTGGGTAGTTCATTGAAGAAGTACCTTGATTAGACATCCAAGCATTAAGAGCAAAGAAATTGAATTCTGGATGAAGGTTGTCTCTATATAATACATCTACAGGGACATTTGCCTTCTTATCAAATTTTGCTTCAATTGAATTAGAAATATCTCCATAAATAATCATTACAGGAATATTCTGATTCAATAAATTATCAATATCTATATTTGTGCTATTTTCAACATAGATATTGTTTTTGTCATAATTAGTCTTTACATTATCAGAGTCAAGAATATAATGATTTACACATTGATCAAGTGATAATGCTTTACTATATATTCTAATTCCATGTATACGAGTTTCTGCCATATTGTTTGTATTACCAATGACAAACTCATTCAATTGACCATTGAATAATTGGTTTGAATCTAATGTAGTGACTCTATCAAGAATACCATTTACAACAATATACATAAGACCAGCATTCATATCATTATTACCAACAATAATGAATTGCATCTTTTGTCTAGAATTCTCTTTATAGTTTGTTGTCAATACATCTGATCCCCTAAATTGTGCTTCACATGCTTTGATCAAAATACCAGTTGTCTTAAGTTTTCCGGCATTACCACCTGAAGCATCCTTTTCAGCTATAACAGCTTCTGTATCACCACTATAGTTCATAATGATAGCATCATCATCTTGAACATTTCTTGTTTCAAAATCAATTTCAAATGTCAATCCATTAGGTGATTTTTGTGCAAAAATATTAATTGGTATTGTAACGGTTGTATTATTGTTCAAAACTAATGTATTGTCTATCCAACCGTTTTGTTTGTCAGTCCAAGCAAAGTTATCACTAAATTGTACACCACCAGCAGCATTGAATGCTTCTTCAATATATGTGCTGATTATTTCAGGTTCCCAAGAATTGGCATTAGTCAAATTGTTCTTATTTACTGCAGATAATTTAATCATCAATGTCTCATCAACAACTTCAGTAAATCCTAAATTCATTGGTTCTACTTTTGATGGAATAGCTGTTTCATCATTACCGTTTACATCAAATATTACTGACATATTACCTGATGTCAAGAATGTATATCTGAATTCTCCTTTCTTACCAGAACCAATTTCTGGAGATTCTTTATATACCTCTGACTCTGTATCATTATTAATAACTCTAATGTTTACAGTTAATGGATTTGTAGAATTTTGTTTAACTACAGCATAAGGAATTTCAATCTTGTCATATTGATAGCAATCTAAGTTGAATAGTTCCTCTGTAGATGTTAAGATCTTACCAGCAGACAATTCTTTATTAAACAATACAAATTCCTTAGAGTCTTGACCAACTCCATTTGTAAATACAAAATCATAATAAAGTGTATTAGACTTTAATGATTCTTCATTAGCATAGAAATAGAACTGTAAGCTATGCTTTGTATTTGTCTTCATGTCAGCATCAAGATCAGCCAAATAGACAATAACATTCTTATCAACTTGTCTATCAGTTCCCAAATAAAGATTCTTGTCAGGTTGAGCAGTAGCTGTAGCTCTTAAATCAACTGGTTTGCCGTCAATAAATACTCTAAGGTATTTTGCCCCTGTACTTATTGCAGTAACACCAAATGTAAATGATTCATTTTGATTAGAAATTGGTTTGAATGCTCTATATACATTGTTTGAATCTTCTCCATCAGCTAAATCGTTGTTGAATGTAGATCTGATCTGTAAGTCCAAAATATTGAATGTATACATCAAAGTTGTTGATACATTGAATAAGTTAGAAAGAACAGTAACTGTAATGATATTTGTACCTTCATTAAGATATTCACCAATTTCTTTTGCATAATGTGCTACACCTTCCACTTCTACACCATTTTCATCTTTCTTTGGTGTAAATGGAACAGTTTGAGGTGATAGTACAACATTTCCATAAGTTGCATTACTTATAGTAATGTTTACAGTAATTGGAGATGGTTGAACTTGATCAGAGTTATCAACAATGCTGTAATCAAAATAGATTGTTGTATTGCTTACGCCAGTATCTTCATTTCTTGCACCAATGTTATTAAGCAAAATATTATTGCTAATAAGTGATTGGTTAGAAATAAGAATTCTTGCTGGTGCTGGTGCATCAAATCTACCTAATACCAATCCAGCATTAGTAACAGGATCTTTTAACCATTTAGCTTTATCGGCATCATCAGAGAATATGATATATTGGTTAGTTCCAGTGTATTGTGCGTATGGTTCAGGAAGCTTTTCATTATCAAAATACAAAGAACCAAATTTCTGGTTTAATGTATCTTTGATAAATTTCTGGACCTTTTCACCACATACAGGCAATCCTTGAGTATGTTCTTGATCACCGCCCCAATCAACATTCTTATCAATGTCTCCAGTAAAAAGTTTTGTGGCCATAAATATTATCTATAATATATTATATATTTTTTAATTAAATGCTTTATTAAAAATAAAATTTTATAAAGGAGGATTATAAAATTATGCTATATGCTCATCCCAATATTCAGCAAAAAATGTAACATTAAGATTTTGAGCATCAGAACTTGAATAGTCTAAATTGTTAAGACCACCTATATTAGTAATAAATACATTCTTAAGATCAATTTGACGCCATATTGTACCATCTCTATTTGCCTGAAAGATAGTCATGTTTTCCGCCATATATTGGAATTTTAATGTCTGCATACCTGTTGCAAGATTGTAGATAGTGTCTAACCATTCCTTGAACAGTTTAAACACATAGTTATCAGATATCTTTCTAAGATTAAGATTAAAAGATATTGTGAATTCAATTCCGGTAGATTCGACAAATGGCTTCACAAAGGTCACCTCAATTCCCAAATGCTTTTTCTTATAAGTTTGTATTTGTTTTTGTAGATTGTCCAAACCATCTATAGATATAATTTGTGAACTCAAAATGTCTAATTCTTCCAAATTATATTCACCTTTCATAGAAGCCGGTACACTAAAAATGACTTTGAATAATGAATTGTGTACAGGATCCCATCTTTCAATTGCTGCTGGAGCATTCTTCAAATGAGGTAAATGTGCTATTTGATATGGCATTTATTATAAAAGTATTTATTTCTATATAATTAAAAATAAAAATGGGTGGACTTAAGTCCACCCATTTGATTATTAATTTTGATTATATTTTCATATATGTATTACTCTCCACCTTCCAATAATTCAGCATCCCAACCAACTGTATAAGTTGTTGTAGATTCATCCCAGTAGTCAGAACGGAAAGTTACAGACAATTGACGAGCTTCAGATGATTGGTAGTCTAATGTTTCAAGACCAGTCATACCTGTAATGAATACATCATGGAATACAACATGTCTCCAAACTCTACCATCACGGTTAGCTTCATTGATTGTCATAGCTTCGCACATATAGTCTTTCTTAAGACGTCTAAGTCCCTTACCAATATCATATGATAGTTTACCCCATTCCTTGAATAGTCTTAATACATAAGCATCATTATTGTCTCTAATGTTCAAGTTGAAATTAATTGTAAATTCTACATATGTTGTATCAAGAACAGGATTTAGGAATGATACATCAACTCCTAAGAACTTTTGAGAACCTGCTGCTGCAATCTTCTGTAATGCATCCAAACCAGAAACTGAAATTACTTGCTGGCTAAGAATATTGAAATCTTCACCACTTACAACACCTTCAAGTCCTACTGGAGTAGTAAACATTACCTCATAGATTGATTGATGCATCGGATCCCATCTATTGATACCGGCTTCAACTGTTTTTATATGTGGTAAATGTGAAATTTGTTGTGACATTTTATAATTTTTATAAAATATATTTTTTAATTAGAATTAATCTTGAATAGATGCTTTAAGCATGCCTCTTCTATAAAGAGTAAGTTCTTGTACCATCTTACCACAACCAAATCCTGGTTCAATTGATGTAGACAAGATTGCCATTTCATTTTCAATGATTTCAGGAGTATTGTTAGATTCATCCATAACGTTACGGAATACTTCAATACCACCATTAGCTTGAACTCTTGAACAAATAGCATTAGCTCTTTCAAGGATTGCATTACGTGTAACTTGGTTGTTGAAATCCCATTGATATTGCTGTAATACTTTCTCAATCTCATCTTGTAAGTAGATAACCAACTCACGAATATTGACTTTAGAAAGTGCTGATACAGGAGTCTGTTTAGCTGTCTGGTTAGAATTGATGAATGTACCAAAGTTTGGACGATAAACCATACAGTTAACTCCAAATGGTTCCATTACATAAAGTTCTTCCTTACAGTAGTTATAGTCAGGACCAATCAAGTTAGATGCAGTAATCTTACCATAAGTAGGACCAGCAATAATGTAATATGGTTGACGTGATGTATACTTATCAATGAATAAGTTAGATACAAGACCAGCTGCTGGAATAATTGAATCTACATAACCATCAGAGAACTTAAGAGGAGTATAGAATGCGCAGAATGAAGCACCTTCAATATCTTCTGGTAAGCTGAACTTAATGTATGTAGCTTTCTTCTTGTTGTATCCCTTAGCAATATAGTTGACATCAAATACACCCTCAGAATTTGTGAATGAAGTATATGGGCACTTGATGAATGTCTTTACTGCTGGGAAGTTAAGAATAGCAAATGCTGATTCTTTCTGCTTAGCAAGATAACTTAATGTTGACTTCAATGAACTATCAACATAAGAATCAAATGTATCAACAATGTAACGATAATCAATATCAGACTTGTTAAGAAGACCAGTTCTAAGACCCTTATACTCAGTTAATGCTGAAAGAATAAACTTCTGCCATTGTAACTTGTCATACATTGTAGGTGATGCGGGTTTAGCAGATTCATATGTATAACCTTCAAGATATTGTGGGCTTAATGTACCAATTTCTTGGTTAAGAGCCTGATCAATTCTTACAAGATAAGTTGTATCTCCATTAGAATAGAATTCTGGTTCTCCAGTATAAGGATTATTACTATCTCTACCAACACCAGCAAACTTAATGTAATACTTTGTGATTATACCATCTGCATCTCTTTCTTCTCCTACTTCTTGAACAAATACATTATCATAATACTTGACTTTAACATCTGTATTATTTATATCTGTTTCTTCATGAGCAGCAAGGAAGCAATCACCAACTTTTACAATAGAATATAGAGAGATATCGGAAATCTCTTCTGTTACTAATGCAAATGATCCATTGATACTTCCATTTTCCCAGTTATTATCAATAATAGGAATGAATGATATAGAATTTCCATATACTGAATCTTCTTCATCATTTACCATAGAAATAGTTACATCCATAATAGATGCCTTCAAGTTTCTATCACTATCATCATAAATTGAAGATTCATTTGTTCTGTCAATTCTTGTAATAGCAGTAATTACCTTTTGTGGTCCGTCAAATACAAATGATTTAACATTACCATCTTGTTCAATGAAAGGAGTAGATGTTGCAGCTTGATCAGCAGAAACATTAGCATCTTCCATTGGATTATAATATGTACCATAACCACTCTTATATAACTTATAGTATCTTGTAATACCATCTCTTTGAATGATTTTTTCAGCACCTTCAGATGTTGCTAATACTTCATAACCAAATCCAAGTCTTACAGCTAATTTATAGAACTCAGCCTTAGCATATTCATCACTACCAATCTTGATTGTTACTGAATCAGGATTTTCTCCATTTTTACCAGGGCCAATCTGTTGTAATGTAATAGAATATTCACCTTCATTTGTACCTAAAGAATAACCGCTTACAAATAATGTACCAGTGATCTTCTTTTGAGTATTATTGAATGGAATAATTGGTTCTAATTCACCGTTTTCATCAAACTTAACAGCATTGTTATAGAATGTTATCTTGTTTGCAATGACTTTAGAAGTAGAGTTACCAAGTAAGTTTGTAGTTGCTGTTCCATTGAATATATTCTTCAATGTCAACTTATTGGTTTGAGCTGTTTCTGTAGTATTGTTTTCATTGATAATAGCAAGACGACCTGAAAGATCAATTTCAGCAGTCTCATCTTCATAAAGCATATCAACATTGAATGCCATCATCATGTTATGCTCACTTTGTTCTTGATTGAATACAGTGTCTAATGATGCATAGTTACCTTGCTTGTCTCTAAATTCAGGAATAAGACATCCTACATAATGACCAATTGCATGAGAAGTTGGATCCTTATAAAGTTCATCAAGGGTATCAACCCAATCTCCATAAGCATCTGTAACATGATTTACTAATCTCAATACTGGTTCATTGTTATCATCTGTTACAATTGCACCATCTTCATTGATGATTACTTCAAAATATTTCTTCAATGTACTAGAAGACAATACTTGTGCAGCAGTAAATTTTGTGCCGAATACATAGATTTCAGCAAAGAAGTCACTAACAAGACTATTCTTATAAGGCTCTAAGAAATCAGGCATTTCATCTTGTCTATCACTATACCAATCAGATACTGTGATATTGAACTGTGATACCTTATTTCCTGATGCTTTACGAATAAAATATGAAGCAGATGACTCTTTAGTATTAGTAGTAGCAATATTGATATATTGATCCATTACTTGTCCATCTATTGACTTAAGGTTATTCAATTTGTCTGCATCAAGTTCCCAGAATCTAGAAGTATTGTAAATGTCTTCAACCTTTAGTTTGACATTTTCAATGATCTCGTACTTAGAATTAAATGTAGTACTAATTGTGGAACCGCCTACAGCCTCATTCTTGAATTTCTTCAAGTTAAGACAAAGAATAGGTCCTGCCTGTAAAGCTTGTAAAGCTAAACGATGAAAATAGATACCTCTCTTTTCCAATTTCTTAGAAATGTCACCGAAATACATCTTGAATTCTGTAACATTTGTAATATATACTGGAATATTAAAAGGTCCCTTTTCAGAATATCCTACAACTAATCTTAAAATTTCGCTATCGACATTTAAAATTGTTGATTTATCAAAAACTACACGATAAATACCTGCAGCTTTGAATTGTTGTAAATATACAGGAATCATTTTATAATTTATCTTTTTGTATATATTTATTATTTTTTTGCGTTTTCCAATTTTATAATTAAAAATAAAACTTTTTAATGCCAATAAATACACAAAAAGAATACTTTATCTTTATTGACAAAGTATTCAAGTTAAAATATAATATAGAATAAGTATATTCAACAACTACCGTATCTATAAGAATGCATGCAAGCGGTAATGTTTGGGGAAATTTTCTTCCATTCTTCTTCAGTCATATCATCCCAATCAAAATTCTTGCCAAGCATTGCCTCTACAGTATCCCAATCATCATCAATCCCAGGTATGAATCCAAACTCTATAAGTTTCTTTATTGTCTTATGATCCATAATGGAGAAATCAATTCCGCAAACAAAGAGAACATCATGCTCGCAATGCAATGGATATTTTTCATGATATCCGGCAATATACTTCCAAAGAATGGTAAGTGCTTCTAGTAAATCACTCATTGGTTATTGTTACTATATATTATTGAATGTTATAATAATATATCCTATGCTAAGCCCTATAATTACTCCTGTAAGGAAATAATATATTGTCATAATAGCATCTTTAGCATTCTCATTGATACTTGACTTACCCATATTATAGATAATATATAAACGAGTAATCATCCATAATATAATAGTAACTATTAATGCTGATATAATTGTATTCATATTTCTAATAAACTATTTTTACTGTATGATACGTTATTTCATAATCTTTCTTTGGAAAATATGATTTGACAAGATCCAAGAATTTGTCCCGAACTTTTTTCTCATGATCATCTAATACATGCCAATCATTAAATCTCATAGCATCAAGAACATCTTCACATATAGTAATTTTAATATTACCACGATAATCTGTTATAATTCCAGAAACATATTCAAATGAATCATAATACATACGACCATCAAATTCTGATGTTTTAATCTGAATTACTTTAAACTCTTTCATGATTATATATATTTTTAAAATCTTACTTCTGTTGCTTTTATCTTTTGAAGCATGTTCATTGTTTGTTGATAAGTTGCAAACCATCCTATTAATGAATTTGAACAGCTTCTTCTCATTGCCATAGATTTATTGTCAAACTTGTAGTATTTTACCTTTTTGATATCTCCAATCTTAATGAATGTATATCGGTTAATTGCATTCTTTACATTTTCAATTTTATTTACGTCTGTCTTGAAGTAGAAATTGCAGTTTGTACCATAGATGACGCATATGATAGCATTGGCTTTCTTTGTACTTTCACTTCTTTGAGATCTTACAGAAAGTCTAGAAGCTTTTATTTCTTCATTTGTTACAATATTTGATACATGCCAGCCAAACTTATTGATTCTTTCTGCTTCTTTCAAAAACCACCAACCGTGAGCGTCATAATGTCTACCGTGAACTGCTCGGTGATTCTTAATGAAATGCTCAGGGTGAAAAGTGTAGTCTGCAATATGTATCATTTCATGAAGTAATGTATGCAGTTTGACTTCCTCTGGAGAATCATAATAGTTAGAAATAGTCAATTCGGTAGGAATAATTGTATTGTTTGGGTAGTCATATTTGAATGCTGCAAAACCCCATGATTTCTTTGCACTAGAAAGCTTGAACTTCAGATTGTGTGGAAGTTGATCATTCCAATACAACTTATTGAACTTGGCGTAATTCTTTGAAATCCATTCCTTTGTAACTAACATAACTAATAAATTTTAAGTTCAATAATAATATAGTAAATAATAAAGAAAAATTCAAATGATTAGTCTATTATTTAGATAGATATTTATTAATACACAAAAAAAGAACGGAACTAAATTCCGTTCTTCCCAAGTATTTAAACTTGTAAATATATATAGAGGCGAATATATATTTTCGCTTATATATCTATTAGAGTTTTTAGATGATACCGAACTCAGGGCTATCAACAACGAATGTATAATACTGTGTTTCTGGGAAGAAACCAGCATCAACGATAGCATATCTTGAGTTAATAAGCATCTTAGGAGCCATAGTACCCTCAGCAGTAATAGATACTGTATCAGCAAGGATATAAGGCATGAAGATTGCACCAGGTTCGTTACCATTACCCTTACGACCAACACAGATACGTGTATCTTCCCAAGCCATGTAAGGATCTACATAAACCTTAAGACCAGCTACTGAACCAGCCATGTAAAGGTCCTTAGAACCATCCTGTACCATACCGTTAACCATTGGAGCAACTACATAACCAGCGCAGTCCTGAAGAGCAGTAGCAATCTGACCATTAGTTACAATCCATGTTGGGCGTCCACGACGACCAGTGATCTGGATTAAGTTAGCAGCTGCAAGGATACGGCTCATGATACGACGTTGACGTGTGTGTAAGTTTTCTGCAGAAGTATTGACTTCTGAGTTAGCAATAATTCCCCAAGTTTCCTTATGATCAACACCAAATACGTCTGTATATTCTTTAGCAGATGTATCTTTCATATTTGTATCAGATGTACCCATGTGTAAGTTGAGGTCTACACCTTGATATAATCTCTGATGTAAAGCATTAGTTACACCAAGTTGGAATACGTGTTCAAGGATACGAGCATTGATTGTCTGAGAGATTTCATTCTGCATTGCTTCCATGATCTTAGCAACAGCATCAACTCCATATAATGGAAGATCCTGAAGTTGCTGACGAGTTACAGAACCAGTTACTTCATAAGAACCCATTTCAACCCACTTTGTGAACAATCTCAAAGAAAGAGCATTACCAGTACCAGTTTCATTCTGAGCACGTGTCATTGGTTCTTTCTTACCAGTTGCAAAGTTAGCGAAACCATCTACGAAGTCAACCATTGTCTGAGCATAGTCAACATGATGCAATTCAACAGAAGCAGAACCTAAAGTAAGAGTTACAGCTGCATCTCCATCAAATAGATCAGCAATAGCAGCATTGTCATTACCCTTCTTGCAATCCTTAACTTCTACGATGATACCACCATCCATTCTACCAAATGTCTTGAAGAAACCATTGAATGTAACACCATTACCACTAACAGTAACAGCAGCATTTTCTTTTTCTTCTTTAGCAGCAGCTTTAAGAGCTTTAATAGCAGTATCTCTAGCTTCTTGAGCTTGTACATCTACATTACCATCTTCATCAAGAATAGGAGCTGCATCTACCATGAACTTAACATAAAGAGGTTTGTTCTCTCTATTGTCCCCGATACCGTCAATACCCTTTACTTCATTTGGACGACCTAACTTACCGTTAGCATATGGGAAGTCCATATAAGAAAGCATTTGCCATGGACCCTTAGCAGGAACTACAGGAAGTAATTCGAAACCAATTGTCATAAGAGCAATATTTAATGCCATAGGAAGAGTAGATACTGGAATATCACCAGATCCTGGCATTTGTGTCCAAAGATCAGAAGGTTTAGCAGAAATAGTGCTCAACTGACCTGGAGCATAAGGATTTCCTATACCGTGTGTGTTAAGAGGAGTAGAATAAACAGGACCTACACCAGTTTCAGCAGGAATATTTGGTACTAAAGATGGTTGAGCTGGAGTAGCATTTACACCTAACATACTTTCATGAATTTCATGAATAGCAGCGTATTCAGATACCCAATTTAACTTACTTTGATCTTTAATATCAAACTGTTCAGTTAAAAGTTTTGACCATGTTTCTTGGCCATTTGTATTTGTAATCATTAAATTATAATTAAAAATTTATTTGTTATATTTTATATTTTTGTATATGTATATACGAAAACTTATAATACAAGCAATTAATTTTATATAAAAATAAAATTTTCTAAAAGCTTATGTTTAAGTGTTAATCGGTCTATTAGAACTTACGTAATGACTTCATTCTCTGGAAAATGTTTGCATGATAGCTGTCTACATTGCTTTCATTGATAGTTTCCTTTGGAAGTTCAGTAAAGTCTACACTAGCCCAGAATGATTCAAGTACGCCTTGTTTTGTGAAATCATACATCTTTGATCTTCTAATGATATCTTGTTGTTTAGCTTCAGATACCATTGACCATTGAGGCATATATTCACTTGGCATGTTTTCAACAACATAGACACCTTTATACTTTTCATCTACTTGCTTTTCTTTAAGTAGTTCAAGAGCTTCATTTGGCTTGTTGTTGCCTTCAATAGCTTCTAATAAGCTGTCAATTGAACTAAGACTTTCACTCTTACGAGTTTCAAAGATCTTGTTTACATTTTCAGGAATGCATTCCTCATTGATCCAAGAATCAACTACAGGAGCAAATTCCTCAGTGATCCATCCTTGTACTTCTGGAGCAAATTCTTCACATACCCAGTTTTGTACTTCTGGAGCAAATTCTTCTGTGATCCATCCTTGTACTTCTGGAGCAAATTCTTCACATACCCAGTTTTGTACTTCTGGAGCAAATTCTTCTGTAACCCAATTCTGTATTTCTGGAGCGAATTCTTCTGTAATCCACTCTTCTAATACAGGAGCAAATTCTTCATTAATCCACTCTTTGATAGAATCAAGATCATTCTTACCAGCTGATTCTTTAATTGATTCATCAACTGATTCAAGGATATCACTCTTGAAGTTATTAGCAAATTCTGTTTCTACCCATTCCTGAATAGCAGGATAATCTACTTTATTACTTTCAAGTTTTTCTGTTAATTCTTGAATTTTTTGATCTTTTTCCTCTAAGCTTTCTTGAGCTACATGTAAATCGGCTTGAAGTGATTCAACTTTTTCAGTTAGTTTATCAATAGCTTCTTTTACATCTTTCATAGTAATGTTATTATCTTCTTTATTTTTGTTATTTTCTTCTTTTTCTTTAGAATCCTTTTTGTCTTCATCTTTCTTATCATCATCCTTAGAATCTTTGTCTTCTTTAGAATCCTTTTCTTCTTTAGAATCTTTTTCATCTTTAGAATCTTTTTCTTCTTTCTTGTCATCTGTATCATCGCCTAAGAGATCATCACCTTCGTCATCATTCTCATATATAACGCACATTGACTCATTCAAAGATTCAAATGTCTGATTTTCAGAAAGATTAAGTTTTGCTTGACTAAAACCAGGGGTACCAACTAGATCGTAAGTCTTAAGAGTTGTCAATGTAACATGACCAGAAGCATCAATTGATCCAGCAGCACGAGATGAAATGTATAATGGAACTCCACCTTCAATAATAGCTTTTGCATTTCTACCTTTATCAGTATCAAGCAATACTATTGTTCCAACTACTGTACCATCTTCATTCATTTGAATTGACTCAATCTTATGAGATACATTATTGAGATTGATGTTCATAGAGTTTGGATGCTCTAATTCACCAAGACAACCTTCAGTAGTTATAACCTTCTGAAGTGACTCAACCATCATCCCATAGTTTTTCTTGTCATAAATACGATTATTGTTATTCTTAACACCTGCAACACCAAATACACCCGTTAAACGAATTTCTTTTGGATTTGAAGACTCAACAATATGCATACTAGAGTTGATATTGTTCATGGTCTCAAATACCATACATTTTTTGTTTGCCATTTAAGCTTTGTATATTTGAATATATTTATTATATGTGTGTCAATAATTATAATTAAAAATAAAACAAATTTTAAGTTTTATTAAAAATAAAAAATTATTATTAACTATATTAAATATTATATATTTTAACAACTTTTTTCTATTATGAAAGAAATTGAATGGGATAATTTATCTAATAATAAAAACGAAATCAATATCAATGATCTTTATGTTGATTCTAATTACCCAATTATAGATGATGCGGAAGAAGAATTAGACAATCCAACATTGATATTGAATCTTGATGAAATTAATGAAGCAGCTAGACAGGAAGCAACAGAGATTACTGAACGCTTGTCTAACTATTATTTTGATGAGAAATATCTTGAAGAGCATCCATATCTAAGAAACAAAATTAGTCAAGAGATCAATAATATAAGAAGACTATTGAAAATGCTTTCTGTGAATGAGGCTGCACAAGATTCATTGATTCAAAATATTACTATAAATGCAGGAAAGGGAAGTCTATATCAGTCTTTGACATCTCTTCAAAATACTACATTATCTATCCAAGCACAATTAAACAAACTTACAAATGATGTAGAAGATATCTTCAAAGAAATGCAAGAGAATTGTGAGAAAACATTTGAAGAGAAAGATCTTGAAGAGGATGAAGAGAATGGAACAAAACGTGTAAGAGGATCAAGAGAATTCATCAATTCATTGATACAACGAGGCATTACACAAAACAAGAAACAAGAAGACAAAGCCAATGAATCTAAACAACTATCGCTTTTTGCAGAACAATCATAAAAAAGGAGTAACTTAAGTTACTCCCTTTTTGTTTTATAATATTTATTTAAAATTATTTTCATAGTATGTCTTTGCTTTGCCCTTTAAGCAAACAATATATTTTCCATTAACTTCAGATATTGATAGTAATGGTTCTTTGAATACATTGACAGATAGACTTTTTAATCCTACAGAAACTTCATGAGATGCAAGTACTTTACATAATTCTTTATCTATATCTTTAAGATCTGACTTTTTGATATTTGAATTTAACTTTATAACATAATCATTCTTTTCAATTGGAGTTTCTAAATCTGCATAATCTTGCAAAACATTTATAATATGTTCGGAAGCTTTGTTTTCATAATCACTGAATCTGTCTTCCTTTAAATATTGAGTTATAGATTTCATAATTTATTTTATTATTATTTTTCTTCTAACATAAATCTTGTCCCTAAGGCAGCATTCAATGGAGCAAAACTTCCAGTGAATTTCATTCTTCTACCTTTATACATTATTACAATTCCTTCAGCTGCATTATACTTATTATTCAATGCTTGAAGACGTTGTATTGATTTTTCAAGTTTATCTTTTGCATCAACAGAATCTGATGCTTCAACTGCTTTAACTGTTGATTCCATATCTGCCTTCAATTGAGCTACAATCTTTTCCTTTGAACCTGAATTAATGAATCCATCAAGTTGATCAATAAGTTCATTACCTATTGATAAGAAAAGATTGTCCATTGGTTCCATGATCTTGCCCACAAGTTTCTTTCCTTCCTTCTTATCAAGCTCATTCAATTCATCAATATGATCTTCATATTCTTTTTTCAATAATCTCAAGTTGACTGTTTTGTCAGCATTGCATAGACGATTAAATATACGATCATCATCTTTACACCAAGCAGGAGCAAATTTTCTAAATCTAGACTTTTTCCAGTCTTCCACAGAAGCAGTATTTTCTAATCCTTCATCAGACCATAATTTAGATATGTCTTGTGAGAATTTCTTTGCAAACTTAATTCCATCTTCTAATGAACGTATAACCAAATTAGGACGTGGCTTAGCTTTGTCTATTCCTTCAGCAGCTTTATAGATATCATCAACATTTCCTTCTACGTCTTCAACAACATTCCAAACTTCCTTATTAAAGAACTTACCTTTCTTTGTTCCTATTCCCTTTTCATAAATCTTATATCCATGAAACGCTACCCTATCAGCAGCATAAGGCATAATGTTTGTCTGTCCTGAAACTATGCATTCACAATTATACATTTTACGATGATTGGGATCTGGATTGAAAAACTTAACAGGGAATTTCTTGAAAATCTGTTCAATGACTTTTCCTGAAGATGTATATACTTTTATCTGTTGATCTTTGCCTTCCCATTTCTTATACATTTCATCAATAGTAATACCACCTTGTTCAGAATTTCGTTCCTCATCATTTCTTACAAATACAACTTGACCATCATTATTCATTGTTGCTTCAATATTGAATCCATCAAGTTTTTCTTTTAAGTCTTCAACCTTGCCTTGAAATAATGAGTCAACTAATTCTATCAAGTCGTTTGCTGTAAAGTCAGTATAATCAAAAGGATGAGCCATGTGACCACCAGCACCACCTTCTAAAATTGGTTGCAAGGCTTCATGTATATAATCATCTATTGATGATATTCTTTCAGTTTCTGAAATATATTGTATAAGTGATTTCATAAAATTATTTGTTATGTTTATTTAATATTTCTTTATCTTCTCATTGCCATTCCGGCTCCTACTGCGGCTGAAATCATACCTGCTTTTCTTGATGATTTACTTGAATGATAACTATTATGTGAATGCGAATTACTATAATAATCTGATGCGGATGGAACATGAAATTTATCTTTTGTTGCTATAGCTATAGCATTTGCAATCTGTACAATAGCAAATGTTTTATTATCATCAGAATTAAATGTTTTTTCAACATCTTTGAATATATCTTCTAAATATCCAGAATCACCTAATAAACCAAATTTTAATTGCTTATCTTTGCCATTAAATATCTGTTTAACATAATTATATATGTTCTTTAGGCTTTCATCATTATTTAATTTATCAAGTTCTTTTGCTACAGCTTCAATATTTTCTTTGTTTTTATACCGCATATATGTTGTCTTTTTTAACTCATCAACCTGTGATTTGACATTATCAATATATTTTTGTGGATTATCAATCACATCACTAATAGCATTCTTTAATTTATCTAAAAATCCTTCAAAAATGATTTCATCTAATGATTTATTAATAGTTTCATTTATAAATTGTTTTAATGATTTCATAACTATATATTAATTTTTTGTTTACCATTTTGTTATTGTATGACCTTCATATTCCTTCATACGGAATTCATTATTTTGCCATTTCTTTATGATGTCTCCTCGAGTAAATGGGCAATCATTTCCCCATAGATCATCCCACCATGATGGAGTTTCTCGGTATTCATACATCTGCCATTCTCCACAACGACCACATTTATAATAATGGAATTGATATTCTTGTGAACCATGACCAGATATATGTGTTCGTATTCCTCCGGTAAACCATTCATATTTAACTTCAACAACACCTGTGTCAAAATATCCCATTGTTGTTCCACATTTGGGACAACTAGGATTCCAAGTCAATAATATTTCATCTTCATATTTGATCTTCTTATCAAAGAATAATCCTTTGATCCAATTCCAAATTTTACTAAAGAATTTTTTCATAGCTTATGCTTTAGGAATGTTTTTAGTTATTTTGTTTATTAGCTCCTTGATCTTAGGAATATCATAGATACCATTTGATGACAAACCAACAATAATACCTGTTAAGATAATTGTCAACCATACTGGCTCATTAAGTGTTATAGTTCCAGCAAAATAACCTCCTACAGTCAATATGATACTAGTTAACCAAGATACAACTTGTTTCCATATCTTATTTGTATTCAATAATGCATTGAAATAACCTGCAATAATTACAGTAATTGATGACAGCATTGCACAAGTTGCCCAAAAATGATCTGAGAAAAAGCTTATAATTGTTTCCATAATCTTTAATAATTAAATATATAGTTAAAAATAAAAAAGAAGATCCATATATTCATACAGATCTTCTAATCATTTTAGTATTGATTTTAATATTATAATTTATTTAATTCTTGAAATAACTTCAAAATCATTTGTGCCAGATTTATTTACATAACATTCATTTACTTGAAGCTTATTAACTTCTTCTATAATTTTATCGACATCTTCAGGTTTAAAATCCCAATCATAATATATATCACTTATTTCTGATATATCTTCTAATAAAAATGCTAATGGATCTTCTGGTTTATAATAGGATATCATTGTATATTTAATATCTTTAAAATTATATGATTTTGCTTCATTAACTAAATAGTTTTTAATGTCTTTCATAATTTAATATATAATATTTTTTAAGTTCTTCATATTTAATATATGTCTTCATTTATTTCATTAAGGATTTTCTTAATGCAGTCTTCACAACGTTTCTGAAATGTATTATTTGCTGGATATGCATTCTTATCATTAGTATATGGATTTTCTTTTATTCCTTTCTGAATTCCTTTTATAACAGAACTAAGAATATTACCACAATATTCAGATCCCCATTCTTTTATCCATGAAGCACCAAGATCTTCTATTTTTTCAAAATCTGTTTTCTTTGCTTCATTTATTAACTTTTCTTTTAAGTTCTTCATATTTAATATATGTCTTTATTTATTTTTTCTAATATTTCACTAATACAATCTTCACAACGTTTTTGAAATTTGGCATCATCTGATTTAAGACATTTCATACCTCTTTCAACTCCTTTTATAAAGTTTTTCAAAACATCCCCACAATATTCAGAACCCCATTCTTTTATCCATGAATTTCCATATTGTTCAATGTCTATAAATCTTGTTCTAGATTCATTTATCAAAAAATTCATTATGTCTTTCATATTTATTTATTCATTTCTTTAACATATTTTTTAAGATCTTTAAGATCTTGTTTTTGGAAATCTTCATGACCATATAAATGGAATCCCCAGATATTACCCTTAGTATTTAATATTTCAGTAATATCCTTACCATCTTTATCACTATTGATAAGTTCTTTATTATATAGAACCCAATATGCTGTTGACTTACCACGATATTTGCTATTTGTCTTAACTATAGCAATACCAGTCTTATCAAATTTTAAACTATGATAAAAATCGGTTGAATCTGCATCTTCGGTCTTTATACGAATACTGTTCTTAAGTACCTTTTCAATTTCTACAATACCTCTAACTTGAATACGATATCCATCAGTATCATATTTTAAAAGTAAAGCCTTTTCTCCTTCGGTAAATGAAAATCCTTCTGATTGACGCAAACCATCTAAATGCAAGAACATAGCCTCTTTATTTGATGCATTATTCTGATATCTTTCTGTTATGTATGCATTAATACTTTTCATACTATTTACTAATATTTTATTTTTATTTTCTAATTCTAAGATAAATATTTATACCGCCATCAGCATCATAAGAGTCTCCTATCTTTAATGATTTGATTGCTTTTGCAGCATCTTTAAAATATTCATCATCCTCTGCCCATGAATCTAAATTATATTCTGTAACACCAGCAATAATTTCTGAATCTGTATTGACTAAAAGCCATTTTATTTTTTTATTTTCAAGTCCAGATAGTTCTATTCCACCGCCAAAAGTATCGGTTGCACTATCAAAAAATTCCCATCCATTTTTGCCTTCTGTAATGTATTGTTTAATATCTTTCATAATTGATCTATTTTATTTATACATTTATAATATAGTTAAAAATAAAAAAAAATATTATAAGGAAATGAATAAAAAAGAAGACCTATTGATTAGATCTTCTATAGTACTTTATAAATCTCTGGAAGTAAATCTGATAAATTCAACTGGATATCTATCTAATGTGCATAAATCATCATCTTGATAATCTTTAAAGAAATCTCCCTTTTCTTTAAGTTTATCTTTTAATTCTTTATAACTAAATCCTTTCCATTTTTTCAAATAACGTTTAAGAATTTCATTTACTTCTTTCAGAGTATTCATTTTATCATCATAGATATATACATCATATAATTGTTGATGATTTGCCCGGCCTGAACCTATAGTCACTTTATTATCAAATTTCTGTTTGAATTCTTGTTTCATCTTATTCACTTTAATTGATGCTACAGATTCCGTTATATATTCATTAATAGATTTCATATTAAAATTTATTATTTATTTTATTCTTCTAAACTTTCTTGATATTTAATACTTCTCCATTCAGCTTCTGTTTTTGATTTTGTATGATTATAATATTTTGTTTGATTATTTTCATCTCTTATTTTCTTAAATTGTTTAAAGTATTCTTCTTTATCCTTTTGAGAAGCCAAATGAATAATTTTATGCATTTCTTTTAGTTTTTTATTATCAGAAGAACGTGGTTTAATATGTTCAATGTTTTTATTATTTATGTCAAAATTAACAAATTCATCATTATTATTAACTACTAATGCTTTTGTTATATTTGTATTAAATTTTTTATTGTATTTTAATATTAATTCTTTGTTAAGTTCATAAAAATTTTGATCATTTAAGTCTTCCCACCAACATATTAACACGGTATTTATATCTGTATCATTAATTACCCATATTCTCCCATGATATGTTGATGTTTTAACTCTATATTCGTCTTTTAAGCTATCCCATGTACAAAAAAATTTTAACATTATTTTTAATTTAGACATTTTACAATGATATTGACCAATTTCTCCAAATAATGATTGGTGTGTTTTTATATTAATGATGAATGGACGAGCATATTTTGATTCTGTGTTATACCATTTATCATTAAACCAAACTTCATCTGGAAAATTAGAACGTTCTGCATTGATATATTCTAATAAAGTTAACATAGTTTATTTTTTATCCTTTTAAATCTTCTATATTTATAAATTATTATACTTGCTCTAAACTAAAATTATGACATCCAATATTATCTCTATATATTATATATGTTATTTTTGTAATTCTTGAGCCATACATATAGAAATTTCTGCTGGATAGATCTTGTTTAAATCTGTTATATATTCCTCCCATCCAAAATGTGCAACAATATCTTTTAGTTCTTTTTGTCCTAATTCTTTCATATAGTCAAATAAGAATTGTCCTGCACCTTTCCATAAATCAGCATCATTACCAGACCATTGTTTACCATCAAACTTACAGTCATTATGCTTCTTTAACTCATCGATAATAGACATAACCATATTTACATGAGGATATTTTGACATAACTTTGCTTTTATCAATATTAACATTAGGAGCTGCTCCTCTTTCAATTATAAAATTACTTAAGTCTTTCATCCCTTTAAATCTTCTGTATTTATGAACTGCTGTACTTGTTCTAAACTAAAATTATGTATTTTAATTTTTTAAATAAGTGTATTTCATAGTTTATTTTTATTACATTCCATTTGTCATTAATAAATAATCATCATGTTTTCTACTAGCTTCTCCATTTTTATAATCATCAGATTGTAAGTATTCTTCATGACGTTTTAAAACATCAGCATTTAAACTTTTAATATGATTATCTATAAATTCTTTAAACTCTTTATATTTATCTTCTTGTAATTCTAATTGATTCTTAATTAATGATAATGATATTTTTTTATCATCAAATGTTATATTTGTATTTTTCAAATATTGAAGTAATAATGCAGGTAATAAATTTCTATCTACATTATCTTTAATAACATCAGTTTCAATATCTTCATAATTATGATATGGGACAAATGTAAATGCACAATATCCTGTTACTTTTCTGCCGCCATCTTTTCTTGCACTTGTTTCAACTTGGTTTTTAATAGATATTTGAGAATAATTTTTATATACATATTTTGCATCATTATTATCTGGATTTGATAAATCTATATCAACAACTGAGAATGTTTCAAATGAACATTTACCTAATGATTTACCTACACCTGCTAATTTTAATCCCGCTGCTGCAATCTCATCATACCAAAGATCATTTCGTTTTATTATTTTAACATATATATTAAAATTATTAAGTACTAATGACATTTTAATTTTATTTTCTTTAACTAATTTTGACAAATTCTTTTCAGTAGTATTATATGCATCTTGAATTTCTTTAATACTTGTGAAAACTCCTTTATCACTATAAAGTTTAATTTCTGGATTAGATATTTCATTTTTATTAAGCATTCCTATATATATATTACCATATCTCTTATGATGCCATTTCCATGTATTATCAAAAAATACTCCTAATATATTATCATCTTTAACAGTAATATGATGTTTATTATCTAATTGTTCTACGGGTTTCCAACCTTTTAAATATGTTGCTTGATATGCTTCATTAATATATTCTCTAATTGATTTCATGTTATTAATATTTAAATATATTTATTTTTCACTACTTTCATCCTTTTAAATCTTCTGTATTTATGAACTGCTGTACTTGTTCTAAACTGAAGTTATGACGTCCTATAATCATTTCAATATAGGAAGCAAATTCAGCTGTGCATCTATCATCATCGAGACATTGGTCAAGATAATCATTAATGTCCTCTTTAGATAATGAATCAACTTTATCTTTTATAAATTTATAAAATTGACCATTCTTATCCCACATATCTTTAGTTATTTTACCAATTTCTTGTTGTGTAAAATACTTATCCTGTGATTCTGAAATATATTGATTAATTGATTTCATAATAATTTTTATTAACTTAATTTACCTGTTTTTTGTATTTCGTCTTTTATATCTTTTATACTATCCTTTGCATTTAACAATATATTTTCTGTTAATTGTTTATCATATTTTTTGATTATATTTAAAAATGTATTTTTATTTATTTTTTCATATATTAAATCTTCATATTTTTCTAATAAAGTTTTCCAAATAAAATCAATATCATATTTTACATTTTTTTCAGTTAATGCTTTATAAACTGAATTAAATTCATCAATAGCCAATAATAAATAATTTTCATCGACATCATTAAATTCTAATAAATCAGATAAACACCATTCTATATTTTCATATAATTGGTTATCTGTAACTTTTGTTTCCGTAATATATTCTTTAAGTGTCAGCATTTTATGTTCTTTAATTATATTTTTTATTCTGGAAAATTAGGATTTCTCCTTAATCCTTTTTGTAATCCTTGAATTATCAAATCAGTTATTTCTTTATCTGAATCTTCATAGTTTTGCAATTTTAAATATGCTTCTTTTCGTGATTGAGATTTCATTTTGTCCACAATTTCATCAACAGTTAAATCATCCCCATATCTATTTGTTACAGAATAAGCAAGATATTCACATAAATAGCCAATTAAATATTCATCTATTTTTTTAGTATTGATCATTTTTGTAATATCTGATATATCATATTCTCCATTATTTGGTTCAATAATATATTGTTTAGCAATATCTATTATTTCTGTTTGCCAAGTTTTTTGTGCTTCAAAAATATATTCTTTAAGTGTCATCATCTTATGTTCTTTAATGATATTTTGTAATTGAGCTTTAAATTCATCAAATGCTTTAGTGAAATCATTGAATAAAGATCCTGCGCCCTTAGGCATTATTTTTTCAAATGCAGCTTTGTCTTTATTGAGAATAGATTTACGAACTGCTGTTCCAGAAACTCCTTCAGTACGCCCCTTGCCAGTATTCACTTTAAGTTTTCCAATAAGAATATTTGGATATGTTTTTCCCGATTTGAATTCTGTTTCAAGATCTGTATATTTAGCCATCTTTTCAATATTACTTTCAAAGTCAGCTTTACGATCATCTCCACACATCCAATATCCTGGTTCATATTCATCAGAATGTTCAGTAAGAAATGCATTAAATCTTCCTAAAGCATCATAAACATGAGTAACAGGAACAACATCAATTATATTCTTATTAGCCTTCTTGACTGACTCAAGTTCTTTGTCAATTAATTCATTTGTGAAAGGACGTTTAAGAAGCTCCTTTTCTTGCTCAGTTAAGTCACCTGTTGGATTATCAATATAAGCTATAACCTTATTTACAGATTCATCAGTCCAAGACTTACTACCAATCTTAATTCCTTTCTTCTTACGTTCAATAGTCTTATTTGATGAATTGATTCTATATACTATACATGGTCCTTCACCTTCATTAACCATGTTCAAATGGCCTTGAGTAAATGGTTGAAAACGACCGATTGCTATATTTAATTTTTGTTTTGACATAATTTATATTACTTATTTAATTTGTTACAATTCTTAATGTTTGATATGAAGTAGATCCACCAGTTTTCCAAGAAACTTCAATTTTTAATTTACATTTATTACTTAATAAATATGTAAGATAATCTTTAACTGTATATAATTTATTTTCAGTTTCTTTGGTTGACCAAACAAATACATAATTAGCTGCTAATAATGATTCTTCCCCAAATTTAATTTCTCCTGTCATTGCTTCATATAATAATGCCTTTTTAAATTCTTCATTATGATCTAATAAATTATTTAATATTTTATTAACATCATTAGCAGCATTCTCAGAATCATTAATTATTTTTTTAATTTCATCAGAACCATTTATTTTTTGTTTTGCAATACCTTTATTATTACCAGATAATTTTGCCCATTTTTTATCTACATTTAATAAATCTTCTAATAATTTAAAATCATCATTATTAAGTGTGTCTTTTGCAATACTCATTATTGTTGCTTTACTTTCACAATATGCTCCTGACATTAGTTGAGATCCATGAGCTTTTTTTAATGATATTTTATATTGATTATCTGATGATATAATATCTGTTTTAGGTGTATTATTTACTTTTTCATTAGCTTCTTCATATGTTCCTAATTTTTTCCATAATTCCGTGCAAGTTTTCCCATTAGTTAATAATTTATGAAATTTTAAAGATTTATTATTTATAAATTTAATTAATGCATTTGCACATCCATCCATAAATCTTTTTTCATCTTGATAATAATTTAATAAATTTTCTACTTTTTGATTAGGTTTATTTTTAGAAGAATTACAAACATAATTCATATTTTCATAATCATCATATTCTTCATTAGATAAATGATTATACGCAAAACTAATTACAGATTCCATATCTTCTGCTGTAGGTTGAAATGATCCATCTTCTTTAAGATTTGTGTTATGAGGACCACCGTAAATTCCTTTTATAGGAGTCCAAAACCAATCATCTGTAATATTTGAATTTTTTGATATTTTTGACCATTCATCAATATAATTATCAATCCATCTACGCATAGCAAATACTCTTTTAGATTTATAATTACCAACTAATGGTGCTATTTTATTATGTTCATCAGCTATATCATAAATAGTTAATATATCATTTAAAGAAATTTTCATTTTTTCTTTAAGTTTAGAATCATCATTATTTTTAATCCACCCAGTATTTTCAAACCATTGTTTAGCATCTTCAAATGTTTTTAATAATATAAAATCTGATGTACTTTCAAAAATATAATCTTTAAGTCGCTTCATAATTATATAACAAATTTATTCTTATATATAAAAATAAAAAAGAAGACCTACGTATTTACACAGATCTTCTAACATTTTAGTATTGATTTTAATATATTATCATATTTTCTTATTTAGTTATCCCATGCTTTTATGACTTTAAGATTTGGAAGATTAAGTTCTCTTGCTGCTATAACATTTTTTCTGTCATCATCAACAAATACAACTCTATCATATTTACTACAAAGCTTTCTTAATACATTTGCTTTCTTTTCTGCATCAGAACTGCCTGGATATTGTTTAGAAGAATCATTTATTGCATGTGATAATGTCTTATTAAATATATCACCAAGTTCCTGTAATGCACCATCAGTCTTCTTTACTTTAAGGAAATCATTCAAAGCTTTCTTTATTGTCTCTTCACAACTTCTTGCAGTAAGAAAACAGAATTCATAGCCGGCTTCAATATAGTCATCCATTATTCTAAGATTTCTAATCAATGGCGTTCCTGATATGATTGAGTTATATACTTTTACTGGATCATTGAATTCTCTATAGTCAAACCATGATTTCTTTGATGGATCACCAGCATCTGGATCTTTTGCGAATTCTTCAGTTGTCAATCGTTTTTCAGGTTTCCCTGGTTCTTTCTTATATATACCAATTGTTGCAGGATTACTTTTCAATAAAGTATCATCAATATCAAAAACAATTAATCCTGTAATAGACTTTGGTAGATCTTTTACTCGTTCTGTTATGTATTGTATTAATGATTTCATATATTATATTTTATGTATTTTAAAATTTAATTTCATTAATTAATTTAAAACTAGTTAAATCTTCTTGAGCTTGATAGAATGAACTATGACTCATTGATGATGGAGAAACGTTGTTTACTTTTAATTCAACATCACGAACAGAACCATGAGGTATATTATCCGTCCATCCGCAGTCCCAGTCCAATTGTAAACTACCGCCTAATTCACTTGGCAACTTAATTGAAATTTCTTTTGGAAAATCTTTATTTTCTTTAGTTACTATTTGAACTATCTTTTTAATATTCTTATCAATCCATTGGTTAAGCCAACCAAAATATTTTTCTAAAAATTCTGCTTGATAATATTTAGTATTATTAATTGGCTTTATATATTTTTTAGGAACTTTCAATTCATAGCCTGGAAATCCAATAACATCTTCCCAATAATTGAATTTTGCAGCTTCTATTATATATTCAGTAATATTCTTCATGGTTTATGTTTTAGGAATGTTTTTTTATTATTTTATATAACTTTGTGCTTTTTCATAATTAAAATCGGCACCTTTTCCTACTAAAGTTAAATTTTTATTTAAATATTCTTCAGATTTGCCTTTCATATATTTTTTGCAAAATTGTAAATCTGATAATTTTTTTACTCCTTTATAATTATAAGCATCATAATAAAGATCTTTATATTTCATAAAGAAATGATAACTTGAACCACCATCATCTAATAAGTAATATTCAACATCATCATAAAATGGTTCGTCTTCTAAAAATGATACACAATTACATACAGTCAAACAATATCCGTTATCAATTAAATTTAATCTAGTTTGTTCATCATTATCATCTAATGCTCCATTTATGTCATCATACCAATCTTCTTCAGACCAAAATGTTTCTAAGAAATTTGATAAAGTTTTATAATAACCTAATGATTCATTTATATAATTATTTAAGGATTTCATAAGTTTATATTCTTTATTTATTTTTTATCCTTTATTAGCAAAATATGCTTTCAAAGCATTTTCAGCTTTTTCTCTTGTCTTATATTTAGCTTTCCAATATCCACGTTTAGGAGTGTTTGTTCCCTTGCCAGCATGTCCCTTTATTCTCCAGTAGTCTCCTACTTTAACAATAACATCATGTAAATCCTCGGTTAGATATTGTCTTAATGATTTCATAATTAGTCTTTTGAATATATTACATTATTATTTTTACCATTGATTTCTGTTACTGAAACTATTTGTTCTTTATCAATATTAGATAATGTAAATATGGCTTGTGATGCACGTTTTCTTATTGAATCCATATTGCCACCAGGTGATTTATATTGTAATTCTGTTATTAATTCACTATTTAGCATCCAATCATCAAAATATATATTATCACCAGCCTTGAATTCTATTACATAATATTGTTTCTTTTTTAAGAATTTTTTACTAAACATATCAATAAATCTTTTAGATTTGAATGCGAATACACATTTATATGTATACGTTGTAAAAATCGGCTGACTAACTATAATTCCATTTTCAATAATTTTGTTTGCATTTTCTAATTTTGAAGTAACATGATATAGTATAGTATCTTTATTGATATCTTTCAAATATTTTTTTCTATCTAACAAATAGAATAGAATAGTTGGTTCTTCATTTGCATAACAGTTCATAAATCGTAATCCATGAATTAAACGCCCATATTTTCTTGCAAGGGTTTTAAGATTATCATACATTTCCTGTCTTTCATTTTCATACTTTGGATCAGCCCCATATTCATCTCTCATTTGTTCTGACAACAATAGTTTAATAGTTGATGAATCATCTGAGTATTCTATTTTCTTTACATATGTTTTATACCAATCTGATGATGTCAATTCCTTGATAAAATCTTTAGTTATTCTTTCATTAGCATGCGAAATTATATCAGATATATCTTTGCCTTGTTCATTTCTTTTACGGGCAACTTTAAAGTATGTTTCATCTCTTAATTCACAAATATAATCTATCAACCTTTTCATTTATTTTCTTCTTTATCTAGTATGAATTTATTTAATCTCCCATATATCTTCCAGATTGATATTCTTGATGCATAAAATCAGCAAATTGATTAACAGATTTATCTAATTGGTTTTCAAATTCTTCATCAAACATAAAAGTAATGTTTATTGCATTAAAACTAGTTATGTTCTTTTGATCAGTATATATCGCAAATCCTCTAAAATGATCTTTGAATTCATTGTCATCAGGAAAAGCTTTGAATATTGATTTAGCCAATTGATCCATATCTGTAGAATCCCAATGTATTAATTGTGAAGAATGCTGTGAATATATGTCATTACGTACTAGTATTCTGAAATTATCAATACCAATTGTTGTTGTATCTATTTTTGTTGGTGGAACTATTAATGGAACCTTTGTAGAATTCTTAGCTAAATGCTTATATCTACCATTGTCCTTTGTAAGATACTCAGCATTCTTCTTGATTTCTTCTATCTTATTGAGAATCCATTGTTCTTTTTTCTCATCATTCATCTTTTCAAATGACTTGTATTCTTTGGATGCTTTGATAGCAGCATTACGTAGTTTTTCTGGATATTCTTTTTCATCTTTTTCCATTTTGTCATTTGCTGCACCTACCATAGTAACAATACAAGATAACTGGAATTTGACAAGTTGTTCTTTAAGTTCCGCAAGTACTTTTGTCTCATCCCATTTATCAAATTGAGCATAATTCCAAACAAATACATTGTCTTTATTCAGAATTTTCTCTTCTAATATATATTCTCTTAATGTTATCATATTATTATAATCATAACTTTATATATAAAAATAAAAAAAGACCTATATATAAAATATAGATCTTTTTATTAGGTTATTTAATTTTTATGTATTACTTTATTCAATTTCAAAATTAGAATCTGCCAAAATATAGAAAAGTTTTGTTGGATGATCTTTAGAAATTTCTTTCATTATATCATTGTCATGATTAGTGATGAATATTACTATTCCTGGGATATCCTTCAAGAATTGATTTACTTTTGCTCTATTGATACTAGGGAATTCTGCATCTGTTATGACAATATTGAATAGATATTGTTCATCCTGATCCATTATCTTTCCTAATAATTCATCAAATGGCATTGTACCACCACCATCAGTGAATGACTTACCCCATGGAATTTCTTTCATATAGTCATCAAATGCATACAATTTGAATACTGTATCTTCAACAACTCTTTCACCACCGAACAATTTCTTCAATGATTCACTAATTGCATAGATAGCTTTTACAACATTCTTGATTGTACCACCCATACTTCCTGATCTATCAGCATAGAAAGCACCATTTATCAATAGTTTGTCATCTTTACGAATCTTTCCCTTACGTAATGGATCTCCATAGTTCACAAATCCTGTTCCTCTCTTTACTCGTTTGAAGGATGGCTCATATTGTCTCTTCTTCATTAATACCTTTTGTTTGATATATCCAAGTAAAATAGAGTTCATTTGTTTGTTCCACATTGTTCCTTTACTGATCTGGGCAACAAGACCTTCTTTTTTCATTGTAAAGCTTGAACGACATTTTGAAATGAACTTACCAAATTCTCCAGATATTTTGTTCTTATACTTTTCAATGATCTTAGCAGCTTTTGCTCTTATTTCTTCAAGATCAGCATCTGACAAAGTTGGAGCTATATGACCTTTACCAGCACCTTGTGATGAATTGTTATTTTTTTGGTTACTTGGATCTTGGCCTTTACTACATGCTTCTGCTGTTGCTTGAGCATCTTTAGCTTTCTGCATTTGATCTTTTGCTTCTTTTGCAGCATCTGACTCTTTTGATGATGTACCATCTTTTCCTTTAGCATCCTTTTTGTCTTTACCATCATTTCCAGCAGCATCCTTAGCTTTGTCTGCGGCCTTTTGAGCTTTATCTGCAGCTTCTTTAGCTTCTTTTGCTGCCTTCTTTGCTTGATCAGCTATCTTCTTAGCTTTTTCTAATGTCTCTTTATCTTCTTGCTTACCTGAAGACTTTGCTTGCTTTTCAGCCTTTTCTGCATTTTCTTGGGCTTTATCAGCAGCATCCTGAGCTTTATCAGCGGCATCTTTAGCTTGATCAGCAGCATCTTGAGCACCTTCAGCATTATTTGGTATACTATCATTTTGCTGAGCTCCTTCTCCATTTTGCTGAGCTCCTTCTCCATCAGATTGACCACTTTGTTTCTGATCTTGTGGAATATCCCATGGAACTTGTGGTAGACCATTATCATCACCACCTCCACCTCCGCTTGGGCTATCGGGTAATGTGATTCCTTTGTCTAATCCCTCTTTGATCTCTGCAATAACATCATTATAACCTTTATTGTAATCATCATCTTCTGGTGTCTTTGGTGTAAATTTATGTGGATCAACTTTCTTGTCTAATACATCTTGTATACCATCTATTCTTCCCTGAATATATTCATCTGAAAATTTGCCACCTGGAGGAGGTGGAGGACCTGGTGGTACCTGCTGTTTTTGAACTGATTTAGGAGTCAATTTACCTTCAAATTCTTCTGCTTTCTTAAGAGCATTACTTTTGTCCACCTTATCTTTCTGTGCTATCAATTTCATATATAATGAGAACTGTGTATCCTTTTTTCTATCATATACAACTCCTGTCTCTTTATATATAAGATCAGGTGTTATCAATCCACCATTTGGCAAAGCTTTCTTTCTAATGTTTGCCAAATAGTCATTAATGACACAATCAGATGCTACATTCAATATATAATGATCAAATACTGCCCCAGATTCTTTAATCTTCTTTTCTACACCAAAAGTATCCCATAACTGGTGCAAGCATTCATGATCAAATATGAATTCCCAATATCTGACATTCTTATCAATTTTATTATTAGGAGCATTAAGATATATAAGATGTTCTGGTGTAGTATAAGCAATTGCGTCTGAAGATGGATCTAGAAAGCGAACAAACTCCATCATATCATAGAAATATCGGTCATCCTGTTCCAATGAACTAAAATTAATATATTCAAGAGCCTTTACACGGAAAGTTTCTTCATGATCAATTTCGGATATTTCAATAAGACTATCCTTGACATGTCGTAAACTCTTTGAATTAAGTATTGTACTTTTTATTTCTATCATATTAAATTGTCTTTACCTTTTTGTTTTTATTAAAGATCTTTTCATAATACCAAGGATATAGATTCTTTACTTTCTTTGCAATTGTTCTATATGATACACATTTTCTTCTTAGAGTTGCTGAATCTCTGTCTAAAATAATGAACGCATCATTGTTCTTTACAGAATCTTCATATTCAGGAGTAAAGTCAAAATCTATATAATCACTATTACTTCCATCCTTCTTTACATATGATTTCTTGACAAGTTTAGGGACAATGCAATATCTGTCAAACTCATCATCATTATCAAATTGTAATATGTTTCTTGGTTTTATTAACATAGCTATTTGTTTTATAAATTAATTTATATAAATATAATAGTCATTTATTAGATATTATTTAATCTTCTGCATCAGGGTCTAATAACTTAGGATTAGCTTTCTTCCATTCTGCATTTGTTTCATATTTGAACTTAGCACCTTCAGCTTCTAACTTATCGAGAATGATTTCAACTAACTCACCATTTGGAAGAAGTTCTTCAGCTATTCCCTTCAGGTTCTCTCTAGATACACCATACTTCTTCTGTGGGCTATGTGGATCTTCTACCCATCCTCTAGTCATAATTTTCTTGATAAATGCAATTACCTTTTCATCTACCATATTGATGTCTTTACTTGAACCTGTTCTATCATCATCTTCATCTTCATTTCCATTTACATAATTGTAGATGTAGTCTGCCAATTCTTCAAGATTATGTTCTTGAGTGTGTGATAGATCTTCTTTTGCCAAGTCATTCAATTGGTCTAACCAGTCAGAAGCATCAAAGATATCTGCATCTTCTTTACCTGCTTTGATATTTGCAATAGTGTCAATAATATGATTGTCAATATCTCTAGGGTTATCAAAGCATTCACAGTTGTCTTGAATTCTGTCAACAAATTTACGGCCTAGTTTTGCGTCCCATTTCTTATGAAGGAAGTCAAATGAACTTGCCCAGTCACCATCTTCCCATTTAATAATACCACCAAAACGAGATCTCAATGGTTTTGAAAGTTGGTTTACACCGCCCTGGTTTTCATCTTCGAGGTTACCAGCACCACCAACGATGAAGTTCTTGAATTGAACACCGCAAATTACATTCTTCAATACAATAGGCATCAATGCATTCATTACTTGAGGATCTGCCTGATTCATTTCATCAAAGAACAATAAGTAATCTGTATCAGGATTATCATACATAATTACTGCCCATCCTGGCATAAGTGTCTTTACATAGTCACCACCCTTCTTTGATTTGAATGGAACAGGAGTACCACCAAGATCCTCAGGTGGAATCTTATCAAGATATACTGTAATTACTGTACGTTTACATTGATGAGCTAACTTTGTAATGATACTTGTCTTACCCCAACCAGCTCTACCTTCAACAAAGAATGGTTTGTTAGCTTTCATACGTAATAATATACGTTTCTTGTTCTTTGTAAGAGTTTCTCTATCAATACCTTTTAATAGATCATCATCTGTTGGTGGCTCAACTGCCCATTTTCCTTCTGAGCCGTTTTCTTCAGCAGACAATCCTTCTACATCTTCCTGCTTTACATCAGACTCATCTTTTTTTCTTCTAGCTTCCATAATGCTTGTTTTTCTAGAAAAACTTGACTTGTTAGCTATAAAGTCTTCTAAACTATTAGTTTTCTTCATATTGATATTATATTGTTATATTTTATATGTTTGATATATGTTGATATTTTATATATTAAAAATAACTTTTTTTCATTTCATTATTTTATACTTATATATGAATTCTGCTAGTTGTTCTATAATTTTTTTCTTAGTAGATTCATAATTGATAAATAAGTCATCGGATGGCTCATAAGCAAGATAGTTTGATGTGTCATTTTCAGAAAAATATTTTGATATACAGTAGATGATTTCTTTGTCATCTATGTTATTCAATAATATAATGATCTGATCTTTTGATAATGATGATCCTTTGAATAACTTAGAAAATATTTCTCCTATGATTTCCTTTTGTTTTCCTGATAATGACTCGTTAATGAAATTAGTAATTGTCTTCATAATATATCTTATTAAACTTTAGAATTAATATATATTTTTACATCATTTGCGTGACTTCACCTATTCCGGGTATTACTACTGTCTTCTTGTTTGGCTTATTGAATGTTATAGAGTTATCTTTTTCTCTATTGTTTCCGGCGCTGTCAATAAGTCTTTCCTTGTCTTTGTTCTGAATTTCTTCATATACTTCTTTCTCTTCCTGTGACAACTTATTGACTATATTAGTTTTTGGTGAATCTGTACTTATTAGTTCTCCATAAGTTTGTACTGCCTGTTTGTTTACTGTATTGATAATTGAAAATAATTTGTTCATTTTTGCCTCTTCTTTATATATTTATTTAACTTACAACATGCCCACTCATTCCTATAATGTTTCTAGCTGTATCATTTATCAACAGTCTCTTATTGTTTGGGTACATCATAAGAACTTCAGATATGTTATCATTGTATATATCAAATATCTTTATGTTTGTTATCTTACCATAGAATCCTTCCAACATAACTTCTGTCTTCTTGTCTATATTGAATTCTATATTATATTTCCCCGTTGACGTCATCATATTGTCCATGTCATACCAATAATGATGTGAATTCAATTTATATATTGGAATAGAGTCTGGCCATACATATTTTGCTGCTGACATCTCTACAACATTTAGTTCTTTTGACCATCTTGCATATACAAAATATGTAGTATTGTTCTCTAACTGAAGTTGTACGTTTTCATTCTTATTCAAGCTAAGATATGTCATATTGTTTTCTTGATGAATCTTTATCTTAAATCTTCCTATAGAAAGTAATGATCCGTCATAGTCATTATACCAAGGTTCTGGCTTTATGATGAATGATATTGTTGCATTTTCTCCACAGAATAGTCTTTGATATACAATCTTTCTTTGTAATGACATGTTATCAAACTTATACATCTTGTCTGATATTACAGTTCCCTTGAAATGTGTTGATTCATCTAATATGTCTACGCCTTCACATGATACATATTTACGTTGAGAATCTGATTCATATATTGGATAAAGAGAATCTGCAGCATACAATGGAGCATCATTGAACTCTTCACCACTACCCATTGTATCTTCATCTTCACCAAAGATGTCTTCATATTTGTTCTTTACAAATGAATTCACCATAGCCTCAGTATCTTTGAGATCAACTGAATCCTTTTCTTGGTATTTTACTAGTGTTACCTTGAATGTTGTTGCAATCCACATAAATGAATCTCTTTTCTCTTCATATGCTTCATTGACCATCCACATTCTCTTCATCATAGGAATATATATAAGATCACCTTCTGTTGGTTGAGCTGTTGGCCCAAATGCTGTTGCAAATATTCCCTTTGGTATTTCTGTTTCCCAATCTGTTTGCCATTCTAATCCAAAATCAGAAAATTCAGGTTTAGATGATGGCATTTGATTGTCATTTATGATCAGCTTTATCTGTTTTACTGACTCCACATCCATTAATGCATATTCTTTGAATGTGAGATCTGTTGAACCAGCATTTGGAGATAGTTTGAAATAATATATAGGGATTCCTGTTATGCATGATACTGTATTAGACAAATTCTGATAAAGATTGATAGCGCCTTCCATATTGTTATAAGGACTATATACATTAGGATTTGAATCACAATATGAAAAACTGAATTCAGAGTCTAATTGTGTAGAATAGTTATAATAAGGCTCATCATCTATAGTTATTCTTGATACATCACCTTGAACTTTTACTTTAGCATAAAAGTCACTATTCATTTCAATTGTGTTTCTTAACAGATCAGAATAACTCATCCAACATGACCAACAAACTGAATCAATACTATAAGCAAACTGTAATGTGTTCAAATCATAAGGCTCATCACATTTGTTGTATATCTTCAATCCATTTAGATTATTGAATGCAAAATTGAGATTTACAATTTGAGTAGGCATACACCCACCACATAAATTAAAAGAATTAAAGTCCATTCATTCAAATTATATATTTAACTTTTTCTCCAGCAATGTATATATCCACCTTTACTGTCTATAGGGCAAAAACCGCATGGCATTCCCTTTTTACCGTTTTTGCCATCATGTATATTTCCCCAGCTCCATGACTTGCCATCACCTGCATAGATTTCTGTATGAGTTCGAGGTTTACCACAAAGTATGTCTCCAGGTTGACTATTGTTTTTATTAAATATTCCAGTATAATGTATAAATCCTGCACTTTCCATTAGTTTCATAAATGCATCTCCATTCATGCTTTCTGTTGTAATCTGAGGGCATTTCACACCAAAAGCTAATAGACAAGCTTGTACAAATCCTGAACAGTCATCAGCAACATTAGTATTTGTTATTGGACATCTATACCAGCCCTTTCTACCATGTGCTCTACCATCTGTTCCTGTTTGATATGTATGTATATTTGCTTCGTACCATTTACCCATATTTGTTACGGTAGCTAACCAGTTTCCATTTACAGCACCACAAAACACAGCACCACTTGCTAAATCAAAAAGACTTTCAAGTGTTCTTTGTTTAGTATAGTTTAATCCTGTATCATCAGTATATATTCTATTAGCATCTTCTGACATCTTTATTCATCAATATAAATTTGTACTCCTGCTTGTTCTGCTAATTGTATTGCTGCATCTTGTCTTTGTTTTAGATGGTTATAACCACCATTAATTGCTTTACAACAAGCTTTTACCTTACCAGCATTTGCGGCTTTAATAGCTACTCTATTATTGACAACTATGAACCATCCAATACTCATATAACTTCCGATTGTTGGATCTGTTCCTAAGTCAGGATTTCTTACAATATCATATTGTCCTAATCCATTTGGTATGAAGAACTTCTCATATATTCGCTTATAGCCATCATACCATGTTACTTGAATAGGACCTCGCCCATAATATATCTGTCCATAAGGACCAGCCGGTTTTCCATAAGCTTTACCACGCCCTTGTCCGATTTCGGAAAAGAAGTTATAGTTACCAGATTCAACAATCACATTAGCTTCTATAACAACTTGCCCAACTTTATTAAGACCCATTACACCGCTAAATTTAGCTAATGCTGCTCTCCATGCAGCTTTATTCTTTTCTGCATTAGCTGTCATCTTTGGTATACCACTAACATTTGTATCGCCTAAATCACAGCCAGCACCACCACCAAACATTTGAGCATCATTCATCAAATAGTTCTTATATAGAATCTGATTATCTGTATCTAATAGATCCATACCTAAAGATTCATAGCATTCTTTTATTAGATCTAATCTAAGCTTAGCATATTTTTCTATAGTTTCATCATAAGGTGAAACTTCAGCTTTATCTGTGATCTCCATATAATATATAATTCTTTAATTTATTTAGATGAATGACAATGCTTTTCTCAATAGCATAGGATCATGTGTCAATACATCTTTTACATCTCCAAATGCTGCTTCATTGAACCAGTAGTTCTGAGACTTAACAAACTTCATTGAATGATAGATACTGCTAATACCCTTAGTATACATCTTTTGAATGTCTACAGAATCTCTTGATTTACCATGCTTAAGCTTTACTGTTACCTTTATCTCTGTTGGGAAGTCATCAATGCCTAATGGACCAGAATGAGTTGTCTCTGCATCTTCCATTATCATATTTCCCATTACTAATATAGGATTCTTTGGATTACCTATTGTCAAATGCCAAGGACCAACAGCTTCACCTGTCAATAATGAGTTGAATGCATACATAGCAGGACGTCCTAATTGGTTCTTTATCATACCTTTCAACGCATCTGTCCAGTGGTATTTTGAATTCCACTTTTCTACTTTACCAGCAATACCCGGTAATACTTCTTGAACTTTTGTTTTTGTGTCTTCAACGGCTTGACTAGGGTCATTTATTACATCACTAGCCTTTTCCATACCTTTGTTCAATACTTGTTTAGCACCTTCAATAGCATTATTTATCCATTCTTGTAAAGCATGAACATCAATACTTCCTTCAGAAAAGGCATGCCAGAATCCTCCCACTTTATCAAAAGCATTATCTATCCATGCATTAGCTTTATTATATACAGAAACATTTCCAGATGGGCCATATACTGAATTCTCACCACCCCAGAATGATCCCTTTCTATATGTAACTGCTTGAATATTTCCAATAAGATCTAAGAATGCACTCTTTGGATTGATATTTGCATAACTACGTAATGAATATCTGAATGTCAAAGATATTTCTTGTGAGAATTCTAATTTTCCTTCATATTTATGTGTATCCCATACTCTATTAGGCGGTTCATATATTCTATGCTTGTCATAGTTTGAAAGAAAAACATTACTATAATATGGCTGATTCATCTTATCCATAGGTATATCAAAAACATTAATCTTACCAAGAACAGAACTTAATAGTCCAGTATGCCCACTAAATCCCTGTCCTACAAGTATATTGTTTCCAGGGCTTAAGAAATTAGCAATTCTATCTAGTGCGCCATCATCTCTTTGTTCCGATGGTCTTTTGTCAATTTCAGCCGTCATTGGCTTCCATGTAGCTCTATAATTATATCTGCATATATCTTCTAACTTATTGTCATCATTGTCAAACCATGTTATCAATCTTCCAATGTCTTGATATGCACGAGCAGGATTTTTCTTACTACCAGCTTTAGGATGCGCTGATCTGAATATGTTGTCTCCAATTGGGCCAGGGAATCTTCTTAATGTTATCAATCTGTTGTTTGGTATCTTACCTACATCTTTACAGTACATGAAATCAGCATATCTATAAGTGGCTAAACCAAGACAACCTCCACCAGCTTTATTAGATTCATTTACTAATGCAGTAATAGAACAATCACCAATTGTTGGATCTTTAGATGCAACTTGGGTATTAAGAGTAAGTGATTCGGTCTCATTAGCTCCTTTTTTCATTCCGCCACTTTGTACAAAATTATCTAAATTGTCTTCTCCTATACTACTACCTAATTGCTCATTCAATACACTAGCATCAACAGAAGAATCATTTATCAATGGAATGTTTTCTGTAATTCCAATAACATTAATAGATGCATAGGGATTGAATAATGAAGGAACATTGATACTTTCAAGTATTGTCATATGCCCTTCACCAGCACCTTCTCCCTCATCATTCACATTACTTGCATCCATAGCAACGCTTTCAAGTTGTTCAGGAATAGCATTAGTAAAAGTATATTTATAGTTATTGACAACAGCAGCTACATTAGCACCAATCTTGAATGGGTCTTCATAATGATAATGCTCTTTCCATCCAAATAGATTGTTTGTGAAGATATCATATCCATCATTGATTGTTGCTTTTGATATTCTTGTCTTACTGTATACATTATTAGTGAATATATTGCTTTCGCTTGCTAATGATGCATAGTCAGATATTTCGTATCCTTCATCAAAAGCTTTATTGATTGCAAACTCATTGTAGTTTCCAAGCCCAAAAGTATTTGCAAACAATGATCTAGCTGCTAGCTTAGCAATGTTTGTCACACCTTCTCTTATATTGTTGCCCAATAAGTTTTTTGTTGTTTCCTGCTTTATTAACGTACTTGGAAAATTTTTCATGGAATATTAATACCAAGAAATATATTTGAATCTTTTTAGTCTATCTATATACTTCATTATAAGAATCAATTTTAGATCTATAAGCTGCAAGAATGTTACCAGAATAGAATTTCCCTTAAACAATACTTTTGGCATACATTTACGTAATATACCATCTTGATAGTAATTGTAGTTATTGAAGCCAGTATGAGTATACTTATCAATATTTTCATACGTATCATTCATATATGTTAAGCTTTGTTTTATGTCCATTTCTTATTTCTGGTTCTGAAGTATATTTTTGATTGCTTTTAGTTTTTCTTGTCTTTTCTCTTCCGCCTCTTTAAGTTCTTTTTGCTTTTGTTCTTCTATTTCTTGCTCTATCTTCTTTCTATTGATTATCTTATATATTTTATCATATTGAGTATTGAAAAAGTTTTTTATCTTATCCCATTGCTTATGAAACCATTTTGATATATTATATTCCTCATGTATCTCATTGATTACAATATTATTGATCTTCTTAGACAATGTCTTTGATACATCCTTTTTGAATGCATTGATGTCACTTGTCATCTTTGTCATTTTCTTTTCATAGTCATTATTAGCATCCTTAAGTTCTTTTATTTCCTTTTGATACTCTTTTATTGATGCATTATATTTATCAATTTCATTTTGATATTTTGACAACTGACTTTCATATTTAGCAATATTTAGATTCAGATCAGTTATATTATTCTCAAGTAATACATTATAATTATATAGATAAGAAAAGAGACTGACAACATTTTTTTCTTGTACATTCACCTTCTTGTCTATTATGTCTATTGATGATACAATATAAGAATATACATCACTCTTTTTCATTTTTATATTCGCCTCAATAATATATTATTTAATTTAATTAAAAATAATTTTTTGGTACAAATTTTAGTATTGATTGAATAGTTTTTATTTTTATTAAATTAAATATATTTTAAGAACAGTGAATACTTTCTATAGACATATACAGCCAAATATCATAAAGTTCTCAGATCATGAATTGATTCCTGAAAGCCTTAGATGTCATTATGCTATCAACTATAATGTATGGGGCATTGACTATTTCTTTGAGAACTATTTATTGACAGAATCATCAGATGGTATATTCCTTTCATTAGAGACAAATAATATGTTTGGAATTCTATTGGAAAACTCATTAAATGAAACAACAGTCATAGACATACCAAGACTATATATAATGATAACTGACAACTTTATGTCTGATCAGTCAAAGTTTCAAGAATTCATATTGAAGTCAGCAAAAGACAACGAGATATATAGTACTGGTATAGAGGGATTCCGTCCTGGTGTAGACTACTATCTTAACTCTACATTGTTCAATTATCTAATGAATACAAATCTCATTATTGCTGATGAAGACTTTGACTATTCAACAATAAAACTACCTGACTATATTGATGATAAGGGTAAGTTGACTGTATATTTTGAAGATCTTTCTAATGAGTTCATCAAGGACTATACTAACTTAGATTTCTTCAATAACAGAAACAAACTATTAGAAAATACATATTCAGAAGAAGAACTAAATAATTTCTTCCAAACTTTTGCACAGATCATATTGAATTACACTACAATAAAAGATCACCCAGAAATTGCTAATAAAGCAAAGAACCAGATCTATGACATTGTATTGAACTATTTTGCGAAAGGAAAAGTTGATGAAGCATCTATTATATTAAGTACAATAATGAATGGTCAATATACTTTCACTACTATGCCTACATTAGATCCTCAAAATTGTGGATGTACAACTGGAACTTCAACATCATTCAATTCTCCTTGTATAGACCAATATCAGCAAGCGATGCTATTATATGCTCAACAAATGTTTGGTGATCCTGAGTTCTATGAAGACTGGTTTATGATACAATTAACTGAAAATGAATATGTTCCAAATGAACTACTTATAGAAGCATTACAATTGTTCTTGAAAGAATTCATGGCATTAGACTACAATCTTGATTTCAGCAGTGTATCTCAAAGATTCTGTGGTTGTGGTAATAATGCAAATCTTACAAATAGTCCAGCAGAATATAAGAAGCTTAATGATTTCTTGAAAATTTTAGACTATGTACTTAACTGTAAGATAGATGAAAACACAAATAAGATAAAGATATATGGAGAAGCATTTGGTGAATTGTTCCCAAAACTTCAGTTCTAACTATTATGAGTAAACTATATGTATTGTTAGACAATGGTCATGGCAATAATACACCAGGCAAAAGAAGCCCATTATTACAGGATGGTACAAGATTCTATGAATGGGAATATTGTAGAGAAGTAACTGCTGGAATAAAAGCAAGATTTGAAGACAATAAGGATATAGAAATAATAATGATCACACCAGAAGAATATGATGTACCATTAGGCTCTAGAGTCAAAAGAATCAATAATTATTGTACAAAATATGGAACAAAAAATTGTATAATGTTGTCTGTTCATGTAAATGCCGCAGGTAATGGCGGATGGATGAATGCAAGAGGATGGTCAGCTTGGACAACAAGAGGACAAAACAATTCAGATAAATTTGCTGATTGTCTTTATGAAGTGGCTGAACAAGTATTATATTCTAACAAAGACTTTATTAATACATTCAAAGGTCATCAGTCGCAAAAACCAATTAGAACAGATTTTTCAGATGGAGACAAAGACTGGGAAGCTGGTTTTCAAATAACAAAGGGATCTAATTGTCCTGCTGTATTGACGGAAAACATGTTTATGGACAATAGATTAGATGTTGACTATCTATTAAGTAGTTCTGGTCTTAATGATATAATCAATATTCATGTAGAAGGAATTAAAAAATATTATAATAAATATAAACAATAAAAATTTATGAGAAGTTTAAAAGAATATCTTATTGAATCTAATGTTAGCGAAGCTGCTGAATGTACTGATTCTAAAACATTTACATTTGATTTTACTGATATAGAAAATGGAGAAGAAACAGTAAAGTCATTCGAAGGAAAAGAAAACTATGCTATTGATGGTAATAAGGTAACTGTTACTATATGCAAAGACAAAGAAACAGATACTGAAATTCTTCAACAAGCTATACAATCAATAAGAAAACAACAAAAGAATTCTTCTAATGAGCAATATGCTCAAAAAACTAAAAAACTTGAAGTTACTTTAGGAGAACTATTTGACTATCAAGATGAATTAGAAAATCAAGAAGATCTTGAAGAAAAGGTAAAGAAAGAAGAAGAATAAAACAAAATAAAAGAGGAATCTTAAGATTCCTCTTTTTTATTATGTTTGGAAAAATAAATTCAATATGTTTTTATATTTGTCTTTTAACTTACTATTATTAATTGTCATAAGCCAATCTCTAAAATTATGTCCAAACTCAAATTGATGCTCAGGCGCCATAATTAGAGTTTCAGTTATTCCTTTATCATTTGGTTCTTTACCAACTATCCAAGCTTGAAAATAAGCACCCTTTCTATAATTAACAATAACAATTAGTCTAGCAATTATAAAATCCTTTTCCAAGTCTTTAATATCTATAAATGCGCAATTATTAGCATATATAATTAGATTTGGACCATTAATTTGTCTTTGCTGAGTCTTTGGTAATGCCGCTGTTATTTTATATTTATCAGATGACTTAAAATACTCTTCTAAAACATCAACTAATTGCCTAAAGTTATCAATAGTAATGTCTATTATTGATTCATCATATAGACATATATCTTTTAGATTATCTTTTGATAACCTGAATTTCTCTGTAATGAACCGACTTAATTTCTTCATTTTTTATTTTTTATCATATTTTACATCATAGGTATCTAAATATTCTTCAAGACGTTCTCTAATACTTTTTGTATATGTCGAATTTCCTCCGTATGTTGAATTATACTTAAATAATATATATGCATCTAATTGATCTTCATTACATATATCTCTTTCAACAATGGCTTCTCTAAATGTTGGATAATAATCAGAATATCCATTATATACACAAATATACCAACGAAACAATAGTTTTCTATCATCTTTAATACTGTTTACTAATCTTTGTGGATTAGACTTTTTATTAAAATATTGTTCCATTTTGACCCAATTCATATTTTCTTCTCGAGGAGTTTTAAAACGCATTAATTGCTTTACCTTAGAGATATCAGTATTTGATAAATCTCTTTGTTGTTTATTCAAATTGTCTTTTGATAACCTGAATTTCTCTATAATGAACTGATTAAGTTTCTTCATATTGTTTAATTATTATATTATTATATTCTTTATTTTTTAATACCATGCTGGTGGATTATCTTCTAATGGGCAATTATTAAATATATAATCCACATGTTTAACATTACTAACAAACATAGATCTCATACTTTTAACATTACTAACGTCCCATAAAGATATGTCTCCATTAAATTTAGATCCTTGAAACACCCATGACATATCTTCAACATTACTTACATTCCAATTAGATATATCCCCATTAAATACAGAATTTTTAAACATCCATGGCATATCTTTAACATTACTTACATCCCATTTTGAGATATCTCCATTGAATTCAGAATGTGAAAACATTGATTGCATATCTTTAACATTACTTACATCCCAATTAGATATATCTCCATTAAATACAGAATCTTTAAACATACCTCTCATGTTTTCAACTTTACTTACATCCCATTTAGATATATCCTCATTAAATACAGAATTTTTAAACATACATTGCATATGTTCAACCTTATTTACATCCCAATTAGAGATATCCTCATTAAATTCAGAATAAGCAAACATAAATTGCATATCCTTAACATTACTTACATCCCATTCAGAAATATTTCCGGTGAATTTAGAATTCATAAATAAAAAAGACATATCAGTAATTACAGAAGTATCTATATCATTTAGATCAGCCTCATTACCTCTTTCCTTAATTAAATCATCTATTAAATCTTTTAGTTCATCTCTTGTCTTAGGATGATAGTTATACTTGCGTATAAGATTATCTTTTGATAGCCTGAATTTTTCTATAATGAACTGATTTAATTTCTTCATATATATTATTACTTTATTTATTCTTTATAACCACGCAAAATACCATGCTGGCAGGTTCTTTTTTAATGAACAATCTTTAAACATACCACTCATATCTTTAACATTACTTACATCCCATTTAGATATATCTCCATTAAATTTCGATCCTTCAAACATCCATGACATCTTTTTGACATTACTTACATCCCAATCAGATATATCTCCATTAAATTTAGAACATTTAAACATATTTATCATATTTTCAACTTTACTTACATTCCATTTAGATATATCTCCGTTGAATTGAGAATCCATAAACATAGCTCTCATAAGTGTAACATTACTTACATCCCATTGAGAGATATCTCCATTAAATTTGGAATCAATAAACATACCATACATATTGTTAACATTACTTACGTTCCAATTAGATATATCCCCATTAAAAATAGTGTCAGCAAACATATAACGCATATTTTCAACATTATGTACATCCCAACTAGATATGTCTCCATTAAATTGAGAATCTCTAAACAATCCACTCATATCTTTAACATTGCTTACATCCCATTTAGATATATCTCCATTAAAACTACGATAATAAAATAACTGTGCCATATCAGTAATTTCAGAAGTATCTATATCATTTAGATTAGCATCATTACCTCTTTCTTTAATCAACTCATCTATTAAATCTTCTAGTTCAGATCTTGTCTTTGGATAATAATTATATGTTAGTTCTTTAAGATTGTCTTTTGATATCCTAAACTTCTCCGTTATAAATGTACTTAATTTCTTCATATATATTATTACTTTATTTATTCTTTATACCATTTTGGTGGATTCTTATGTAATGGGCAAAAATTAAACACCCATCCCATATTTTCAACATTGCTAACATCCCATTGAGAAATATCACCATTAAATTCAGAATAACTAAACATGCCAAACATTTCTTCAACATTACTTACATCCCATTGAGAAATATCTCCGTTAAATTTTGTTCCCCAAAACATCCTATTCATATTTTTAACCTTACTTACATCCCAGTTAGATATATCTCCATTGAATTCAGAACTAGCAAACATTGCTTCCATGTCTTTGACTTTTGATACATCCCAATTAGATATATCTCCATTAAACTTTGAATCTTCAAACATGGAAGACATATCAGTAATTTCCGAAGTATCTATATCATTTAGATCAGCATCATTGCCTCTTTCTTTAATTAATTTATCTGCTAATTGTTTTAGTTCATTTTTTGTCTTAGGTTGATAATTGTAATGAGGTTCAAGATTATCTTTTGATATCCTAAACTTTTCTGCTATGAACTGATTTAATTTCTTCATATTTAATCACTAATTATTTCTTCATTATGTTCTTCCTCACCACAATTATCTTCTCTTCTTTCAAATTCTCTTTCTTTCATTCTACTTTCAAGATATTTGTTGTCAGTATAATGCACACCTATTTTTGTGATGCCAGCAGAAGTAAATATTGCAGCAACAGCCATGATATAAGCAGCCATTCCATTAAGATCAGTACTAATAGTATGATTAAACCAAGCCTCAATAATAAGGGCAAAGATAGGAACAGCTAACAATACTAGTCCAATAGCTAATACACAAATAACAAAGAAGTTACTTGCAGCTATTTCAGGATCATTTTTATCCATTAGTTTTCTGAAAAAACCTTTTTTATTCGCACTCATAATACATTTTGTAACTATATTTAAAGATTCATTTAACATAACATGTAGTATAAATATATATTTTGCTCCTCTATATATATTTATATACTATATATTAAAAATAAAAACTAGAAATGACTATATTGATTATAATCATTATTTATTAAACATGTTTTTATGAAAGAATATACTTCTCAAATGATATGGTTTGCTGTAAACAAGAATGGAAAAGTTGTCATGTTTACTGAAGAACCGACAAAGAATACTGAATTAGGTATATGGGTATCGAAGTCTCCCTATGTTAATTCTGTTATCTATGATGATATATGTGAAGTTGTACAAAGGGCAAAAATGACCTTTGATCATGAGTGTCAATGTATTGAATTGCGGATTGATTAGAAATATTCACACAGATGGCCCTCTCTTCATCCAGATTCCCTTCAACTATAAAAGACATATAAACTAATATCTCCAATATTTTAGATGAGGGTCTATCATTTATGATGATTTTAACGTATATATACAATAACTGGATAAGTTAAATAATATTATTATTAATTATTAAATAACAAAATTAACTTATTCAATTATTGTATAGTTTTATATGTCAAAGAAAGAATTTGAATATGAATTTGATCCGGTAAAAGAACTAAAAGGTAATGATCAAGCTAAGCAAGTAATATGGACGACAAAGGCATTAGACAAAGCAGTTGATGCTATGAAGCAAGGTCTTCCTCTTAAAGTGAACCCATTCATTGGAAATAATACAAGACTGCTTAAGCCAGAACTGGTATTTCGTCGTACAGATGAAGAGATAGAAGACTATATCCATTGTATGCAGGATGTTGTCTATTTTGCTTCTAAATGCTATCTTATGTCACCTGAAGGATTAAAGCCTTGTAAGTTAAGAGACTATCAGGAAGACTATCTAGAGCATTTACAGAATAATAGATTCAGTATCCTATTAGCAGCAAGACAGTCTGGAAAATCTCTTAACCTCTTGTCAAATATTACCGTTAAATTTAATAAAGAAAATTGTCCAGAAGTTAAAAAGATACTTCATTATTATATAAAGGATAATATATATTGTTTACCTATTTTTGAATTATATAATTTGTATTGTAATCATTCATTAATATGGAAACTTAAATATTCTTTATATAAATTGATGTATAAATTAACTTATAAGGGGAAAAAGAAAATAAATATAATTAATATATGCTTTAAACTTATTTCATTATTAGATTATATAGATTATCATTATATTAAGAAAGAAAAACTATTAGATAATTATAAGACTATTGATGAAATAGATTTAAATAATATAGAAATATTATCGGATACTGGTTTTAAGCCTTTATCATGTATAACAATAACAAAACCATTTGAACAATATATAATAACTCTTAAAAATGGTTATCAATTGAATTGTGCAGATGAACATAGGGTTTTTAATAAAGACTTTAAAGAAATATATGTACAAGATTTGAAAATTCATGATTATATTCAAACTGATCAAGGTCTTCAAGAAGTAATAAATATTGAATATAAATCTCAAAAGATATCTATGTGTGATACTTGTGTTAATGATCATAATCATAGATTTTATTCAAATGGTATTTTAAGTCATAATTCTACTACAACAGCTATATATTGTCTTTGGAAGATATTATTTAGCATAGACAAATCAGGACTTATTCTTTCCAAGTCTGGCCCCGCAGGTATTGACTTATTGTCAAAGATAAAAGATATGTTCTTGAATCTCCCATATTATCTCAAGCCTGGTATATACAAATGGAATCAGCATGAGATTGCTTTTGACAATAACTCTAAAATTGCTACTGAAGCTTTCTCTCCAACAGCAGGTCTTGGTAAGACAATTAATTTTCTTATTCTTGATGAGTTTGCGTGGTGTCCAAACAATGAAGTAGAATTGTTCTATATGAACATCATTCCTACTATCACAACAATGCCTGACTCAAATGTATGTATAATGTCTACTCAAAACGGTTTCAATTTCTTCTATACATTATGGAAAGGTGCTAATGAAATCGGTAAAGATTGGAATGGTTATGCTCCATTCAAAGTCGATTGGGATCAAGTACCTAACTACAATATGGACACACATCAATGGGAGAAACGTACAAATGAATGGAAAGAGAAGATGGTTGGTATTCTTGGTGGTGAAGCAAACTTCTACTATCAATACGGAACACAATTCTCAGCAAGTGACAAATGTATTGTCAATCGTGTAAAGCTTGAAGAACTGCATGATTCGGAAGTAAAGTTCCTGAACATACCATCTCTTATCAAATATTTCCATGATGAGCATAATATTGAGTTCACATTTGACATTTCTATATTATATTCTGATTGTCTATATCTTAATCCCAATTATGATTTTTCTAGATTTGACTATGGGTTCTATATAGTATTAGTTGATCTTGCTGAAGGTGGAGGAAATGACTATACAACATTCAATATATTAGAACTTAAAGAAAAGAACAGATATGAACAGGTTGGGTATTGGCATTCTAATAAAGTGAATCTTGAACTTGCTGCACTTGAATTCTGGCTTCTATTCTCTCAATTGTTCAGAGACAATCCTGATCATTGCATATATAGTATAGAATGGAATACTTATGGAGCATTGTTCTTCCAATATCTGTTGAATCTCAATGAAGAAGAATACAAAAGAGAATATGGGTGGAGATTCAACATTGCAGAAGAATTTGATACAACAGCTATAGTAAGATATAAGATGAAGTTTGAAGTTGATGAAGGAGGAACAAAAGTCAAGAAAACAAAACAAATACCTGGTGTAAGATTCAATGGATCAAATAAACAGACAGCATGTTCATTGTTGAAACTTATATTAGAAAATGGTTATCTTGTAATATATGACTATTTCACAATAACAGAAATAGAGAACTTTGAAGACAAGTCAGGAAATGGAAACTATGCAGCATCTTATGGGCATGATGATATTGTAATGACTTTGGCTCAAATACCATTATTAGAACAGACTGCTAAATATAAACAGTTCTGTGAAGACATGGAAGAATACAGAGCAATGATGGCTGCAATGAGATAAGAACAAAGAAAAAATGTATGATAGATCAAAAAGACCTACCATACATCCACAATTAGTTCTTTTTTCAATATTTTTATTCTCCATGACAAAACTTAATTATTATTAATATATTTAAGAAGATCTTTATTATAAAGAGTCTGATTCAAAACTAGAAGATACTTCTTATACTGAGTATCATCAAGAATCATCTTACTTAAATTTAAGTCATGCTTTAGATGCATATTGAATTCTTTGACAATCTTATCCTGTTCTTTGTCTAGAACATTAATGTAATCATACATATCGTTAAATATATCATAGAATAATATCTGATCATCTTTGATATTAAGATAACGATTGATAGATTTGTTGATACTTGTCATGACAATAGAATCATTAGTCAAATATTCTATTTTGTCATCTACTGTAAATTTATCATTAGCAAAAGACTGCAATCCGAAAGCTAATGCAAATACTAAAACTAATAAAAACTTTTTCATAATTTCTTATAACTTTAGATATATTTATGGCAAATAATAAGTGTCCGGTATATACTTATTATTTATATTTTAAAATAACCATAGGTATTTCTAAGTTATAAGAAATTATGTGATTTCTATAGAAAACCGCCTCAAAATTAATTTATGTTAATTTTTTAACAGTTTTCTTTAATATATTTCTTTTCTTGCAATATATCAATCAATGTGTAGTAGATGTAGTCATCAAATTCTGTCCAGTCTTCAATTATGTCAGGATGAATATGAAACTTTTCATTTATATGATTACTAATTGCATCTCCATAGACTTGTCTTGTATATATGATTATTCCATCTTCTACAATTGGTGGAAACAGTAGTTTATGTTCTTTATAGAACTTAGCTAACATCTTCAAGTTTTTCTTTCCTATAAAGCTAACAAGTTCTTTTCTTATCTTTTTATCATCAATCATTCTTATTATATATATAAAATAATTTTGTTAGAGCTCCAAATACAACGGATAGTATCTTAACTTGTATTGCTCATTAATCATTGACACATTATAAACTTGTGTATTTTCAAGCATTTCACATCCATGATTAGAAGAATGCAGGTGTCCATGAAAATTATATTTGGGTTGTCTTTGAGCAATAGCATAAGCAAGCCCATGACTACCTATATGCTCACCTCTATTCCAAAATGAATCACAAATATCTGATACCCCATAGGGAGCATCATGAGTGATTAGGAAATCAATGTCATCTCCCATATTCATAAACTTTTGAGCTAATGCATTATCAGAATAGCCCATAAATGCCCAGTCTCCAAACTGATGACACCAAGGAGTACCATAGATCTTATAAGCTGTTCCATCTTCATCCATATAGACTGCTTCTTCATCTAACAGATAATGTAGATTCGGAAGTTCTTTACAACATTCTTTTACTTGCTCTGGATGTCTATAGATCCACCAGTCATGATTACCACCAACAAGATATATATCATTTACTGGCTGGTTCTTGCACCAAGAAATAAATGTGTTCTTAAACCATCTCTTAGATTCTTTACTATAACCTTGTATCTTAAGTGGAACAATGTCTCCACAAATAAATAGAATATCTGACTTCTCAATGTTGAAATCAAGAATTCCATGCATGTCACTAATAGCTGCTATCTTCATAAAATCATAAAAATATTTTTACAATACAAAAAATCTATCAATCATACTTATATATGCATCTGTCATCTCATGAAATCTTTTGGAACTTTTCAATGAATCACAATATTCTTTGAACGCTTCAGAACGTTGTTCCTCTGGAAGATCCATGAATTCTTGCATACGTCTTACCCAATCTTTATAATTACGAACAGACTCTTCAAGCTCAGCATTCTTTCCTTTGATAATATCATATTCTTGACGAAGCTTACCTAATTCATTTGTTGTTTTATGCCAAAGTTCTTTATATAATGTAGCAAGATCAATATATGAAGAGTATTTATGCTCTAATTGCTTTACTAGTTTTTGTCTTTCATGCTCTCTAATCTGTGATTTTGTAAGTTTCTTGCTCATAATCAAATATGTTTTATTTGTTCTATTCTATTTTTTAACATGAACTTCATTATATATTTCATTATATAATTTAAGTGCGTTTTCAGGCTTCATATTATCAAACCCAGGATAATTTTTTTTAATAATCCTGCATGTCTCAATATGATCTTGCATTGCTTTCTCAAATTTCTTAGAATTCTCTTCCTTTTGTTTTAAGCTAATTTCTTGATTTTTACGAAATTGCTTTCTACGTTTAGTAAACCTGCTCATATTTCATCAATTCATCATACTTCACTTTAATATACTTTTCATCATCCCAATAATCAAGCCATTGATCTTTATATGGGCTATATGAAATTTGAATTGTATCATTATCTAATATAATCCAACCAATTTCATAAGGATTAGTTTTGCCAATATTATTCTTATCACCGGCTTCACCAGCAAATCCAACTGTTTCTTTTATATAATTAGTTACAACAGATGATATACGATTTGATATCTGACACAAATCTCTTGATGCTATATCATATTTTTCAAATAAAATTTTCATATTTTTTACTTTTTAAATTTTCCACATTCTTTCATATGATACAATGTTTCAATAGCTTGTGAAATTTTATATTTTAATTACATATATAATATAGTAAAAAATACATAATATTCAACAAATTTAAATTCTATTTTTGGGGATTCCTGTAGTTTCATACATTTTTTGCTTACATTTATCTATAAGCTTCTGCATATTCTCTACCTCTTCATTTATATCTATATCAATATAAGGACGATAGTCACAAGTTTCCCCTTTATGATTTTTGATTGTTATAATTTTCATTTTTTTTGTATTGTTTTCTTTTGTTATGAAAATGATACATAAAGATATCACTCTCCATCCGTTGCCTTTATATTGATCTTTGGGATCATCATGAATTTGATCTTGCAAGTTTCCTGTATCAAATCCTTTATCTCATCAGTATCTTTGTAAGCCATAGGTGATTCATCAATTGTTCCTTTGCAAACTGTTGTAGAATATACATCTTTCATAGATTCTTTGAATTCATCCATAGAGATGTTTGCTTTTGCTTTTGAACGAGACATCTTACGACCAGCACCATGAGCACACGAATTCAACCAGTCAGGATTTGATAAACCTTCACAAATAGCTACTCCATCTCTCATATTGAATGGGACAAGCATCTCTTCACCTTCATAAGAACGAATTGATGACTTACGTAGTGTATGATCATGTAAATCTATGAAGTTATGTACAGATGAGATTGTTCTGATTGGCTTTATATTATATTTCTTAAGCAGTTCTGTAGCTTTCTGTAACAAGCACTTATGATTCCATTCAGCATAAAGTTCTCCCAAAGCCATATCGCAAAGATACCCCTTCATATTGTCACCTGTCAGATAGCCGTCAATATGTCCTTCCTTTTTAGATTCAATAAACTTATTTAAGTCCTTCTTGAAGTTAGTCATATTCTCATGAGTCTTTAAATAAGTCTTCTTGAATTCTTTGGTAAAATCCTTGATTTCTGACTTTGACAATGCACCGCCTTTTGCTAGATTTGTCCAATATTTACAGATCTTAAGACCAAAATTACGAGAACCACAATGAACAGAGAATCCAGCCAGATTACCGTCTTCAGTCTCCCCGTATTCTTCATAATGATTACCACCACCAATTGAACAAATAGAATGATAGAACACACCTTCATCAAGCCCAATTCTTCTGCATACATCAGATATCCATTTCTCAGTTACCTGTGATGGTAGATCTGCCAACATCTCTGGCCAATAGTTTCTATACTTCTGAAATCCTTGCGACAAAAACTTATAGAATTCCTTTTCATCAAAAACTGTTTTCTTATTGATATTGAATCCTGTTGGAATACTATTCTTTAGTCTTCGTTCAAACTCTGCGTATTTATCCTTAGGCAGACATTTGTCAAGCAAGATCATAGATACACGACAGCCTATGTCTACTCCAACATGCTCAGGGCAAACATAATCACCAATTGTAGCAACAAGTCCACATGGGCCACTTGCTCCTACATGTACATCAGGCATACAGACAACTTTCTGTCCTTCAAATGCCTTGCAATTTATTATATCATAGACCTGAGAATATACGCCTTCTTCAATAGTTTCAGCATATATCCTTGCGGTTGTATATTTTCCAACTAATTCAATCATATTATTTATGTTTTATTTGTTAGATGAACTCTTGAATGGTGAGAAAATCAAATTCAACAATACCAATATTCCCCATGCTTGCCAGAATGACAATATTGGAGCATTTGACCAGAACAATGGAGCAAGCCAATTCCACAAAAGCATAAGAACAAGACCTTCAATAGCTCCTAAAGCAACTATAATAAGCAGGATTGACAAGCATCCTATGAAAAAACTATTGTTATACATAATGAATAATTTTAATTAATTTATATATAATGGGGAGTATATATTAGTCTCCCCAGTAGTGACAGTCCTTATAGAACTCGCGGATTGAATCTGCAAGATCCTGAGCATCCTTTTTCATTTGAGCATCAGTTTCTGCATCTACAATAAGCTTAATCTGTGGACGAGAATTGTTCTGGTAAGAACCTTCACAAGCATTATAAGTGAGCATCCATCCATGAGCTTTCTTGAAGTACTTATTGTCCTTTACCTCATTGAAACAACGTTCCAAAGCTCGTGGAGTTAATTCTTTATAAGAGATGCAACAGTTACCTGAGAGACCATTATGGCCTGGATTAACATCAAAATCAAAGAATGAAAGACTATAATAATAATCAGGCCAATTATAAGATTCGCGGGCCTTCTTTACTTCCGTAGTAATGAAAAGATTACGACGTTTCTCGGTCTTCCAAGTCTTTTCCGCAAACTTGATAGCATGTTCTTTAGCCCATTTCATATAACGTTCAAAGGACCTGACCTTCGAAGCTTCCCATTCCGGAACATAAAGCTCATTGTACTTCTCCTCAGCCTCAAGGAAATCTGAAAACATTGCAGAAATGAACTGCTCTACAGTAATGTTTGAGCAATCAATGTTGCGAGTAACCAATGTGATGTCTCTTGTAGTATACATAATCCTTAAATTTTAATATTAATTACAATAATAATATAGTTAAATTGAAAACTATTTCAATAGAAAACTATTTTATATATATAATAAAGTTAAAATAAAGTTAAAGAAATAACAGAATAAAAAATAAGAAATAAAAAATACGAAATAAAAAATAAAAAAGAAGAAAGAAAAATGGAAATAAAAGAAATTAGAGAAAGTTTAGAGAACAATATCAATGAAGTACAAAAACCGACAAGTGACAAATACATTAGTATTTCAACAGTATTAGGTTTGATTCAAGAACCATTTGATCAGATAGGTGTTGCAACAAAGACTTACAACAAGCATCATGACAATCCGAATAGTGAATATTACCAAAAGTCTATTGAAGAGATTTGTGAGATGTGGAATGCTAAGGGAGCAGCATCATGCCATTATGGAAGTCTTTTGGATAACTATATTGGTATGATATTGAACAAACAAGAAGATGAGTTAGAGCTGTTCAATCTTGACTATGATAGAGATGGTGATGAAAGATTGAATGGAGTTTGTAGCTCTTTTGATGCATTTGTACAAGAAATACTTGATACACATCCAAATCTTCAGTTTGTGACAAGAGAAAAGACTTTGTATTATAATGTTCCGAATACAGATCTCTACATAAAGGGAAGATTTGATGCATTGTTCTATAATACTGACAATGGGCATTATCTTATTGTAGACTGGAAGAGCAGTGGTAGTGTAGACAAGAAGCCAAGCCCATGGACAGGATATCTATTGGGACCCTGTAAAGACATGTTAGCATTGAACTGGTATACATACACAATGCAGGTCTATTTCTACAAGACAGCTTTAGAAAATGAAAACTATATCCCTAAGGGAAGTGTTGTTGATTGTATTATTGTCCAATTACCTGGGCAGATTATCCCAGAATCAAACAAAATGTATGCTATACATAATCCTGCATTCCCATATGACAAAGAATTCATGGATAAAGTATATGCTTGGGCTCATAAGAAAAATATGCTATTGAATAAGAAGAATGCAGACAAATGAAGATATGCTTAATGGCACAACAGAACTAGATCATCTTTATTGTGCTACATCGTGGAAAAGAGTATTGAATGCTGCTCGTAGAACAATTGGCAAGAATCCTGTACCTAATGAGCCATCAGATTCTTGGAAAGCAAAGATCCTGTTAGCTGAGCATTCGCCAATCAGATTGTTGGAATATGACTTTGGATGGAACAATATAAGACAATGGGTGACTGCTCATCTTGTAAGACATCATGAAGGTTGTGAAAAGTTTGTTCATTCTCAACGAGGAGACAGAAGAGAGCTGCCTTGTGACAGAGACCATATCTACCAGGGAGCTAAGAATGATATGGATATGACTTGCAATGCTCAAGCATTAATAAGCATTTCAAGAAAACGATTATGCAACTGTGCATCAAAAGAGACAAGAGAAGCATGGAATCAAGTAATGGATGAACTAGAGAAGGTTGATCCAGTATTGAGAAGTAAATGTGTTCCCGAATGTATCTATAGAGGATTCTGTCCTGAATGGATGAGTAAATGTAATTATTCTAAGACTGATCAATTCAAAAAGGATCTTGCTAAATATAGAAACAATATTAAGGAAGACTTTAGAATTGTATTTTTAGAAAACAATAACTATATTATACTATCAAATACTGGTTATGTTTACAGATTCAAAGATACGGTTGATTTAGATTATATTTCAGAATCATATATTCAAAAAGATGACTTAATTGAAGAAGAATGTAAATTACATAAATATAAGAATGGGAAAGAACTATGTATAGAAAACCCCATCATACCAGTATCATTATTGATTTATAAGAATTTCATTGATGATAGCATAGACCTGTTTAATGGATATGTAGAACACATTGATGGCAATATATATAATAACAATATGAATAACTTAAAATATATTAATGATGCCTATGAATAACGATAACAACAATCCTCAATGGCCATTTGAACTATTTGGTATTGAATGTGAATCTGGATGGAAGAAGTTATATGAACCAATAATTGAATATATTATTGAATATAACAAGACACATGAAGACAATCCAATCAAGATTCACCAGATAAAAGAAAAATATGGAGGTCTAAGATTTTATACAAACTATTATACTGAAGAACTTGATAAAATGATAGACAAGGCTGAAGATGAATCATATAATGTTTGTGAAATCTGTGGTAAGCATATTGATCAACCTATTGTAAAGCATCATTGGATATATCCGTTCTGTAAAGAATGCTTCAATAAAAGACATAAAGAAGATATATAAAACAAAAGCAAGTACTTAAGTACTTGCTTTTTTGATATTTTAAATTTCCTTTAGTTTACTAAATAATACTGCTTTATATGATATTCCATAATATCTTCTCTCTCCTGGTGTTAAGAATTTTCTCATTCGTTTTGCGTATTCTTTTGCTTCTTCATTAGTCATATTATCTCTTGTTATTCGGCATGCTTGTCCTCCTAAACGATACTTAAAACTAGATTGTTCACCAATTGATCCACCTGTTTGAACTACACAATATCTTTCTTCTGGTGGTAATAACTCACGTTGTGCGTCATCTTGTGTGATATTATCTTCACTCTCAAATATATAATCTTTAATGTCTTTCATAATTGTTATTTATTATAGTTTTATTAAAAATAAATAATTTCTTTATTTACTAATAAACTTAGATATGTCTATTACTAAAGCTTCACAGTATACTTCATCATCCTCCATAACATTAAAACTTACATGTGGAGCTCCTGTACAATTAATTTCCCAAGATACATCTTTTCCAGATGGGCTCCAAACAGATTCAATAATTAATGCATCTTCTTTAGCAAATTTTATTCTATTAAGTTCTTTATCATCTATTGCAAAGAAACTATCTTCAGATGCTTTATGATATATATCTTCTTCCTCATATTCAGGGTAGAATTCTCCTTTCTTATAGAATTTAGCAACACATCCTTCCCATGCGCCTAATTCATCAGATATAGCACCATCAATCTCTAATAAATCATCAGAAGCTCCGTAGACAACAATCCAACCCTTTTCTTTACAAAGATCAATAACATTAATATTTGCCATATTATCTAATTCATCTCTATATTCATTCCCATCAAGAAGTTTAGCAAGATCTTCAATTGTCTCAATCTTTTGTGGCTTTGACTTAGAACTAATATAATCTAATATATAGCATTCTATTGGAAAACTAACTGTCTCCCAGTTATCTGAAACATATTTGTAGAATCTTTCAGCACCAAGTTTATTTATACAATGATCAACCCAATCTTTAATAGTCTTCTCGGTATTATATACCAAATCTTTATCAATATCTATATTCATATTAAAAGTAATGTATATTTTATATTTAAAATAGTTAAAATGTTTAAACGAATTCATACAAAAATTGGTAACCTTATAAAAAAGATTACCAATTCATTTCATATATATTAGATTTAATTAAATATCTTTATCTTCATCTTCTGCCCATAAATCAGCAAATTCATCATCATCCCAATCAAAATCAAACCATGAGTTTTCTTTTGCACCAATATTTCCACTAACCTCTGGTTCAGAGCCATTCATAAATCCTACTTCGCTTTTTAAAACAATGGATTCAATACTAGGTTTTAAATATAACTTTTTCATAACTTTTTACTTAACTATTACTTTTTTACTATTCTTAATATATATCCCTTTAGAAGGGTTCTTAACTTTAATTCCTTGTAGTGTATAATAATTATTATCTATTCTTTTTACTGCATTATTGACATTTGTTGCAATACCAAAGTTTGTTGGTTCAATGATCATATCCTCCCAATTTGAAATAAACATTGTAAAACTTTCCTTTGAGTTATTTTGTGACTGTGCATTGTCCTGTGGTAAATTACCACTATCATCAATATGTGTAGAACTTGCTTCAGTCATACTTGCAGGAAGATGTAAGAATGCTTTATTAAATACTCTATAATTATTACTTACTGCTCTAAAGAATCCCCAACCTAAAGTAGTATATTCTTCTTTCCAATCAGGACCAGGACGTAAAGCCGCAGTTGTTCCTTTATTAAAGAAATAATTTCTATATGTCTTTACGCCATCTACAATCTCTACATTATCTATATGTAATGAACCATTTATAGGCTTTAGATAGTTTTTATACCATTCAGTTCCATGATAATGATATAAATTATTGGGATATGATTCATTATTATATGGATTTGTTATCGAAGGGTTTTTTACATATTCCATATATACTGTAGATACACGTGTACTATGAACAATAACTCCAGTATAAGCTGGAATTATATCTCCTTCTTTCATTTTTATACAATATGCCACATTCCTTTCCTTATCGTAATCATATACTAAAAATACTTGAAGAGCACTATTACTCGGAACTTTATATGCTACATTATCAGAATATGTACGATAAAGTGATTTAGAACCAATTGGCACACCAGATGAGAAAAATTGTTGCCATCCGTTATTTGCACCGCTATATGCTTGGTCAATGATAGTTTGCGTTATAACCCCCTTAATGTAATTTCCATTAGCGTCTTTATAGTTTTGGTCGTATAATTCAGATTTATATGCTCCAACATAATGCTCAAAATATTTAGGGGGATAATGTAAACGTGTTTTCACCGTACCAACATTTGTTTGATTACATGTGTTAGTTTTATCAAATGCGCCTTTATCACATTCAATCTCTTTTATACAATTTACATATACATCTGATAAAACACTTTTACCTTCATCTGTCATATAAAATGCATTCTCATATATATGAGATATATTTGAATCTTCAGTAAAAGTTAAAGTCTTTATGTTATAACAATCTCGAAACGCTCCATTTTTAATTTCTTCTACTGAATTTGGAACTATAAAATCAGGACCAATCCCAGTATCCATAAATGCCTCCTCACCAATAGTCTTAAGATTAGTTAAAGCCCCCCAATTTACATTTACAAGTTTCTTACAATTCTTAAATACTTGACTTGGTACCTCCGTTATACTAGTCGGTAACACTAAAGTCTCCAAATTAGGGAGATTTTGCCCATATTGATTCGCCATATTAACAAATCCAGAAGCATCTTGAATTACTAATGTGGTAGCTTGAGAATATGGAGAAATTTCTCCAGAATTAGTGTACCCAATAACGGTTAATGTCTTGGTTGTTTCATCATAGCTAACATCCGCAAAGCATAAACTCATGCTAAAAAGCATCATAATCATTAAAATTAACTTTTTCATCTTCTTTTCTTCTTTCTTTATTTAAGTGTAATTTGTATACTCTATTTTTTCAGTTATTAAATAATAAACATTTTATTCATTCATTGTATATGTTAGACCATTAAAATACTTTGAAAACTTACATTCATATATATTAAAACTATTAAGTATTTTATGAAAACTACTTCTATGATTTCCTTCTTCTTTTATCTCAATAATAATGTCATTAATTTTCTTTGATATATTATTTAATTGGTTGAAGAATTCAATATCAATATCTATAGTTATTCTTTCAAGTTTGTTCTTACTAATGAATGTCATTCTCTTATATCTTACGTTAAGAACATTCTGAAGATTATCAACTTTATATTTAAGATTGTCTTTTATCCAATTGAAGTTATTGTTTATGTCAACATTGTCTATTGGTATTCTTGTCTTTATTGTATGATGATCTTCTGTCTTCTTCTTAATTTCTAGATATTTTTCTCCATTGTCATATTCTCTTACTCTAATCTTTTGCCTATTTATTTTGTCATTCTTATGTTCATTATACATTATTAGATCATTAGTATCAAAATAGATAGATACATAAGAAAATAAAGTATTGTTATTGTTTGTTACTATTAAATAGTTATCATAAAGATATTTTATAATACAACAATATTCAAGAAAACTACATTTATATTTAGTCTCCTTTCTATTGAACAACTTTATTTTCTTAGATTCGTCTAGTGATATTTCATTCATCAATAATATTAGAAATCAATAAAATTAATGAGAACACATAATGCATTATCTAAGTCATCAATTGTCATTTCTGTTCCAACACATTCTGTATGATCTTCCTCAAATTTCAATCTATAATATCCATAGTAGTCTGGACATGGATCTGTTCTTTCACAACTATAATTATTATGGAAATCTTGATAATCAATGTATAGTTTCTTGTTTTCTAGATTGTTTGTATCTAATTTATTATTGAATTCCTCAAGATCCATTAATAGAGAATAGAACAATTTCATATCCTTTTCTGGAATATATTCTTCATAGTTTTCAATAGTTATCTTCATACATCTTACTTATTAAAAAATTTCTTAAAATATTCAATTGTTTCGTTAGCCAGTGTAGATGGTTTTGTCTTATTTTCATTAACTGGCCATGTTTCTGCAAAATAGTTATTGTTCTCTTTATCTGGCATAGCTTATTATAATTATAAATAAAATTTAATATAATATAGTTCACAAGTTTACATAATTTCAATCATTTGTATCTTTTTTAAAATAAATTATATGTATTTTCATATTGTTTAATTTTTGGTTTTTATTTTTATATAATATCAAAAATAGTTTAATTACGATAATATTCTATGATTTTTGGAAATTTAGAAAGTGTTTTTGACGGAGATCAACATATAATGGAAGCTATTCAGAATAGTATGCTTAACAATGCAGCCCCTATTAAGAAGCCAACAGTTATGTCAAAGATTCTTACCTCGTTGTCTCATTATGGGATGAACTATTCTGACAAGGTATATCAAAACATGATTGCTGTTCCTGCAGATAAAGCTCTCCAACCTAAAGATCCCCTATTACAACAAACATTATATGGAACTGGATTTCTCAATAACTGGAAGATAAAGTCTGATGAAGAGAAAAACTTTACAGAAAAGACATTAGACCAGAAAAGAGAGATATTGAGAAAGATGGCAATGCATTCAGAGCTAGAAGACATCTTGGATATCATGGCAAATGAATGTGTTGTATATGATGACAATGAAGCTTATATTTGTACTCCTTTCTTAGATACTGCTTTGATTCAAGAGCTTAATGAAAAGTCTGCAAGTGAGATTAATGCATCAGTTGAAACATCATTCTATAAGTTATATATGTTGTTAGACTGGAAAAGAAATGCATGGAACATATTCAAAAGATATCTTATTGAGGGTGTACTTGCTTATGAAATTGTATATGATAGTCTAGAATCACCGAAGACAATAATCGGTCTTATACAAATTGATCCAGCTACATTAACAAAAGTCATAGAAAACAATATCACATACTGGGTCCAATTCAAAGACATAGTTGGAAGAGAAAGAAGACTATTAGACTCACAAGTCATCTATATCAAATATGAAGACTCTGGTGTATCAACTAGACAATCATATCTTGAGAGACTTATTCGTCCATTCAATATCTATCGTATTGTTGAGCAAGCACAGGTCATTTGGACAGTTACACAGGCTTCATTCAAGACAAAGTTCACAATACCACTTAATGGTATGAACAAGGCAAAAGGTATGCAAACATTGTCTCAAGCTATGAACAGATATAAAGAAGACATATCTTTCAATACAGACACTGGAGAACTTATGATAAATGGTAAGATGAACCTTCCTTTCAATAAAGAATATTGGATGCCTCAAAATGAAGCTGGTACTCCTGAGATTGAAACATTAGTAGACAATGGACCAATGCTTAATGATTCAGACCAATTGAAATACTTTGAAGAGAAATTGTATAAGATGAGTAAGATTCCATCATCAAGATTTGACAAAGACGCCCAATCAACTTGGTTTGGAAGTGATCCTACTCAGCAATTACGTGAAGAGATCAATTTTGGCCGATTTGTTACAAGAATAAGAAATGCATTTGCTGAAATTATGCTTAAACCATTACGTATTCAATTGTCATTATCTATACCTGATATAAAGAATGACAAACGTATATTGGATGCTGTATCTCTTAGATGGAATAGTTACAACCAATTTGAAGAGATGGCAAATATAGAGATAATGAGTAAGAGAGTAGAATTTATTGGAACTATGAAAGATTCATTGACAATAACAGATGACGAAGGAAATGAAAATCCATACTTCTCACCAAAATTCTTGATACTTAAATATCTTAAGATGTCTGAAGCTGATCTTGAACTTAATGAAAAGTATAAGAAAGAAGATGAGTTAGCTGGTAAGAAAGAAGGAGGCGGTGAAGATGAAGAAGGAGGCGATGAAGATGAAGAATTAGGCGGTGGCGATGAAGGAGGTGGTGAAGACCTCGGTGGTGAAGAACCAGAATCTGACGAAGGTGGTGGAGACATTGATGATGAAATGCTTGGAGATGTACAACCAGAATCAACCGCAACTACTCAAGCATAAAAATATATATTAAATAATCATATTAAACAATAAATGAAGAAGTTTGGGGAATTTATATTAGAAAGCAATGATGACAAAATATATGTCAATACTATAGTCATTTCGGATAATGATGAGATCTTAATTATGCGTAGAGCAAATTATATGAAGAAATTCCCTGGACTTTGGGGTTTTCCTGGTGGATCATATGAAAAGGGAAAAGACAAAACAATAAAAGATGGAGCTATAAGAGAACTAAAAGAAGAGACTGGACTTGAATTGACTTGGAATGAAGAACATGACATGAAAGAATTCAAGAAGATAAAGAACAAAGACAATTCAATATCTTATTATTTCTTAACAAAACTTGAAACTACTCCAACTGATCATATAAAGATATCTAAAGAGCATTCAAAATATGACTGGTATGACTACAATGATCAGAAACAGTTCAAATGGATGCCAGATGTCTTCCAATTAATACAAGAATATTATGAAAGATAATGATTATGAAAGATTTAGAAACAATGATTTTAGAAAATACAAATGAACATTTAATATCATTAAAGTTAAAACCAACAGAACTATTGACTTTAATCTTATTATTGGATATATCAGATACAGACAAGTTAGGAGAATTAAGACATAAACTAGAAATGACATTAAGACCAAATATCAACAAAGTATTTAGAAAATTCCATAAGCTGGAGAATAAGTTTGATTATAATACTATTTTTAATGAAAAGCCAAAAGAGGAAACTCAAGAAATACTTGATATTATATTAAATGATGAATAAAAATATATAGAGGGCGAATATATAATATGAAATTATCTGATTACGAATTTTTACCCGGAAATGTTATAGAGAATAAAGATCCTGAAAAGATCGGAAGAGTGAAGGCAAGTGTAGCAAACTTGTTTGATAATAATGTTGTGCCACCTGAAGCAATGCCATGGATATATCCTCTTACCTTTGGTGGATTCCAACATTATTCATTAATGGAACAGAATACTAAGATATGGGTGATATATAATCCTAATCAACCTGAAGAATATTGGTATATCCCTATGGTTGATCTCCAACCATCTACTAAAGACAAGATAATGGTTCAAGAGAATTCAGAAGTATTGATGCATAGAATGGGTTCAGATAATGATGATTCATATATATTCTTTAATGATTCTGATGGTTTAAACATTTGGAATGGTACTTCTAAAATATTTATTGATGCCCAAAAGAAAATAGCTTTACAGGATGAAGAAGGAGAAGTTTCTCTAAATGGTGGTAAAGTCATATTGGGAAAAGAAGGAAGTGCCCAATGTATGGTATTAGGAGAAAATCTTCAAAAGTTATTGCAAGATCTTGGAAATAATATTATGAATCTCGGAACATTAGCTAGTGGTAATCCATATACTTCTCATTTAGGACAGCCATTAATAGAATTAGGAACAAAATGTAGAACAGCAGCTAATGATATATTATCAAAAACAAATAAGAATTCTTAAGATATGTCAACAAAATTACCCAGCTCAGGAGTACCAGTATCAGCAATAAAAAAACTATTAAGGGAAAAGTGTAATGTTGGTCAAAAATTTACTAATGGAGAAGATACCTGCATACTTAATACTAATCCTACAATATGGGGAGAAGTTCATGTTATAACACATCCTCCTGTTCGTAATTATATTGTTGGAGAGGTTATGCCATACTTAAATGGTGCACTTACCGTTATGGGGGTTGATGCAGCAGAATGGATTTCAATACCTGAGCCGGCCGGAGATGCAGACAAAGATACATCAGGTAAAAATTCTGTTAAATCAATATCAAGACCTGATCTTGAACCCAATAAGATGACTGGCTGGGATGATAACGCAATTGCTAATAGTAAAGCCAGTGCATTACAGGCTAAGTTAATGTCAGCTGCCGATGCTATGGGACAATTATTAGGAAAAGATGCATCTGATGCTTTAAAAGCAGAATTAGACAAAGCATCAGACAAGGTATCTAATGTAATAGAAAGTGGTAAAGAGACAATAGCAAATGCTAAAGATACCGTTTCACGACTTAAGAGCAAAGGAAAAGATCTATTTGGTATTGAACAAGAAGAAGAAATGGAAACAGAGCAAGCACAATTACAACAACAGACATTAGCATCTAATGAACAAATGCTAGCAGATGAAAGGGATAAAATAAAGGCATTAGGAGAACAAGTAAAAAAATATATTACAGGCTGGTTAAGTGAACATGTTGAAGCTGGTTCATGTGGTTGTGAATATATCACTCAAAATTGTGCAAAAGGTGAATGGTATGTAAGTGATAGATGTGACTTATATGCTGAGCAATCTATAGATTATTGTTATAATTATATTAATGCGGCATTGGGATTTACTACAGCAAAGCAAAAGAATGTTCAATCTTCTTTGGGAGAAATGTTAGGAGGAATGCAGGCTCAAATAAAGAATAATGAATTACTAAATAAGACAAAAGAACAAATTGATAATATGAAAAGCCAAATGGCTAAAAAAGACTTATATGTTGAGCAAGCAAAAAGTTTTGCTGAAAAGAAAATTTATGAATTTATTGGAATTCCAAAATAATATAATTAGCTAATTTTACTATATTAATATATTATATAATTATATTTTAACATATTTTAATTTTATGACATTAGTAATCAATTTAATAGGTGGGCCATGTTCTGGGAAATCAACAATTGCTGCCGAACTTTTTGCAAGACTGAAGAAGATGGGTGTCAAATGTGAATTAGTCCCAGAATACATAAAAGAAAGAATATATGATGAGCATAATTTAGTAATAAATGATCAAATATATTTATTTGCTCAAGAACTTCATCAATTAAATAATAAATTAAATAAAATTGATGTTATTATTCACGATGGAAGTTTATTATTAAATGTACAATATGATAAAGAAAATAATAAATATTTACATGAATTAGTAATATATGAATATAAAAAATTTCATAATATAGATTTTTTCTTATGTAGAAATAATATAAAATTTGAAAACTACGGAAGAATACATAATGAAAATGAATCAAAAATTATTGATAATCAAATTAAAAATCTTTATCATAAATATAATTTAAATTTTATTGAATTAGATTCAAAAGATGCTACAGATAAAATTATAAAATATATTTTAAATGAATTAAATGAAAAAACATAAATATCATATTGTTTATAAAATAACTAATGATTTTGATAAAAGATATTATAAAAGAATATATAAATGATGGATGGAAATTAGGTAAAAAATAATATATTAATTTTATAAAATATACATGGAAACAAACTTAATACCAATACCGCAAACAACTGAAGATTCACAAATAATTGATAAAAAAGATAATCTTTTAAAAGAACTAGAAGATACGCAGAAGAAACTGGAAGAAAGTGAATCGAAATATAAATATCTTTTAGCAGATCTTCAAAACACAAAACGAAGATATCTTAATATAATAGAGAATAATTCAAAGTATGAAGGTGAATCTATTTTAAAAGACATTATTGCTATTTTAGATATTATAGAAAAAATTAAACAATACAACTCAGAAATACAAGATATTGAATATATTGAAAAGGAATTAATCAATATATTAAATAAGAATGATGTTGTAGAGATATATGAAGAACGACCAATGTATTTTAATGAGGAATTTGATGAAGCTATATCTTTTATACCAACTAATGAATCTGAATTAGATAATATGATAAAAGATGTATTTCATAAAGGCTATAAGTTCAAAGACAAAATATTAAGATATGAACAGGTTGTTGTATATAAATATTCTGAATAAATTATTATGAAAGAAATAAAGTTAGATGAAAGTATCATTCCAATGAATTTTAATTTTAGACAAGCTAAACAAACAATGGCTGAACCTGTTGACAATAATATCAATCATCATTTATTGAATCCAGATGCTGTCATTCAACATGAGCCTGATCAAAAATTAGAATTAGAAAGAAAATATAGAATGTATGCCAGACAATTATTAAATCATATATATAATATTGCAAATAATATAGTAAAGGGGCATACAACATCTTCTTTTAATGAAGACAAAGCCTATCTTTTAGAAATAAGTCTTGAAAATAAAATAGTTGAAATTCTAAATGGCTATTCCCAACAAATACATAATGATTATATATTAGAAGAATTAAGAAATACTCAAAATATAACAAGATCAGAGTATTATACTAATATACAAAGATATGGATTGAATAATTTAGGGAAGATAGCTTATAATACTAATGGGGTAATAATCATTAATCCGGATTTTCTATATGATATTGTACAAAAATGGGTATATGAACATACCTCTCATACATTAGAAACAGATCAGTTTATTTGTGAATAATATTATTCTTTATACCATGCTGGTGGATTATCTTCTAATGGACATCCACTAAATATATTATTCATATTTTCAACATTACTAACATTCCATTCAGATATATCTCCGTTAAATTTAGAACGAATAAACATTCCTTCCATAGTCCTAACATTACTTACATCCCATTCAGAGATATTCCCATTAAATTTGGAATCAAAAAACATTGCATTCATCTTTTTAACATTACTTACATTCCAATTAGATATATCTCCATTAAATTTTGCTTCTCCAAACATTCCTGCCATATTTTCAACATTACTTACATTCCAATTAGATATATCTCTATTAAATTTAGAATGCCAAAACATACTTTCCATATTTTCAACATTACTTACATTCCACATAGATATATCCCCATTAAACTCTGATCTATAAAACATATTTTGCATATCTTCAACATTACTTACATTCCATAAAGATATGTCTCCGTTAAATGCAGAATTATAAAACATTCCACACATGTTTTTTACATTACTTACATCCCAATCAGAAATATCTCCATAAAATTTTAAATTCATAAATATATGAGACATATTAGTAATTTCAGATGTATCTATATCATTAAGATCAGCATTTGGCCCACGTTCATTAATTAGCTTATATACTAATTCATTAAATTCTTTTTTTGTCTTAGGATGATAGTTATAATGAGGTTCAAGATTGTCTTTTGATAATCTGAATTTCTCAGTTATGAATTGACTTAATTTCTTCATATATTAATTTATTTATTTTTTCTTATACCATGCTGGTGGGTTCTTTTCTAATGGGCAATCCTGAAATATGCATTCCATGTCTTTAACACTACTTACATCCCAGTTAGATATGTCTTGATTAAATTTTGTATGTCTAAACATTTCTCTCATGTCAAAAACTTTGCTAACATTCCAATTAGATATGTCTTGATTAAATGGTGATTGAAAAAACATTGCATTCATATCTTTAACATTACTTACGTTCCATTTAGAGATGTCTCCATTAAATTTTGATCTTGTAAACATTGCAAACATATATTCAACATTACTAACATCCCACTCAGAAATATCACCAGTGAATTGAGAGTCAACAAACATATTACCCATATTTTCAACATTACTAACATCCCATTGAGAAATATCTCCATTGAATATTGATTCATTAAACATACTATTCATATTTTTAACTTTATGCGTATTCCATTGAGATATGTCCCCATCAAATTTTGACCAAGAAAACATGTCTCCCATATCTATAACATTACTTACATCCCATTCAGATATATCTCCATTGAATTGAGAATTGTGAAATGCATAACTCATTCTCCAAACATTACTTACATCCCATTGAGATATGTCTCCATTGAATTGAGAACCATTAAATATACATGACATATCAGTAATTTCAGATGTATCTATATCATTTAGATCAGCATTTTTCCCTCTTTCTTTAATTAATTTATCTACTAATTCTTCTAGTTCATTTTTTGTTTTTGGATGATATTGATAAACGGGCATATTCTTTATATTATCTTTTGATAACCTGAATTTCTCTGTTATGAACCTACTTAATTTCTTCATATATATTACTTTATTAATGAGTTTTATTATACCATTCTATATACCATGCTGGCGGATTATCTTCTAATGGGCATTCTTGAAACATTCCTTGCATATCTTTAACATTACTCAGATCCCATCCCGTTATGTCTCCATTGAATTTAGAATGTCCAAACATAAACTTCGTATGTTTAACATTACTAACATTCCATTTAGATATATCTCCATTGAATTCAGATTTAAAAAACATACTTCGCATATCACCAACATTACTTACATCCCATTTAGAGATATCTCCATTGAATTTGGACTTTTCAAACATCCCATACATATCATCAACATTACCAGTATTCCATTCGGATATATCCCCATTAAATTTAGATCCATAAAACATATGATACATATCCGCAACATTACTTGTATTCCAGTCAGATATATCTCCATTGAAATCAGAATTCATAAATAATTCTGACATATTATAGATTTCTGATGTATCTATATCATTAAGATCAGCATTAATACCTCTTTCTTTAATTAAATCACCTATTAAATCTTTTAGTTCATCTCTTCTTTTTGGGTGATAATTGTAATGAGGTTCAAGATTGTCTTTAGATAGACGAAATTTTTCTGTAATGAAATTGTTTATTTTTTTCATATATAAAATTGAACATAATTTTCAGGATCCTCTTGTACCTTTTCAATAAATTCTTCAACTTTATCCAAACATGCAATAATACCTTTTTTGAAATCATCAGTATCAAATGAACAATATGGATCATCATCATAAGAACAACTACCTATCTTTCCTATCCATAGTTTCCAAGACTGGTCCTGAAAGCCTAATAAGAAATCAATATAAATACCTTTGTCTTTGTCTTCATATTTATATTCTATCTTTTGATATTTATAGTTATTCTCTAATTGTGTAACTTTTTTATCTGGTTCTTCCCATATAGTAAATTTGATATTTCCTCTTTCTAATGTAGGTTTTTTATCATCTTCTTCCTCTTTTATTAAATATTCTCTTAATGATTTCATAATTATATATAGTAATATTGATTATTATTTTTTATATTTAGTCATTATACCAATTCATTTCATCTTTATGATCAGCTACATCAGCCCACCATTGTCTAAGCATCTTTTCAACTTTTTGCTTTCTTGGTTTTGTTATTGGTGGATTATCTTTTGATAAAGCATATTGTAATAGATCATATGTAAACTTAGCATTTCCAAAATAAGGAGCATCTCCATTACATAGCCAGTCAAATTCACCACCCTCTGAATTATAACCAAGACCATCTACACGATTTTTTCTATATGCTTCATTTGCTCTTGCTAACCAATTTTCTACAAATGCTTTATCCTTTGTATCTGTCAAAAGATTATTTTTTAATATTTCTTTTGCATATTCTATCAAGATATATATTCTTGCAGGTTTAAAACTATATCCTGGAACAATGCGACGACATGTATATCCCCTTTTTTGTTGTGACTCTTTATCGAAATCAAATGGAGTATGTGTTATTTGAGACTTTATTTCAAACCCATTTGGAATATCTAACATATCTTTATTCAATCTAAATTTTTCAACAATATAATGTGATATACTTTTCATAATTTATTAGAATCTATATATTTTATTTTATAGCAGGATGAATCTTCTGGTTTTACTGTACCTACTACATTTTGTGAGCAATTATTAATACTTTTTGCAACAATGTAGTATATACAATTCTTACATTTATTCTTATCCATTGTTTTTATTAAAAATAAATTTTATATATTTTTTATTTTTATTAAAACATATTTTTTTACAACTATGAATGTTTTGAAAGAAGGCTCCAAAGGTGGAGATGTAAAGGTATTACAAAAATATCTTGGGCTTACTCCTGATGGATCATTTGGCCCAAATACAAAGAAAGCAGTCATCCAATTTCAGACATCTAAGGGTCTATATGGGGATGGCATTGTAGGTAATAAGACATGGTTGAAACTTATAGAATCAGATCTAAAGAATAACTATATAACAGATGCAGATCTCATAAAGGTTGCTGTTGAAAATGATATTGAACTTGCTGTCATAAAGGCTATAAAGGAAGTAGAATCTGGTGGTAAGTCAATTCAAAATGGTGTTCCAACTATGCTATTTGAAGGACATATCTTCTGGCAACAACTAAAAGCTCATAAGATAAGCCCATATAATCATCTATGCGGTAATGAGAACATATTGTATCAAAAATGGACTAAGAAATATTATACAGGATCTAATTCAGGAGAATTAAGTAGATTGAAGAAAGCTATAAAGATCAATGAAGCAGCTGCATATGAAAGTGCTTCTTATGGAATGTTCCAGATAATGGGTCTGAACTATAGAGTATGCGGGTATTCATCAGCAAAAGAATTCTATAATGCATTAGCTGCATGTGAAGACAATCATTTAGATGCATTCATTAAGTTCATAAAAAGTAAAGGTATTATCCCTTATATGAAACAAAAGAACTGGAAGAAGATTGCTTATCTATATAATGGGTCTGCTTATGCTAAAAATCAATATGACATAAAACTACAAAAAGCATATAATAAATATAAATAAGATTAATATATGAAGGACATTCGAAAATTTTTAGTTGAGGATCAAACTGGTGCTACTTGGTTACCAACTTGGGCTGATTATTTATGTATCAACATTGTAGAAGAAGAAATAGAATTTTATTCATCTAAACGTGATAAAATAATAAATAATGACCCAAATCTTAAGAAGATGAAATATGGAGACATCTATAGAGATGATGACGATTTATTATGGGTATGCTATAAGGATACTGAAAACATATTAGCTCAGTTTAAATAAATAAATATAAATAGAATAGCAAAAAAGGAGTATCTTAAGATACTCCTTTTTATATATATTAGACTTTAGTTCCACAATACGGACAAAACTTATGTTTTGGATTGAGTTTTCTCCCACAATTACTACAATATCTTTTTACAAGATCAAATTTATGTAAAGGTTTTTGTGAGTATGGGAGGATTTTAATTGTCTCTGTTCTAAATGGGAATGACTCAAAATCTTTGTATACACTAGAAAAATTCTGATTTGAATGACCACCTTTTTCAATTCTACCAGTTTCAATTGTACTTGCTGCACTTGCTGAAGCTGTTAATGGGCTTGTAATTGATGAACTACTGCAATAATTTGCTGATGTGAATGCTTGACTAATATTATCATTATAATTACATGTTGTTGTGAATTGTGTAAGCTTATTATTATCCCATACATCAGTATCCCATACATCCTTAGTGTAGATATATGATTTGTTTACATACCAATTATTTTGGATCAATTCTTTATAGAACTTAATTGTCACATTACCATTGTTGGCAATGGCTTTATTTGCTTCATAAGAATTCTCAACTTCATAGGTATTGAAAAGAAACTTACGATTATCATCAAAATATCTTTCTAACCAGATTCTTTCACCAGGCTTAAGTACAAGCATATTACTTAATGATGTATCATTCAAACTGATTTCAATACCAATAGTATAAGTATAAGGATTAAAAAGTTGAATTTGAAATTCTGAATTGTCCTTCATATAAACAATTCTTGAATATTCATTATTAGAATATTCTTTTAAAAGAGACTTGTTGATGGCTAATCTAGCCTTGTAATAATTATTGTTCATAGTATAAATTAAAAATATATTTAATCACTTCGATATTTTCAAGTCTTCTACAACTTTCAAAAGGTATATGCATACCTCAATACCAAAGATTACTTATGTCTTTATAATATTATATATTAATATAGTTAAAAATAATTAAAAATTTTCATAATTATATAATTATTATTAAGAAAAATTCAAAACAATTAAAGAAAGAAGCTACATTAAAGTAGCTTCTCCTTCTTTAGTTTTCTTTCTAATATGAAATCTTCAGTATGAACTGCAATGCTTGTCAATCTATTATTCAAATCAGGTTCATAGAACTTACTGAATGAAGTATTATATAAATCTGCAGAATCATTCAATAGTTTCTCCCACTTATTGATGTCTACTGAAACATATATAAGATATTCATTAGCCCACTTGTTCTACCCATGATCTATCAAGAACTGCGCAACAGCATGACCACCTTGGACTGCTCCATAGATAGGATCCAAATTTTGATCAATCAACACATAAAGTTTATTCTTCACGTTTTCCATCTGGTTCATAGGTTGCATATTTATTATAAACAGATCTTACATAATCCTTGAAATATCTTTTTGCATAGTTAATGCATTCTCCGCCTGTACCTACAATACGGCCATGATACAAGCCTTTGTAGCACGCAGGAATAACTACATCATCAAGATATTTCTCAATGACATTGGTATCTACTAAATCTGTTTCTAGATCTCTGCCTATACGATGCTTGAAAATATAATAGGCAATGTAAAATGAATGAGGATGATAAGATTCTTTCTTTAAATCTTCTTTGAATTTCAAATACTGTTCTTTTGTTGTTGCGTTCATTACGAACTCATTGTTGTTCTTCTTTTCCATAATTGTATGTTTATATATTTATGTATTTATAAAAAATGTATATTCTAACTTTTACTTAGACATATCGAATATACTTAAAAATTGTCTAAGCTTCCTATTAAATACATAAACAATTACGGAAATCCTAAATCGTTAATCTACCAAAACTGTTTCATAATCTTAATTAATTTAAATTTGTTATTGAATAAAAGGCGTGCTGTTCCAAATTCTATACACCAAACGGGCAAACCTTGATGTGTAGTCCGTTTTCAAACAGGATTCTAACCTGAACTCTTCCTTTTTTGTGGCCCATGTAGGAATCAAACCCACCTCTGCTGGTTTAGGGTCAGCGGCACAATCACTATACCAATGGACCAAAAATACATATTAGTACAACATAAAAATAGCGGCGCTGGTAGGACTTGAACCTACATATTATTTCTGGACAGGAAATTGTTATAACCATCGAAGTAACTACGAATCTGACTATTGTTTCCAAAGAAAATGACTGCAGTATTATTCTTTTATTTAACTACAGCGCCATAAAAATATAAAAATCTAAAGAATATTTAAGAAGAGTGAACAAATTGAATAAAACATTACAAGTGTTTCGCGTATACCATTTCGCCATTCTGGTAGTTAACCGGAAGTTGGAATCGAACCAACATATCGAAGTAACTCTTACTTATGACTATTAGATTTTTTCTTTTGATAATTTTATATTATCATTAGATTTTTTTTTGTGGACCCTTTGGGAATCGAACCCAAGTCCAATCAATTCAACTAAAGAAGATTATACATGCTTTTGATAGAACTCTTATATTCATTGTTCTTATTTTAAGTTTAAGATTCATGTAGAAAAACTGTTTTGTGGGGCTTCTGTTGCTACGATCTAAAAGATTCCCACTGCGCCGGCATATGCCCTAAAGATACGTAATCAACCTTCTAAAGGTTAGGCAGCCATACGATATTCAAAGTTATCGCCGTTTATTGTTTTGTCAAATTTAAGGATTCAACGCTCCTGCATGTCTTCTATAGCCAATATTAACTGTCAAATCCAGTAAAGGCCCGTTATTTTCTTTCAGTAATAATGAATCTAAAATGTGGAATCATCTTGTCTGAGAACTGAGCGGCAAAAATAGAACGAAGATAAAGTTTCTTTTCACCATCAGTAAGCATCATTTCAAAGAACTTAGGATCATTCTTGACATTTGATATTGAAATATTATTTACATTCAACTTATCTTTAAGAAGTCTTTCAGAAATAGCTGCAATATTACGAGTAAAAATATTTTCACCATCTTTAGCGCACTGATCAAGATATGACTTTTCAGTTGGGTACATTTTTGTGAATGCTCTAAATTGAGAAACTTTTGAATTGGCTTTATCATAAGCTTTCTCTAAAAGATTGCCCTTATAGTCTCTAAAACTAATATATCGGATTCCATTATCTTTCTTATATTGAGCAATTGCATCTTCTGCTGCCTGTCGTTCATTAATAAGTTTTTGTAAATTCTTCTCAGTAGAATAATAATCATACTTGATTTTAGCATGCTCTTCAATTCTCTTCATATAGATAACTTTGAAGTCTTGCATCAATTCAGTAATCTTATTATTGATCATTTCAAACTGTGTCTTCTTGTCAATTTCTTCTTGTGTTGGAGCAACCTCTGAAAGACATTTTGCAGCTTTCTGATATAACTTGATCCACCTTTTCTCAGCCATTGAAAAACTATATCCAGCTAAAGAACTGAGTAAAGCATATTTTTCAATCTTATATTTCTTGAGTTGTTTGAAATATGCATCTTTAACATATTCAATAAATTCCTTTGGCTCATCCTTAAGATTCTCAATCATCTTAGTATCACTGTCTGTCATTCTTGAGAAATCTCTGAGATCATCATCATTGAATGACTTTCTCGTTTTACGCATATCTTTAAGAATCAGAAGAATCTTGTCTTTGATATCTTTAGCCTTCTTTGACTGAACACCATATTTTTGAATATATGCTTTCTTCTCTTCTCCAGTAGCCCATCCACAATCTTCATAATCTTTGCGAAGCTCTTCTACTGTAAACTTATTTGCAGATTCATTAATGCTGGAAAATACTTTCATATAACTGTTATGTTTAATTAATAATATAAATAAATACAATAATAATATAGTAATTATAATAAAATTATTCAATAAACATATAATAAATTGTTGCCCGTGACGGTTACGCTCCGCCCTTCCCAGGACCAAAATCTGGTGTAATCAAACTAATATACGAACGGGCATTCTCAAATTAATTATGAAATTTTCTTATAAATACATTATTATTAGTAAAAAATTCTGGATAATAATGTTTTAAATGCCTATGTAATTGGCTAATTTTAATATTTTTATTTAATAAATATTTTGTAGCTAAACCTACCCATCCAAATTTACTAAAATCTATTTGGGAATTTTGTTCCAAATCTTTCAAAATATTTCTTTGTTCATTTATATAAATAAGTTTCTTTTGCTTATTTTGCTCTTTAATATATTCTTTATCTTTATTTTTGTTATATTGTTGTTGAAATTCAATATTACTTATAACTTTATTTCTTAAATAATATGATTTATCATAAGTAAAATCATTATTATTTAATAATTTCATAAAATTATCTATAATTGTCTTTTCATTATGTTCAACATCCCAAAATGATATTCTATATATATTCCACCCTCTTTTTAATAAAAAATTATCTCTAATTATATCTGTTTCAATTCGTTTTTCGCCATGATTAAAATGACATCTTCCATCTAACTCAACATCTAATTTAATATTTATAAATGCAAAATCTAATGAATATGCAGATGACATATTTTCATTACTAATTTTGTATTCATTAATAATTAAATATTTACTTGTTAAATTATATTTAATGATTACATTATCATAAAACCATTGTTCTAAAAATGATAATTGTTTATTTGCTCGTTTACAATATGCAGTTGAATTATAATTATTCTTATTTGATAAATAATTTATACGTCTTTCTCTTGCATTTATTGCTAATTGAGGATTATTACGATGTATTTCCTTTTGAATTTCTGATAAATGTTTTGACCTACATAATGGATTATTACATATTTTTGATCCTCGCCAATTTTTTACATAAATATCATTATCACAATATTTACATTTAGGAATTGGTATATTCTTTAATATGTAATTTTTAAATTTATATCTTTCATCATATGTTAATAATTTATTATGACATTGCATTAAATGAAAGATTAATCCATTTTGTGTTTTTATTTTTTTACCACATTCTTGGCAGGAATACATAATATAAAATAATTAAATATAATTTAACAAGTAAATTTATTGTTTAGGGCCACTCACCAAGAGGCTTCTCTAACTTAATGTCTCCATAAACAGGATTTACATCACTTACATCTCCAGTAACAGCGTCTACATAAAGCTGAGCATGTACATTACCAAAGATATATTGTGGATTGCATGCCTTAGGACCAACCTGCTTCCGTAATACACATTGCTTAGAATGTGGCTTTGGATAATTGACCTGATTAAGCTTTTCAAATGCCTGGGCAAATGTTACCTTGATCTCTTCATCATTCATTGGGAAATCTTCTACCCAGAAACCATGCTTGACTTCATATGCAGTTGTATCAGGAGTATGAGCCGCAAGAACTACAAAAGTATCTGCTCCTTTATCCTTTTCCGCAACTACTTGGAAGACATTAGAAAGACCTGTTACTGTTCCATCACACTCCTCATCAAGGAAATCCTGAAGAACAATACATGTCTCAAACCAGCGATAGTCATCTCCATAATTCATAAACATATATTCACGATCTGTAGAAATGACATTTTCAACTACTAATTCAGTAATAGCAGGATTTAACTCAGGCTCATCTTCAGCAACTGGCTTATTTCCGCATCCATTACATGAAACTAAACTAATGGCAAAACACATCATAAACATTGCCAAAAGTGAAAATAAGATTTTCTTCATAAATAATTTACGCTTCTCTATATATATTTGTTTAATTGTTATTCATCCAAATCTAATACAAATTCATCCACAATATCTCCACAACATTCACATGGCTTATCATTAATGACTCTATACTCACCAAATGAAGACAAATCCTGAAGAATATTATTCAATAACTCTGGATGTCTCTTCATCCATTCATAAATTTTATCTATGACTTGCATTCTCTCTTCATTAGTCATATCAATTTCTTCTTTTCCATCAATATTCAATGAAAAAGCCATACATCCTGAAACATTGTGTAATATCATTAGCAAATATGTCTAATAAATTTTATATAATATATCTAAATATTCATTATATCTCCAAAATTCACAATTTAATTTATTTATAATATTTTGTTGACGTTTAATATCTTTATCTTTTAATATATTATTTTCTTTATCTTTATAATGAATTGGTTCATCATATTCAAATACAATATTTCGTTCTTTATCATATCCATCTACAAAATAACCACATACTGAATATTCTCCTCCATTTTCTGCATGTTGCAAATTCCAATGTTTTTCTTTATTTAAATTATCTATATATTGACATGCTTTATGAGAATATCTTGCTTTAGTTCCATTATAATTTGGTAAACTTTCAATATATTTTAATGTAGAATTTCTTGTTTTTTCTTTAGATTCTTCTGTATGATGTTTTCCTAAAAATGATCCATGCAATTCCCCAGATGAATATTTTTCTTTTAATGTTTTTGATATTTTTTGATAAATTCTATCTATTTCATCTTTTGTTTTATTTTCCCAATTCATAGAATGATTTATTTCGGAAGGTCTTAATTTTCTTTCTGTTCCTAAACATTCATGATGATAATCACAATGTGATAAATGACCATTTAATGATTGTGAATTATTAAATTCTCTTCCGCATTCACATTTCCATGTATTTTCATTTATTTTATATTTAGAAATTTTCTTTGGTTTTTTCTTATATAATGAACAAAATCTTGCATGTGAATTTAATGATGATTTAGATTCAAATTCTCTTCCACATTCACATTTAAACATAAATTAAAAAAATTAATAAATTTGTAGCCCGAGCGGGACTCGAACCCGCACCCATTAACTTTGGAAGGGATTTTAAGCAGATAATTGCTTGTCTGGACTATGTCTTACCTTATAAATTGCATTGAAGGTCTCCGTGTATAGTCTCTACACATTTAGGAATTAATTCCATTTAGCTCGCATCTAAGTTTACTCTCTCGTGCGAATTAGCGGAGTTTTTTACATGATTAACAATGCTTAATCAAGGAGGGACTCACTTCATTTGGCTTTCCCTCGTGTCTACCAATTCCACCATCGGGCCATTCCTTTATGGCTTCGGGCTATTTACATAATTTCAAAGAACTTATATATATTTAATATAGTATTTGACTATTGTTAATTTCAATTCAAATATAAAATAAATGTGGATCCTCTGGGAGTCGAACCCAGCTCATCAGATTAAAAGTCTGAGATAATCGTCTGTTGCCAGCACTTACCGATATACGAAGGATCCAAATGTGCCTCAACTGGGAGTCGAACCCAGCTCATCTGATTAAGAGTCAGAGATAATTAACTGTCTCCAGTCATTTCCGATATACGATTGAGGCTGGTGCCAGGTTTTTGTATGATTGGTCGCGACCACTCATTTACAGAGGGAACCTTGGCCTGAAAACCACCTGCCTGCAGGAATGTGGGAGGAGAGGGACTCAAACCCCCAGTCCAATTAAGGAGCGGATTTACAGTCCGCGCGGCTATCATTACCGGTTACCCTCCCAATTAAAATGTGGAAATTAAACCGGAATTTCCACGAACCGGATAAACTTTTTTATACTTAGGCATAGTTTATAATCAACCAAAGTCTTACAAAGAACATGTAAAACTTCCTACTATAAAGGGGTAGGTAATATTCCCTGTTTAATTAATCTATTTTCTCAAACCAATTAATCAGTTCATCTTCTCTCTTCATTTCTTCCATGTAATATTACTTTAATTACAACCTAATCAAAATAATATTTGCGGGCCCTATCGGATTCGAACCGACCTGTTCTCCTGAGTGACAGTCAGGCGTACACACCAAAGCATACCCAGAGCCCAAAATGTAATCACAAGACCTTTCTTCTACAGGATTAGAATGATTACCGCTAACCTCCGTCTTAAAAACATCTACAATTAGTTCTTAGCATGGCATGCAATTGTAGGGCCACCCAGATTCGAACTGGGGAGACCACCTTGTAAGGGTGGCATATTCAACCACTATATGATAGCCCTAAAAGAAGTTATCCAATTACCATCTCACCCAATTTTTTCAGGTTAAAGCCTTTGGGAAATTTGTTCTTGTATGCGCACTTGATTCTAAATTTCCGACAAGTATTACATGGTTATATCCGGAAAACCTGTAATTCTAATGCCTCTCTTTTGCTGTCAGCCAGCCACCGAGATGAATAACTTCGTAGGAGTAACGAGATTCGAACTCGTATCTTTGCCTTGAGAGGGCAACCACCTAAACCTATTAGTATGATACTCCCATTTGTACGCCCTTTGGGATTCGAACCCAAGACTCACGGATTAAAAGCCCGTTGCTCTACCAACTGAGCTAAGAGCGCAAACCCCATTTTTATCGCTTCAGTCACATTGGGTGGGCCCTCCTGGACTCGAACCAGAAATACAGGATTATGAGTCGTGCGTTATAACCTTTTAACTAAAGGCCCTAAATAAATTTAGAGAATATTTAATAAGAGAGAATTTAGAAAATTATCAATTAAAAGTTGAGTCTTCGAAGTATCTCTTATTATGACTACTAAATTATTGCGCCGATGGAGGGAATCGAACCCACACCTAATGATTACTTTACAGCATCTTATCGCTAAGACCATTTCTGTTGCTGTCTCGACTATGTTATCACCATGCTATATAATTTAGTTTAGGCGTTCCGTCTATAGTCTGTACACGTTTACAAGTAATTAACTTGATTTAGCTCGGCGTCACCGTATTTACCCGAAATACTCAATTCACCGAATTAGCGGAATTTTCATCTAACATGTTTCCATGAAGAGCTGCTATTAAAGGCACAGTCACTTGCTCGACCTTCGAGCTACATCGGCTTTATAAAGAACTTAAAGTGGATCTACCGGGACTCGAACCCGGGATCTCTGCGTGCAAAGCAGAAGTGTTAGCCATCTATACCATAGACCCAAATTTGACAGAATTATAACCGTACTGTCATACCTACTTACGATTAGGAAACACATTTGAATTTCTTCAGGGATGGAATACGTTACGTTGAGGCGCGACCTCTTAAACCTTATGACTAATGACTTGATTGAGCCTCTAGCCGGGTATGATCCGACAACCTGCTGTTTACAAAACAGCTGCTCTACCAATTGAGCTATAAAGGCAATTAAAGAACTTTTATTTTGTGGACCCGAAGAGAATCGAACTCTCCACTCTCTCCTTGCAAGGGAGAAACGCCAGCCTTGGAACATGCAAGCCCATATGCTTTTTGTCTATATTCTTGGGAAGCATAACCCAATCAAAATACTACTTTTAATAAATCCTAAGTGTTCGTAATTTACAATTTCATATTTGAGCCGAAAGTCAGATTCGAACTGACGCGTCCTTACGGATCATGATTACAAGTCAAGCGGAGTCGACCACTGTCCCATTTCGGCAATTTATAGTACTCCAGGAAGGACTTGAACCTCCGACCACTTGGGTATAAGCCGAGCACTCTAACCGACTGAGTTACTGGAGTATATATTTTTCAAAATGATTTGGAAATTCTGTTGTTCAGGAACCCCAGATATGTCCAGGAATTCAAGAATATATTTACTGAACTATACTGCTTGCCCGCTTGGCGGCTCATCACAGCAGAGGTTTTCCACCATCCTCTTCCTTATCATTAAGTTCTTTATATATGTTGTACCAATATGTCAAAGATCTAATTCTTTGATGACCTCAATTCTTTTAAATTGAATATGTCAAAGAGCATTTTTAATAAGTGATTTATTTAATCAACTTACATGTATAATATAGAAACTATTTTCAAAAATTCAATTTTACTGTGAACTTTTTTCAAATAATTTTCTGTATATTTCAAAGATCAATTTTATATATATTAATATAGTAACGTTTAGAAATAATTCAATAAAAAATCCAGAAATTCATTTTATTTGAACTCCTGGATTTCTTGTTTATATATAGTGTGTTTTATGATCTTAACTTTCAATATTATTCAACAAGAACATCCAGGACACATTATCTATTAACGCGTCTTGTTTTAATGTATTATTATATGTATACTGCTTCGTTCTCATATTTGTTGAATTAATTATTTGTTGTATTATATATATTAAATATAGTTAATAATAATCATAATTTTCAAAAAAGTTTAAAAAAGTAAAGAAAAAATTAAGAAATGTATTCCCCAGCCTATTCCAACACCTACTAATGTAATAGAGAAATCAATCCAATCCCAATATCCATACCATGTAGTGTCTTTAAGTTCAAGTGCTCCTGCAATTCCAATGCCTGCATATGCTGCACAATATAAAGAATTAGCAAAGAGACCAATACCAATACCACCTAATAAATGTTTCCATCTGTCAGATTCTTTCAACCATTTTAGCATCTTATTATATATATATGATTATTTAATTAAAAATAATCTCTATATAATACTTATAAATTATATTATCTTTATTCTATCTTGCAGTTCTTGAGGATATTGTTCTTTTGTGCTTAGATATAATGACCAGAAGCAAGCATCTAATATATATGTGACACACCAATCTCCATTATATCTTACTCCACGTCCTATTCCTTGTATGATTTCATTAGATGTTGTTGAGTTATACCATAATGGGAACAGCTTGATCTTTTCTTTTACTATTTTGTTCCCTAAGCTTGGAAATGGTACTTTCAATATAATGATGAATCTACAATCTTCACCGGGCAAGTCAATTCCTTCGTTAAGAGTCGGTCCTACTAATATTGTATTCTTGCTCATTTGGTGAATTTGTATCATTGTATTCTTTTCTCGTGATCCATTATATATAAGCATTCTTTTCTTTATCTCTATTGGTGCCGATTCATATAGTTGTCTAGCAAAAGCATAAGATCCTGTCTGAATCATTCCCTTTTGGTTATTGAATTTTGTTGTGCATATTGAATATATAATAGTCTTAAGATGATTGAATGATATGTCCTTTTCTTTGAAATTCATTTTGAACTTATTGAGAAACCATACAGGAGACTCTTCAAAGTTGAATGTTGATGGGATGACAGACATGGATGATTCATTAAGTTCATCACTTTTGTCTTCATTAATATCAAATCGGAACCCCATGTTCTCATCATAAGCATTCTTTCCACCTACTGTAGCACTTAAGAACACCTTATATTTTCCGTTGCATAAGAGATATTTATATACAAGATAGTCTTCTTTAGTGCATTTGAATGAACAAGAGATATGTTGGTCTTCATTAGATATATTTATTTCTTTTATGAGATATTCTAATCCCGTATTATTGATAGCATCTAAGAAATCATGCCAATGACACATATAGTTTTCATGCCAAGAACATATCTTATACATTTCTATCTCATCTTTAGTCAATGCCTCTTTATTTAGTTTCTTTGTTGATATATTGAACTTATATTCTTTTACATGTTCAGCAAAGCCTTCTAATATTGTGAGATATTCTTGCATCATTGGATAGTCTTCATCTTTTCTTGATTCATTATTTATCCATACTTTCCAGAAGCTATTCAATCTCTTTCTTAGTTCTGCTACATCATTTATTCCCTTGTCTTTAAGTTTGTCTTCAAATCCCTCAATATCTGTCAAATGAAATAGTTTTAGTTCACCTTCTGTTGTCCCATTATATAAACATTCCAATCTGTCAAAATCTTTTTCTGTAATAGTTGGTGCATATTGTTGTTGCACAATTCCTGGGATATTATGACACTCATCACAGAACAAGACGTCATGATGCTTGAAGATCTCATTTCCGTACATATCGGTATTGAATGTGGAATTGTTCATTACAAAAAGAAATAGTTGATAAGTCATTACACAAACTTTTGACTTTATTGCTTTCTTTCTTGCTTTTATATATGGGCATTTGTAAGCGCAATCATATCCATATTGTTCTATTGTTGACTTATTGAACATAGACGCCCAAGACAATCCGGACATTCGGCAATCAGCATTCTTCATGTCTTCATGATTCAATAGACAAGTATAGTTACCAGTTTGTCCCTTTAATGAAGCTATACCGGTATGTTTATATTTCTTCAAAAAATTCTCATATTGTTCCCAAAGAAAAAGATCAGATACTAATATATAAGAAGTAAGATCAAAATAGTCTGCTAAAACACCTGCTGATATAATGTTTATCAATGACTTTCCTGATCCTGTTGGAGCTTCTACTATATAGTTATGATGCTTATGGAGAAGAATGTTCAATATAATATCTACTATTGTCTCTAATTGATGTTCTCTAAATGTAAAGTCTTTACCAATTTTTTCATCTGTCCACTTTCTAACATACTCTTCAATTTGTTCTTTTTTGAAATCGCTCATCTTAACTTTAATTAATAAATATATGATTATATATAATATAGTTAAGTTATGTTAACGTATTCACAACAGACAAAAATCATAACAAATAACAAAAAAGGTAGATCATTAAGACCTACCTTCTTCTATCTTCTCTTTATATTTGTTGTAATTATATCCTTTCATCATTTCTGTTATTTCTTCTATAAAGTCTTTGTCTTCAAAAATGTTCATATATGTCTTCTCATTCCAGAACAATAATGATGACTTACCTGTTTCAAAATATCTTTGTATACTATTGTTCAATATATTAATGCATTGATTGGAAGAAGAAAACCGGGTATTTGTAGCATCCCAGCAATCATTGACATACAGTTCATCTAACAAATTGAATGCATTTTGAACATTGACCAATCGTTTCTTTTCCTTGTTCATATGCTAAAGATTATATGTTTTTCTTATTTGAACCTAAAGGAGATTCTTCCATTATTCATATCATAAGGACTTAATTCAACTTTTACTCTATCTCCCAGAATAAGCTGAATATTGTTTATACGCATCTTTCCTGATATAGTACATCTTACAATATGACCATTGTCAAGTTCTACATTGAAGAAGGAACTTGGGAGAACCTCCACTATAGTTCCTTCTGCTGTTATTGCTTGTTGTTTCCCCATAACTATACCTTTAGATCTTTTTCTGTTGGGATATAATTAGGATCAATTACAACCTTCTTGATCTTCTCAAAGTGCTCTCCAGGCTTAAACTCGTTGTTTGCAATTGCATCATACAACTGAGCACCATATCCATAGTGATAAGATATCTTGTCTGACTTCAATGGAGTTGTTCCATAAGCCGCAAGATCCACACAGTAGACATAAGGAGAACATACATCATGTACATAGTGCTTGTAAGCATCTGATGTCTTGTTGAAGCTGTTTGCCTCATTGTCTGACAAGAAAATGATTCGGTCATAAGCCTTACCAGCTCTTCTCATCAACTCAAATGCTGCAGCTGGATTTGTCCAACCATACTCATTAGTACCAATCTCTTTAGCAAGAGCAAATACATTTAAGTTCTTGTTGTACTTGTACCAGTTAGCATCTCCACCAAACTTGATGACATCAGCTCCAGTAGCCTTCGCAATAGTAGCGGCAATAAGACCAGCCTTGTATGAACATCTGTCTGTATATGTTCTAGCAGTCCAACAAGAACGACTATTGCAATTCTTACCATCACTGTATGCACAACCCATACTTCCTGAGCAGTCAACTATGATACAAGTCTTACCCTGTACCAAGTTTGAAAGGTTAGGGATAGATGCAATGTAGCCATCCTGAAGAGCCTGCTGTACCTGTGGAGCATAGTCTACATTTGCAAACTCATGTACAACTGTATCATATGCAAGGTCAAAGTAGATAGGCAAGATAAGTGCTTGCTGCACCTTCTTTGTATCTTTGATCAAGTTGCACCAGTTGTCAATCATCTCCTTACGAGGGTTCTTCATGATGTTTCTGATGTTACGGAGTGCTGCCATTACACCAAGACGTCCATCATTAAGAAGTGCCTCCCAGTTGTCTGCCTTAGCCTCAGCAAGAACAACCTCTGCCTCCTCCTTTGTAAGCTTACCCTCTTTGACAGCCTTTGCTACCTCCTGACCTGCCTCTGACTGAGCAACCTCCCAAGTATCTGCTGATACTGTAAGACCATTCATCAAAGCATCAAGTGTCTTCATCTCCTTTCCATCAACAACTACAGTTGCCTTAGAAAGACTTGAATTTGGGTGTACAAGATTAGCAATGTCAATGACAGTATCCTTGTACTTAGCAAGCTGATAAGTGTCAAGATTGACAAGTGCATTTGCAAAACCCTTCTTCATAGCATTAGACAATACTGACTTGTTAAGGGCTACATAAGCATCCTTGATAGCAGACATATCATCTACACGGAAGATAACTCCACCTTGCTTCATCTTCTTGTCAAATAGACCATAGAAAGCCTTAGCCCATGGTGTACCTGAAATGAATGGTGCTGCTAATGTTGCAGCCAACTGATTGATAGTACGCATACCCTCTCCCATACAACGAGCATATATAATACACTGTGCAAGGAAATAAGGGTTCTTCATACCTATCTTCTCAATAAGGTCACGAAGCTCTCTCATAATAGTGTCCTCATCTCTATAGAACTGATCCTTAACCTTCAAAGTGTTAAGCATAGTAATAAGACGGAACTCATCTGTAAGAGAATAAGCTGCAAAACCCTGTCTGTTCTTTGAATCCTCCTGAGGAATTGAAGCTACCTCCTGGATTCTCTCCTTTGTTGCCATAGCACCTAGTGCTGACTTCAATTGGGCATTTCTCTCTTTCATCTTCATAGTTTCTGACTTTTAAATGTTTTTAAAGAATTAATGAAACTTTTATTTAATAAAAAATATCAATCTATTATAAATAGACATAAAAATACTATAACCTAATATAATCGGCCAAATGACTAACATAATTGGAAGAAAAATCAGAATATTGTTCTCACTAATATGTGATTTGTTCTTCCTCATTGTCAAATAGAACCAATATAATATTGTAACTATTGCTCCGATAATAATATAATAAATAATATATGTCATATACGTTATATATGTTCTAATCAACTATTCCACCACCGTAGAACTCATCAAATGTAGAGCCACGCCATTTCATAGTTTGAGGATTAATCATATAATGTCCATACTTAGCATCGTTACCTTCCTGATAGACTTTATAGAACTTACCTTCACTATTTCCTTCAGTATAGTTCTTTTTAATGAAATCATTCATCTCTGTGGAAATAGCAATACATGACCACTTTGCATTTTCTGCTAAAAAAGTAATTACATCATCATTTGTCATACAATCATTTTTTTACGTTAAACAATATATAATATTAATTTGTATATATTTTAATATAGTCACTTAAAGAAATAATTCAATAGATAACATAAAAAATCTCCTAAAGAATCATTATTCAATAGGAGATCGGTATAAATATTAAATATAATATATGAAAAGAATTAAATCCTACATTTCGGACTTTATCTCTTTAATAAATTCTTTCACTTTATTAATATATTCTTTACAATCATTAATATGACCTCTTGCTTCCTCTCGTGAATATGACCCATATTTTTCCGCTTCTTCATCCGAAGATGTATATTTCTTTGCCGCTGCAACTTCTTTATCTGCTGATCTTAAAGATTTTACATAATTATAATATTGTTCAAAAGCATAACCTACATATTGAAGCATTCTACTTACATCAAAACGCTTATCAATGTATTCAGGTTTTTGTGTTATAGTATGTACAAGATCAATTACCTCATCATTTATCTGTTGTATGTCTTCAAATAATGCTTCTGGATCAGCCATTAGTTTCTTTGCTTTCATTTCTGCAACTAATGCTTTATATCTTGATTGCTGTTTACGAAGCATATTCTTCAAAGATTCTGCGTCATAATTAATAACACCCTTTTGTGTTTCTTTACGATCTAATCCCATTTGTCTATAATCCTGAAGCATTGAATCTGTAATGACTAATGCATAGACTTTTGAACCTTCTGGTAAAATACTAAGAAAATCTACAACTTCATTTACATTCAATGAACGACCGCTCCATGAACGACCCTTTTGACGTATCTCTTCTACTCTGCTATTTATTTTTCCCCATTTAGTTGGCTCTTCATCTTTGAAAAAATATACTCCACTCTCCTTAGGATCAGCACCAAAGCATTTAATGAAATGAGTTATCTTACCATCCTTGTTCATTATAATGAAATCTGCATTACCTGTCTCTTTTCTATAAGACTTTTTAAGAAGTTTGATCAATTCTTTGTCTGTTGGATTATATTCTGTAAGATCATCATCAGTAATTTCAGACCATTTAATACCACGTAATCCCTTGTTTACTCCATATTTACTAACTTCCATCTTTGGACCAAAAATACTTGTGAAATTTGTCAATTTTGGAGTATGTTCATATCCATAACGTTGAGTTTGATCCTTTGCTTGTCTTACCTCTCGTTTGTTATTTTCCTTTTCATAATCATATATTGTTTGAGCTAATTTCTGAACAATACTAGACTTAAATGATTCATTGATCATTTCTTCACCAATTAAATTAGCTTCTTCTTTAAGTACAGCATCTTCCCACTGATTATGTATTAAGTATTCAAATAGTCTTTTCATGTAAAATTTTCAAATATTTTTTATCTTATATATAAAAATAAAAAGATATTCTAATATTATTTATATATTTTCTCTAGTTTCCAAATTGGATATGACAAAAGATCATCAGCTTTAGTATCAACAAGTTCATATACATTATATATATTATTGTTCTTATAATATTCTTCTGCTGATGGATCCATTAGTTTTTCCCAGGTCTTATCAATCTTGTTAGCATAGTCTACAACAAAGTCTTTACCACCACTTCTTTCTCTTCTTGCATCTTGTCCAATTGCTTTCTCTAGTGATCCATGAAGATATACAATACGACAAGTAGAATTATTACGGTTACAATGATCAGCAATCTCTTTAATATGCTTAAACTTAGCTCCAGAAATAGCAATGAACAAGTCACTCTTTCCATTTATCTTACGAATAAGATCTTGATTATATTCATTTTTTGCTTCACCACGTACAGAGAAATCTGATGCAAATACTTTATTGAAATATTCTTTATACATAGCATTTACAAATTCCTTGAATACATCATCTTTACTGTCTTCTTTTGCATTGTCATATCTTGTCAACCATGGAGCAACAAATTCATATTTAACAAGATTAATGTCTGGAATATTTGTTGCTAATCCCTTATTTACTTTATTAAGTTGTGTATATCTTTCAATTTCATTATCAATAAACATTTGCCATGCTTTGTCATTGTTATGAGCATCTTTGAAATTTGACTTATTGAATATTGTTGAATTCTTGAAATTAATGACACGATTACAGAAATTAGGAAAGTCAATTACTTGGAAAAACTTCAATGTATGGTCAATATCTAATTCTTTTGGGTTAAGTGTTATGCCTTGTCCCTTGAAGAACTTTATACCACTGTGTTGCATCCAATAAGTCTTTCCGCAACCAGGAGTACCCATAATCATAATGACTTGATTACCTAAGTCTTCTTTCCATTCATTTATATATTCTACTAATGATTTCATTTATGCATAATTATATAATTTTATTAGCTAATTAAAAATAAATATTTTAACACAATTACATATCTTTTAAAAATGTAAAGTTGTTTAAATATAAATTCATTCTTTCTTTAGCAAAAATATATCTTATTACGGCTTTCCAATTTGGGAATTTTTCCGTCCAAATCTGAATATGTTCACCAGTAAATTCCCCAGCGCCATTGAAAGTAGAGTCATCAATTAGATAGTCACCAATGTTTAGATCTTTATGATGACTGATTATAATGTTCTTGTAAGCACTTGGAAAATATTCCTTAACCCATTCAAATTTCTCTGCACATGCTTGGGGATTAGACCATGGTGAAGTTGTCAGAAAATAAACATCAAAATGCTTAGCTAATATATTGTATGCTTCAATTGCTCCAGGCATTGGTTTGAGATTCCTAAAGAATCCTTTGACATGCTTTGCTTCTTTTGGATTTAGATTTTGTTCTTCAGCAGCACCAAGATAGTCTGCCAAAGTATTGTCCATGTCAATGTAAACTATTTTTCTTTTCCTTTCCATACATTTATAATATAGTATAAAACATAAAAAAATTCAAAGCTTTTATACTTTGAATTTTATATTTAATATTTATGTATAATATTTCTTAATCTATTAAATGTTTCTTATTTGAAGTTTTGTTTGGATTATAATTATCTATCAAATCTAATATATATGATTGTGTTTTATTATCTAAATTTTCAAATAATTTTGATCCATTTAATTGTTTCCAAATATTTCTTTCTTTATCTACACATGTATGAAATCTTAACCATGGAATCCATAAATTATATTCATTATTCATATATGAATGATTATCTTCAGTTATATCAGCAACAAAACTATGCACACAGCATTCAACATTATCATAATCATCTATTTTAAGCGGTTTATCATCTCCTATATACCAAACCTTGACTTCGCTATACCATGGAAATGTTTCTTTATGTTCTTTGTCAATTTTTCCGTATTTGTTTATATTTTCCAATATTTTCAAGTAAATAGGTGCATACTTTTTTTCTTTTGCTTTTGATGCTTCTATTCGTTTTGTTTCATATTCTTGTATTGCTTGTTTCAAAATATCTTCCCCATACTTTTTTCTTAATTCAGGCATTGGTGTATTAAAGTATTCTTCTTCAGTTGGATAATTTTTAGATTCCTTAATATATGTTATAAGATCTTTCATAACTGTTGTTTATATTTTATTATATATAAAAATAAAAAAGATCCTACTATTATTGTAAGATCTTCTTTATATTGTACCTCCACTCAGATTCGAACTGAGACCCCGAAGGATGGATTTTGAATCCACTGCGTAGACCATTCCGCCATGGAGGTATACAAATTGATACAACAAAATATGTGCGGCAGGTGAGATTCGAACTCACACCCCGAAGGACGGCTTCTTAGACCGCTGTGTCTACCTATTGCACCACAGCCGCATTATACATTTTCTATATAGGAGGCCCTGTTTTAATAAGTAACTGCAAATTCTTATCCTATAGTCTTAGAAAATGTTTTTAATATGGTTCTTTATACGACTCAAACTCATATCTTAAACTACGTGCAGTATTCGTTGGGATAACCAGATTCGAACTGATATCTCTTGAGTCAGAGTCAAGGGTACTCAACCATTATACTATATCCCAATATTTGTGTCCTGAGTGAGATTCGAACTCACAACGTATCAAAGTACTAGTTCCTAAGACTAGCGCGTCTCACCAGTTCCGCCATCAGGACAAACACCTCTCATAGGAATCAAACCTATATCTCCCAGTAAAATCCAGGGCTCTATCATTGAGCTAAAGAGGTAATAAAACACAGGGCTCTTTTGGGTTTCTGGGCTTCTAATCCATCAAGTAAAGACCCTCAAACTGCAGATATCACAGACCCTGTACTTATGATATGAGACTTACGATTCTCCCTAAAAACGAAATCTTAGGCGTTACGTCACCAAGCATTCATGACTACTTGGATATAACATGCGGAGAGCACTGGAGTCGAACCAGAGCCAACTTATGACCGAAGCAGGTTAGCAATCTGTCCCTATCACCGTCAAGGTTTACTCTCCAAAATAAATTCTTAAATGTACTCTCTTCTTATGTACAGTTAGTCTCAGTTATATAACAGCTTTTGACCACAAGATTATCAGAATTATTGGGTGCACGACAGGATTCGAACCTGCGTAGACAAGTGCCACAAACTTGCGCCTAAACCTCTCGGCCACGTACACCATGTTAAAACTTTATAGATGTTTTATACTAACTAAACTAACGCCTTCAACCATTTATAACTTGAGGTCATCTTGGTCTTGCACCTTGTTCTTCTATAAAGTTTATTTTATCAAATCTACATTCCACTATCCTGTACAACTCTACAAGGAGCGTCTTTACTTCCCACTCTTTAATTATCGACTTGTGGTTGCCTACAGTAACTTCTTTTGACTATTACCTCAACTGTTTCCTTCAATTTGAATATAGAGCAGCATAGCTGAATCGAACAGCCATCCTCTGCATGGCAAGCAGATATAATTACCGTTATACGAATGCTGCATGAAATTCTGAAGGTTGCAACTCAATATGTGAAGACTTCCCCTCTATTGGACGCGGTTTATTAAGATTCATTTCCAGAACCCGTCATTTCTGACGACGACCACTAATCTTTCATATTACTTCAGAATTTTTTATAAGAGACTAAAATTCATAACCAAATAATGTTTTTCTTAAACTATACTTAGACCGACCTGATTACGGTGTCTAATTTACAGAATTACGATTCTCATCTTTATCTGATATGAATTAGTCTTTATTTTGTACTCCGATTGGGATTTGAACCCATAACTTACAACTTACCACTCTATGTTACCATAGCCAAACAAATAGGAATGCGTCCAACTCATTCACATTTTCCTATGGGACTTAAGTATTTATTTGTTGTGGCCTTGACCGTTTTACCATATTGAAATTCTAGCTAGTTGACTTTCATTAGCTTTTTAATGATGGTTGTCTCTCATCTTTATTACTCGTCAAATTTCAACTTAGGTATCTCCCGTTCAGTCTTACACATTTATGAGGCTAACTTGTTTTCCCAATCTTGACAAGCATTTGAAGGTATAGTCTCTCAACTTAGCTCGGTATGTCCTTACACCGTATTGGTTAGCGCCAGCATGTACCCACACTGCTATCAGGATTTCCACCGAATTTAGGAGATTCTGCATAGGGATTTCTCGCCTATGCATTTCTGTTTGTTGTTACTCTACCAATTGAGTTATCGGAGTATTTGAAGGTTTTTCCTTAGATACCTACAAACTTAGCTACGCGTTTCGCCTCTTAGCCCTCGTATTAGAAAATCATATTATATATTACGTAATTCAAATATAATATCTAATAGTACCCCGAGAAGGAATCGAACCTTCATCCTCGGTTTAGCTTCTTAATTAAATAAGAATCGACTATCTCTTTACTTATTTATTTCAAACACAAGTAGCTGGTATATAGTCTGTACACATTTAGGAATTAGTTCCATTTAGCTCGTGATTACTATAATTTTATCAATTATGAATGGCTTATAGCTTCCTCGAATTAGCCAGCTTCTACTTATAAATTAGTGTTATCATTATAAGCACTCCTACCATTTTGCTAACCGTAAAGACCGATGCTCTATCCGTTGAGCTATCGGGGCGGGTGGAGGTATCTTTATCACTATCAGAATTCAATTAGTTTCTTCATAATGAATAGTATCTTATAGGCCTTCATAAGACTTTTCCACTATTGCAAGTGAACCTCCATTTGTACCCCAGCTGGGAATCGAACCCAAATCAAAGGTTTAGGAAACCCTTATTCTTATTCCGTTGAACTACCAGGGTAAATAAACATACTCAATCAGATAATGATCACTCTCTGAAATTTTACAGTTGGCCATCTCACAGTCCGTATATATACTTATTGTAATTCATACAAAATTCATACCATACACCTGCATCCTCTTTGAAAATACTTTTTACCGAAAAAGAAGGGATTCGAACCCTTATCCTCCTAACTTGTAGTATGTTAAGTACCCCGTGTAGGATTCAAACCCACAACTACTTTCGTAGACCAGATCCGTATTCTGGGGCGGTCATTCAGTTACGCTTTAACGGGGCATAAATTATATAATGCTGTTTAGTATATGCTAAGCGTCCTTATTACACCAAACCTCTACATTAAGATTACTTTCTCACATTATATAATATTAAAAACAACAAGTAAATTTGCGAGGTACAGACTTTTGCAACCTTTTATCATCCGCTAAGACTTAATCAGGAAACCCGCTATTAGGCACTTGCGCTGTTTTATGACTTTTGTTGTGTTCCCACGTATGGCTCCTCACGGAATCTGCTGCTCTTCACATCTTGAGAATTAACTCAACCAACTCCTTTCATCAGGCAGAGAAAACTCTTTCAGTTCCAATCTACTTCTCTAATTTTACTCGAGTTATTATTTAAAGAATTACCCTGATACTACTCAGAGGCCTGTACTTGTTGTTATTTATTATTTATAGAATTTAAAGCTATTTCTTTTTCTCCTGGAAAGAATAATGATTTATTATCTGCTCCATAAGAATGTCCTTTATCCCAACGTTCAATCTTTTCTTCCCATGCTTCTTGTTCAGTTACATCTTCATCAAGATTATCTGTATGAAGCAACCACCAAAGATTCTCTATAGCTATTTTTCTAAGAATTTCATGATTTTCTTTAGGAATGCAAATCCAATGCCAACATTCAGTAATTTCTCCGAGTTTTTTACTATCTTCAAAAACCTGAATTTTACGTTTCCCGTATTTTTTATTAAGTTTTTTAATTGTTATCATATATAATTATAAATTGAACATTGACATAATATCATACTTTGAACTAAATGCAAAAGTACTATTTTTATATTCGGCACCATTAGACATAAATTTATTTATTATATCTCCATGTTCGGTTTCTGTAGATGCTATATCATTTATATATTGATTATATAGATTTTCTTCATCAAGTGTTTCATATCCAGCTTTAGGATCAGTATAATCAATATTCATCTTAGAAGTTAACCAAGCGGTAATCTCATCAGTTGTATAATTTCTGAATAATGACTTAAACGTGATTTCTTTGTGATTTTTATCAATCTTTGCAACTATAATTCCAAAACCAATAGGTTTTCCATAAACATTACCAGTAGTAAAATCTGACATTTGTCGGTAACCCATTGTGATGAATGCCTGATTTAAAATATTTCTATTCATAATTTTAAATTTTTAATGTTTTGAAATTACAACTCTGAATTTTTCAGAGAGGCCGCCACCTGATTTATAGTTTCAGGAAACTTTTATTACTTACGATATTTATCTGGTCCCATAACTTTAATATTTTATAATTACATATATAATATAGTAAAAACTTTTAAAAATTCAATATTTTTTATAGTTATTTTTATAGAGCGGCTGATGGGAGTCGAACCCACGTCCCTGGCTTGGAAGGCGAGTATAATAGCCGTTATACGACAGCCGCAAATTATTCAGAAATTTTATTATATTATAGATGGATTACTAATATCAACACCCGAATCCATTCCAAATATATCTTTAATATCTCTATATTCTTCTACTATTTTCTTAGGTATGATGCTTTCAATTTTTTGTTTTGTTTTAATGAATTTTTGTTTCAATTTCTTAAATATTTGTTCTAATGTCAAATCTTCATTATAAATATTTTTCCATTCATCAAGAATTATTTCTTTTTCATTTCTTGTTAATGCATCATTATCATAATCATTAATAAAATTACCAATATTCATATATGCTTTATATATGTCTAATTGTTGAATCATATAATATATTTTATTTGCATCTAATCTTCCATTTCTATAATATTCATCAGATTTTTTTAACTCCCTGATTTCTGAACATAATTGAGAAATAAATGCATTCTTTTCATATTCATTCATCAAATATAAAGCATTTTTAAGTTGTCTTGCTCGAACTGGATGCTTATGCTGATTATATTCTTTTGTACGTTTATAAGATAAATTATTAAATAATTCAAAAAATGATTTTAAACCTTGTAACTGTAACTTATAATCAACATACATATGATTCAATTCATGATTTAATATTGATTTAATTTTTGTATTTCTAAAACTTGTTGTATATAAAACAATCAAACAATATTTGAATCTATTAGTATCTTTATTTATTACTGAATATTCTTCATAATTATCATCAAATCCATTATCAATAAGAATTTGTCTATCATACTTACTTGGAATTAAATAATTAATTATATTATCTTTAGATTCTTTAAATATAATATATAATTTATCAAAAACAATATTTTCAATATTTTCTACTTCTTTATATTCTATTTCTATATTATTGAAATTGTTTTTTTGAAGCTTATTATAAATAAATTCTGATAATTCAGAACATCCATCATATTCTCCATACTTTTCATATATAATATCTTCATCTTTCAATTCTATTGCAATATGTTTAAGTAATGATTCTTTCAAATAATTTTCTATTGTTTTCATAATATATAATAATTAATAATTAGTTTTTGTACCGAGAGAAAGAATCGAACTTTCAACCTCATGAGTATGAATCATGCGCTCTGACCAATTGAGCTATCTCGGCATGGTCACCGGCATAATGCTACACGCTACCGCATCATCCATTATCCTCTCGAGTTGCAGAAATGGTACCGGTGATATGTGAGCGAAGTCTTTATTGATAAGTTAGACTTCTATGTTGGGACGGCGGGAATCGAACCCGCATGCGACCTATTACACTTTCGACACCTTATCAGAGTGAGGTGATACGTCCCAATATTAAAAAATGACCCTATAGAAATTTGCAACTTCCTATAGTTGTTTGATACTGTGCTTGTCTCCTTTACACCATTGCCTCATAAGAGTTCTGCATATCAGAATCTGCAGCTTCTTTTGATACCGATCTCACCTTTATCAATGTCATTTTTTTATAAAATACTATCCTCTATACAATAGCTTGAGTAGTGATCTCCTGAACGATCTTTTAACGTTCCCACTTCGTCTTGATTACTACCAAATTAGACCCAGTAGGGGAAACCGGGCTCGAACCGGCGACCACTAGTTCCCAAAACTAGCATTCTAACCAACTGAACTACTCCCCTATTTATTGTCTGGGTGACGGGACTCGAACTCGCATAACTTAATCCTGGCTCCAAACCAGGCCGGTCACCTATTACCGGCTACACCCAGTTAAAAATCTTTCCTAATTCTTGTTCTTAATACTTCCCGACACTAGAAACGAAGGGATCAAATTGGCGCCTTAAGTAACAAGATAACTCTGAGATTTTGTGATACTGAATTTGCATGCTAATCAAGTAACCACAGAGTTGATATATAGGATTCGCTAAGACTTCACTGGTACAAAACGAATCCTGTTGTGGGCTCTCTCCGTTACGATCGGAGTCCTACGGATTTTCAGTCCGCTGCAATGACCACATCTGCCAAGAACCCATGTACAGGTCTCTCCCTATTTGTCACAACGACTTTATAATGAACGTTCTTGTAGAAAAGTCCTTGTTGAAACTACCTCGTTGGCTCTGAAGGAATCGAACCTCCACGTGTCCTATCGGTAGGCACCGCACGTTTCCAGATGTTAGTAATTAGCTAACTGAGCCAATATATTAGCGCGGAAGAAAGGATTCGAACCCTTGTTGTAAAATTCCGGTTTTGGAGACCGGCCCAGTCGACCACTGTGGCACTTCCGCATTATATTTGTATTTTAATTTACAAAGAGAAAACTTAATAAACTGAGAGCTTTGCAATAACCACTTTGCTAATCTTCCAAAACATGGCGGAAAATATCGGATTCGAACCGATGATCGAAGTAAGTTTATTAATGACTACTTTGTATTTGAGGGCAATGCCAGGGTCAAACTGGCCTATACGGTTTTGCAGACCGCCGACTAAATCGCTCATCCAATTGCCCAAATAAAAACTTAAAGAAAACTAGTAAAGTATAACTAAATTGATCCTTTAGGAGTTGAACCTAATACCTTTTGTACCAAAAACAAATGCTCTACCAAATGAGCTAAAAATCGAAGTAACTTTAACTATGACTATTAAGTTTTTTAGTGGCCGGGGTTGGACTTGAACCAACAAACTTTAATTCCTCAAATTAACGTGTATACCTTCGAAGTATCTGTACATCTTGACTACTTACTAAGAAGAGAAGGGTGATGACAGCTAAATTCTTTTATTTCACCACCCGGCCATATTAAATAAAATTCAAAGAAAACTGGAAAGGACTAAATTAATTTATGTTGGGATCGAACCAACTACATCAAAATTAGCAGTTTTGCGCTCTACC